GGAAGCGCTGCAAAAGTGCAGACCACTGCACAAATGTGCAACGGCTGTTTCAACGCAGACGAGTTTCCGGCGCTGCCCGTTTCAATTGCTGCGCTAACGTCGGCAAATCTTATGTATGCTACAACCAATGCACGGCGGATTCCGCCATTCCCAAGCTCAACAGCAGGGATAACAAATATTAACGGACTGGTGCAAGGTATGCCTAATTTGCAAGAGCTGCCGGTAATCAATATGGCCGGAGCATCTAGCGCCGGAAACGGCAGTCTTACTGGTGGGCAGTCGGCCCCATCGCTGAAGCGCATGCGTATTTCAGGGATGCGGTTTTCGTTTAGCGTGGCAAACTTTCAGCTATCAGCGGCGGCTCTAAATGAAATCTTCACGGGGCTGCCAACCGTCGTAGGACAAACAATTACGGTGACGGGTAATTATGGCACTAGCCAGGGCGGGTATAACCCTCTTATTGCAACAATGAAAGGTTGGACGGTGACGACATGACCAACACAGCAGGCTTCTACAAATTCGAAAATGACGAGCTAAGGTACGCCAGTACCTCAGTACATGCACCCAACTTCACTTTGGTTGAAGCCAATCACGCCAACTACAATTATCCGGTCGAAGGTTGGTACTACTTTAACTCCTACGAAGACGCTGAAGCTTATTTTGAATTGAACGGCGCTAGTAACACCGATTGGGCGGGGTTTCGGCACGCTATCCTGACCGAAAACGGCTATGTAGACGCATTGGCACGGGCTCTGGATTCTGAAAACAATAGCGCCAGGCTCGCGGTAACTTTTTCTCATTCTCGCCTTGACCGATTTCAGGATAAAGGGGACTTTGCCGAATACTTGCAAGGACTGCTTCTGATTGTTTCTGTACAACCTGATGAGTATAAAGCGCCTTTGATTGAGGAATTTTTAGCCCTGTCGCAAAGGTTTAACTTGCCAGCGGCGTTCATGACTGCGCTTTATCAGGCCATAGTTGCTATAACGCCCTCCAGCGCCTAGATATGGAACTAAAACTTTTTGTAATAATGACCGTGGCGCACCTGGTTCTGTTCCCCGCAGCGTGGTGGGTACTCACTAAACCTGATGCGATTCGGCGCTGGATGGCTGAAAGGTTGAAATCGTGAGTACTCAACTAGCCACTAGACCCGAAACAGAGCGACGTCACCGTTGTTCTCGAAAGCGTCCGGGTTACTTACAGAAGTAAAGAAAGATCAGTAAACGAAGTTTACTCTTACCCTTAGCCTTGAAACTAAGTTCAAGGCAAGGCAAATTCACCTGAAGATGAAACCTACACTCCACCTAATCGGAATTTTTCACACACAACCTACTCAGGCGTATAGTCACTGTGCATTCACCGGAAAGGCCATGCGCTTTCCAAGGATGATGATGGCGCAAGGGTACAACGTAATCGAGTACGCGAATGAAGGTTCTGAGGCGAATGCATCGGAGCACGTTACAATGCTGACGGCAGACGAATTTGACAGACTATACGGCAACCGCGACGATCGGGAATTCCATGGAGACGACGCCACAATTGGAACAGAGGGTCACCAACTCTTTGAGTCTCGTATAATTCCTGCGCTTCACGACCGTGTAAGACCTCGCGACATTATCTGCCACCCGTTTGGTCACGCCCACTCCGCTTTGCTGAGCGAGTTTCCCTCAAGTACACACGTTGAAACCGGTATTGGGTACCCTACAACAATGCAGGGAACAAAGAAGATATACGAGTCCTACGCCTGGATGCACTATCACCAGGGGAAAGAGGGGAGGAACGGTGAGAACTACGAGTGGGTTATTCCCAATTATTTTGACACAAGCGAGTGGGAACCTTCGTTTGAAAACGGCAACTATCTCGCATTCCTGGGAAGAATAACCCCACTGAAAGGTCTTGACACAATCAAGGCACTCGCAGACTACAGTCCCTGGAAAATCCGCTTGGCCGGACAAGGAGATCCAACACCTTGGGAACACCCTAACATTGAGTACGTGGGGCCACTCAAGGGCAAAGAACGTAGTACGTTCCTACGAAACGCACGTGCCTGCTTAATGCCGACCACCTTTACAGAACCGTTCGGGGGGTCTGGGGTTGAAGGAATGCTCTGCGGAACTCCTTTAATATCCGTAGACTACGGTGCCTTCACAGAGACCGTTGTCGAAGGTGTTACTGGATTCCGGTGTCACACTCTTCAAGACTGGGTGAATGCTTTGCATAACGCAGGGGTCCTGGACCGCAAGAGGATACACGAGATTTCGGCAGCAAAGTACAGCCTGGACGTGTGCGGGAAGAAGTACGCCAGAGTATTTTCCGACTTGGACAATTTGTGGGATGAAGGTTGGTATACTTTGAGTGTCTAAATGGGGGTAAAATACCCTGTAAGAAGTGCTCAACCGACCATGGTTATGGACCGCAACCCTTCGTTCGCAAGAGACGAAAACTTTGAGATAAGTGCAAGGAAAGTAACAGATATGCTGTGGGAAGCTTCGAGAGGGGACCTTGCTTCTATTCCGAACAGCTACGTTGAGGGCCTCTCCCACGACTACTCCGACGGTTCTGTGTCACTCTTGAATCTACTCAACCGTGTCACACTCACTGAGAAAACCTACGAGGAGTTTTCCGAGGTTGTTGAGCGTCTAATTTACACTCAGGATTCGGATTGGCCCGCGAAAGACAGCATCCTTGAAGTCCAGGCAGAAAAGCTTCTCCACGACTCTTGCGGCGAGGGTCTCAGCTTCAGCGAACTCGACTTTGATCTCAGCTTTGCCGAAACGGGCAACATGTCAGACAAGATCGAGCTTTTCCTTAAAAAGGTAATTTCCTCTGTCTACCTCGACGGTGTGTCGAGTGTCACGGACAGGGATGGAAACCCCCCAAACGAAAGTAACAGCTACCTCCAGTCCCCAGATGGGAAGTCCTTTTCCGGCACCTTCTTTGACAACTCGGACTCTGAAAAACCCAAAAAGTTTGACTTTGAGATAAATAAGGGATCAAAGGGGGACTGGACAATTAAGTATTAAGTGTCTGGAGAACGGTTCTCACCCCACAGAAAAGGGGTAAAACTCAGTCGAGTCACTGGAACACAATGGAAGAAAATTTCACGGTATACGCGAATAAGGCCCTTAAGTCTCTCAATGACGCAATAGTTGTCAGCCGATTGTCGCACTGGAACGTGAGAGGGCCAAATTTCTACGAGTGCCACCTTCTTTTCGAAAGAATTTACACCGACCTTTCCGAACAAATTGATGGCCTTGTTGAGAGCCTAAGAGCGTTTCAGCACAACCCCGACTTCGCACTCTTCAGTGGCCCTGGAATCTCGATGCAGAACTACGACTGCCGCTTCTTGGCCGAGCTTTCCCTTGACTTTTTAATGTCCCTGATCGCCACCCTGGCCCTATTCTTCGAATTTGTTGAGAGCATCGAGGGTGACCCCCGTCTGGTCGCACTTTCCAATCGCATTCAAGGCATCTCTGACGCGGTTCTTACGGACCAGTACCTCCTTCAAGCTTACCTTGGAATGTGAGCCCTTTACCGACGTGTCGAGGCGCTAAGCTAGTCTCAGCTACTCGAGAACTATTATGTATTTGGTTGTTCGCGTTGATGGCCGAGTGTGGGATGGCTTCGGATGGAACGTAAAAGGCAAGAAGTTCTTCACAGTGGCCAGTGCAACCCGCTCTCTGCATGAGAATGGCGAAGGTGTCGAAAAGGCTGAGATTCGGCCTGCAGAGGGAATTCTGCACGAGTGGGCATCGCCTGCAGTACCATCCAATGAGCGCTGGCTGCACGAACCCTCGGCTGCAGCAGACCTGCAAGCCGCGATGGCCTGGTCCGTCAGCCAAGACTTAAAATGATACCACCAAGAAACTTCCCACCAGGTGTCCTAAAGCTGGTTGAAATCGAGGGAAACCAGATAGTGAAGACACATGCAGAGTGGCCGTCAACTTCTCGGTACAGAAGCAAACTACAAAATATGAGAAATGACCTCCTTATGATTAACCCTAAGTTGGACCTTCAAATTATCGAAAACAATGCTTGAGCATAATAATGATAACCTTACAACGAAACTTTCTTCCGACGACAATGGTGACCTCATTCTTGACTTCCCTGAAGAGATCCTTCAAGCAGTTGGTTGGTCGGAAGGTGACACGCTCGGAATCGAGGTGTTCGCCGGACGAATCATTTTCCGAAAGATTGAACCCGACGGCGATAGCTAAGTTGAACATGGACGTTTTGTTAAGGCTTTGCGAGTGTGAGACTGAGATTTCTCTGCGTGAAGCGTCGAAAAACCGTTGCGACGATCTCTGATCTCTAGCCCTTGGCTCCTGCGACCTGGGGGCAAGGGGGTGGATTCCCCCCCTCGCTCGGGGGCGGTTTCCCGGCTTGTTTCTGCGGCGCATAACCGCTATAGTTACTTCAGTCTACGCAACCGACTGTGAAAAAGTCCACCCTTGACCTCTTTGAGGATAAAGCTCAGAAGGAAGACGAGCTTAAATTTGCACTCTGCGAAGAGTTTGCATCTGAGATGGAATTGCCTGTAGACTACGTCTACGCTGAGTTTGTGGACCCCAACACCACCTCTTTACAAGAGGTTAAGTCAGTCCTTGATTCTTTCTAGGCTGCTTCGCAACGCTACCCCAACCAACTTCCCTGCAATGCCTGACACTTTAGACTTTAGTGGAAACCTTGTGACCTTTTTAGGTCTCATCGGTGTTACATCCACGCTCGTTATCTACGTGGTGGTATCAAGAACTTTCTGGTCTTCACCTTTTCGGCGTTAGCTCTCCGCAGTAACTTCGCAAAGACACACAACCACTCGGCCATGAGACTCAATTATTTCAACCTTCTAGCCACTCTCTGCATTGGGGCACTCGGCAGCTTAATGTTCCCACACGCCATTTTCCTGTTTGCCTTTGTTAATGGGTTTTGCGGTAGCACTTTGTACCCCATTGTTGAGTTTGAGTAGCACTAAGGAGCACTGAAGACGCTCGAATGCCTGTACAAGGCCCCCACCTAAACACTCCGCACCCTTGTTGCGCCCCAAGCAAAATGGCAAGCTTCACCGACGAACGTTACATGGACCTGGCTACGGAAATTTACCTTCACCTTATCCGGGAGAGTGGACCTCATGCACTTCTTGACTTCGAACTGAGGGAACTAGCTAAAAGGGCAGACGATGCTGCAGCTGCTCTGGCGGATCGATTCCTGGAGGAATGAGCCAACCTTGCATGAAAACATACCAATTTTGGTACGGATCCCCGCACGGTGATGGGTCAGAAGTTCACTATAGATCAAACCACCAGCCGGTGTTCGAGTGCTACTGCGAAGGAATTGAAGAAGCAGTGAAGCTATTTGAAGCACAAACACAAAAGTCCTTCATGAGAGGGTACAGCATAAGTGTTGATTCGGACTTAAGCTTCCCGGAAGTGAACTACTACGATCGCCCGAACTTTGCACCTGTAAAGGGTTTCAGGGGTGTGAGTAGACTACGTTTGAGGTTAAGCTTTAAGCTATGGTGCGCCTACCGAGAAATTGTACATAGTTGGAGAGCTGGGGCCGGTTTCCCGCCCTTGCTATCTTGAGCAGAAAGCGGTATAGTAGAGTCAGTTAACCCACCTTTGGCCAACAGCCATGAACACCTCTAAACTGTGTCCCAACGCTCAAGAGCTGTACGACGCCGCAGAATCCACACTTAAGCAATTTGGGATCCCCGAGGATACCCTTCGCACAGCGTTGGCCGCTGCCCTACACCGTCTTTCAGACAAGTGGGAGAGGGAAATTGGAATTTTCAATAACAAACCAAAAACTGAGTTTATACGTGGGATCACAAACTGTACGACCTCTTTGACAGAGATTGCTGACGACTTAGATGGAAAGTCCTGATAACCATTTATACGGACAAACCTGAAGATTACCACATGAAAAACACCACCTCAACCCACTCTGACAACTTGAGTCTTGAAGCTCAGCAAATTATGGACTTCATACAATTACGAGACTACCAGAAAAGGCATGCTCAGCTAGTCGTCTCCGCTGCTTTCCAGGCTTTGGCTAACCTAACAAAGAGTGAAGTTTCCCGACTTACCCCTGAGTTACTAGAGACCCTCTCAAGAGAGTTTCAATGGAAAGCACAACACCTGTAACTACGTTGCATTGATGACCACTCCCAAAATTAAGTATGAGATCACCCCCGAAGACGCACGTAGAGTCGCACAAGCTCTTCGTAACGAGGCTCACCAACTCGAAAATGAGAGCGAACGTGCCTGTGAAAAGGGCTTCGACGACTACGGCACCTTGCTCTGGAAAGAGTGTTCCCTTCACAATAAGCTGGCTGATTACTTCTACCCCTTAGGTTAAACAACTAAAGCCCCTTAACCCTCGAGATTACTATGGAAGTTCCAGTTTTGTTAGTGATTATCGTGTCCGCCGTTGCCGTTGCAGGTGTGGTGGCAACTTTAGTCCTGTACAATGTTCTTCAAGGTTTGACAAGGAGAAAATGACGATTGACCCCTACGGTAACCTTCGTTCTTTACAAGAGGTTAAAGCCGCAACACAAAAGGTAGTGAGTGCGTTTAGCCATCGTCACAACCCTGAAGCTGACTCCGGCTTTAGCGCCCTTGCTGAGGCCATCCGTGTTGCAGCCCAGGAAGCTTCACCGGTAGAATACGGCTCACTATACGGTTTTCCTATGGAATACAAATGCCATGTACGTGATGCCCTGAACCTAATCGCGTCTGAGCTGGACGCTCTGGCCCTGAAACGCGAATCCTTTCTAAGGCAAGGCTCTGACTGATTACTGTCGGGTAGTCCCACGCAGCTCTTAAGCGAAATCAGCACACACTTCTCAGGTTAAACACCCCCGTAGCCAAATGTCTGGAAAGTTTTCGTTCAGCAAACTAGTTTTAGGTTTGACACGCCCCAAGGCGGTAACGTCAGGAGTCGTTGCGTACTACCTTCAACCACTCATACACGGCAACAACACCGCACTGAATATGCTATTTACAGCATTTTCCGTTCTAGCCTACTTAATTGCCATCCTGATTGTGGTGGTCGGAGATCCTTTTCTGATCCCACCGGGAAGCTGGAGGGTCGCCGAGGTGTACCGGGAACGTCTCAATAGACGATGGGCTCGCCACCAGGTACTCTTCCTGTCTTACCTTGTTACGCTCGGGCTTATTTTTATATCCGTGCTGGTGTTAAAAGCTGCTCCCACCCAAAGTATCTGGTTGGAACGAATATACCTGTTCCTTGGCATTCTCGCATTCTCCCATTCGCTGAGTATTCCAAGTGTTTTAATTGCTGCCCAAAGAGAGCGAATTGATTCTGTTATCGAGTCGAGGAGAAGGCAAGAAGGTATTGCCCCTCGAACCGATCTGGGAGAGGGGGGGACTTGGTTAGGGCGGTTTTCCACCCTTGTTTCTGCTCGGCAGTAACGTATACTTAATTCAGTTGAGACACTCGAACCAATGACCCTCGCCCTCGCCCAGCCCCAAACTCTCAGCACAAAGGAACTTGTAAAGGGCCTAGTCTTCCATAACTACGCAGAGCGCAAACCCGAAGAAGGGTTATGCATCTGGAGGATGGCACACAAGAGCGAAAAGTTTACAATAGTGTTCACAGCAGAGATGCGGATTCGAGGCGCCGGGTTCAAAAACGTGCTGTCGCCTGAGTTTGACTACTGGGATGGCTACAGAGTGATTCTTCCCAAGGGGCTGATTGAGTGGGCGGAAATCCCGGCTGGTATGCCCTTGCCCCGAGGACTTGGTAACCACGTGCTTGATATTCCCGGCGTAGAGCACGAGAATTGCCCCTTTTGCAGGAGCCAACCTAAATGGCGAAGTGGGGGCTTCGGTGGCTATACTCCACTAAACCACACAGACTTTCACCTTGTGTGCTGCAAGTGGTTCAACGGAGAGCGCAACCGTTCCCACGACCCCGTAGCGTTAGCCGCAGCCAGAAACGCAGCTATAATCGGATAATGGGTCCGTACAACTTATTTCGGGCAGTTCAAGACCAGTTTCCCCTTCAAAGGGCACTTCGAAACTTTTTCGTCACCGGGTTCGCCTGGGGCCTTTTCTCTCGAAACTCTCACATTTCGCTCAAGAGTGGGAAGCCAAAAGTTGTATACAGCAGCAAAAGCTCAGCATTGAACGCAGCCGACTCGATGCAAAAGAGACTCGGTGGCACCTTCAGTGCGTACAAATGTGCATTTTGCGACGGATACCACGTTGGCCGTAGTCGAACTCGACAAGAGGCGCGAGAGCGTTGCTCTCCCTTTCAGTTTACCATCCAAACTACAAACAATGATCAACGTAATCCTTGATAAAAAGCACTGGTTCATGTGCATGCTGGACACGAGAAAGCACATTGAGAGCTCGCTCGGGAAGCCAATGTCTCTTCCTCCTTCGATTCAAGAATGCGTGGAAGAAAGCGACTTTTCGGAGGACGCCTATGCGGACCTTGTTTCGGTTTTCAAGTTGATAAAAGGTTGCGAATACGAACAAGTTGTACGAGAAAACACTTGCAACTTCGAAAACGACCTGTCTGATTTTTTCGTGTACACTGTATACGCGCCAGTTGGAAGTTCGGACTGGCTCTGGCAGCGCGATTGTTTCGTCACCGTGCAGATTGGTGATTCGGGTGATCCTCACTACGTTAGCTACGAGACCGCTCAAGTTTACGACATGTGCGACAACCAACTCGCTGAGACGGGGTTCCTGAGTGACCGGTTAAGTTGGTACGCTCGCTACTTCCCGCACAGAGAATTTGAAGAAAACAGCGACGAAGCCAAGCTCCTTGAGAGAACCAACGAAGAACTCGATGCTACTTCTTCAGGCAACCCGACAAGTCGGCTCGGAGAGCTTTTCTACGCTGATCCGATATGGGTTGAAAAGTACCAAGGGTTCGTCGCAAGAGTAAAAGGGTCAAGGTTCCCAATGGTGTTTGTACCTACGGAGCCGTACTACGGCTAGTCCCCCACGGGTCTCGGTTTCTTTCGCTTAGGCGGGTCAACGAGTCGAGGAATCGGCCCGTAATACTCTAATGGGCTGCCTTGTGTCGAGTGTCCGCAGCGGAATGTGCGATCGAGTAGAACACAGATTTGCTTTCGTGTAAGAGTAACTCCGTTTTGGGTTACTGTCCAATTCTCATTGTTTTCTTCTCTCTTGGGTTCCATAGTCGTCTCCGGAAAGTTTTGTAACTTACTGAATAAAGTGTAGTGTGTTCAACAAGGTGGTAAATTTTAAGGCTAAGATAGATGGGGCCTCACGACTTCCTCGGGATACTTAGAAATCGCCTCCCTCGCAGCATCAACAAAGTCAGTGTCCCACTTTGCTTTACCCTCCATCTCCCCTACAGCTGCCATAGCTACAGCTACCCTCTCAAGCTCTAGGCCGTCTTTCCAGGTGTCTTCCCCAACAATGTAGCCTTCGTCTTTCAAAGCTTGAATCGCGTACTGACTCATTGGAAACCCCGCGTATCGAGACAATAGCTTTTTTACAATCCTGTCATAGGAGCAGTCTTCCCAGAACGCTTCATACTCTTCCCTAGTCACAGAGAGACCCGTCTTTGCTGTCCAAGTTGCTAGTTCCCGACGAATACTTTCGTTTGTGTAGCTACTTAAAGCGCAACTGTCAACTGCCAGGTCTTCGAGTCGAATCTTGTCGGACGGTAGTCTTTCTTTGACATTGAACATTCGTTCAACACACCAATTTTTCAAGTCTAAGAGACACTCGGACGTTTCTAGCTCCGCCCACTTATCCAGTAGTTTGTCGGGATCCGAATAAGCAGAGCCAAGATATTCTTCAAAAGTCGGGTAGAGACTTTCAACTAAGAACTTGTCTATTCTTGCACCCTCTCTTAAATCACTGGTGACTCTCAGCTTTAAGGGTAAGCTTAGCAGCTCTGCTGGCAGGGTTTCTTCGTAATATTGCTTTGTTTTCCTCCTCCTTGATTCCGGGGTGGTCATTTTTAACCCCTTCTCCAGGTTACGTATGGAAGAGTATCCTAAGTCCTTGACAATTTGATCTTGGCGTCTTAATCTACGAAGCTCTGAGTTCACCTTTTGAACGAGTTGCTGAAGGTTCAACCCCTGAACATCTACCCCACTTACGGCCAATGTATCCGTCAAAGACTGAATTTGATCCTCTATTTGTGATAGTGCCTTCGTTACAGAAGAGGTGAAGGATGAAGTTGCCATATAGCGAAAGTAACAATTTGGAGGGGTGGAGGAAGTGCTGCCCCAGGGTTGTTACAGCCCTCAGCACTCCTCCACTATAATTTTACCCGGTAAAGTCAATGTTAGGGGGGGTACCCCCCCACCCCCCCTCAACATTGAAAACTTTTTTCGAAGAGTGCGAAGCATTATCTTCCCCCTCGCAAACGGACGGTTTCCACCCTTTGTTTCTGCGTCGCAGAAACGGTATAATAATAGTGTGTAAACGCTGACCCATGGAGAACCCCCTCACTCAGTTTAAATATGCTTTTCAGTTTTGGGCTGCTGCTGTTTTTGGTGTGTATTCACAACACTTTTACGAGTGGGATGAGTGGTTGTTCCGCGATACAAGGTACACGCAAGAAAATCTTACGGGACGGTTCTGGCAAGAGATCAATGACGGCTGGGATTGGATGCAACCTTATATGATTGAGCACCTTGCGGAATTTAACTCGTGGGACGAACTCACCCCTTAGTCACCATCAACCCCGAAAACGGGCGGTTTCCACCCCCTAGTTTCTGCTTGGCAGAAACGGTATAATAATAGCATACAAACGCCAGACCCAATGCCGAACTACAAAACCGTGGAAACCAGCCCCGAAGTCTGGGCGGTCATTCGTGCTCGCCACCCTGAGCTTGTGCCGTTCGGTACTGCATCATTTGAAGGCGACATGTTTACAAGTTATGGATTCCCTGGGTGTGACTTTCCGGTGATGGAAGCTCGAACCACTTGGGACATCAACCCCGAGGAGAGGTGGAAGCGCAACAACGAGCAGCATCGCTACTGGCTGTGCTTGCCCATTGAGAACCAAGATTGAGAACCCATCCGCATGGAGGCTATACTGCAACTTGAGACCAATGACTGAGGAACAATTCTACCTGCTGTGGGAGAAATTCGCCTATTCGACCCTGGTGGATTCCCTGCCCGACGATGTCCCACAAGAGTGCGAAAGACTCGGCATTTCCGTTGATTACTTCCTCTTCGAGTTTATCTAGTAGAAACTTTGTCAAAAGGTTGGATGGGCGGTTAACCGCTCGCTCTGGGGCGGTTTACCGGCTTGTTTCTGCAGGGCAGAAACGGTATAGTAGTTACAGCGAACTTCACCAGCCATGGCCGTCACCCCTTACGCCCTGCTTCCCACCTTTGAGCGGGACTACATTATGACTGAGATTCTTCGCTACAACGACGGCAAGGAGGTCGTCAGCAAAACCGCTGTGTGCCGCCTGACTGTAAACCGCGCCGCAAGCGTTACCCACCTCCCCGGCCACAAGCACGGCAGGGTTAGCTTCTGGCTCGATCACGACCCACGCATTGTTGCCGTCTCTTACACCTACGCGCTGGCCTGACCCACGGCTCGCCGGGGCTCCCCGGCAGCAATCCACCACCAATGACACCCTCAGATTTAATCGCCATGCCTGCCACTATTCCCGCCATCACTGGCCAGCCGACCCATGAGTTTAACTTTGATCACTGCGTCTACCGGGAGTTCTGGGCTGGAGAGTACCCTTACTCTAGTCATTGCCGCGCTCAGTTATTGGGACTAGACGGAACAGTTGTAAGAGAGTTTCATTTCTCAACGACCTTCAATCGGCTCCCGACCGATGCCGATTGGTGCAAATGGTGGGCTAGGGATTACATACCAGCCGATGCCACCATTGATACTGTCGTGGACATGTGGACGCGCCGAGGAAAGACCGCTGAAGAACTGATGGCGACCTTAGGTAAAGCCGTAGAAGCAAAAAGAGCAGCAATATCCAGAGACAAAAGACCGCTGTTTTCGTACAAAGGCAATGCTTTACGCAATGAATGGCGTAAGATTTACGAAGAAAAGAAAGAGTGCAGAAGGTTTTTGGCACATCAGGGCCATTTGCTACAGCAGTTTTTGACAGGTGGCAAGAATTATTTGCCTGGGAGCTTTTGACCCCAACCCCCGGCTAACCCCAACCCGCCAGACGCCGTGAGCTTGGCATCCCATCCCATTGCATCTCAACCATGGCCCAGCCCATCCCCACCGTTGCCGACATCCTGGCCAGCACGTGGCTTGGCGGCGATCTCCATGAATGGAACACCGACGCTGCCGTGATCCGCATCACCCGATCCGAACTCCGCTCGGCCCTTGAGAATGCCTACGACTCACTGATGCCCAACTGGCCCGCCATGGTGGAGATTGACGATGCCTGACCCCACCATGACCACACCATCCGAACTGTTTACGCACCCACGCCCGCGCTGTGTCGTCACAACTGTCTACAGCGATCCCGCTGTCAGCTTGACCGTTCAGGCATGGCGCCGCGAGCTATGCTCTTACTACCTGCTATTTCGGATAGCAAATCAGTATTCATTGACCCTTAACGAAACTGCGGTTTTTTATTTTTTCCGCAGATTTCCAGACTGGTATATTCAGCCTCCAGGAGGCTGGGCCAAGCACACTTGGAACCCCGCCACCGATAAGCGGGTGTCGGCACAAGCGCTCGCCGTCGTAGAGGCTTGGCTGGCCGAGCAAGAGGCCAATGCCTGACCCCACCTGGCGCGACCACTGCCGCCCAATCATTACCGCCGTGATCCAGCGGGTCGGCACCGAGGACCGCAAAACACTGCAGCTGGCTCTGGACGCTGCCTACCCCCGCGACCGTGGCCGCGTTTGCTGCTTGACAGGCAGGGACGACGCCTACGATGTCTGGTGCGATGAGGTCAGGCGCCAGCAGCTCTCGCTTCTGGGTGCCGAATGACACCTGGTCCTACCGGTGCCGATCTCCAGCGTCGGTGCCACGCCAGGGATTAGTGGGTCGTGGTCCAAGGGCGGTTTCCCGTTTGCCCTGGGGCGGTTTACCCCTTGTTTCTGCCCCGCAGAAACGGTATAGTAGTTACAGCGAGTCAGTTCAGCACTGGCTCAATCGCGATTTCTAACCCGACCCTTTACTCTGAAAATGGCAACCACCTACATCAACAAAGCTCAACGCCAGACCTTGATTGATCAGTTCATGGAGTGTTGGTTTGACACTGAGAGTTATTCCACCGAAGACGCCGCAGAGGAAGAGGGTCGAGAAATGCGTGCTGAACTAGAATCCCTGAACAACAGCCAACTTATGGCTGAAATTAAGAAAAGTGAATGGTCGATCTTCACGTTAAACGGTTGTTCCATCTAAGGCGGATCCCCCGTCTCACCTTTCCCCGTGAAACACCCTAAAGTAAGTAATGTGAACTTGACCATCCACCCCTCCACCCATACCTATTAAACACCATGCCAGCCAACGACACTCAGGTAACACCAGTTCCTCACCTATGGGAAGTCAGTCACCCTTACTACTGTAACTTAGGAAACTACTACGCCCCTGGTGGCGCTAAAGGTTACCGAGAGTACAAGTCTATAGCCGACTTCCTGGTTGAAGAAGGCGATAGCGACATGGACTACAATCTTGTATTTCGATGGGACTGGGTGGAGGATCACGAGGAGGACTCCGAAGGGGCGCCATTTCCGCACGTGGGCGACGACAACTACCGCAACGGTAAGCTGTTCCTCTTCATTATGCAGCAACGCAGAGGCTTATACGAGTGGATTGAGATTGAAGTTTGTAGGGCTGACGAGCCCGCTGTTATCGCCTACCTGACTCCCAGGTGGGAACACATGAAAGCACTGTGGGAGCCACTTGGCGGAGCCTGCTCGAACGCACCCCTAAATTGAGTCTTGTGTGGGGCGGTTTCCCGTTTGCCCTAGGACGGTTTACCTCCCTGTTTCTGCAGGGCAGAAACGGTATAATAAATACAGCGAAACGACCCCGGCAGTGACCACCCTCCAAAATCTGAGCCACGACGACACTCACAACCGTCCGACCCAGTACGAAATCGTGGTGGTTATCGACGGTGAACGGATTCTCGCTGGCTACTCGGCAAAGAAAACAAAGAAGGCTCTGCTCACCGTCGCACTCGACAACGATGATGTCCGCCTCCAAATGCTCGCAGCTCTTCCCGCCGACGACGCCTCAACCCCAACCTACACCGCTCGCAACGGGTGGGTTCTGGGCAACTCCGTCATTCGTTGGTCCGGTGGAACACTCCGTCACCCTGCCCTTAGTTCTTGACACAACCGCTTTAACTCGTTAGAACCCATTTCCAACTACCATGATTGAAGAAGCACTAGCCAGTTTAGACTGGGCACCATCCGGTTCCAAGTACATACTGGTCTCAGACAACTCTGACGGTAGACGACTGCCGTACATTGGCCCTTTCTCTTCGCTCGCAGCCGCGTCCGACTGGCGCAGCGATGCTGAGAGGCAAGGGGTTATTTACGCAAATCGCTACCACTTGAGAGCTCTACAGGAGCCCCAACCCCTGGAAGAATCACCGGCACTGACCAACTCTGCCGTCACTGACCTGCTAGACTATACTGACATCGGGAACGGTTACCACACTTGGCTCACCGAGGATGGCCCCATCACTGTCACTCGGGAAGAACTGCGCCGAGCTTTCGACAACGCCTACGACCCGAACGAGCCGGACTGGGCGATGAGAGTGAAAATTGACGATTCCACTGTCCCCCTACGTTTGCTACCTTGAACTAGCATGGAAATCAACCTGCCCTACGTTCCCTTTCTGTCCTCCGACGTCCCGTTTAAGGGGAGGGTCTATCGCCCTAGGGGGCACTTTATTCAAATGCAAGTTATCGGCCCCATCTGGTGGGCTGGCGGGTACTGCTCGTCTCCCGAAATTGCTCGTGTAATTAGTGACCGTTTAAACGCCGCTTCCAAATCGACCCGTACAACATGATTCAAGCGTACGAAGACCTTTGGGGCGGTTTCCACCCCCTGTTTCTGCTCGGGAGAAACGGTAAACTAAGTGAGTTAAAAGGCATCCCACAATGACAGTCTCTGCTTCCGTGCTACTTTCAATACTGTGTAAAGCCAAGGAGCTTGATGTTCGGGTAGTGTTTGATACCCGTGAGGAGTTCGGACGCTACAACGTAAACTTTCACTTCCCGGATCGCTACACTGTCGATAAATGCTCCCTGAATCTCTTTAGTGAGAACATAGGGGAGGTAACCTTTGAGCAGGTGGCAGAAAGCCTCCTTTTAAGAGAAGATTCGCTGAGGCAAATAGAGCTGGACAGACAAGACAGCGAGAGGAAAGAGCTTCTGGAGCGGTTAAACCTATCCGACAAAGACAAGGAGTTACTTGGGTTGCAATCCTTGCCTGGCCATTAGACGGCAGGGTGGGCGGTTTCCCGGCTTGCCCTTTCCGCCAAACCACGCTATGGTAGTTACGGTGAATCGACCCCATCCTGAATCTTATGGAAAAACTTTTAGTTGAAGAAATCAGCCTCACCATGGTGAAGATCCCGTCAGGCAGCTTTTTGATGGGCTCTCCTGAGGACGAGCCGGAGCGATCAGACGATGAAGGCCCCCAGCATGGAGTGACGCTGGGCGCCTTCTGGATGGCCCAAACACCGATTACCCAGGCCCAGTGGCGGACGGTGGCGGATTGGCAGAAGGTAGAGCGTGACCTGGAGCCCGATCCATCGAATTTCAAGGGAGCGAACCGTCCGGTGGAGCGGGTGTGCTGGTTTGATGCGCAGGAGTTCTGCCGCCGCCTGAGCCAGCGCACGGGCCAACGTTACGTGCTGCCGAGCGAGGCGCAGTGGGAATACGCCTGTCGTGCCGGCAGCAGCACGCCGTTTCATTTCGGGGCCACGCTGACGCCAGATCTGGCCAACTACAACGGCAATCACGTTTATGGAAATGGCCCCAAGGGCACTTATCGCGAGCAGACTGTTGAGGTGGCCAGCTTTGCGGCCAATGGCTGGGGCCTGCATGACATGCACGGCAATGTCTGGGAGTGGTGCGCAGACCATTGGCATTACAGTTACAACTTCGCCCCTGGTGATGACCAACCCTGGCATATACCTGCCGCTGCTGATGATGAACCAAGGCTGCTGCGCGGCGGGTCGTGGGTCAACTTCCCCAGGTACTGCCGCTCGGCTTACCGCTTCATCAACCACCCGGACTTCCGCGGCCTCAACGTCGGTTTCCGCGTCTGTTGCCTCCCCCAGGACTAATTCTTTACCCTTAAACCCTTTATATCTTTACACTTCAGCTGTTGGCTGTGTGAAGTTGGGCGGCTTTCCGCCCCCTGTGAACCGGTTTACCCCCTTGTTTCTGCGGTGCAGAAACGGTATACTAAATGAGTTGAAAGGCACTCCCCAATGACCTCACCCACAAAGTCTCTCCGCCCAACCATCGCCAACTTGGCCGCAGGTCAAATTGTACGCGCTGGATACAGTTACCATGGCGACACATCCGGGGTCGTCAAATACCGTTTCATAGGCTTCAGGTACAACGACACATGGTTCAGCAACTTGAGGGATCTTAAGAATTTCATGGGTGCCACGACTCTTGCGAGCCTAGAACAAGCAGCCGAACGCAGGGGCACGGAGTCAATACATGCTGGGTTCAAGAGTGAGCAGGGTGAGTACCAGTGGGAAGCCTACCTCTGGAACGGTGCCTTCCAAGTTGGAACGAGTGCCGATCGCCTTTTGCTCAGGGCTGCCTAACCTCCTTATCTTTGACCTTGGCTATTATGGAACCAACCATTCTCCCCTACCGTGTGTGCAGCAGCGTTGGCGCCGAGCACGCTATCCTTGCACTGTTTTTGAACCGACGACTGGCCTACCGGTTTCGGGACATTCTCTGGTCAGACTAACCCGCTTGGGTAGCTAATCCGCCCATCTGGGTCGAGACCCTGACTCCGGAAGGGTGGCTGCGCGACCCTGACTGATAAGTTCCCTCAGCAAACCTCAGCAAACCCTCAGCAAACCCTCAGTAATCACACAGCAAACCTATGGGCAATTCAGGCAGGTCCGTCTACGGTGATCCCTTTGTACCAAGCACCTATAACTGGGTCAGGGAAGGAGAAGTAGCTGTTGTAACTTACGGAGACACCGACGGCACTCGGTTCAGCATTCGCTACACCAAGGGGGCACTCCGACAGGCTCTCGTAGAGATTGAAAACAACTGGCTTCAGGGCAGTTCGTGGTTCTCCTGTGAACAGTCCTATGAATCCCTCAGAGCTTACTACCTGGCTGGCGGACAACTCTTTTCCTGGTAGCATCTCCGCTTTGGCTAGGACCGGATAACCGTTTGCTTAAGGGCGGTTTCCCGGCTTGGTTTCTCGAAGGAAAACCGGTATATGTAACTGTGATTACAGTTCACTTCAACTCTCCTATGCAAAACCCTTTCTCACCTGCAGCGGAAATCCTCCGACTCGACATTAACCCTGTGGACACGATTCACCACGAGGGGATGGTTTACACAGAGGTTAGTGGGTGCGACATATGGCTCGTACAGGGTTCCGAACCAAACCAGTTCTACGTTTCTAATGCGTTGGGGGTCCGTCGTTCGCAGATACGAGAGGACCCTACTGACGCGGTTCTCGACTTACTGGAGCTAGACCCAACGTTGTTAGGCCGCTGTAACACTTTCTTCCCCCGTACTAGTCCTGGCCCTGAAAACTTTCAACTTATCCCATCCGACTATGACTTTCGACTCAAAGACACCCTTTGATATTACGGTAGAGCTCTCAAAGGAGCAGGTTGAGCATATTGTCCAGGAAGCAATGCTCGAAAAGTTCCGAGACTACAACGTTGCAAAAGTTTCATTTGTGATCGGAACTGAGGAGGATCGAATGGGGTACACCACCGGTCACTACCTTCGAACTGCAAAAGTTTCTCTGAGTAATAATCTGGGATCTGCTTCAAATGGACGTTGAACGTCAAACCTTGATGAGGAGCGAAATTAGCAGCGAAGTGGTACAATGACAATCCTTGCAAATTTCTCTTCGAGAAAACAAGCCGGTAAACCGTCACAGAGCAAGGGGTTGGGCCAGTGAAAGACGTAACATACGTGAAGCTAAATGAGATTTGCAACCGTCACGAGATCACCCAATCCGCACGAGCAGAACTCCGAGAACTTTTCCGAGGTGTAATGAGCAGAGCAAACTCAGACGAAGCCTTCCTTCGAGATTCCCTTGAAGACCGAGCAGAGCGTCAGCGACACCAAGACACTTCCTACCAGGGAAGTTGGTGAGTTACTCCGAAAGCCCACTCAACAAACAGTAAGATGGAAACCAAACGAGAAGGACCCCACCTCCACTTAACAGCAGATTGCTACGGGTGCCGATACGTGACTAGCGAGCAATACCGCTGCCAAAGCGACAGCGGGTCCGATGTTTATTGTACGCATCCCTCGTTTGAAACACGGCGCAGCATAGGCGACACTCGCTGGGTTACACCGGACTGGTGCCCCTTTGCAGCCCCAATGCTTTCCATACGAAAGCAACTTGAATCCCCCAAGTAACTTGAGTCACTCGTTGAGTCACTCGCAAACTCACAACTCAGCAAAATGACAACTCCCGCCGCAGCTGCCCTCTACCTTGCGCAGCACAACCTTACGATGGAAGGACGCAAAGTCGCAATTTTCAATCCAAACTCAAGAGACCTTGACCAGCTACCGGTAATCTTTGGTTTCAACAACGGTGGCTCTAGCGGATTCCTCGAAGGTGTTCTAGTGTCTGAAGATGGCACTTTTCTGGGCTCTCACGCTTGCAGCAATGAAGCCTACATGTACCACGACCTTGGGATCTTGGAGGGTACTCGACCCGACCGCCACGAAAGGTTCCAAGAGCATTATCCGGTCGGGTACCGCATGGAGTTTGTCCCTTATGCGGACCTAAAGGAGCATACCGGACTCAATAAAGCCTTAGCTTTGCTCGACGCCAAAGGGGGACTGAATGCGTTTTCCTCCTATGATCCCTAAGAGGCTGGCTAACCGTTTGTTCTAGGGCGGTTACCCGGCGTGTTTTTCGAAGAGAAAACGGTATACTTAGTTTTTGGAGGAACTCCTTCACAATGGCCAAGCTCCCCAGCACCGAGTTCCCTTACCACACGCAAAGCCGCTGGAACAATGCCCAGATACTTGCCCCTTAACAACCACCCTTACACACATTCCGATGGTAACCCCCAAAGAAACACCCGTCCAGTTCACTCTCGACATGGTCAGAGCCACACAGGCTGGCCTAAAGACACAGATGCGGATTGTGGTAGACCCGCAACCTGACTGTGGGAGTGGGTGGGAGATGCACGAAACGGACGCCACAGGAATGTGGTTTAAACCCCGGTCAGGCCCAGTCTACCCTCTTATACCCTGTCCACTCGGAAAGCCGGGGGACCGACTTTGGGTGCAAGAGATATGGGCTGCGCGACATGAGTACGATCACTGCAGCCCTACTGAGATACACCCCGGCACCCCGATTTGGTACAAGAGCGACAAGCAAGGTGACACCTTAGGAGGAGTCGGTTGCTGGCGACCCGCAACATCTATGCCCCGGTGGGCCAGCCGTTTAACCCTAGAAGTTTCCTCTGTGAGAGTGGGATTGCTACAGGGCCTCACCGAGGTTGATGCTGCTGCCGAAGGCGTGATTGAAGACTTTAGACCTGTGGCGGATAAGTGGGATCTGTGTTCCTTATATCGCAACGCTTATCGTGAGCGTTGGGTGTCCCTCCACGGCAAGGAATCGTGGGACGCTAACCCGTTTGTGTGGGTGGTTGAGTTTTCACCAATCGCGACAAGCAACGAACAACCTGACTTTCGGTCCTTGTGCGCCGAGCTTCTAACTGAGCTTCAGTTTATGAGAAGGGCGATAGCGGACGAAGTCGGCTACCCGATCCCCCTTTCTCCCCTTGAAGAAAGAGTCAGTGCGCTCCTCCACAACGAGAACTAAGCGTGTTGTCCCATATGGGCGGATAACCGCTTGCTCTGGGACGGTTTACCGGCTAGTTTCTGCGTCGCAGAAACGTTATAGTAAGGGATGGAAAAGTCCCTAAGAAACTCGTCTTAACACAATGAAAAACGTCCAACAACCTAATTTCCGCGATCTGTGCTCCAGACTCGCTGACGAGCTGCATAAAGAGACGTGTCTCTACCCCGGTTACGCTAGAGAGTCGGTGAGAGAGGCTGATAAGGCCCTCAAACAACCTGCTCTTCAGGTGAGCCGTGGGGAAGTATCTTCCCTATACTATGAACACGGTGGTAATGACTGGTATGAGGGGTTTTCCTGTGAAGACTTCGAGCGTGCTGTAGGCACTCTTCTGGCTCGTCTCGGTTATGTTGTAGTTTAAGAAGACGGATAACCGCCCCTGAAGTGGGCGGTTTACACCCTTATTCCACTCAGGCGAAACGGTATAGTAAAGGGGTGGAAAACACCGCCCCCAACCCGATGCAAACTCCTGAAGCCGTTGCCCTCGCCGCCACCATTCAGCTTCATGGCGAAATGCTCAACGACGAGTGCTTCGCCGGCTAAGATGGTGACAAGGATGCTTTCGACATTCTCTACCAAGAAGTCTTCGTGATTGCACGCGACGATGTTACTCTTGAAGTTGACCCGGTTAACCAAGTTGTTGACATGTTTTACGAGTACCATTCGGAAATCTGCGACGGCACACGCGAGGTCGACTGGTACCTCTATCGCTGAGTTCTCACCGATTTCACTCTCTAGTTAACAATCAACCAACTCTTGAGAAAATGGAAAACCTTTCACCTGCCCCCGACAACACTCTCGACGACCCTTTCACCTCGTACCTTGAAAACGAGCTGCTAAGCTCTGAGGACGAAGGCGACCGAGACAACGAAGATTGCTGAACTTTCCCACCCAAACCCACTCTAGGACTGTTACCATCATGAAACCTTCCGAAACCTACTACATTGGAGACCTTGGATACGTTATTCAGGGTGGCGCATGGGACGAGGTTTGTAACCTCACCTTCCCCTGTATCGGTGAAGAACGCGAAGGAAGAATCGTGCTCAAGGATGGCCGAGAGCTTTTCATCTTCAGTACAGCTCACGGAGACGGCGAGTTCAAGGACCAGTTTGGTAACACCTACGGTGTAGACTCTGGCACACTCGGGGCAATCCGCGTTGAGGATATTCGGGATGACACTCTGATCGAGCTAGGGTGTTTTCACACGTTCGACCAACCACTTTCGGACGCTGAATGCTGCAGCGTAGAAGGCGTTGTCACCTTCGGTCACATACACATTGATACCGATCCTCTGCAAGATGACGAGGAGGATTACTTGGATGAAGACTGGTACGTCGAAGACGACGAAGACGAAGACGAAGACTGAGCAATATTCCAAGGTAAGGGGCGGTTTCCCGGCTTGTCTTTCCCTGGAAAAGGCGCTATACTTAGTTCACTCGCCCCTTTCAGCCATGCTCTACGAAGAAAAGTACCCAGACGGACTGCAAATGAAGCAGTTCAAATGGGTTGCGGGCAATAAGTATAGTCATAACTACTATTTAGGGTTTGACAATGACCTGCTGCTGGCCGAGAGTGACGATGACGATACAACTGAGTGGTTCCTGGCCCACAACGAAACCTTCCGATACTTGGGTGAGAGCAAGTGCTCCCGTGGAGAACTTCTCGAACGACACGAACAACCCTGCACTTGAACTGCCAACTTAAGTCATTTCAACCCTGAAGCAACCCCCCCCCCCCCGAAGCAACACAATGAGCACCATTTTCAGCAACTCCCCCGTAAGAGTGAATCTTACGAGAGCTCAGATAGAAGCGCTAATCAAGCAGGAGGTTGGGCGGTCCTTACCAAACTTCTCCGCAGATGTAATCTCATTCAAAGTTTCCACTCAAACTGATATGAGACGCGAGATTTCTGGAACCACTTTTGAAGGTGTTGATATAGTTCTGAAGCCTTCACATCTCACACCATGGGATCGATGACTAAAATCAAGCACTTTTCAAAAGTTGAACTCGACCTTGCCTCTGTCAAAGATGCCGTGATTTCTTCTCTGGAGACTCAGTTTCCGGGGCAGAAAGTTACGAGTATTCTCCCTTTGTACTCAAGCCCTGTAGGATACTACGAGGACCGTTTTCCCTCACAGAGGGACTTTTCCGGGTTTGATGTTACTTTGGAGCCTGAGGGTTAACCTGAAAGATTTCCTCAGGATCTCCACTAAAGGATCCTCAGACAAGCAAACAAAGCATCGGAGAAGCTCAATGAGCACAGTTGAAGACATCCTCAAGCTGAAAGAGCAACGCAATGCCGTAATCCTGGCCCACTACTACCAGGTTCCTGAAATTCAAGAAATTGCGGACTTTGTTGGAGACTCGCTTGAGCTCGCTCGCCAAGCTGCGGGAACCAACGCAGACACGATCGTTTTCTGCGGAGTTCACTTCATGGCCGAAACCGCCAAAGTTCTCAATCCGTTAAAAACCGTTTTACTCCCGGACATCAACGCCGGTTGCAGCCTGGCTGATGCATGTTTGCCGGAGGACTTTGAAAAGTTTCGTGCTGATAACCCCGACCACTATGTAATTAGCTACATAAACTGCTCAGCAGCAATCAAGGCTCAGAGCGACCTGATCTGCACCAGCAGCAATGCCGTGCGCCTTGTTGGACAGGTCCCGAAAGACCGACCTATTTTGTTCGCACCGGACAAAAACTTGGGACGATGGGTCGCTGAGCAGACTGGTCGAGAGCTAACGCTCTGGAACGGAAGTTGCCAAGTCCATGAAGCTTTCAGCGAAGAGGCTCTCATGGAGCTATGGGTGAAACACCCCGAGAGCGAGGTTATCGCCCACCCTGAGTGCGAAGAGGCTCTGTTAAATCTGGCGGATTTCGTGGGTTCCACGAGTGCTTTGCTCCGCAGAGTGCAGGAAAGTACGGCGGAGTCCTTCATCGTCCTGACGGAACCAGGAATCATTCACAAAATGAAGCAGGTTGCGCCGAACAAGGTGTTTCTGCAGGTTCCTGGACGAGACGGTTGTAGCTGCAACGACTGCCCCTGGATGAAATTAAATACCCTGGAAAAAGTGCGGAATTGTCTGCGGGACTTGACTCCCGAGATTAACCTTGAAGAGGGACTGAGACTGAAAGCTTTGCAACCTCTTGAGCGAATGCTTTCTCTTTCTTAGTACCTCGGCCTGAAGCCAATGCGGCGAGCGGGGCGGTTTCCCGCCTTGCTCCCACCGCTAAAACACGCTATACTATATTCAGTGAACCGAACGGCCATGTCTCACGCTCAAGAGCTCCAGGCAATCTTCCAGATCCACGCAATTCCAGAGCAGGCTCAGAACGAGCTGCGCGAACTGTTCAAAAAGAGCAACAGAGACGGTTTTCAGGAAGGATGGCGTGAGGGCCACGAAGACGGGTTTTACGAAGCTGTCGACGAGTGAGTCCCTGAACTTTTCTCTTTAATGGCGAGTCTCGCTCGTCTAGCACCTCTGAAAACCAACCATGGAAACAATTGACAAGTTAGTTCACCTGGTGCGAAGGACGGAGAACTTTGTCCCTCGTCTTTCCTCTGCCGACTTCTACGAAAGAGAAGGTGTTTCGGTTCTTGAGGAGGACGCAGGGTACTCCATTACCCTTCGAAGCCAAACTGGTGACTTACATGTTATTGACGGGTACGGTCCAGGTGGAAGATTCATCGAGTGGCGGAAGGGTGATGAAACTGTTGCTCAAAAGTGGCTGGAGAAGCTAGGGGGTTAACCGCCCCGACTAGGACGGTTCCCCGCCTTGTTTTCCTATGGAAAAACGGTATAGTAAAAGTATGGAAAACAACCAACGCTTGGAGGGAAGCAGAATGAAAGGGACTCCAGTGAATGCCCCGAAGAGAGACACCCTGAGAGCCGCAAGTTACAACGCGCTCTGGTTCCTTGGCCCGTTGAACAAACGAGTGAAGCTCTCCCAGGCACTCGCAACTGGCACGGCGGATGACGTTCGCTTTGCCGCTCAGGCATCCCTGTCTGGCGTAACATGCCCCAAGGCCCACAAGCGCCTTGAACTTGCCCTGCGAGTGCCTCGTATATGACGTGCAGACCCGATCCCCGTACCTTCCGGGGCACCAGCCAAGTATTCCTCCCCTGTATCGCATAATTCCTTTGTACGACCGAGTGCCTTCAGAGAAGCAAGCTGAGAGAAGGGCGGTTAACCGAACCGCCACGGGCGGTTTACCGGCTTGGTTTTCCGAAGGAAAAGCGGTATAGTAAGTGCATGGAAAACACCGCTCCCATGACCGCCACACTCACCAAGGTTCTTCACGCCTACGGCAACCTTGAGGTTCAAGAAACGATGCGCTTCGCTAACATGTCAAGCGCAGCACGCTTTCGCCGCGACATGCTCAACAAGCGTGTGGGCAGACCATGCGCCGGATCCGCCTACACCATCATTGCCGTTGAGTGGTGAGCATGGACACCTGTAAAGAGCCCGTGTGGGTTAGCCCTGCCAAGAGCACGCCCGAGCCCTTTGAGGAAGTTCAGGTGAGGGTGGGCGAGGTTGTCAACCCTCGCCGCTTTGCGAGGCAGTCCAGTTACGTTTTATCGGCCTATATTAACGGGATGGGGGAATGGCGCCAGTTTTGGAGCCCTTCTCGCGAGCCCTTGGTCGGTGTTGTGTCCTGGCGTTACCCTCCTAGAGCCAGGCCATGAAGGAGAAAGACCGAAATACAACTCTAATCACCCTGATCGTCGGGGCCTTAGTAACCTTCCTTCTTGAGACCTTTTTCACCGCACCATGAAGTACGAATTTCACCTCACCGCTAGAAATCCCCGACTTGTTCGCACTCTTAACTACGGGATTGAAACCTTTGAAGCAGGTACTCCAATTCTCGCGATAACAAACATTGACGAAGACGGCTGCTCCCTCGCCACGGACTGGATGACCGCCCAGAAGGCTTCACTCAGTGACGGGCACATTGCGGCTTTACGCTACCTTTTCAACTCTCAAAACAAGCTCGGGTGGTACTACGGCACAATAAACGAGCCGGACCGCAAAAAGATCGAAGTTGAGTACAGCCCAGAATGCGCCCCGAAGGAATACCTTTACATTGAGACTCACTTTCAAGTAAGTGCAGAGGAAGCGAAAGAGCTAAAAACTGGTATCAGTCGCAATTTGTTCAGCGGAACCCTAATAGCTACAGAGAGGTGCTACGAATCGGGCAATTTCCACGAGTTTGCCCAGAGGCACGCAGCGTTAGGCCGCAAGGTCGAGTTGTGCTTGCTTGACACGAACGTCCGGCGCGACGCTGAGGGCCGGTGGATGAAAGTTCCGAAGAAAATTGGCATCATGTCAGAGGCGTCACGTAAGACTCTTTCGGATGAGTACGGCAAGGTGTCACGATCACGTAAACTTTGGGAGGTTTCCTAACTTTCTCTACCCGCACAAGACGAGCAGCCCTGGCCCATTAAACTACCTCAGCACCCTTGACTCTTGGCTCCCAATGACTGAAACCACCAAAGTCTTTCAGTATAGGATTCTTGAAGAACTCCTATTGACCACTTGAGCGAGTTTAAGAACCACGACCGTTTAACTGTTTTTTATCACAAGGGCACAACGTGTGTTCAATGCAGTAGAACCGGGACTCGCCTCATTAAAGGAGAAGGTAGAGGCGGTTGCCATTGGGACATTTACACAGACGATCTATATCCTCTTACTGTTGATCACATTATCCCTAAATCTCGTGGTGGTGGTGAGGAACTCGAAAATAAGCAACCAATGTGTGCGGGTTGCAACTTCAACAAAGGGAACGGGGATAAGCCGTACAGCCGCACTGACTGGGTACCTGCAGGGTTCTCTAAATGTTCTCTTCTGAAGGACTTGAGCCTATTAGTGGGAAAGCCAGTCTGGAAGCGTTCCCCCAAACCAAACTCCAATCGAAAGCACAAAAAACTATACCATTTTGGAACTTGTTCTGAAGTTGCAATCAATCCGCTAACCAAGAGAATAGCCGCAGCTGTTGCAGAAAAGCCTGGCGTCTTATTTGACTTGAGAACTCTTTTTGTTCCACAAGGCGAGTATTCCTAGCTCCCTACCACCACTTAACTAAACACTCATGAGCACCGCTAACATCAACACTAATCTTCCGGCGATGGCCGTCAAACGTACTTTCTTTTATGCTGGATTTGTCCAAATAGCTGACGGAGTCCAAGACTTCTTTCATGGATTCTACAGCACCGACAACTTCGACCCCGAGGCTGGGTTTGATCTTGTGCTAACCGAAATTACGCAGCATTTGGGCTCCGATCCGGGTAAAGTGCACATCTCTACCTTCACACCTTTGTAGTCTTAAATGACGCACCCCATGGAAGACGATGCAACATCCTATAACCCTGCCGACGATAGTTTTGTCGCCACCGTCAACGAACTTGCGGTACGTACCGGCCAAAGCAAAGCAGAAGTTCTCGCGAATGCTGTGAACTTGTATTACGACTTTGTTGATAAGCAGCAAAGTACCGACCAAGAAAAAGTTGAGATTCAACCTGGTGCTACAGCGCTAATTCAACAGAAAGGTTCATGGTGGGTTGGATGGGTTGAAGAAGCCACCGGGGTGAACGCTCAGGAACGCACTCGTGACAGTCTTCTTGCGTCTTTGACAGAAATCCTTAGGGAAGAAGAGACACTTCGACGAAAGAAGAGGGAGAAACTACCCTCGGACGAAACCCTGGTGTGGGGTATAGCTGAGCTGTTCTATCAGCTGAATGGTGACTGGCTGAGTGCAAACGATGTAGCAACTGGGCTTGGCATAGGTGTTAATCATGCGCGGTACATCTTGGAAGAATCCCGGCAGTTTCTCCACACAACGGGCTTCGGTCACCCTCGCCTGTACACCACCAAGAAAAAATACTTCAGGTGGTCTAACCTAAAGCATATAATCGCGGACTTTCTTTCGCAGCAAATTTCTGTTAAGTAAGCAACTCTATGACCAATCTCGAACCAGAAGGTGAAAGTTATCCGTACAATGTGGGAGTAAGCGAAAAGGGCAAGAAGCACGCTGAAAGAATTGCAGCGTTACTGGAGCTTGACGAGTGGTGGCAAGCTTACGGTATTGGTTTTCTTTTTGCGATAGACCACGCTGAAGCCCACGTCAAGGGTAGCACCGAAGTAGTATTTTGCAGGCCAGAAGTTAAGGAGCTGCTGGAGAACAATCAGCAGTTTATTGAAGCACTTTGCGAAGAAGGTGTAGTCGAGTGGCTGACGCCGTTTGTCTTAGCCAAGTTGAAAAACAAGAGTACCACGCCAAACTAACCAATCATAGATCTAAAATCATGAACATACTTCAGTCTATTTGCCGCGCCATTCGTGCTCCCTTAATAACCTTTCTGTGCCGCATCGGAGTTCATCAGTGGCACTTCCTGCTATCCGAGGTTGGTTACGTCCCCTTTAAAGGCTGGCCGAGTGGTACGACATGCCTTCACTGTAGAAAGCCACACCCTTGCTCCACCCCTAGTCTAAGAGACAAGAATGCTAGATGAACGTTTCATCGGGGGCGGCTTCGATGATTTCCTACGTGGAGAAGGATTCATATGCGGCAAAGAGACAGGGCTTAAGATAGCCGCAGGAAATCCAAACGTTTTCGTAACGAATCTCTGCGACTATTACGGTCCGTACATAATGAGGTATATAGGTATAATTGATCTGGCGGAAGCCCTTCGCCTCAATGACCTTGATGTAGTATACAAGTGGACAAAAAAGTTTCACCCTGTGCACTACTTCTCTAGCCACCTCCTTACGAACAGACAAAAGTGCGAGAGTGGGAGTGGGTGCATGAAGTGGGACGTGTGGACTGCCGTTACCGAGGACAACCCAGACTGGCGTGCTATTCCAGGAACACCCTACTACGGGAAACTAACCGTCAGGAACCTTAGAAAGAAGTTACTCCCAATTGCCATAGACGAGAAAAAGGTAGAACAGTGGATTTCTGCTTCATCGGAAATTCCAGGGTTATACACCGTATTAACCGTTTAACCTCCCGAATTTTGGCTAAACTAGTGCGGTAGGTGCGCTTGGCGCAACCCGCGAGCAAGTTTCATCTACAAATGTACAAGAGGCTCTCTCCGAGTACTCGTCGTACAAACAAGACTCATCCTAGCGCAAGCTTCAGCGTGCTCTGACTCGTAGGGGTCACACGTGTCGTTTCTTGTAGCAGAAGGGTGCATATAAACCAAACAACTATTCAAACAATGTTTAGAACTGATGGCTCCACACACTACTCCGGTGTGTTGAACGAACTTGAGACCATACGAGTAATGCAGCAGTTGAACCTCCTGAGCGAGGAAACTACACGACTCGGGGGCACACGGCATAAGGCCGACTGGGAGGATAGAGGAGTTTCCTACAGTGCCAAACACAAGTCTTGCTTGGGTAAGGGATCCTTTGATTGGATTAATACAACACGCCTAGGACAAAGCGACACAGACATAGTTAAAAACTTTCTCAGAAATGTTCACGAACTTTCCTGTAAGGTTGTTCCAGACAAGGCAAACACGGCAGTTGTGAAAACTGCACGGAGCCTTTTCTCGGATACCTCACGGGAACTTTTGGATGAATGGACCTCGGACAACCTTTCTGATTTTCTGTCAGAACACCTTGTTGGACCCAACCGAAGTATGCAGTGTGTGATAACAGAGTCCAGCAAGCGAAAGTTGTACATTTTTCCAGTGAGCAATCACCCTGCGGTCCGAATGCTGAAACAAGGATACACTCCAAAGTTGAGTGGCACCGCAAAAGGTTCTCGTAAAATCACGTTTTGCAAGGGGTCGGAAGAAGTAGAATCGGGACTTAGGCTTCGCCTAACGTTGAATAATGGTGTAAAAGCTCTTTTAGGGTTAGCTACGGATAAGGATGGAAGGAAAAAGCACAGCAGCTTGGTTGCAAAACTTCAGCAGGATAACATAAAGCAGCTTGTTGAAAGGAGCGACGCCGAAGTTTATGACTATGCGTAAAAAGCTTAGCTTAAACGTCCCTTGCCAAGGGCGGTTTACCCCCTTTGCATTTCCGAAAGGAAAGCGGTATAGTTACTTTGTAACAACCTTGTCCCCCTATGACAACTTGGCGCTACAGCGACCAAATGAACCCCTACGGGTTTAAAGACCTAGTAGAAGGTGTGAAAACTCCGCAGTCTCACCCGTACAGCTACGACCCTTTCACGATCTGGAAGAACCGTGTAAAGTCGACAAATGCCGTCTACTCCGACCGACTTCTGAGTTGGGATCGCAAAAGGCACGACGAACTTTGCAAGAGACACTTCAAAAATCAAGGGCACGACTGGTCTCATCGCGATCCCCGCAAAATTGAACGCTTTCTGAGAGATTACTTCGACAGTCCCGCACTGGTTCTTTGCGAGGTTGTCCAGGGTTGCAACTTAAGTAATGGGTACCCCTACTGGGCCTTTCTCTACACTTCACCTGCACTTGAACAATGACCCACATTTCCTTCCTAACTCTCGTCCCTCTAGCAGAAACTCACTTCGACGTCACATCAGTGCCAAGGGTGGGAGATGAGATTTGCCTGGAAGCTCCTAATGGTGCTCTTGTGATGTTCAAGGTGAAAAAAGTCACATGGTACGCGGCAAGAGAGCCCTACAAGGGGCTTGAGGCAGAAGTTGATCTTTCGCTGGTGGGGCGCCAAGGGGGTCACCTCTTGCACTAGGGCGGTTTACCCCCTTGCCCCTGCTGCTAAACCACGCTATAGTAAATACAGCGAACCAACTCACGCACTCCAAAAATGAAGATCAACTTTCGCACCGAGTCATCGGTCAAACTTCAGAGGAAGTCCTGCAAATCGTCCGTAGTCCCCCGTGTAGGTGAAACGATTGAGTTACCTGCTCGAGACGGGGAGGAGCCTCTTACGGCTGCGTACACAGTGAGTAGAGTAGTTTGGGAGATAAACGATTTCTACACGGATACAGATGACCTTCAAGTTACGGTCCACCTGGTTTTTCTCGGGTTTGAAGGACCCACGACCCAATCGCCATTCCCATTCCCCCTTCCCGCATGAACACCGAAGCCATCGAAGCGGCTTGCAACGAAGCTTGCCGAGACGTTGCAGGGCTGATACTCTCCCGCAAGGCTTCAGGTAGGCCCTTACCAACATCTGAGGTTTTAGCGGTTGGGCTGGAACGATTGCTTTCTCACGGGGTCACACAGAAAGACCTGTGGAACTGTGTAGATGCCTTGTTCAGGAGGGCCGAAGACCTGAAATTTCAGAAACTTGTAGAGTTTCGCACCCTAAAGTAGAACGGTAAACCGTTTGCTCCGGGGCGGTTTCCCCCCTTGTTTCTGCGTCGCAGAAACGGTATAGTTACTTTATTGACCTCCGACCCAATGACCACCTTTCAGTTCTACGAAGTTGGCGGTTGCGTCCGAGATTCTCTCCTTGGCCTTTCAAGCAAGGACGTTGACTTCTCCGTTGTTGCTCCCGACGGCTTCAACACAGCAGATAGTGCCTTTCTGGCTATGGAAGCCCAGCTTACCGAGCAAGGCTTTCAAATCTTCGAGTCTCGCCGTGAGTTCCTGACTATTCGGGCGCGGGTCCCGAAGGGCCATGAACTGGGAGCCCGCACCGCTGTCGCCGATTTCGTACTGGCCCGCCGAGACGGCCCTTACAGCGATGGCAGGCGGCCAGACTGGGTCGCCCCTGGTACCCTGGCCGATGACCTGGCTCGGCGTGACTTTTCTGTAAATGCACTCGCCCGAGGCGTGGACGGCACCCTGATAGACCTGTTTGGTGGTGTGGAGGATTTGGGTGCCAGTCTGCTGCGCTTTGTGGGTGACCCTACGAAGAGAATCGCTGAGGATGGCCTCCGTGTGATGCGTGGACTCCGCTTTCATGTAACCAAGGGGTTTGATGTCGAGGCCGAAACTTGGAAAGCCCTTATCTCCGAGTTCGCTGCGGAGAAGCTCTCGAAAGTCTCCGTCGAAAGAGTGCGCGAAGAGCTGAACAAAATGTTCCGTGCAAACACCTTGCACTCTCTTCGTTTGCTCGGTGAGCTGCCTCAGCACACCCAAGAAGCGATCTTCCGCGACGGTCTCCGCCTCGACGCCACAATGGCTCAGTGAGGTCCTTGCTGACCTCTCACTCCTCACCTTAAACTAAACTAATGAACCTCTCACGCTGGCCTTCAACAAAAACCAATGGGCTGAAACCTTGGTATCTCATCCTAAAGTCTAGTCTGGTTTTTCCTTTTTCTTCTTTTTTCGGTATTGGCCTTTACCTGTGCCTTCTTATCGACCGGGGGAATGAAGTCGCAGTGTCCTTCAGAAAGGACTGGTTGGATATGTGATGTTTACTACACGTTGGCGGGAAACCCCATCTGTAAGTGAACCCCCGGAGTTTGGACCCGAAGAGGATCCGACTCAGTACCGTAAGGCTCAGTTAAACCCTTCCGTGGGGCGGTTTACCGCCCTTTCTTTTCCGTGAGGAGCACGGTATAGTTAGTGTGCAGCACGAACAACCCAAGCCAATGAAAAATCACCCGAACATCAACTCGTTTCTCACGCTGGCTGAGGAGATTCAAGATCTGCAAAAGGCTAAGGATCTTCTTCAAGAGGTTTGGTTAGCTGATGGGCGAGAAGTGAATCTTTCCTTAGAACTGTCCAGGAAACTTGACGAGTACTTCGAGGTTGACGACAGCGAATGAAGCCCGTTATTTTGGGGAGTTGTCTTTATGAAGACCCTGAAGGTTTAGAATGGTTAAGGACTATGGCACATCAAGAGGAAAAGAACGACATACAGGAGACTTATAAGCTGAACACTTTCCCAAACTGTATTGGTGCCACTCTGAAAGAGTTAGCTCATTCGTGGGGTTACAAGCCACGAGTGTCCAGGATCGATGGAGAGGGTGCGTTCGTTCCAATTAGTGGGTCAGCAGGGTGGCATACCGACCCTGGTCTTGGCACCTTATTGTCTTGGATTGTTTGGACAACCCCCGCGAAAAATCCACCCCAATTGATCACTTCACACGGTGCACTTCTCGTTGATAAAGGAGATATATTCGTCTTCAACGCCAACAAAGGCCACGCATGGTTTTCGAGCACTCGCTGTGTGCTTGCTCAGATTCCAGTATCAAAACTCCCCACGAAACCCCGAAGTCCCAAACCATGACCATCGTACACAGCACTCCTGTCCTTCAGTCTACCACTCGCACAGGTAAAGCCAAGTTCTGGCAAGAGTGTGTGGCAAAACGGTTTCCCGACTTGTTTTCCCGAGAGGAAAGCGCTATAATAGGTTTATGCAAACAGGCCTGAGTACATCCTGATAAAACATGAGAGATACCCAAAGTAGCGTCCATACAACACACTGCTGTCGCAAATGTGGCTGCAAGTACTTTGACCCTGACTGTCCAGTTGAACTTGGTGTACTGGAAGCTGAGTATGACTGCGAGGATTGTCAGGGGCGAGAAGAAGAGCTACGAGAGCAATTTTCCAAAATGGACTTTCACGAGTTGTCACAAACTCTACACTTACTCCACAGTTTCATAGATGCTAAGACCAATGAACGAAGATAAACTGGGCGAAGTCTCAGACGGTTACCACACCTTTGACGAACTTTACGAGCACAGGCACAGCCTGTTCCTTGCCCTGATGCGTTGCCTGCCTTACTGCTCCTGGCTCAGCCGTTGGCACGATGATGGAACTTTCTTCGAAGGTATGTTCATTTGCGGCATCGACTTACCCCGCGCAGGCGGCACAGTAACGTACCACCTTCCAGAGAGGCTCTGGGCTACAGCGGTGGCCACAGGTGCGAAGAAACTAGAAAGAGCGCCTAAATGGGACGGTCACACTTCAGACGATGTCGTCTCACGTTTAATCCACTTTGCAACTTTTTAGCTCAGCAGAGTATCCCGACGGTTTAGCACAGAAAAAGTTCAGATTAACAAAACCCAAAGCAACACATTAAACAGCAATGAGTCATTTCACAGTTATGGTTATTGGCCCCGACCCCGAGGCCCAACTTGCACCGTACCACGAGTTTGAGTGCACAGGAGTAGACGATGAATATGTCCAGGATGTTGACACCACAGAGGATGTCCTCAGCCGCTTAACAATAGCGGGTGTAGACGGTAAGACGGAAACTTTGCAGGAAGCTCTTGAGTACGAGGGTCTCGAAAATAGGGTTGTTGGGGACTTATCTGAAGTTGAGACGGAGGGGGACCACAAGTACGGCTGGGTCCTTGTTCAAGGCGGTCAGTTAGTGAAAGCTGTGAGGAGAACCAATCCGAACGCAAAGTGGGACTGGTACCAAGTTGGCGGGCGATGGACTGGCTTCCTTAAGCTAAAATCCGGTGCAAAAGGAAGAGTCGGTGAACCAGGACTAATGACACAACCTGCCTCGGTTGGTAGGGCAGACGCGGCACTTTTCGGCGACATAGACATTGAGGGAATGCGCCATGATGCCGGAGAAGAAGCCTCTGAGCGTTGGATTCGTGCTCGAAAGGTAGCACCGGAACCTTGGGAGAGTTGGGAGTCTGTTCGAAACCGATTCGACTCCCTTGACGATGCGCGAGAGTTTTACCACGGTCAAAATGCCGTTAAAGCTTTGACTCGTGAGCAATTTTGGGACAGAAAGGACCAGTTTCTAACTGATCACGGCACCTACATCGAAGACGCACGAAACGCCGCACTGTCAACTTTTGCAATCATCTACCAAGGAACCTGGTACGAGCGTGGAGAAATGGGATGGTTTGGGTGTGTCTCCGACGAGAAAGAAAGGGATGTTTGGTTAGAAACCGTTGAGGAAATTCTGAGCAAGCTAACGCCCACCGATTTAGTCACAATTGTTGACTGCCACATTTAACCCCGCGTCTACCCTATAAAACATAAGCAGGGCGGTTTCCCGAACATAAGCAGGGCGGTTTCCCGGCTTGTTTCTGCTCAGCAGAAACGGTATAGTAAGTTCATGAAAAGCAAAGCCCCGATGATCTACGCCACCGCCGCTCGCTCCCCAATCGCGCACATCCTGGGCGGGTCCCAGTTCACCGCAGAACCTTGCGACTCTCCCGCAAAACAGCGGAGGCAGTGGTGGGACGTGTGTGAGCGCCCAGACCAAGACATTTGCCTTGAGGACGGCGAGTTTCAGCTTTCCGGACCGCACGGCTTCCGCAGAATCGCACGGTTTACAGGGCGAATGCGCTGGGTCAACTCCCACACCTGCGCCCCCACAGTCGAAGTCTTCGATGTGGAAACGGTAGTTGCAATGGTTGGTGACCTGCCTGTGATCCTGGGGTGCCGAGGCGAGCGCATCAAGGGAACCTGGTGGACTCACTGGAATGCTGTGAACCACGATGTTGTTGCCTTGCAGTGAAGAACGTGAAAGTTTTCCTTGACGATGAAAGGCCCACGCCAGACGGCTGGGTCCGTGCCTTCACAGCTCCTGAAGCCATCGATCTTCTTAAAACCGGAAAGGTTACACAACTTTCCCTTGACCACGACCTTGGGCCGGAAGACGCAGGAACTGGATACGACGTTTGCCTGTGGGTGGAAGAGAAAGTCTTCTCTCAAGACTTTTGTACTGAGGACCCTTTTACACCTCCAATCATGAGTGTGCATTCCGCCAACCCTGTTGGCCGGCAACGAATGGAATTTGCTATTCAAATGATTTACCATCACTTCAAGGTTACTCAGCCTGTGGTGTGGGACTCCTTTAAGGAAACCCTCCAAGAGAAGCGACGTAGCGGGTCCAGAGAAGCCTTAGATGCCCTTGCAAAGCTTGGCCAGGAGTCTAATGATTACGGTGATGATTACGGACCAACGACGCGAGACTGAACTCGCTTCAGATTCCAACACGAGGACAGACCGTTGCCGGTACGGTTTTCCGCCCCCTTATTCCCTCCACAAAAGGGGCTATAGTTAGGGGGTAAGAAACACGAACAAAATGGGCGTCATTGCCGACTCACTCCGCTCCACACTTCGAGAGCTGGCTCAGGCCGATGCCCGGCTCTACCGGGGCCTGGCCGACGAGCTTGGGTCTCATGCTCCAGCGCTCCCTAGCGCCGTGACTGAGGCGGAACTGGCCGCTGCTGTCGCGCTGCTCAAGGCTAACGGGTACCGGGTCACGCCGCCCAAAACCTGAGATTCCCTGCCCCCCGCACTCTATCCTCATGGAAAACCCCACCGACGCAGAAATCGAAGCTCTCCTGCAGGAGGTAGATGCGGTTATCGCCGCATCGAACGCGCTAGACGAACGCACCGAGCGGCTCCTGCGGGGTGGCAGCGTGGCGGTCCGCATGGCCGATCTGGCCCTTCAGATGGACCAGGGCCGGCAGGAGCTGGATGAGATCGAGCGGCAGCAGGCCGCCATCGAAGACGAGATCGAGGCAATGGAAGCAGAGTAGCGGCGCAAAATGATACCTGAATTCCTACGCCTGCGAACACAGGAAGACACTTAAATCATCCCAATGAAAACCCTTAGATACACAACTATTAACCGACAAGCCTTGGGTTGGCCATCTGGCCCGTGGGACAATGAGCCCGACAAGGTCCAGTGGCCTGACATGGCGACCGGACTCCCTTGCTTAGCAGTTCGCAACCCTCTCTCAGGGCACTGGTGTGGCTACGTTGGCGTTGCCGACGAGCACCCTTGCTTCGGCAAGTACTGGGATGACGTTCCGGGTATAGATGTCCACGGCGGGCTCACTTTCTCCGACCACTGTCAACCAGACTCCGAAGAGACAGGGATATGCCACATTCCGGGTGAGGGACAACCCGACCACGTTTGGTGGTTCGGCTTCGACTGCGCCCACTACGGTGATTCTTCACCGCAACTACAAGTTTACTTAGGTACGGAACGCCACCAAGAATACAGAACTCTTGAGTACGTGAAAGAAGAGTGCGGTTTTCTTGCACGCCAACTTTCTCACCCTATCCGACTCGCGTAAAGTGGAAAAGAATCTTCTCGACGCTTTTAACCTTGAAGAGTACGACTACGAAGTCGCCTTTGAGTTTCGCGACTCTAGCTTCTTTCGCCGACTTTTCACTCGCAAAAAAGATTTCTTGGTGTATTACATTCGCCGAGTGCCGAAGATTGCGTCTGACCCGGCGAAAGAGAGTCAGGGGGAGAAGGTTCTATCGCACAGGTACAGTTCTCAGGATGGCGAGAAGATCTATGCCTTTGGCTCAGTAAATGACAAATGGGATTTTATGTACTGGGACACATCAGACGAACCTCAACAGTTACTCATGAGAGTATGCCTGAAGCTTCGGCTCTCAAGCGACAACGTTACATTTTCTACCGCGACTCACTAGAGTTTGCAGCACACTGAATTAAAACTTTGACAATGGTAAACGTACCACTCAGTAATTTTGATTTCGACCGCTACAACTATGTGGTAGCATTTGAGTTTCGCAATTCGGGGTTTCTTCGTAGGCTTCTCACTCGAAAGAGTGATCACCTGTTGTACTACATTCGACGGGAATGCAAGCTGAAATCTCAAAACCAAGACGGAGAGGAAATCCTGTCCAGCTACTTCACTCTTGAGTATCTTGAGAGATACGTTTGTTTCCTGTCGCGAGAGGAGGACAACTACAAACCCCTATACTGGAACAATCCCACTGAACCTCAGGAGTTTCTCACTCGACTGTACATGAAACTCAAACCTTCTCAAGACAACGTTACTTTTTCAACCTCAAGCCTCAGTTTCACGGAACAATAATAGCATAGCAGTATGGCACACACTGACACCCTTGGAGACCTTCTTAAGGCTCAAGAACAGGCGGAAGCGGGGCGAAAAGCCGACCCGTTACTCCCCCTTATGGCACGTATCGACGGTAGCTGCTTCAGTGCTTTCACCAAGGGGCTAGAGCGACCATTTGACGAGCGATTTGTGCAGTTAATGATTGAAACCACCAAGTTTCTCGTTGACAAGAGTGAAGCCCAACTCGGTTACTGCCAAAGTGATGAAATTACATTGTTCTGGTACCTCGACAAGGAAAATTACTCGAACAGAGAGCTGTGGTTCGGTGGCAAGTTTCAAAAGCTGACCTCGATCCTGGCCGGCTCCGCATCGTCATACTTTAGTGCGAACATTCCAAAAGTTCTGCATGAAAAGCAAGGGTGCTATCCCGTGTTTGACGCGAGAGTGTGGAATGTCCCGGACTTAGAACACGCATACCTAAACTTTGTCTGGAGACAACAAGATGCGCAGAAGAACTCCGTATCCATGTACGCTCGCCACTTCTTCTCCCACAAGTCTCTTCAGGGCAAAACCTGCCGAGAAATGAAGGGAATGCTTGCCGAAGTCGGAAAGCCATGGGAAGAACTCCCTAAGTTTTTCACTCACGGAACGTTCGTGCGAAGGCAGCGCCGTCTTGTCAACCCCGAGGATCTTGTTGGCATTCCCGAGAAGTACCGCCCGACCAAGGCAATCGTTCGCACTGTTGTTGAAAAGTGGGAGCCTTATGGGGAACTTTCCTTGAGCGACTTTGCTCCTTGGGCTTTTGCTCGGTAACGGACTCATATGGGAAATCACCCTGAGCGACTTTGCTCCTTGTGCCATTGCGCTGTAACGGATTCACCCATGAAATGTCCCTAAGCCACTTTACTTCCTGAGTCCCTTGCGCTATACTGATTTCACCTGGGAATTTACTCCTGAGTCCCTTGCGCTGTAGCGGAGGCACCGGCAAACCAATGCGAGTGTAGTTCAGCGGTAGAACGTTAGCTTCCCAAGCTAAATGTCGCCGGTTCAAGTCCGGTCACTCGCTCTCTTTCCCGCACAGCAAATATCTTTATGCAACCTTCAAACGAAGACCCCAGCTCAGTGGAAAAGATTGAAAAGGAAGTTATTGAGTTCTTGAACACAAAGGGAGGACGTGCAAAGCTTCGTGAAGTTCAAACTAGGTTTGAGCAGGAAACAGTGAAGTCCATTCAAAACCTCACAGTCGCACCGGGGTCTGTAGTTCTCGACATGATTGCAAACAACAAGCTTTGTCTCAATTCCGATTGGGAAGTTGGTGTTAGACCCACTATTCCCATAAGCACGGCATCACCCAGGTACGTAACAACTGGGAGTTTTTCCGTGCGCAACGATATAAACTGCCCACGCTGCGATCTTCAGCATGTCGACCGGGGCGACTGGGCCAAGAGACTGCACAGGAAGCACCTCTGCGAACGGTGCGGCTGCATCTGGCAGCCTGAGGACGGGTATAGCTTCGGAATCTGACCCTAAGTGTTCAATTCAGTGAGCAGGGCGGTTACCCGCCTTTACCTTTCCGGGAGAAGGCGGTATGATTATAAGGTAACCAGTTTCGGTCCGGTCTGATGGCTTCTTCCTCAAAAGTTCTTGACCTTGTTCGTTACGTTGGGCAGACCTTGTCGGTTAAACGAAGGAATGGCAGCATCGTCTCCTTAAGAATTTCAGCTTCAACTAGTAACCCCCTTTACCCCTTCCAAGACTCCTCCGGAGGATTTTACACCCCTGAAGGGTGCACCTTCTTTGGCCAAAGGTCTCCCGACGATATTGTGAAGATTCTCGGTATCAGGAAACCGGGAATGGGTAGGACTGAGCTTAGAGATTTTATTTCCCAGACCGAAGAGTATGCGAGACAACTTAAATTGGAATTGTCTCGCCGGGAGTCTTGCCCAACTTTACAGGAAGCCTCAGAAGGTGATGTACTTGAAGATGACTCCATTGTTCTCCTCAAGTGTGCTAACAACGCAATACTCGTATCCCCCTCATATACAGAAACCGAAGCCACATGGAGTGATACTTTTCTGGAGCTGAATGATTCCCTAAAGGAGGGTGGATTTAATCCTTCTGAGTGGTTTGTACCCTCCAAGAGCCTTCTTCACTTGGCTATGGCGACCCATAGAAGGTTTTTTGAAGAATCATGGTATTGGAGTTCCACTGAGTATGACGACACCAGGGCAGAGGCTGTGGACTTTAGGGATGACGGAAGCTACGAGCTTCACCCAAAGACCTATAAAGGTTCCGTTCGTGCCTTTCGCTCCGTCTACTTTTAACCCCCGAAAGCCCTAAACCAATGGTAGACCCTGCACAAACTGACTTGTTTACTGCCCCGGTGACTTCAGACTATCAAGTAAAGACCCGCTGGGGTTTCATGGGGTTCGAGAATCAGTATTGGGATAAGACAAAAATAGGGGAGATAATCACACTTTCCGGACCGCGAGTTGATGTAGATCACAAGAGAAAGAATACGTTTAGTGGGTATATTCTTGACCTAGAGTTTCTTACTTGCGAGGATTATAGCAGGGTTCAAGGGGAGTGGACAGCGCCGAAACACATGGATTGCGCTATTGCAACTATGTGGACTTTTAAGGGAACCGCCGCTAGACGTAAAATGACGACACTACTTAAAAGTGGGCTTGGCATTGGCGTCTCAATTGAGCATGGCGGTAGAAAGCCTAAAAGAACCATAGGTCCTTGCATAACAGTCACCCATTGCCCCCAAAACCACGATGCATGGGTTATAACTGGAGCCATCGCAGGAAAGTTCTACAGCAATTTGTATCCAAAGAACAAAACACTTCCGGACTCAGTTTTGAACTGTGCACGGGAGCAATACGAGAAGCACGCTAAACAAGTGTTTCATACACGTGGGAATAGAGATTTCATTCGTGCCCAGCTAGAGTGGGAACCTGGCGGGTCTTACTACAAGTTGTTAAATCCACCCTGTCGAGGGTGAGGTTAGTCGGGTACGGTCAACCGCACCCCTGAAGGCGGTTACCCGCCTTGCCTTTTCCAGGAAAGTAAGGCATAATTAACGAGAAACTGAACGATGGCCCTCGAACAATGAAGTCCACATTTTACGTGAAGAACGAAAAGGTTGAGAGCACAAAAGCTCTCGTTCGCCAACACGCAACTCTAAGATTTCTACAAAACCCTTTACAGGTGGGTTCCTCAACCGAATTCTGCTTAGAAGGCGATGTCAAAGACTTTAATTCTCTCAACGTTATGCTGGAGGAGCTAAACGTCGAAGAAAAACCAGAACCAGGGAGCTTTGTTGAACATTTCTGGTCAGTTGTAAGGGGTTCCCCTCGCAATCGCAACCTGTGATTGCCGCAGAAACGGTTAGCCGGCCCCATCCGTTAGGTCCTTTTTCGGCCTTTGCAAGTAAACACGTCATTCTACTAGCATGGACATTAAGTCACCCTTGACTGACATAGGCTTGCGTAACTTGGCTCACGCACCCCGTCCCACTGCGGCAAGGGCTCGAAAGCAGATTAGAGAGATTAAAAAAGGGTCCGGCGTGTCTGTGAACGATTGGACGTTTAGAGGTAACATGAAGTACTCTATAAACTGCGGAAGTCTAGAAGACACTTCTACAGCCGTATCTTGGCTGAAAGAGAAGAGTATTGCTGTTCTTGAGTGCCCTAAGATACTTGACGCCACAGCATAGGGCGACGGATGGATTGCTTATTTGGTTAGACCTATAGCGTGAAGGCGGTTTCCTGGCTTGTTTGCTTGGGGGACTCCCTCTGACAACCCTGCGGCACTCAAGTCGAATTCTCCCGCCCAACGGGGCGGTTACCCGCCCTTTTGCCCCTCGGCGAAACGGGCTATAGTAAAGGAGTGGTTGAGAGCTTCGCTCCTCGCCCCCCTTGCGAAACGAACCTCGAAAAGATCGCGTCTTTGTAAAAGACCTAAGTAGCATACCCCACGAATGTACCTCGTTAGTCGTGCTTGGCGGGTTAAGCGTAAATGCTTCCGTAAGCTGGGGAAAGGGCTAGGACAAATTGCTACTACAATGACGCAATCTTCGAGACTTCGCCAAGGGGCAAGGCGGGAAACCGCCCTTTACTCCCCTAGCCAAACAAGCTATAGTAAAGGGGTGGTTGAGAGAGCTTCGCTCCTCACTCTTTCCCCGGTCTCTCCGGGGGCAACTTGAAAATTTAAGATTTACACACACTGGTGAGTACACAGGTTGGGGTACGACCAAGTGCTACCGTGGTCGGGCTTTTACCCTGGTAAGGGGTGAAAGAGTTGGTAGCAGCCAGTGTTAAGACCAAAAGGTTAACGAGAGAGAAAGATCACGGTTCGAGTCCGGATCCAGCAGTAATTGAGCCCGTCAAGGGCATTCCTAGCCATGGTTGCGGGGTAGTTTAAGTGGCCTAAAAACATTCTCTCTTTTACCCAGGGGACAATGGCGGTCGCGGCTAACGCCAAGTGCGACTAAGCCACGTCTCATGACCCCGGTTGATCCCGGGGTATACGCTGCAGTAGGCGAATTGGTTAAGCCGCCAGACTTTCAATCTGGAAATTACGGGTTCAAACCCCGTCTGCAGTATGACCCTGTGGTTTAACCCATGGGGCACCCTGTGGTTCAACCCGTAGGGCAAATCCACCTTGCCTCTACAGATCGGGAGATAGCATCAAAACGAGTCATCGTGGAAGAGGGAAGAACTCGGTGGGTTCCTGACTAAGAGTGTTAGAGGTTAGCATGTTCCTTTGGGCGAAAACAGTAAGATAGAACGAAGGCCAAGTTCCGTATCTGTGAGTAGTTTTGACAGAGGAGGTTGAGGTTCGAATCCTCGTTAGTCACTTGCCCCTCGGCAACAGGGTGCTTCGTTATGCCCTGACCATCAAACATAACGCCGCTTCTCGTGACGGTAAGATCGAGACTCTGCATCCCTGAGTAACGGGACGCTTAATGTTTGTCGGACAAACATCCTTGGCAACTCAACAGGTTAAGACGTTGCGAGTCACAGCTGGTAACTGTGACAGGGGACAAGTCTGGTTGACGTTCTGTGCACAAGAACCACGGGTTCGATTCCCGGCGTCTTCGTTGGTTTGCTTTCGCAAACCCTTACTTCCGCTCTTCTGAGGCCGAAAGCCACGGGGTTCGAATCCCGGCGGAAACTGCTCTAAGGGGCAATCACAGGCAAACGCGAGAGAAATTATGGACAATAGAGCCCGAGGATTTCTCGGATACTCACCCGGCTCCCCTTCGGGTCCCTTCAAGGGATAATTCCTTAGCCTCATAATGTGAGGGTCCTTTGGGCAACAGTTTCGATTGATCGTAAACCCTCGTTTGGAAAGTGCGGCGCATAACTAAGTCCGTGCGGAAGACAGCAGTGGGTGACCGTCGAAGTTGAAACGGAGCTGGACGCTCGTACTCGTACAGGATGGCCTCTGTGCGAGCAATGCAGGTTCGATCCCTGCCGTTTTAATTGCCCAAGATAAACCCACTGGCTAACCCTGGTACGGTTAATCGCAAGGCAATCCCTCCGGAGGGGAAGGTGCGTGGCTTAGTGGTAAAGCTGGTCCGAAAGGCTGAACGCAGGTTCGATTCCTGCCGCACCACTTGGAGTGAGATTCGAGAGTTAGTCGCCTCGATACCCGCAGGGGTATAGCTTAAAGACTCCCTAACAGAGCGCACTCAACCCCAGTTATCCCACGGCGCTGGTCGCATAGCCGAAGGCACTTCCTGAAGAAGGAACAACTACCGCTGGCGGACCTGGGGCGGTTTGTTGTAAAACAATTGGTATTCAGTAGCGTCTCGCGAGCAACGCTGATACAACCAGGTCCTGCGACCCTAAGTTAATGCCTCCACGTGGCAGGGTTGGTAACTTTCCCTTTAGGAAAGGCCAAATTAACAGGGAATTTCTCATCCCGTACGTGAGAAACCTCGACCAAGGTGAGAAGTCAGTCGCTCAGGACACTCTGGGAAAACCTGCCAAGGGTTAATTTGGACGGAACTTTCATCCGTTACGTGAAAGCTCTCCTTTGGATTTCGAAGGAATCCGGGGTACTTTGACAGCGATTTGCTCTAAAACCTTCAACAGGTCTGGCAATTCGGTGAGTTTGATTCCCGCTTACTCCATTGGATTTTCTCAAATCCGACACCCCCAGAAAAGTTTACTACCTTTGGTAGTGACTATAATGGATGAGTCACTGCTCTGCTTGGGCGAAAGCTAAACGGATAACCGGACCGTTCAGCTCCAAGTATCAGGTTTCCCCTGGGTTAGCACCCAGGGGTTTAACCCATTCTAGAAACTGGGATCGTAAGGAAAACGTCGTTAAGTTCCCGTCACTGCCCTGTAAACAGACGTTAACATGGGGTGCTTTCTTGAGGGCTGTCTTGCCGCTGGTATCGCTAGATGAAACACTCTTACCGGCCAGTTTGCGAGCCCTGCTGAAAGCTTAGTCCCCTCTGTGCGGCATTGGTTCGCCAAGGCCACGGGATTAGCCTCCCGTGCTACCCAGGTATCGCCTAACTTGGCTATGGCACCTCTTTCGGGAAGAGGAATAGTCCCGGTTCAAATCCGGGTGCCTGGATGTCCCACTAACGTGGGAGCAAGGAAACTTGATAACTAAGTAACTATTCTGTCGCAAATGCGATAGCATTTGGGGTCTTAGCTCATTTTGGTAGAGCATCTCTGTGGCACGGAGAAGGTGACCGGTTCGATCCCGGTAGATTCCACTTTGTGGGCAACCACAAACTAGAGCAAGGGCTTACATGTACCAAGGCTGGCGAGATTGCTTTGCAAGCAAACTGTGAAGAGTTCGATTCTCTTTGGGTCCACTTTCGCTAACGCGAAAACACGAGGGAGAAATGCCGGTTCAAGTCCGGCTCTGGGGGTCCTATAACGTGGGGTCCTGGGTAGTTTAACTGGTGCCAAGGACTTGTTATCAGTACGCACAAGTCCAAAAACTTCTTTCCCACAACCCCTCATAGTGTAGCGGCCAAGCACGCACCTCTGTCTAAGGTGTATCACGGGTTCAAATCCCGTTGAGGGGGTTATTCCGAGGGGTGGCCACCCCAATGACGAATAAAGCCAGAGTCCCTGGATAGGGAAGAGTCGCGACAACGGGGTTCGAATCCCCAGCTCTGGTGTTGACGCCCTGGATTGAGCGGTTAACCGTTTGCTCCGGGACGGTTTCCCGCCCTTTCACCTTTCTGCGAAACGGGTTATAGTAAAAGGGTGGTTACGGGAGTTTCACTCTCGGCCCCGAACGCTGCGGTTAGGTCTCTGCGTTAGTGAGACTGGCAGGAGCCCGCCTCCCAGGGCGATGCTTAAGAGCTAGACCCCTTTCTCTGGTTCCCGGAGAAAGATTCCCCGATCCAACTGGTGGTTTGCCTCCGGCAAAGCAGGTTCGAGTCCTGCCTTGGAAATTGGTGCGAAGATCCCTAAGTCTTTATGCCATCTCGTCTCAGAATCCAGCTGTTTGCTTAGGGGCGAACGATCTCTGGTGAAAAGAGCGAGTCTCTCATCGACTAATTGGTAATGTCACCGCCGGGTTACTGGTGGGAATCCAGGTTCGAACCCTGGTGAGAGTGTTTGCTCTAGTGTGCTAGAGTGATTAAAAGCCCGAGTAACCCAGCGGAAGAGGTGCCTGACTTAAAATCAGGAAGTCGTAGGGTTCGAATCCCACCTCGGGTATTGCTCCTTTGACCTGGGCCTGGAAGCTCAGTGAATAAGGAACAAACAATCGCGTATGTACCCCAACCGGAAGAGGGGCAACACTGAGACTGTTGTTATGTGGAGGTTCGACCCCTCTCATGCGCATTTTCCTTTTACCACCCTTCACATAGTGGCGGTAGCTTGGAAAGAACCCTGCGGTTGAAAACCATGGGCAAAATCTCGAATCGACTAGTGGTAGGTCGCCTGTCTCTGAAACAGGAAACTTTGGTTCGAATCCAAATTTGAGAATAACGTTTGGGGCACATCTATGTGCCCTTGCGTACGTTTCTCGTAGAGAAACCTTGGAAGAGTGGTCGAGTGGCTGATGACGATTGCTTGGAAAGCAATTGAGGCGCAAAAGCGTCTCCGGAGGTTCGAATCCTCTCTCTTCCGTCTCACCTGAAAGTAGTACAGCAATAGGGTAAATTATAGGAGTCAATACGTATTTACCATGTCGCTAGGATACTTCTCAGACGAGGTAGTTGAGTGGCTGTACGAGAACTACTCGGAGTTGGCCGGCAGTATTCTCTACGAATTTACAACGTGCCAGCGACCCAACGGAACTGTATACGGCACGGCAGGAACTTGTCGAAAAGGTTCCGAGATAGAACAACGGCGCCAGGAGTCAATAACTCACCTGAACACTACCCTGGCTTCCTTAAGGAACAAGCGTGATAACTCACCCGAAGAGAGCAGGAGCAGGATAAATAGATTGATCACCAAGCTGGAAACGGACCTAAAGGCTATTCAGGGTGTTAAGGGGGCGGAAAAGAAAAGTACGGGGGTCGGTAGTAGAGCAACGGGTCAGGACCCTATTCGAAATCCCGTGGATCATTCTGCGATGACGCCTGAAAAGACTCAAAATGAGACGTATGGGTTTTACGGTACTACTCGAGATGCGAAACCCAAGGAAGTGGAAAAGCGCTGGCGTCACGCATCACGAGCGATTCAGTCTCAAGGGGTGCTTCCGATACACGCACGACGCCTGCTCGACGCGTCGTGGGGTAGGCATTTGGCAAATGAGCTGGGGAAGACACCAACTGACAAGGTATGGAAGACGGTTCAAGAAATGCTTGAGAAACGTGATTCACCAGAACGAAGAGACTTCCTGAAGATTTTGAGGATGGTCACAAGAGAGGACTACGAAGACTGAGCCTTAGCCTGCAGGGCTAGCGTCATGACATCGGCAAGTACGGGTCATGCACTCTAAACGTACACGGATCCCCATCGTTGAAATACGGGGCGTACTGAGACCAATGTACGGCCTTAATGGCAGGGTTCTTTTCCCAGAACTCAGCAAAGTACTCTTTTAGCCTCTCCTGAGCGACCTTTTGGAATCTCTCTTGTTGCTCTGTAAACTCTTGAATAAGTAAGTCGAGGGATTGTGACATGGTTTAGTCTCCGATTGGAATGAATTTGGTTTGTTTGTTGGGTGACTTGTTAGTGCCAGACATCCACGGTTGTGCAACCATGTTGTTTAGGTACTTTTCGACCGTGGGAATGAACCCGAGGTCTTGACTAATGTGATCTTCGGCGATGTCTCGGGGAGAGTAAGTTATTCCAGCAGAGTTTGTGCGTGTGCGACCGAACATCTGCTCAACGACAAAACACCCGAACGACGAGTGAAGCAATGCCCGGTGACGAATGTCGGGAAAGGCAATCTTGCTACTGTCAATAAAGTCGTCGATATCGGCGTAGTCGTTGGGGGAGCCTCCATACTTTCTGGCATGTATCCTCCCGTGTAGAAAAGGTTTCATATCAAATGTGGAAGTTTTAACAAAGTTTTTCGTCAGTCTTGCAAGATCGTGGCTGACTCCATGAGGTCTCCCGCTCAAGCCGAACTTTGTAGGTTTCTTTAGAAGTGTCGTACCAAAACTCGGGATCTTTTACTCGGCACGGTGGCACGTCCGTGAAGTTCGCCTCTCGTGGCAAAAGCTTGGATACTAGTCGTATGCATTCCCGTGTAATCTCGTCAACCGTTTGACACCCGTCGATTGTAACCACGGGGTAACATTTCAGTCCCAGTTGTTCGTTAGGGGTTTGAAACCCTGTAAGCAAACGGTCGAAAAAAGGTCGTTCTGACCGCTCAAACCTGTCTCGGACAGTCAGCCCGTCGTTTTCTCGCCTTGAGAGCCGTCTCATGGACTCATCAACGGGAACGTCGAAAAACAGTTCCAAGTCAGGGTACAAGACTCCGCAGGCAAGTTCGTGGGCTTTCTCTACCACTTCAGGCCCCAAACCTCGTCCCCACCCTTGATAGGCTAAGGTGCTCGCGTAAAATCGGTCGCATAACACCCAGTTACCTTTCTCCAGCTCCGGCATTATTACTGTTGCAACGTGTTGAGCCCGGTCGGCCATGAGCAGTAAAAGTTCGGCTTTCGGTGTGATCGCAGCCTTAGGGTCCTTAAGCAAGTCTCGCACACCTGGTAAACATCCTGGCTCTCGAGTTGTGACAACTTTCACCCCCCCAGGTAATTGACCACTGCTCGAAAGCCACTCAGAAACAGCCTTAAGCTGAGTTGTTTTTCCGCAGCCGTCAAGACCTTCAAAGGTTATTAACTGTCCTGTGTAACTCATAGCGAAATTGTTTGAATATAGTTTTGGTAACGGGTGAAGCGACCTACAGACGCTTTCACGTTTAAGCTTCGACAAGCTTCACAGTAGGAGAGAAACTCGTACCATGGGGTCGTGGGATCTAAAGTCTCGAGCTTGGCCTCTGCCCATGTCTCAGAAGTACCATGGCCCTTAGTCATGTCTCAGCCACGGAGGCGCCCTGAAAAAGTTTGCAAGATCGTCTGGGGATTGGGGTCCAACTAAATGAGAGGAAGGATCCGCAAAGCCGAGGTTCATCCCGTCGATAAGTTCGTCGAGAGACCCCGGCTCAGGCTCCCCCGAGATTGCCCTCCGACGTGCTTTCTGAAGGATCTCGTAGGCGTGGCGATTGTGGTCTGACCATTTCTGAATAAGGGAAATCTCCTTAAGGGAAATCTCCTCGTGTCTTGAGATACGGTCGGCAATATCTTGTAGCTGGAGTCGTGTGTCAGTGGACAACATTTGACTGAAGGGTTGGGGTACTAACCTGGAAGTTGAGCTCCGCTCAGCGTCTGTGCTCAAAGGTCGAAAGACGCCAGGGAATGTGCTAAACAGATTTCGTCTGATGCTTGCTTGCATTGCTCGGCGCAATCAATTAGAACTTGAGCGTAGTCAGCCCTACCGATGTCGTCCACTCGGTCAATGTCACGTTCGAAAGACGCTTGCTTCTCCTTGAGAAGGTCGTTTATGAGCGACCATGTCTCGCGAGGAAGTGAAACAGAAATAACGGAATCAATTTTCATGGTTGTTGTTTGGCGTTGAGGGTGTTGTTTTGGCAGGTGGGAAGCACCACGAAGTTGCTCTACCATAAGGTTTGCAACAAGCTCCTGTCTCTCTGGCACGACATTAGGTAGGTGGAAGCTCATTTCGGCCATGGTAGCCATTATTTCTCTTCTTTTCCTAGGGGGTGGTGCGAGTGTGTATGAATCATTGCATAACCTGAACACAAGGAATCCCAAGTTCTCTCACAACTTTACAGTTGTCTTGGTTGTCGTCGTACCAAAGCGAAGGGCGTCCGAAATCTTCAATAATTGCGAGAGCTTGCTCGGTCTTAACGTAGTGGTCGGGGAGATCGTCCCCGTCCTCTCTCATGTATAAGGCGTCGAACTTAACACCCACACTTTGTAGCCAGTTTTCTGAGCCGGCTCGAAGACGATTTGGGCGAGCAGTGGATATAAGGATTGTAACACCGGATACAGCTAGAGATACTGCAAGTTGAACGAGTGGCAAATTGGCTCGAAGCGTTGCAACATTGTCTTCGTAATACCACTCACTCGTGAGTGTCATGTCAATATCAAACACCACTAAGGGGTTATTTTTAGGCGTCACGACATAAGGGCAATGTGAATGCTGTCTAGCTGTTGAAGCAATATGTTCATTTTCGCTGCCTCGCTCACAGCCAAATCAAGCTGTCCACGTGTCACATAAGTGGCAACTACCTGACTCGCTTGTGCCCTAAAGGTGGAGGAAAAGGCTTCGGCACACTGAGCTAAAACGAGCCAGTCTGAGTTGGGGAGACTCACCGAACGGTGAATTTCTTCACCTTCACCTTGTGTAAAGACCTGTGTAATCGCGGAAGTATGGCTCATGGGTTAGGATTGTGGTTTTTTGGCCATTTCAAGCTGAGCCTTGTAGAGTGCCACCCTCTTCTGGGTACCCTTCTTAACAAGGTTCAGATGGTTGAGTGTTCGAGTGGGGTTTGTTGGTTTCATTGGGTATGGTGTCGCCTCTTGTGAAGTTGGTTTAGGAAGAGAAAGCCCCCTATCTTAGTGAAAACCTCGATTGGTTGCCACCTTAGGTACGAAGAGGTAAGATACCACTTTCCTTCGGCATTTTTGTAAACTTTCCCCACGAGTACATCCGTAGTGGGGCACTTGTAGGTTACGAACGATGGGAAGTTAAACCCAACTCGAAGGGGTGACTTGTACGGGGCAGGTTTATCGTACACGGTTGACCTCCTCCCAGTAGTCTGATCGTGGTTTGCTGGTTTTCGTCACATCTCTGACTCGGACCGTAGCTTTTCGCTTTCTAAGCATTTCAGCCAAGGTGGCCCTGAGTTTAGGGTCCGTGGTGGTATTATAGGCTTGTTCGAGTCTCTCGTAAACTGCGTCCCGGTTCGGGATCTGCAGGTTTTCCTTGTTCAGTACCTCAGAGCTGAGGTCCAGGGTTCCTAGTTTACCTTGGATTTTGTTCCTTCCGAAGTTCCCCGAGACTCTGCCGTTCGTTCGCAGTTTCGGCTTAATTTTGCTTAAGTTGCTGTTTTCCATGTCCTACACATGCTCCACAGAAAGATCGCGAGAAGCTTCGCATGAGTATTGGAAAGCCAAGTCCATGAGGTAGTCCTCTACTTGCCTGAGCTTTTCAAGAGCCGCTTCCCGTTCCTCGCAGAATAACTCCCATGCTTCCTCATCCCTAGTACCGCGAGATGGGCAGTTCGCTTGGATAAGTTTCTTTCGGGCATCGTGAACAGACGCCCAAACCCCGTTGTACTCAGACGCAAGGGTAGAAGCATTAGTTTCACTCTTCTCAGTGGCAGGGGTGCAGGTCATTGCTTTGCTTGCGGATGGGACTGAGGGGTCAACTTTTGAAGGAGGCAGGCGCGGCGAGCTCTCGCTTGGCGAAGAGCTTGGGGCTTGGCCCTGCCTTTTCGTTTTCGGCCCTTTTGGCGGGGTCCAAGTTTGGAGCGGACTGAGTCGTTTTCCATACATTTACTATACCGTTTCTGCGAGGCAGAAACAAAGGGCGAAAACCGCCCCATGAAGGAGGGTTAACCGCCCACTCTCCCACAAGGACTAGTTAGGGACTGGACTGTGTATTAACCCAAAGACGTTCAGGGTTATTCCAACTACGATGACAGCTACCACATCCCACTGCTTTTTCTTTACAAAGAAGGGAAGGCTCAGAGTGCTCCCTGTAATCAGAATTAATAGGCCCACCTTACGGTCCAAGAAAAGCAAAACAAATTGTCCAACTACCAGCGCAATATTTCCAAGGATGCGGAGGTAAGTGAGTCTGGGGCGGACACGTGGGTATTTCATGGTCCGAAGGTGTGATAGGTAGTTATTCGTCCTACGAAACAACCTTGAGTGTTTTCAGAATCTTGCTCAACCGTGCTGGCTTCAAGTACGACTTGAACTCTAAACCCTCAAAGAGTGCTTCTACACTCTGTTCAGACGGCGGTGAAGACGCGTACCACGACAAATCGGGAACATCGTCCTCAAGAGTGACCAAGCGAAGGTTACTAAAGAATGTGGACGCAGTTGAAACCACCTTAGGATGGAACGCGATTCGATCAGCGAGCGACAGCTCTGAGTTTGTACCGCTGGTGTGGCACTCTTGGATTATCTTCACAGCGGTCTTCGGGCCAACGCCGGAGACACCTGATATGTTATCTGAGGAGTCCCCAGACAAAGCCTTGAAGAACTTGACGTCTGAGGGGGGAACACCGAAGTGCCCCTTAACACCCTCAATGTCAACCAGCTCCATTTTCTTAGCTGAGTTGAAGAGAAGCACCTTTACTCTGTCGTTGACAAGCTGAAGCAGGTCCTTATCGCAAGTCAAAATGTGTACTTCACTGTACCCAGGAGAGTTACGAGAAATATGAGCTACAACATCGTCCGCCTCAAAACCCTGGGCACCCACTGGCGAAAAACCAAGAGCTGGAAGGACGTCTTCAACCAGGAGGGAAAGGTCGGAGTAGTGCTCAACGCTGGCTTTTTCTCGATTCGCCTTATAAGTACCGGATTCTTTCTTGCGAAAGTTTCCACCTTTATCTGTACAAGGAACTACGCAATCGTACTCGTACTGAGCCATCACGGCAAGTAAGGCGTTGCAAAACCCATAAGTCCCAGTTACTGGAGCTCCATAGCTCGTAACCATTTCACCCATAGCTCGACGGAGAGCTGAGCGCGAGCGAAAAAATAGCGCGGATGTGTCTACGAGAAGCAGTTTCATTGTTTAGGTTCTGGTGTGGTTTTAGTGTCGGAACTTGGCTCCAGACTAGTCCTTGCGAGGTTGCCGTGAAAATTGGTGAAAAGTATTTTGAGTGACGTTGTAAGCGGTTAGGCGACCCTTCGTCTTAATAAACGCACCCGTATCTATATTTACGCGTTGTCCCGTCACAACGGGAAGGTGGTCCTGAGGTGGTTCCTCGAAGTTGGTTGGTGTGTGACCATGAACGACTTTCTTCAGTCGTGGGTTCCACCCTTCGAACTCCGGCCCGTATCTCAGAAAAGGTTGTCGAATCCACAGGAGTGCCTCGCCTCTCCCATCGACAATGAGCTTTGCAGGGTCGTGGCCAGGGTACACCCCTGCGTGAATGAAAAGGGTATCTCCAATTGTCATATACAAGGGTAGATTTCGAATCCACTCCTTATGTTCCCTCTCCATGTCACCCACTTGGTCATAGTTTCCCCCGTTTCGAATCCACAGAACGTAACTACTTGGGTCGTCAAGGGCGTCAAGAAACATCCTCTCGTGGTTCCCCATCAGGGCATAAAAGGCTTGAAGCCCCCAACTTTCCGGATCGTAGAGGAGCTTTTTCGTATACTCCAAAACTTTCAGGTCGCCCCTACCACGATCAATCATGTCACCTAAAAGTATGACGGTGGCTTGAGACCCTTTCACCCAATTTAGAAATTGTTCGAAAAGAGTCCAGGTCGCGTGAATGTCCCCCAGAGCAACTACGTCCCCCGGCTGTATTTTGTTGTCGTAAGTTATCATCTTGTCAGTATATGAAGTCAATACGGTGGAAGGGTTCGTTGATATTCTTAAGGGAAGCTTGTAAGGAGGCGTGCATGCGCTCAATCACTTCTTCCGGAACCCTACGCTCGCGAGAAGCATTCTGGCGCAGGCAAACGGTGAGGGGCTTGTCAAGGACAACAGCGGTGATTTTGCAGTAACCGTACGAGTTTAGCATAGCAACTGCTTCCTTGCGGTAAGCTGCCTTGTAGTGGGTACCATCCATAACTATAGTCCGACCTACACTCTCCTCCAGAATCTCAAGCATGCGGTCGTGGATTTCTACGTAATTTCCTTGAATGTCCGCGTTCCCGTAGAGCTCAGCGCGGATTTCATCGCCGGAAATTACAACGGCATCTGGGTGAAGCTCTAGTAGCTTAGCCACATGGGTTGACTTTCCGGAGCCAGGGGCACCGACCATCACGTATGCTTCGAGGTTGTTTTCCATATTTATATTATACCGTTATTCCTCGTCAGGGCAAGGCGGGAAACCGCCCAAGGACAAGCGGTTTACCGGCCAACTTTAGCTTTTGGTCTCAGACCGGAAAAAGTTATACTCTTCAACCCACTCATGAAGAGGGTCCTCATTCACAACGTCCCCACTGTTGTTCACATAGTCTTGAACCACCCAGGCAATCTCTCTAAACTCCAGGTCGTTCCAGGGCCATGACGCACCCACTTTGACGCCAGGGCAGCCCTTAAGCAGACTCCTTAACTTTTCTTTGAGCTTTTCGGAACTTTTCATTGTTTCTCAAGAGTGTTGCAAGTTTTAAAGCGTACCTGTTCCCCTGAAAAGGTGCAGGGTTTTTGCCTTGGTCTAAAACCTTTCTCAGCGCCGTGCTCGAACCACTTCGTTCGTTCCCATGAAAAGAGACTCCGAAGGTGTGCGAAAGCTGCAATCCGAGTGAAGCTTGGTCGGACCCCAGAACGAGAACCACCTCGCTTGGCTTCCTGCTTTTTAGAACATCTGACAACCCCGCATAGGGATCGATGGCCTTTAGAAATGATACCCTACTCAGGTCAATGCTCGCTTGGCGGCACAGCGTCCGCAGAAGTAAAACTCGAAGGTCCCAGTCGTTGTTCTGTCTCCCTAAGGACACATAAACTTTAGCGGTCGAACCAAGGGTGAGCAACTTTTTAACTAGCTCAACATGGCCGGGGTGGCCTATGTTAAACCTCCCGAACGTTACAGCGGTTTTCACAGATGTTTTCTAAGTGTCAGGTGTTTTAGGGTCCGGTTGTCCCGTCAGGTCGAGCAAAGGGGCGTCAGGGTCGTAGTGCACGTATCCCTTTCGAGAACCTTGCCACATTCGACTAGGGTCCATGCTATGCTTGTCCGCCACCCCCTTCCCAGCTAACGCGGCAAGTGCTTTGATAAAGCCATGAGTTTCTTCGTAGGAAACATTTAGATTCACGTTAACTTTCCACAGGAGTCGGTATGAGCTTTTTCCGGGGTGTTGGCCGTCAGAAAACGTTCGGTAAGCGAGCCAAGGCTTGTAGCCTAGCTCAGTGTAAAGCTTGACCATTTTCTCGGGATGAACTTCGCACTTGTCAAAGTCCACTCCAATGAGAGTTTGCGTATGCCAGCACAAACGCTGATACTGAAGTTCCATGAGGTCGAGTCCTTTGAACAGGCAACCGTAAAAGGTGCAACCTTTCTCGGTAACTAGCTCAAGGAAGACCCCGTCACTGAGCGACTCCCAGGGCCTTTGAATCATGTAGTCCCGAAGCTTTCCGTACTCCTGAAGTGTTTCAGGTTTTTGTAGGCGCCCTCGGGGGTCAATTTGGCAGAGAATACTTTTCGGCACCTTTCACTTGTCGGTTGGTTAGTTGAAGATGAATCTTTCGTTAAACTCAGCTTTTATGTCCTGAAACTTTGCCCTAACCTTCCTTTCTAAATCAACTTCAGGCAAACCGTAGATAATCGCAGGCCAAAATAAGTCCGCAATTCTGCCGTCTCCGCCACCATCCCAGTTGTTAAAGGAATGTTGTGCAACTTGTTCGACGAAAGAATTAAGTGGGAGAAGTTTTGGCATACTAAACTTTGTTGAGGGGGCTAACGATAAAGAACCAGCAGCCGTTGGCCATCCAAGAGTGCGTTTCCCTATCGTCAAAAACTAGCGCGTCCCCTGGCCTCATCAATGTCATTTTTCCGCCAGCGTAAAATTCGCCTTCAGATATGAGCTGGCTGCCGTAGGGTGCCTCGTCGTCAGGGGTGTGCCCCCCGAGAAAAACCAGGAGAGACAAACCAGTCATTTCGTAGTCTTCGTGCGAACCTACGGACCCTTTCCCGTACACAACCGTGGCGCCCTCGCGACGCATATTTTCAGTCGGGGATGGAAACCTGTATTGCTGTTCTGCACGATTTAGAAGCGAAAGTGCCTCTTGCAAAGTGGAGCGAAGCCAGTCCGGCACTGGCTTGGACCCGACATCGCCGAGAGTCCACAACCGTGGGTCGGACCTACGAGTGCCCGCTGCGTCTTCTGACACCGACCGCAGGAGTTTTTCAATAGTGAAATTAGGGACAGTAACCTTGCCGTCAATTTTGATGGCACGCTTCATACTTGGAGAACTAAGCTCGCTTACACACCCATTATAGCCCCCCTTGATCCGGGAAGGCAAGGGTGGAAACCGTCCCTTTTCACAGGGTTTTAAGTATAGTCCGCAGAATCTGCGATTCTTGTTCTTGGAGCTCTACTCTCCTCTGCCTCAGTTTCCGCTTAGTTCGCCTCAGTTCTCTTACGCGACTTTCCAAGGATAGTGCGCGCTTCTCTGCTAAAAAGGACGCTTGCCTCAGAGGCAAAAGCCAGTCAGTCTCGTCTAGGAAGGGGAACATTCGTCCGGGCACAGACCAACGTCAAGGTTAAGCTCGTCAAGAGCACTTTGAACTTCCGACCTTCCTTTGTTCTCGTAGACCACACTTCCCTCACTACCCGAGAAACCCTCAACAAATTCGTCAAGGTCGTCTAAGTCAGCGTACTTTTCAATCAGGTCTGTGTACCCCGCGTTAAGCACGGCCTGAAAGAAGCCGTCGTCGTCAAGTTCGTCAATTGCCGCTTTCACGGAGAGAGAGTATACGCGGAGAACTTCGCTTATTGGTGCGTTGTTAATCACCCGTGAAATTACTTCATTCACGAATTCCGGTTTGTCTTTAATTGTCATTTTGCATGTGTATAACGGTTTCTTTAGCGCCGTTGAATCTCTATGTGTTCAAAGGGGAAACCGTAAACGGAAGAGGGGGGATTTGAACCCCCGGAGGTTTAACCCTCTACAGTGTTCGAAGCTGCTGCTTTCGGCCGCTCAGCCACTCTTCCTTGTCACCGTGGTGGGCCACTCCTGTGTCGTTCACCGGATATGACCTGTGGGTGTGTTCTTTAACGAGTTTTCGAGGACTTGAAACTAAGTAGGCGTGTAGGGAGTCGAACCCTAACTAGCCGGTAATCTGCCGGAGAGGACTGTATAAGGGTCCCTGTGCACCGTACACCACACGCCCAGGAAAGGGAACCACCGTGTGGGATGGAACCCAAGGTAAAGCTCAGACAGAGGGAGTTTGAACTCCGAATGCCAGGTCAAATTCGTCAAGGGCACTTTGAACTTCAGTGCCGGTGCTTGCCTCACTGAGCTTCAGAAGGAGCTTTGCTCCCCTGGGGCTTTTGCTGCTAATTCGTGCGGCACGATCAACTATAGAAAGATTTGCCATTTTGTATTGTTGTTGTTTAGTGTGGCTGCAAAGGCAACCGACGCCCTGAGAGGGATTCGAACCCACGACCGGTGTCTTAGAAGGACAGTGCTCTTCCACTGAGCTACCAGGGCTTTCATAACTAGAATAGCGTCCCACAGAGGGTAGTAAACCTTATCTGCAAGGCACCCCTTACTTAAGCCTTCTCTCCCGCGTCATTAGACTCCCCTCTCACCCACTCAACCCAGTAGTCTCGTGGGCACCGCATGTTTGCCATTGTTGTCTTAGCGGGAAGAAAGCATCCGCACTCGTCACAGGTTGAACTTTTTTCTTCAAAGGATCCGCACACATTGCTCTCACAAAGTGCGAGTCGGTCCTTTGCCACTTGGCGAGGGGCAAACGACGGATCTTCCAGCATTCGTTTAGCTGTGTCAATCAAGGATGCGCCGAAACTTCTGCGGCAACATTCTGGCTCTTTATTCGTTTGTTCCAACGTTGCTCTCTGCGAAAGGTCTGTATAGTGTAATTTACCCGGATCAGTCCGTAAAGGTGCACAAGACCGAGAGATGCTTGTACAAAATACTCTCATCGAAAAACCGGTACTCCGACGAAAACTCTTCTCTCTGCTGAAAGTGTTCGAGCTCTTTTAAGGTGGCCCTAACGACCGGGCAGTCTGAAACGTAATCCTTGTACCAGAAAGTGTTGAACTTTGGAATGTACTTCCACCTATCTCCGTGCGGAATCCAAACTTTTTCAAATTCTATTTCGAATAGCGAGAACGGGTCGTCCCATTCTTCAGGATTTACGACGCTTAACTGCTGAACGATATCTTTCGTATCGTCGAGAAACCACTGAAAGTGCGTGCTGTTGGGGGATACTTTCCATGTTAGGTTGACAATAAGATAGGGGATGTCGGGAAAGTCCCCTGACTGCACCGAAACCTTCTCGGCCACCCTTAAGCTAGTGATTGCCGTTTTCATCTTCCTCCGAAATGTTTGAAACTTCCGGGGTTCCCCTCAAAAGAAGCGTCTCAAAGAATTCGACCACGTCTATGCGATTAGTCGTATCAACTCCCGCCGTGCGGCAGAACTCGATTGCTTCGTACTCAAAGGGGAAGAACGGGTTGGACAAGCCGAAAGATTTAAGTCTCTGCAGGAAACAGTCTCGGATTGCGCCATAAAGGGGCGGGAAATCGGACTCGTTAAGTTCGACGGTGCGTTCAACTTTCGACGGTGCGTTATACGTGATTTTCATACTACTCAGTGGGGTGTACTGAATGGGAATTACGTTCAATAACTTGTTCCAGGAAAACAAGTGCTTGTTCGTCAGTGTCGAAGAAGTGGCCTGCTGCATTCGATCCGAGAAGCACCTCTCCCGCTTCTTTAGGTGTGAGAGTAAAAGCACCAACCCCTCCCATAACCTGCGCGAAGCCCGCCAGACAGTGAGTGGTCCCGCACGTGTGAAAACCTGCTTCGTTCGATGGTTCCTTCCAGAAGGACCAATCTTCGTAAGTTGTTCTGTCAGTGTCAAACCAGAGCTTGTGCCACCTCTCCATGTGGAGGTTTTTCCGGTCGCGCTCAACAATCCATAGTGCGACATGGAGGAGATTGGCTTCCTGTTGTTCGGGTGTCAACCCTCCCAAGTCTTCTACGTTTCTGTACGTGCACTCCTCTAAGGCGTCAAGGGCGAGTAGGAAATTCGCCGGGATATGCGGGAGCGGAGGGAGCCCTTGTGATGTGCACATCCGGTGAGCAACCCGAGTGGCTTCAGCTGGCGTCAGTGCTTCGGTGCAAGTTGCTGTGGTCATTGTTTCGTTCGAAAATACGTTGGTTTGTTTGGAAAAGGTGAACGGTGCGTGGTTTTCCTCGCCCAGCAAACCTAGGGGAAAGGTTTACGCGTTACAAAGTAAGTTGAGACCCCTTGGTCGTTGCAAATGTGGAGGCTTAGGGGCCTCTCGGTTATGTACGGGTCTGCACGAACTGAGTTACTCACCAGCTTGCACTTTTCGGCTAAGACCTTCGCTTCTTCCCTCTCAATCTCAGCGGTGCTCTCTTCGAGTCTACGACTGGCCACGCTAACCGCACCGACCCCTAAAAGAAGTAGGCCGACTATGAAGGCTATGATCACAAAGCCAGCGACAATACCAATATACGGATTCTCAGTTTTCATACTTCGTGTCGAATGCGAAACTTCATTGAGAGGTTGGCGGTGGAAGGTAAGCTGATTAACTTTAGCGTGTGCCCGGTAAGGGATGGGGGCGGAAAACCGCCCATTCCCCTTGGTAAGATCTTGGGAGCGGGACCCTTGGGCCCGGTGCCCTAGGGCTAGACAGTAGCCATATCAAGGGCTACTTCCATGGCCCGCTGGTTGATGGTTGCGCCTTGGCCGAAGTTTGCGTAGCCAAAGCGTCCGGTCTCGCTCTTTCGACTACGATTGGAACTAAAGTCCGTAACCGCATTCATGGCATCGTAAAAGGTGCGACCTTCGTTACCAGCGCCGTTGTAAAACAGGTCGTTGAGAACGTTGACATTGCGCATTTTGTCCGCTTCTTTCTTGTAAGTCGCCTCAAGGAAGGCACGGAATTGGGCGGAAGTGCAAGTTGCCGAGGCGATGACTTCAACTCTTTTAGAATACATCTTCATGGCGCTATTCACAAAGTCAAGCACTGCGGTGCTCTCAAGAATGCGCTCGTTCACTCCGGAAGAGTGGCGGAATTTTTCTCCGATGTTAGAGTAAGCCATCGAAAAAGTGTTGCCGCAAATTACGCGAGTGGCAACCGGACCGATGGCCACGGAGGCGTTTCCCGTGTGCCCATTCAGAAGAGTAATGTAGGCGTTGTAGTCCTCGCCAACTACACGAAACTCCTGGTTGATTTTCGCCTGTGCAAACACCTTGGCCCCGTGAGCCAAGTATCCCATGTTTTCCACTACCAGAAGCCCCTCTTCAACCATAGGGTTGATCATCTGGAGAAGCTGGGCATTTTGCACCACCTCGTACCCGGTGGAAACATATCCGAGGCGTTCGTCGGTGTCGTCTCGGTGTATCGCTTTGCGGTCTGGGTCCGCAACCCAGACTCCCTGGGAGTTAAGCGATGCCGTGGGCCTTGGGGAGACGGTCCAGTTAAGGTCGTTGGTGATGGCGAAAGCGGGCATGGTTTGTGAGGGGTTGCTTGGACTGAAATAACTATACCGCTTTCCTGTCGGAAAGGAAAGGGGGGTGAACCGCCCGAGGAAAACGGTTTACCGCTCTTGGATCGAGCTAGTGAATCGACTCTCTAGCTCAGCGGCAATACCAAGGAGGGACTCACGGACGGAGTCGTTCCTTGCTTCTAGACCATTGTCCCACTCAACGTGCCCGGTGAAAGACGCGTAGTCCTCGGGAACAATCGAGTCAGCAGCAGCGCGAAGAGTGGCTGCTACAATCAGGTCAATTTCGGTCGTAGCTCTGCTCCGATACGCATTGATGGCTTGAGCACGAATTGCTTGTGCTTTGGGGGAGAGATTTGTGAGCTGCTCCATTGGACTTTCTCGGCTACCCTATAATCATACCACCTTTCTCTCAGACAGGCAAGGCGGTAAACCGCCCTTCCTCTGGGGCTAAGACCCGAACCTCAGTCTCTTTCCCACAATTGAGAGCACCGTTGACTACATTTCACCGGTCTGAGCGGGTAGCTCATTTTGGTTTTGAACGCATTTCTTTGTACTTCTTCTGCGTTCCTACCTGTAATCACTACTTGGGTCTTGCACAATGCCTCGTTGCCAGATAAAGCGGTGCAAAGCGCCAAGATCGCAATTGAAACTCTGTTCATTTTTCGTGTGAAAAGGGAAGCGGCGGGACTCGAACCTGAAACCGAGCCTTAGACCTCCGAAGTACCTTAACTTGCGGGCTTTTCCGGCGAAGAGCCAAGTTCCTGGGATGCGGCTAGATAGTCTTCGATGGCTGCATGAAAGTTGGATTCAAATTCAGCTATCGTTTCGCCGTGAAACGAGATAATGTCGTCGATGTCTAGGACACGACCAACAATAATCTTGTCTTCAGTATCGAAGACCATACTGGCTGTGTAGTCTTTGTAGGCCATGGAATTGATCATGGCTTTCCGCACCCATGTAGAAGAATACGGTTCAGTAAGCATGTACAAACCTTCCTCAAACTTCCCAGTAGAGAGAATGATTTGGAGGGCTGTTTGAGTTTGTTCGTGAAGTTGCCTGTACTCCTCTTCCTGTGACTCGGTCAATTCTTCTAGGTCTTCTCCAGTCAGAATTTCGTGTATGTCTCCGATAACCCAACTGTTACCATACGGTCTTTTCGGGTCTATTTCCGGAGCACCGAATTCACAGTTTCTCCACCCAACGTGCATTCTTCTCAGCAGTTTCAGGTGGTTTTGAGTTAGGAGAAAGAAGGTCTTGCTGTTAGTCATAACAAAAATGGGAATGGGACCGGCAGGACTCGAACCTGCAACCGCGCCTTTAAAAGAGGTAATTTAATTGCTGATGTATCTTTGTCAAGATAACTTTTCGTGCTCTACCAGTTGAGCTACGGTCCCGTATTTGATCCGAAAACTACCTGGAGCGATATTGAAAGTTTTTTCTCAGCCCCCTGAGCTACTCTCCAATGTTAATGGGTTCAAAGGTTAAGTTAAACCACTCCCCGTCAGAGTTACAGAACAAGAGCTTAGAGTCGCTATCGTCGGGGTAATACCAGATCAGCATGTTCTTTAACGATTTGTTTTGGGAGTTTTTGGGCAGGGTCTCACCTCGCTTCAGTCGATACAATACGTCATGCCCTATCCCTTTACTCGGCACGTCTAACCGTATGCCCTTGTCACCGTCAAAACCTGCTTCAGTGGGTGTCATATCTTTTTGTTAGGTCTACGTTCGCTTGGCAAATTACTTGGATCGATAATAAAGGTGTTTAGCCCCCAAGTTCTAGAGCCTATATGAGTCCACACAAACATTCAGCATCAACACTTTTCTTTTGGGCAGGTTTTCACCGGGAAAAGAGTAAGGATGTAACTTCACACCCGTTTGATTTTCAGGGTTAGCATAGAAACAATTGTCATAGTAGTAGCTCGGAAGATCATACTCGTCTTCGGGGTCGAGAACTGCTACAATGTCTTCCTTAATGCGAACTCTCCCTTCTACCTTAGTGAGGGGTATGTGATCGGGAGGTAAAGATAAGAGTACACCAACAACAACTTCCATGTTATCCGGGAAGTCGCTCAGTCTTTCCTTCAGGTCTTTTACTTTCATTCTGTTTACAAAGTCTGAGTTTAACTAGATAGTTGTTTTTCCCAAGAGAGTTAGGGTAAATCGCTGAACTATCTATGTTTGCCGAAGGCAAAGTCGAAGAGGCAAGATTCGAACTTGCGTATGGCGGTTCCTTTTGCGTATTGGGTAATTGCTGAATTACCTAAGCTAGGTAATCTTTTTGCATTACCACTGCCTAACCACTTGGCTACTCTTCGGTTTTTCGCACCGCTTTGCTGGGTGGAGGTTAAGGGGCGAGGAGTGGAACCTTGAGCTCCACATCCGTATCATAGGTTGAGGGTGCTAGGGGTAAACGGACTCAAGCAGAGACCCTCACTCGGGGCCTATCGCGGGGCACCACTCATATACTCTCGAAAGGCGTTCATAAAGTACCTTACGTCCTCCTCGTAAGATGTGTCAGGGTCGTACCACGAGAAGGGGACTTTTTGCGATATCTTCTTGGAGAAAATAAGGTCATACTTGGCTTCATCGGAGAGCTTAGACTCGTAGATTGAGTTGGCCTCCCTGTACACTTTGCTTAACTCCTCAAAGCCCTCTACCTCCTCGTTCGAGTCCAAGGCACCTTCATACCACTCTTCGAGGGACTCCACAATTTCTCCAAGCCTTGCGGCGTAGGTGTGTTGGTCGTCCCTCAGTAAACTGTCACGAAAAAAGCGCAATTGACTCAGGGGTTTGTTAAACTTCCACATTGCTTTAGGGCTAACTGAGAAAGGAGGTATCCCCGAGAAGATGCTGTATACTGGGGTGTTTTCCATACGTGAACTATAGCGGTTTTGCTGAGCGAAGGAAAGGGTGAAAACCGAACCGCTAGGGGCGGTTAACCGCCCTGGCTCAAATTTGTTACTCGTCGAGTCCCCTTATACAACTCGATAACTTCACCATCTTCCGACACTCTTACGTCGTAATGGCGGTACTCGGTTGGTATTTCGTGTCCAACTAAGGGTGTGAAGTCTCTTAGAAAGTTCTCCCAAGAAATAACATTGTCTAGGCCACGACTTCGTAAGTTTTCTACAAGACTGTCGTACTCCTCCCGCAAAGAAGAGGAAAAGGGAGCCCACTCGCTATGCGATTCACTTGGTTGACCTTGCATACAAATTCGACAGTAGCAGAAGCAGAATGAGTGACAAAATGGACACAGAGCCTAAGATTACGATTGGGCTAAACACTGAGAGCCATGGCCAGGTTATTTGCCCCGTTAATTTCAACCCGAGGAGGAGACCCTGGGCTGTCATTAACGAAACTGCGAGATTCTCAAACATTAGTTATTTCTCATGCGAAAGTAGTTGAAGAATCATCCAAAGGGCTCCCAACCCAAGTAGAAAAATTGGCACAAGGGTTGGTGAAAGCACTGTGAGCCAGGGCCAGGAAACCTGACCCGTTACTTTCATAGTCATGAATACGGTTTGCAGAACGATGCAGAGGGCACCCGGCAATTTGATCCAGATCATGCTCCTTCAGCAAATACGGCACCGACAGCGTCGTACCTTTCAGTGTAAACAGCGTCACGCATAGCCCCTACAGGCGTAATTACCCCGCCAGTAAGCACAGCTTTCAGGATTGAAGGGCTGCACCCGGAGACCAGGCAAGTTCCCGTGTCGTGCATTTTCATAGGTACGTTGCCGCTAGAGTTAACATTCCAGAAGACAAGTTCCGGCAAGGAATACCCAGCTTGAGCGTACTTGATTCGCACCGCCTCAAAGTTTGTCACTGAGTTGTTTCTGCAGCAGGAATCAAACTGCATGTCTGAGACAATGATGAGCTTGCGCGGCATTTCCCCCTCAGGAATATGGTTCATCGTGGCGGTAGCCAACACAAGATTGAAGACTGCTTGCAGGTCTGTATTCGCACCCCAGTCGGCCCGGCTAAGGTTACGAACACGCTCAGCAACGTTTCTCCCTGTAACCGACTGCAACTGCGGTCTTCCGGAGAAGGTTAGGAACTTATCCTTCCATGCCCCGGTGTTACGCTCAGCGATGTACATCGCCAGCGAGATTGAAACCGCCATGGGCATGCCGCCGTTATTTCCCATTGATCCTGAGACGTCGGCAATTACCAGGCCGTTCAGCTGCTCTCCTTCCATGTAGTTGGGTAGAGCCTCCCACATTAAGTTTAGAGTCTGATCGCTCCTCTCACCCCCGTAAAGGTACTTGTGCACGATCTCGTAAGGGTAGATCGTACCGGCATTGATTTTTGCCTCACCTTTCTCTACCGAGTCAAGGTAGGATTGGTAGCGGTCGCCGTCGCGCTTGGCGAAAGCTTTACGATACATGAAGCCTGCCCGAGAAGGCAACTTGCTATAGTCAATGCTTTCCCACTCACGGGCACACATTGGCTGCTCAACAATCTTGACTTGTGACCTGAGGGCAGTCAGTGCCTTGCGGTACTGCCTCTCGGTCCAACCCATTGCTTCGGCAATTTTTCGGCCAATCCTCTTAGAGTCCTGGCTGGAAGCGTTAATGGAAGGCAGCCACTTTGCCAGAAGTGAAACTGACTTTCCAACTTCCGTATTTAGGTCGGCGTTCAGTTGTGCCTTAATTGCTTCGAGTGCGATGCCCCAAACTAAGGTACCGTCAAGGGCTACCACATCATCCCAGCGACCGTACTGTGGAATCAGGCTAACTAGCCTGGCACCAATTGCAGCATCATTTCGAACCAGCTCCTTGAAAACTTCTCGAAAGATCTTTCGCTCTCCCTGGCCCCCACGAATGTCGCGTGCCCAAAACAAGATTCGAGTTGCGGTCTCAGGGTCTTCTGCGTAGGCAAGGTTGAACAGTCGAGTTGCTTCGCTGATTTTGTCACGGCAAGCTGCAATCTTTCCAAAAAGGTCCAGGCACTTAGACTCGGTGGACTTGTATGCCTTTGCACCGTTTGCAGTGGTAGTTTGGTTAAACTCGTTTTCGAGTGCGTTTAAAAAGGTTGTCATTTTCTCAAGTTGATTGTTTGTTAAGATACAAATTAAAGCTGTATCAACTTTGCGCTATGGGTAAGGACTCGATGGTCGAATGGTGGAGGAAATCCTCAAGGGTTTCTGAGCCATCGACACCCAAGCATAGTTAAAACCTAATGCAGTAAATCCTGGGAACTACCAGGAGGCCCGGTACACGAACCTCCAGCTATAGTCCTCCTCAGGAATCGCGGGGTGGTTGAGGACTTTCTCCAGGACTTTGACTGTGTGTTCAAGGTCGGCGTAGTAATTCTCACCGTAGTCTGTCGAGCCGAAGAAGAATCCCCCTTCGGTGGGTAGGATCTCCGCAGGGTTTACTGTGTTTGTTTCCGCAGGGGTGTCCCTACTTTCGAGGAGTTTTTTGCACCGAGAGAGAAGTTCTACCAAGTCGTCTCGGCCAACATCAATGTCTTCGCATTTGTCTTCTCCCTCAGATAGATCCACAAAAAACTTGTGAATGTGGTTGGCTTTACGCCAGTAAGCAACTTCGACTCGCGTGTAAAGACTGTTGCGCCTAACGGCTGCAAAGTCGGTCATACCCAAAGCTGTTACAATCTTGTTATACGTTTCTTTTTCTTCGTCGGACGAATGGTCGTAGTTGCCAAGGTATTTCTCAGCGTAAAGGTAGGAGTCAAGTCCCATGGTTTTGCGAGGTTGGTTGATCAGGAGTTTGGGTCGGACGGCGGTGCAATCAGCGCAGGTTGTCCGTACCTGCGATCTCTTCTTGAAGACGTTCAATAGCTCCACGAGCCATACCTTCCCAGAAGGAAGGGTCAAAGGCAAGGTCAATGCCCCTATCTACCCATTCCTCAATTTTCGTTTCGTGAATGGCGTCGCGTCCGGGCTTTGTGAATCGGCCACGGGACTCGTTCCAAATCTGGCCAAAGTTGTCGAAGTTCATTGTTTTGTCAAGAAGTATAGTTGCGGTTGTTGGTTTTCCTCGTACCGTGAGTAGCCAATAAAGTCACCCTCAAAGCCGTCTACCCACGGTGAAATCCATTCAAAGAACTCCTGAATTTCTCCCCGGTAGTTCTTAATGTCGCCTTTTCCTAGGAGTGCCCACTGCTTTGAGATCGTGTCTCGTTCCAGGAATTTGCAGTGTGTACGAGGAGTGTAGTAGCTGCAGTCACTGAAAAGGCAACCCCATCGGTCTGGAAGGTCCTTCAGGGCCTCTCTTTCCGAGTCTTCGTCGAGCTTTCCGCACATTGCCTTGAGAACGGTAATGACGTCGTCGGGTGTCGATGCTTTAAGGTCAACGTTGACGTAAATCTCTGTATACATTCCCATGTTTTCTTTGCGGTTTTCTTTGGGTTATGGTGCCAGTGCGATGGTTTTGTAAGGGTATACTAGCGTGTTTGCTACGGGGAAGCAAGGGGCGGCTTCCCGCCCTTACCCCCGGACCACACTCACTTCGTGTTAAAAACACCCTCGGATAGGGAGAGCACGTTGGCACCGTTAATCAGAATCTTCTGAATACTGCCGTTTTTCATGGCTTCACGGAGAACCTCAAGACGTTGGTACTCAAGAGACTGCGAAGTCACTGTGGACGCCAGTGCCTTGTTTTCCTCGGCCTTAAGTTGAGCCGTTTCAGTCTTAACTTGCTGCTCTTTTAGACCAGATTGGGCGGCAACTACACGATTCACCGACGCCACCAATTCGTCTGGTAAGTCAGCTTTGCCTACGATGATGGAGTCGACGGTTATTTTACCATCAAGGCCGTTCTTTCGGAGAGCTTCGGACAGGTTGGTTTTGATTGTGTCTTGAATCTGTTCCAGGCTGCTGTTTACGGCTAGTGCGGGGAACTCATCGACAGATTGATTTACGGCGGATGTAATCAGCCTGGAAATGTAGCTGGACATTAGTTGAAGCTGACCATTTTCGGCAATCCCGTGATTAGTCAGATCGTAGTTGGTGAAGAACTCGTAAAGGGAGTTAGGGTTGATGCTGTATGTTACAGTAACATCCATCTCTTTCATGATGGTGTTGTCCTTGGTCTTCGGGCGAAGGTCGTTTGCAGTTACCGTGATCTTTCGGGTGTTGAACACCTTAATGGATCCGAACCCGTCGTACTTAATGCCTGGTGTCAGAACCTCGTTTTTCACTTGGCCGTCGAAACCGACATAGAGCCCGTTTTCACCGGTGTTGATCGTAGTGAACTGACCAGCTGTGAGGGCGAGAAGGAGAGCACCGGCACCAACGCCGATACCAATTTTTGCGAGTGACATTTTGAATGTGATTTTGAATGTGAGTGGTTTGGAATTAAGGCTGGGCTAGTCTTTAGTTACACCGGCGTAAATAAACGCACATGCAACAAAAAGGAGGAGTGCTAGCGGTACAATTTTGAGGAAAAACACCACTGGAAGCCCCCTCAAAAAGAGAATGAACAGGAGTAAAGACACTCCAGCAGCGACACCAAGAACTCGTATTAGCATGTGGGGTTACAGGGTGGAGAACTTTTGTAATTGTGTCGCACGGCAACTAAGCAATTTTCCAGTCTTCAGCGTCACGAAACTCGATGGACTCAGACCCGTCGTATTCCGTAACCCTAAACATAACCCCTTCAGGTACCCAGTAAATTGAAAGTTGTCTCGCGCCATCACCGTAAAAGTAGGACTCAGGGTAAACGGACTCAACGTACTCTGGTATGGAGTCTCGGCGGTCGTCTTCAACCATGCTCACCAAGGTAGGGTCGTACAATAGAAAGTTTTCGAGACCGTCGTCACCATTGCCATCGCGGGAGTTCCAGGTGCTCCAACCCGCGCCATAGCCTGGGCTGTATAAAACGGCGACTTCACCGCCTCGAACTACTCTGTCAGCTTTCATTTCGGTTAAAGTGTGTTACAAGGAAGGTTTCTTGGTTTTCGTAGGCCTGAGCGAGAGCTTCGCCCTCAGCTTGAAGGAGCCTTACAAGGTCAAACTGTCCGCGATCAAGGAGGAGATGACATTGCACGGAAAGGTCCCATAGTCGAGTCTGAATTGCATCGCCAAGGGAAAACGCCTTACCATGTAAGGCAGTGTCGTAGGGGTTGGGGTTCATAAGTTAAGGGTTGGGAGACTAAGCAAACTGAACAAGGGTCTGTTCTTCCAGGTTCCACACACAGAGGCGAGCGTGCGCCGGGTCAAAACTTTTCTGAGTGCTGCCACCCATCTGACCGTCGAGAACCAGGCTCTTCTCGCTCGTGTGAACGTGGTGGTAGTGCCCTGCGACACGAACCCAGGTCCGATCGCATTCCTCTTCCCACCAATAGACGCGAGTCTCATCTTGAGGGTACACCGCGCCGGGGCGGCGAGGGCCAAACAGCATGTAGTCCTTGGCTTTTCTCGTCACCTCGTTCACACGGTACACTCCAGTGTAAGACGGTGGAACAAGAACCCACTTCGGAAACATCGCGTGAGCACAACGGTACTCTGTCCCTCTGGAATCTCGCAAGGCAACCCCGTAGGGAAAAGTTTCCAGCCAGGCAGAGACTTCCTCAATAGGGATACCTGCGTCTGAGAAGTCTTGTACGGTACGCTCAAAGCCCTCTTTAAGAACCACGTTGTTCCCGCGAGCGTAACGCTCCAGCTTGTTTTGATGGTTGCTTCGAAGCACAATCGCCCCTTCTTCCACGGCTTGCCGAACGGCTTTGTACACACCTGCGCTGTCGCTTGTTTCCATGCGAGAGTCAAAGAGGTCGCCGAGGAAAATTGGTGTGCAATTTGCTCCTCGGCAATAATCGAGCGCTTTGAGCAGGGGCTTTCTCTGAGAGTGTAGGTCGCCGATGAAGGCAAAATTGGAAGTAACGTTATTCATGATATTACTATAGCGTTTTTCCGTCTGAAAGGCAAGGGCGGGAAACCGCCCTTAGCCACGTAGAAATCCTTTGTGTTGTGCAGGCTCGCGACGGGTGGGCCTTTTTCTGGCGACAGCAGGTGCTGAGACAACCGGGGATGGCGCAGGAGACTCTGCAAGAGCAAGGGGTTGGACCGGTGACGGTGGCTCCTCCAGGGCATTAAGCAGTGCCTTCAGGGCAACGACAAGGTGGGGTCTTAGAGCCTTGGCAGCCTTGCCCGCAAGGCCAAAAAGGAGAACGGACCACGCAATCGTAGTCAGTGCCGCGTCCACGGCTCTGTTACCAACAACCACGTAGTTGACCCTGCGCAAGGGTTCAAGAAAGGTTTTCATTTTCTTTGAGAAAGGTTTCTAGGAGTTCGTTGTAGAGGGTGAACTCCCTAAAGCTAGTATAGCCCATTTGCCCCGAAAAGCAAAGGGGGAAAACCGTCCCCTTTACCTCTGGCTTGGGCTGTTCGACGTAAAATGTGCCCTTAAGCGAGCCATAATGGCCATGTTCGCCTTAGACAGAGCCATGTCCAAGGTAGCCTTTTCTCCGACCTTGGCTTCGGTGGTGGACGATCCTCGAAGCCGTAGAGCGGAAAGGCGACGAGCAGCACACGAGGCGATGTTTAACCACTGCAGCGAGGTCATCGCACGTACCGTACGAGAGTGACGTCCGCAATATCGTGGCAAGACAGAGAGAAACTTTCAAGCATTTTTACTATCGTGTCTTCGTTACCGCCAGCGAGACCGCACCCAATGTATGGGAATCCTACCGCAAACTTCCCGTCTAGTGGCGCAGCTATGGCGCCGCTTCTCAAAAAAGTTTGAAAACTTTTGAGAAAGTCTCGGAAAAAGTTGTACTCGAAAATGTCTTTGCCCCTTCCGTACGAGTACTGAGTATATGCGTTGACAATGTGAAAAGTATGGTTACCGCTCCCTTGAACCTGTGCCATGGTAAAACGACCGAGTTTGCCCCGGTCCCCTTCCCGAGTGGAAAGGTCAACGCTCGCTGCTTCTGGGTGCTCACGACTTATTTGCCCTGCGATGCCTGACGCCATCTTATTAAAACAATTTGCCCCGTGGACAATAATGTCAAACTGGCCCTTGCGAGCCATTGACAACAAGTCCCCGTTGGCCCGATGAAGTGTACTCATACGGTTAATTGGGTTTCAGACCCAAAAATATAAGGTTGCAAAGTGCTACTACGGTGGTCAAAAAATTAAAGGAAGCCCACCCTAGTTTATTTTCCCTGTAACGTACGAGACCCAAAAATATGGACACCCACATTATAAACATCCAAATGAGCGCGGAGAGTAGTGGAGACATTTTGACGAGTGATGAGTTAGCTAGAGAGGTTGGGGCAGAGTTTTGTGTTAATGCGGATACTTAGGTGAACCACCAAAGTCCTCATCGTCGTACTCGACGAAAAGGTTAACTTCCCAGAAGTCAAACTCTTCCTCGATTTTCTCTTTAGCCCTGCAGTACTCAGGCTTTGTCATGCAGCCAGGATTTTGGTAAAGGACCTTGAGTTCTTCGAGCGCACTCTGGAGATTGCGAATGTACTCGAACTGGTGTTTCCTTCGTTGGTACTGGGCTATGGTTTCTTGAGTCCCGTTAGGATACGTGAAAGTTTCGGTGAGAGGGTTAAACGAGACTTGGTCTTCTGGATTTATCATTCAGGGTGGTTGTATCTATGGGGAGTTGAAATGGCTCGGTTTAGGGTGCTAGGAAACTTTCGAGTGGTCGACGGGATAAGAAATCCAAATGTAGTTGTCAGACCCGTCTTTGTATCCTCGGGAACCGTCGCTTGCGATGTCAAACTGAACCCATGGTTTACCGGAATCCCTGCAGAAGCCCCCGTTCCAGTCTCTTCGATCGCTTATATAGCCGAATGCACCGACAGCTACACTGAACAGGGCTATGGCAAGTAGTTCCATTTTTGAGATTTGCGGTTTGGACCGGGGAGTGCAACCGTAGGGTGTACTGAGCCGTATGCGAATAACGTACAGCTACAACTAAGGTTGGGTCAGGAGAGTTCGGAATAGTAGCTTTATTGTCGTGTGTAGTCGCCGAACGAGTCGTAATTTGCGGTTGCGTTTCGGAATCGCTCCAGGTCCCCAACCCTTTCATCCAAGTCGGAGAGATCGCGGGAAAGTTGCTCAAATATGGAAATCCGACCGGCAACAAACCCCTTCAGGAATATTTCAAAGACGGAGCCTAGGCGGACGTCGTCTTCAGGTGTTTGACACCACAAGGTGCGAAAGGCTTCAATCGCGTCGGGAGTTGTGCCCGTAGGGTATTCGTACGGGGTTGAAGCGGACATTTGGGTTTAGTGCGGGGTGAACTGACTAAGTTAGTATAGCGTTTCTGCCGAGCAAAAACAAGCCGGGAAACCGTCCCGAAGCAAAAGGGAAACCGCCCCCAACCACTTTGGCTTTCACGAGGGAACACTACCCCCGGATATCCGGCCTACCGGAATTTGGACGATGAACATACAACGTGAATGCAACACCGAGGAGTCCAAGTACCACACTCGTAACGGACAGAAAAGTTACAGGGACATGAACTCCGACAACTATCGCCAAGGACGAAATTAAGCATTGTATAGCAAAGACTGCCGCCATTGCTACGGTTGGTGTGTTATCACGGTAGTTTCGAATTACTAGATTGAAGTCACGAAAGAACTTACGCATTAGGGGTCATTGTGTATGTTGGGACGATGAATGTAACATGTAATGGCAAGGAGTGAGATACCGTATGACACTAGTAAGTGGTTCACGGGAGTTGCCAAGATCCCTAGACTTAAGGTGAAGCAGGCTACCAAACAATGAAAAGCAAATATAAGTGCTAGGGTTAGGGTAGAAGTGCCTTGTCTATAGCGGCGAATGTGCCAATTTGCGTAGCGAATTAAAGAGAGCATTTTTATTTTAGATTGGATAGACTCTTGAGTATTTGGTCAATCTTTCGCTTGAGGGCGTCTTGGTCTATTTTAACCTCGCTCAGTAACCTCCCTAGATTTTCGTCGTCTAAGATAGCTTGAGCAGCTTTCTGCTCAGATTCAATTAGTGAAGTCCAAGGGACTTCTAGATTCACTTCAGCCATCACTTCTCCTTCTTTTTCATCGACCATTCATTACTGATGGCCTTAAAAGTGAAACCATACTCATTGGATTTGAGGACAATCTCTTCTCGCTTAACCTTGGGGTTCAGAGACGGGCCATCGGCGTAAGCTAGCAGCTCCTCTAGGGAGCCGAACCGGTCGGTCAGCACCATGGAAAGGTCCAGGACGGGTGCGTGCTCCAGGGGGGCTTTAGCGTCCCCAGGCACCAAGGGCCGTCTAGTTTTTAACTAGGCGAAGTCATTCAGGGTAAACCTTAACAAGTCGTTCTGAAACCAATGAGAAATTGCTACACATACAGAGTGGGTTGGTCCCGGTTCAATAAGTACTACTACGGAGTTAGATTCGCCAAAGGATGTCACCCTGCTGACCTTTGGGTTGCCTATTTCACCAGCTCCCGGCATGTAAAAGCATTTAGAAAAGTTCACGGGGAGCCAGATATCCTAGAAGTGAGAAAAACTTTTGGAGACGAACCTAAAAAGGCAGCCGAATGGGAACAAACTGTTTTACGAAGACTAAACATAGAGTTCAACGAACTATACTTAAACAGAAGCCGAAAGAACGCTTTCGGGGCCAAGGGGGCGCCATGGAATGTGGGTAGAACCAAGGAGAATTGCCCCGTGACACATTTAACTGCGGAGAAGATTAGCAAGACTAGAAAAGGTTTTAAAGCCTCAGAAGAAACTAAGAAGAAACTGTCTATGGCTGCAAAGGGAAGAGCCGAAGAAAATTCCTGGAAGCAGCTATTAAAAAGTCCAGCAATTAGAAACAGATTTCACTCCTATAAACATTTCTTAGTTGAGATAGAAAACCTATACGAGTCTTGTTGGGGTATCGCGGAGGTCATTTCAAAAGCCCTGGGAGTAAACGTCAGAGGCGTTGCTAAAGCCCTAGAGCGCCTAAATCTGACTTCTTTGAACGACCAGCAGAGAACTAAAGTGTATAATAAGTACGGGAACAGGTTCTCTAGTTACAGCGACTACTGCATAAGTATCTTGGTTTTACATCTCAAGGGCTACACTCCCAGTCAAATTGGTAGTCAGTTGGATGTGAATGAATGCGGAGTGGGGAACCTTCTTCTCAGGGTTGATTTAACCCCAAACAAGGCCAAAACGGGACCGTCAAAGCCCGCTTTTAAGAAGGTACTGATTGCTGATGCTCTTGAAGCTAAAAGCACCACATTCACTCTTGAAGACAATCCCCTCCCGGAGAGTCTTATTGTTAAGTTGAGAGAAACCGTCTGCCATACCGAGGATCTCTTCCACACCCATATCCTTTATAGAGAAGCTTCCCAACACAGGGACGTGGCCCAAACCAAATTGATCGCAAAAGTTTTTCCTTTCCAGGGGGGTCATGTACCTCCCCATATCCGTAAGGTAGACATCAAAAACAAAGAACTTGAAGTCATTTAGCTTGTAGATGTTTTGCTGGATTTTTGGGCCTACAACTTCTCCCTGTACAGCCACATTGTCAAACCCTGCAGTCTTCAGTTTTTCTTCTAGATTGACTTTTCTAGCGACGGACCAATAAGTGTTATTATTATCCTCTTTTAGGTCTAAGTTACGGGAGCAAACTCCGAACTCTCCGTTGTTAAGGTACATCGTACAAGATGTACCCTCTAGTTTCTCCGTAACTTCGTATACAACATTCTTGTATTCCCCCAGTTTGTCGTATAGAGATTGAACTCTCGGCTGATCCGTTTTGGTAATGTAGCTCGGGAAGTTTCCACGAACTTGTCCCGCAAGGCAAGCGGGGACCGGAGCTTCCCACTTCTGAATGCCAAACTCTAGAGTGAAGTCTTCGCCTTCTTCCCACACACACTCGTCAACTCGGAGAGATCCCCTCCCCCCATAAGGTTCGGCTAGCGAAACAACGTAGAAGCTTGGAGAGATGTCTGAGAAGCGAAGTAGGAGACCCTGGGAGACTTGGCCACGGAGCCGGACGGTTTTCAACCTTTCCCCCTTCACTCCATTGTACTCCCTTGGTTCCTTCCCCTTGGACAAGAACGGGGCAAGTTCATGGGGGATCCACGAGTCAATCTCGAAATAGATTGCAAGATCACCGGCTTGGAATTCCCCTCTCTTCACGACAACGGGCCAGCCACCACCCACGATGGCGCACTCAATTGCGTCGGCGTCCGGGATTGGGCGAATCTCCGTTACTTGTCGGACGGAGGCGAGTTTGCGTTCGATGTTTGCCATTTTGCTTAGGTTGGTTGTTGAGAAAGTGATAAATTATTTGCGGCGGAACCTTCAGTTGGTCCGGAAACCAGAGACCCAGATGTTTTTCCAAAGGTGTAGTACCAAAACCCTACATAGAGAGATACAAGCGAAAAGTCGATGATCGATGGAAGGAGCACCAGAAGCCAGGGCCAGGACATATACCCTGTGAGTTTGAGGGCTAAAAGAGAAGAGTGAAAGGTGTCGTGAAGTCAAATGTTGTGAAGCTTACGCGATTGCTCAGCTAGCTTTTCTCTCTCCTTAGCTAACTTAACGATCAAAGTCATCTGAAGATTACCGCTGAACTGCGAGAACGTGAAGATTTCAATTGCAGCGTCGATTAAAAGAGCATAGGGTACTAAAATCCTCATTACCCGACAGTTTAGGTTGGGTTCCTTCACAGGGTTTCTAGTAATTTTGAATTTCACTTAAGCTCCTCCCACTGGGTCACCGCCTTCGGCTGCCTCTCTGGCGAATAGCTCCACAGCCCTTCTTATGACGTCGGCTTTACTTATACCGTCAGCCTTTGCAAGAAGGGTCACCACGTCATAAAAGTTTTGCGATACACGCAGCTCAATGGTATGTTGAGCTCCCCCTTCGGTAGGACTTTCAGTTTGTGCAGCGCCAGCAGAATCCCACTGGGTCACCGCCTTCGGCTTCACCGCCCAATCCGCCGGATCGCACTCGGTAGCAGCCGCAAAGTCAATTTCCATGACGGAGTTCCCACGGTTGATGCGGGGCACCCCATAACGTACCTCAGACCCGCTGGGGACAGGGAGATAGTTGTCGTGAACCCATTCCCATAACTCGGGAAGGTCGATCTCGATTGTTCCTTCGGATGTGAATGCCATTTTCTGGGACAAGGTGGATTGCGGGTTTTCCCGTATAAACCTACTATACCGCTTTCCTGTCGGAAAGGCAAGGGTGGGACCGCCCCATGGTAACGGGGAAACCGCCCTAAGGCAGTACAAAGGGTGAGTCAGGGTCGTCTGTGAAAGCAGTGAAATAGGTCTCTGTGGCCGGGTTACCCAGGTTAAGGACGGGAATGTTGTGAAACCTAGCGATGCGAATCGCCTGTGAGGTTCCACCGACATCCTTACCGTTTTTTGTCCAGCAAATTACCACGTCTGTTGGGCTCTTGCAGTCTCTCCCTAGGACTTGCATCGCGTTCCTAGCCATTAACTTTCGCCCCTTGTCATAGAGCCGAGAGGGTGCGGGATGGAACCGCTCCACGCTTTCTTGAGCTAGTTCTCGCCCTGGGCACAAAAGGTAATCAAAGTGGGATTTACCGTCGTGGTACCGTCCGTTGAATCCGTTCCACGGCAAGAATATCTCCTTTCTCCTGGAGTTTGCTTCAAAAGCCGCATCGGCGCCATCAGCACCACCCGAGCGCAGTGTGAACCCTAAACGGTCCATCTTTGCCGAAATTCGGCCCATAAGTGCCAGGATCGAACCAGGTGTCTCTTGCCTCCCAATTCCTGTGTACACTTTCATTGCCCCTTTAGCCTCAGTCATTGTTTCTCATTCAGCTTTTAGATCAATTTTCATAATGTCGTACTCGTGTTCGTCAATACTATCCCACCGACCTGTGTCGGTCCAAGTGAGAGCTGGAGCTGAGCCTGAGTTCATGAAGTACGGAAATAACTTGCCCATCCAACGCCAGGGCATTAAACTACCTGAAGAAGGCGAGATAACACCGGTACGAACTGAGCCATCGCGTAGCACAACGGTGACTTCTTTGCCGAGAAACTCTGCAAGATTAAGAATTGGTGACTCAAGATTCATGGCAAATACTTCATCACAATGAGTCCTTCCGGTGTAAACCGGACCCGCTTGTTTTCTTGATCCAACTCAGTTAGTTCTGGATGGCTTTGCTCCACCACCAGCTTCCAAAGGAGGCTAGATACTGAGCGCCATCCGTCCCCTGAGTCCGTGCTGCGTTCAATCAGCCGTAACATGTTTCTTTGCGCATCTGTTATCGGTGGCTTGGGGTTGGTCATGGCTTTCCTTCAGTTTAAGGGCGTGGGTCGTTGACTCGTTGAAGTTGAGTGTGAGTGCTACGCACGAGCAATCATACCGAAGCCAGGCTCCAGAAAACTTTCCAAGTTGCTGTCGGGATGAACCTTCTCAGCCACAAGTAAAAGAGCCCTGTGGCAGTCCTGCCTGGATCTCCGAGCCCCGAGTTTGTAAGCAGAAAGTGCGTAGGAGTGGGCCAACTGCAGAAAAGAGTCTCGCAAACCTGCGGGCATCTTCTCAACCTTGCTTCGGGTTTCTTCGGGAAGCCCCAGCCAAAGTGCTTCGAGATCGGCTTCTACTTGAGGGTGGAAGGCCATGGTTGCGTGCGTGGACTGAAGTAAGTATACCGCTTTCTCTTCGAGAAAGAAAGGGGGTAAACCGCCCCAGGGAAAGGGATCGGTGGGTGTGCCTCAGCACGGGCTATGCGGGGCAGAGCAGTAGGCAGCAAGATACGCTTCGATCTGCTCACTGTTCCACCTGGGGTCCGGAAACTTTGGCCAGCCGTAGGCGCAGTGTGTAGCGCCATGCTCAGCGCAATCTCGAAGTGTTTTAGTGTGAGGTGGAATAACGTAGTACTTTTCCCAACAAAGCAGCATTGAGCGTGCTTCTGCTTGAGGGTCGAAGGTCATGGTTGCGTGCGTGGGCTGAAGTAACTATACCGCTTTCCTGCCGGGAAGGCAAGGGGGGTGAACCGCCTTAGTCCAATATCTCCCTACGAACTGAGGTCTGCAGCTTACTGATTGCGGCGAGTGCGGCAGTGTGATTGTCGCGAGAGGCTTTCATGGGTGTGGCTTTCTGTACCATGACCCAAATGGCGTCTAGATCTGATAGAACCTCCGCAGCGTTTTTCAGTGCGGGTTTCGTCCTATACTTCGCAATGTATAGTTTGATAGTATTCGTCACCCTCTTGTAAAGAGACAACTTTTCTGCTTTGCACTGGTCGAGAGTACCAATGAAAGGGGGAGACTTGGAAAAGTCCATGTCGTCAAACCCGGCGTACTTCCCGTCGATCTTTGCAAATCGAATACCGCTGTGGGACGGGATATTGTAGTCTAAGCCATGAGCTTCGCAACAAGCTTTGAAGTCTCGGAGAGAAATCGCATTGCGGTCTAAGGTGTATAGGTGTGCCTTGGTTGCGCATTGCGGAGAGTTCCACATAGACTGAATGTCTGGGTCGCCGGAGTTGGTACGAACCTCCACCACCTCAAGTTTGACGGGATCCTTTTCCGTGCGAGACTCGCCGAACACCGGCTCCCACGTTTTGAGAAAACGCTTGTAGGCGAATTCGTCGTCGAGATTCTCAAAGATGTAGCAGCTTGAGTACCCCTCTTCCGGGGTGCCTTTTGAAGCGAGATCGCTTTTCTGTTCCATGTACGACTCGACTGACAAAGTGCTACCAGTCTCGTTCTCATAATGCGTAACTGCGGGTTGAAACACGCGAACACGTAGGATGGTCGTAGGGTCCGACACAACGAAAGTGTTTGCCGTTACAGGGATTCCATCCACCTCAAGGCTGGCGGATGTGTGGCTTCTTTGAACAAGGTAGCTCCCCTCGTTCACAAGATGAGTGGCCTTCAGAGTGATTGACACTTTGGTAGGTTTCAGGTGTTTTGAACTAGTTTAGTTTACCGCTTTCCTCCCGGAAAGGCAAGGGGGAAAACCGCCCTGCCTCTACGCTACGGAGAGACGACCGATAAAACCTTGATAAGGGAGTGCCCGTCGATTTCAGGTTGATAGTTTTCACCAGTCTGCGGCAGCAGGGATCGCTTCTTCGACGGGGAGGTAAATTGTGTCGAATTTTCATGTGATTAACTGGGGGAAATCAACCAAATAGATAAAGCACCGAAAGTAGCACGACGGGGACAAACCCTAATGAGACTTGTATTTCAATTGGCGTAACCTCTTCGGGGGAACCTCGCTCTTTGTCAAGTTTACGAATGAGTTTCTCATTCGGGGTTAGCCTCTGCCCGTCTTTCAACCCCACCCACCTCGACCCCTTTGGGTGACGGTGTTTTCGGCTTAAGGGGTAGTTTCGTTGCATACTAACCGCGAGCGATCACTTCCTTCAAGAAGGCGAGACCGTCTTCGTTGGAGTCATAGAAGTGGAGTCTTGCTTCTGGCCCTAATAGCCTTCCACCCGCAGTTATAGGGTCAGTTGTGAAATCTAACTCTCCGCACATTAGTTGAGCAAACCCTGCGATACAGTGAACCGAGCCGCAGTTACTTGGGGGTTAAACCCCGGTAGGAGCTACGGTCTGCAGAACCTTCAAACGAGCCCGCGTAGTCAGCTTTCAGGTGGAAAGCATACATATAAAAGTTCCCCAGGTCACGCTCTACAATCCAGAGTGCAACGTGCCGTAAGTTCTCTCCTTGTTGTTTAGATGTAAGCTCAATGTCCCAACTTTCAGGAATGTGCGGGAGTCTGGGAATACCAGGTGTGGTGGGTGCTATAAGATGGGAACTGGAACGTGTTTCAGTGAAGGTAGTCATTTTGTTTCGGGGTTTGGTGTTTTGAGGCGAGCGGGGTCTTACGGGTCGTAGTTTACACCCGTAGTTTAACGTGGGAGGGTTGTTGCCCTGTAGCAATCACCGTCGTCCTGGAGATTGATGCCGCACAGATAGTCGAAAAACGCATTCTTTGCCCTGCGAAGAAAGCCAACTTTCTTAGGAAAGTTGTCTCCTGGAGCAGGGTCCTCAGCCAGTGCTGCATCCACACGGCGGTCGAGGTCGTCGAGTGTTGGCTCCCAATTCTCAAGTACAAGGTGGCCCGTCTGTGATTTGCACATTGACCGCAGTACTGCCAGTGCAATTTGTTGCTTGCGACACAGAGACCGCAGGTTCAGGTTCTCGGTTTCCATTCTTGCTTCATGCACTAGGGGAATTACGTGAAATGACACGCTGAAGGAAGGCAAGGCCATCTTCGTTGCTGTCCCGAAAGTGGCATGCGGCTTCTTCACCAAGCAACCGAGCCCCAGCGAGAGAGGGGGTAATCTCAAACCCCTTCTGACCAGCCATCACCTGGCTGAAACCGGCGATGCAGTGAACAGTTCCACATGCGTTGAGCATGTGCAGGGAACCCTTGCGAGATATCCCAAACAAGTGAACCCAGGCAGCATGCCACTGACCCATATCAAAGTTGTGCAAATCGCGTTCGACCACCCACAAGGCCACATGTAACAGGTTAGCTTCCTGCTGAGCAGGAGAAAGCCGGTCAGCGGGGAGCCAAGTAACAGGAATGAAAGGTAAGGCGGGAAGGCCAGGGTTGGTATCTAACGCGATTTCCTGGGCGGTCCGAATCGCTTGTGCCGTGAGAGTCATTTTGTTTGGTATGACATGTAATTTGTAAAGGGAGTCAGGCTCGGGTTTGGGCTCGATTCAGAACTCGGACCAAGAGCACCAAACCAGTTACCGTGAAGAGAGTGCTGTGAAGGGCAGAAAGGTCGTTCAGAGGAAACATAGTTGCTCAATTGGACTGTAATAACTATACCGCTTTCCTGTCGGAAAGGTAAGGGGGTAAACCGCCCCCTTTCAGAGTCTTACAGGAACAAGAGTGGCAGCCTCAGAGCGAGTGCGAGCTATCTCGTTGCAGTCGGCCTCACTTAGGCCCGTCATACTCTGCAGTTCGTGGTCTTGCACTCCATCCAAAACGGTTACGAGTGCGCGAGCAAAACGTTCGGCTTTCACCTCTGCTTCCCCTCGCTTCTCGTTCTCGTACAAGACACGGTTTTCAAGCGTTGTAAGGAAATCGGATGCGTTAGTGGAATCCATTGTTTTTGGAGGAACTCAACTCATTTGGTATACCGTTTCTGCCCCGCAGAAACAAGACGGAAAACAGAACGTTTAGGGCGGTTAACCCCCTGAGACTTTCCCCCTCGCCCCAACAACTCGAAAGGTCGCTTACCCTGCGAATGGCTTTTCGAGGGCATCCTCCAACTTTTGCAGTCTTAGCTCAATGCTCTGCAACCTGTCCTCCGCTTCCCTTTCCCTTTTTATCCTCCGCTCACGGCGCTGAATCTGCTCAAGGCGAACCTCCTCCCGCAGTCTTGAATTTTCTTCCTTAAGCCGTTCTGTTTCCTCCCGAAACTGGGCGGTCTCCTTTTCAATTATTGCTGTTTCCTCACGAATTCGAGCCGTTTCTTCTCTCGTATCTCTCGTCATTTGCTCTAGTCTCGAAATGTTATCTTCCATCACTCTGCTCAGACTTGTATTAAGGGGCAGCCCTTCCTCTCCCCGTCTAGTGAAAGGTGCGTCAAGCAGTGCCGTGTGCGGGGCTCCCGTGGCACTCAGAAAAACCCGGTGATGTTTAAGCCCATTAACACAGTGAATCGTTGACTCTCCCGTTTTCCACCAATGTAGTGTTTCTTCAATCCACACGGATAAGCGAAAGGGTCGCCTTCCGCCACGGGCACTGTCCTCCCAGCCAACTCTTAATACCTTATCAGTAATTGATCTTAGTTTGTTCATTTGTTCCACTAAAGTAGTCGTCTAATCCGTTATTGTGCAAGTCTGCGCATAATAGTCAATTAGAGCAATTGACCTGGCTTGTTTTTCATCGTTCGCCCAACAGTGCGTCGTGCTTATGAGCTCCCCTTTAGAACTGATACGGAGTTCGCTCGGGGGTGGAATAGCGCCGCAACAAGCGCCCACAGAGTAACACTCTTTAACCTCACCAGACACTACTTTCACAAACCAGAACTCTTGCCCAGGGGGGTTTTCCGTAAGAGGATCCAAGAAGTACTCTTTGATTTCCGAGTAGGGAAGTTCCTTTTTCAGGTCCTCAGCGAGTTTCATGGTTGAGAATAAGCCTATTACTTCAGCTTCTTCTGTCCCGTAGAAGTCTATAACAGCGTAGATGATTGTCATTTGATTGTTTTTTGAGTAGGTTGTGCTAGAACTTCTCGTAGCTTCCCGACCCATTCCCGGTCCGCAGGGTCATCCAAATCAACGTAAAGATCAAAGTAACCTCCGGGAGAAGACGGGTCAATCATGTGAAACCATGCCTGCTGTTTTTTAGTTACAAAGTCAGGCTCGATATCGAGAGACGGGCACAGACCAAAGGTTAACCACTCAAGTTCAAGTCCGCCATCGAAGCTTGAGAAGGCACTCGGGTACGAATCGGGAGGAAAGTTCTTGTCGAAAAAATCAAACACCCAGCTTTCGAACCAGTCCAAGAGCTCCTTTGAAGGGGCTTTGCACTCTCCATCGAGCCAGCCGTCCTCCAGCACCCTGAGCTTACCTAGATTTTCACGGAATTGGGTCTAGGTTTGCATGATTAGCGTGCTGAGGGATCAGGGGTAAGGGGGCCAGGGAACAACCACGTAGTTACGTGCAAAGTCCTAAGGCTCTTTTCTCCTCCTTAGTCAACTTGGCCAAGGCAATTTCCTTAACTACCTTCATTCGCTCAGCATCTCGTAACTTGTGATTGGCCCACCATTCCTGGTAAACAGGGAGAATAGTGTTTAAACTCCACTTATCAAAGGCATCCCGTGCCAGTTCAAGCTCAGTGAACGCATAGCATGCAATTTCCATGAGCGCTCCCGGAAGTTCCGCGTCGCTTACGGACACACCGTACAGGCGCAAGTTGTCCTTTGCTTGCTCGGTCGGAAGCAGATAACGAACTGGAGCTAGCACAGGATTCCCGGCACTCTCGCTCTTAGGAGAGCGGAAGTCGTGGTGAGGCACATCATAAAAAGGGTCTCGGCAGGGTATTTTACTCGGGGTGTGGTTAGGGTTGTAAGAGGTTGGGCTACTTGAAGTTTGACTCCGCAGTTATCTGCTCTACGGCGTCTTTCGCAAGAGCACGGCAGTTGCTTCGGCGATAGAGACCGACTACTGCCCAGTGGGGGAAGCCGTAAGCTCCTCCAGTATAGCTGTTGTCTCCGGTTTGGAAACCCCAAGAGAAGGAACCGTCATCGTTCAAATCGGCGCCAACCGTTACCAAAATCCCTGGAATGCTGTCTTCTTCGTAAGCACGATAGTCATTTTGAATGTCTTTTTTCAGAGATTTTAAGAGGGACTCAATTTTAGTCTGAAGAACTTTTTTGGGATTAGACGTCATTTGGATAACTTGGGGGGACTCTTTAGGTTGGCGACCGCGTTCGGGACTCCGAGGAGCCAAGTTAAGCGAAAAGCGCAGCCCCAGCGATCACAAATATACTCAAGGCTTGACTCGATGCTTTCCAGACTGGTGTAGCCATAGGTCTCCTCGCCGCTCCTTCTGTCTGGGTCGTACGAAAAGGAAAAAGACCGGAGCGCCTGAATGGCTCTCCTATTCTTCTCAATTTTGCGTACCACTTTACCCAGGTCCAGAGGGTGCGAGAAGTCGAAAACTTCACGTTGGATGCGCGTCTGGATCCGCTTTTTAACTTTCTTTTTCATGGGGTAAGTTTAGCTCGTTTGATCCACGGAGGCAAGGGGGGGAAACCGTCTGCCCCGGCACGGTTAACCGTTTTCTGCTTACCCAGTCTCCGTAGCTTCCTTCAAAGTCCAACGGGTAAGGCTTCAGCACACTAAATCGCGCAGCTTCGTCCAAAGCGTCAAGTGCTTCAGTCCTGGCTAGGAAGATGACTGTATTCCACCCAGGGGATGTAATTTTTCCCTCAATATACTTTGCTCTTTTGTACACCCCTCTGTGAACGACTCCCCAGCATCTTCCGGAGCCTTCGCAAACTTTTGCATGAGACACCCACTTACGCCCCCGAAGACTAACCCCTCGTCTGGCGTCTGCAGGGACATCTAGTCCAATCAAGCCAGAGTCGGCTATCGTATAGGCCAGAAATGCGCCTTGGCTGGGAATACCCTCTAGCAGGTGAGGTAGGGTGGTACCCTCAAAAGAAGATTTGAGTGCCCCGAATCTACACCTATCAAACAAAGCACCTTTGAGTATAGCACCATTAAAGTTGCAACGGCGAATGAGGGAGTGCCTAAAGTCAGCACCAGTTAAGTCAGTGAAGCTGAAATCAACACGCCAGAGTTTGGACCCGAAGAAAGTGCTGTAAGGCATATCGGACCCCGAAAAGTCCTTAGAAACAAGGTGTTTCCGGTGGAAATTAGACTCCCTCATCCTTCTCCCCTGGTAGCTGCTTGCTCAACTTGTTGCTGCAGCACGTCGGCGGCTCGGATGAGCGAGGTAGACAGGCGCGGTCACCGCGTGCCAAGGATTGAAGAAACCTCGTTTAGGTCAATCACCAGCCCTTGCATTTCCTCAGACATCGGCGCTGGCAGGGGGGTGGTGCGGCTCCAACGGGCTAGGACGGCGCAAGCGAATGACACTGCTTCGCCATACAAAGCAAAGTACTCCGCCACTTTGTCCCAAAGGTCGTATAGCTGTTTACCGCTCGGTCCCTCTCCCTCCGGATAAACCTTCAGGGCAGCCAGCTCGGCTTCCTGCTGCTGGAGCAGGGTGACGACAGAACGCAGAACACCACGGTGCAAATAATCTGCGATGCCATCCCCGTAATACAGGCGTGTCCCGTATGGCTGTTGTTCCCAGAAAGCGTCTGCACTGAGTAATCCCTCAATTCCGTGAGATCCCTTGAATACACCGTTATTGGTGAGCAACTCCCCCACTTCCATCGGCTCCGGCGCTGGCGGGGCGCATTGCTGCTGGAGCAGGGTGGCTGGCGCTGGTGCTGGTACCGCAGCCGGCCATTCCGATGTTCGAATCCCGTGCTCCTTCATCACCGGGCGGATGGCGGCAAGGGCTTCGGTGCAGCGCAGCTCGGCCCATGTGACCTTTTCAGTGGCAGAGCACAAACGCCCAATTTCCCCCTCGGCAACATCCGCCAGGGCGGCCTCGGCCTGAAGCAAGGCATTGGCAACCGGGCTGTCCTTTACCGGGGCTTCTGGTGCTGGCGGGGTGGATTGGCCCCATCGGGCAAGAACAGCCAGCATCAGATCAGACAGCTCAAGGTGAGCCGATTCCAGGGAGCCGCCAGATTTCAGCCATGTTGCCCAGGGCTCACGGCCACATGCGAAAGCGAGCATGCTCGCATGGTTTGGAATTGGCACATTCTCACTAGGCTCGGCATCTAGTGCAGCGGTAGCCTCATCAATGGCTTCGTTCATTAAGCCGACACTGAAGGAGTCAGCTGTGGCTTCAGCCACCTCGGTTAGCCTAACTAGAGCAGTGCGAATGTCAGGTGCAGGATTAGTCATGTTCCGGAGTGAAGGTGAGATTGAGGGGGTTATAGGGATGCTCACACCCATACTATATCTTTTTATTACGAAAAGGGTAAGGGGGAAACCGCCCTATAGGTCCTCAGGACCATGCAAGGGGGCGGAGGAAAGCTCAAGTAGTCTCTTCACAGTGTCTCCGTGACAACGCTTTGGCGCACAAAAGCAAATTAGCTCCAGGGACTTCACGCTCGGATCTTGAACAATCGCGAGAAACTCTTGAAACTGCGCAAGTTCGGCACCTTTCTGAAGTAGCCTTGGAGGCAACCACTCTTCGTAACCATCGCAGACGCGGTCTCTCTCGACCTGGCTAGAGTCCTTCATCGGCAGCGGATTTCCAAGGGCAGTCCCTCGGTGAATAGCTCGGCGTACGACACCCTCGGGGGGGGGGCTTCGTCTCTCGCCCCAAGTGGTACTTGTTTACAACTTTGATTTTTGACACTTTTCTTGGGAGTTGGATATTAAAGGAGAGGCCACTCGCACTTGGAGCGAGCTTCAAACCCTCCCGTTTTAAAAGGGTTTATGTAGAAAAAGGTGTTTTCAGGGCAGGGTTCTCCAGAGACTTTTTCTCTGAGTCGCAAGTATCTTGTGTACTGATTGTGCTGCTCATAGAAGTCATTCCAGGAAGCAAACTTTCCCTCGCTTACCGCAAAAACTGCCCCGTCTTTATACGCCTCCATTAACGCCCAACCGTACCACAAGGGGAGGAATCGAAAAAGCCTGAAGTCGTCGCAGCGGTGCGTTAAACTTCTTAGCAGCCTCTTCGTTGCGGTTTTCATATCGAGTCTCCCTAACTCTGCCTTAATGTTGTACAAGTCTAGATCATCATGGTCGCTACTAGAAAACTCATCGAAGTGGTTCTTGAGCCCCAGGTAAAGGTCCAACTGAGCTAGAGACAAGAGCTTTCCACGTGAAAGGGCAAAAACAGCGCCAGCCTCAAACGCCTCCTTCAGCGCCCAGCTCCCGTACAGGAAGTACGGGACATAGTCAACTCTTTTGTCGCAGCGGCTTTTCAGAGTAGTCGTGTACTCTCTTGCAGCCGCAAAGAGGCCAAGACCCCATAAGCTGTTGACTTTGTTGGAAAGTTGCGGGTTCATCTCGCTTTGGGCTTTCGGATGGCTAGGTGGAGGTGATCGCTTCAATCTGCGAAAGATCTATGCTCTCAACAACAAGTTTTGGATGCGGTAGCAAGTTTGCTAGCCACCCCTTAGTAATACTCAGGTACGTGATCTTCCCGCCCGTAGTGCGAATCTTCCAGTCTTGGATGTGGGGAAGGCGCAGTTGGTTGCCGCTTCTCAGATAGATTGTTAGAGTCGTCATTTTTGTGGAAAGGGGGGGTTGTACTAGTCAACAATTGCTAAGAAAAGCTTGCGTGAAACGAAGACTAACGCAGCTAACGGCCATACCAAGCCAACCCAAAGTGAGTCGTTGGATGGCCAGCCCTTAGCAAGGAGCGCACAGTAGGCTCCCGCGTAAATAGCGTTGTACGCTAGTGCAAAAGTTAGAACAGCAAGCATTGATTTGTGGTGAGTGAACTGTACTAGTCAACAATTGCTAAGAAAAGCTTGCGTGAAACGAAGACCAATGCGGTTATCGGCCACACCCATGCTAACAAAGCTGAACTGCCGGATAGGTACTTCCTTTCAAGAAGCGCACAGTAGGCTCCACAGCAGGTGCTGGCGTATGCTGCGGTAAAGAGAAAGAACATTGAGCTGGGGTGGGTAGGGGTAGACAAGGAAAGGGGGACCCTAGTAGCTGTTTTCGAAGCGGATTTTGTGCACCCCCTTTGGAATTTCGCTCACTACAACCTCGTATCCGTGTACACCCTCAATCGGATGAACTTGTCGAAACGGTACAAACGGTACTTCAACCTCCAAGGTTCTGTCGGGATCGATACACTCTAGTTTGTATGGCCCAAAGTACTCAGCGGTTTCTTCTGGTAGAGAAACTCCTACCTCGCGACAGACCCTCAAGACTTTAAGGTGCTTTTGGTGCTCAGGGTCTTCGGGACTCCGGTAGCCTTTAACGCTGGTTCGCATTGACATTTTGGATCGAGAAATGTTTGGAGAGGGTTTGCCCCTGTACGAACCTATTATAGCGTTGTTTTCCGAAGAAAACAAGGGTGGAAACCGCCGTTTTCCGGGGCGGTTTCCCCTCAACCCCCTGGAATGTGTTGAACTGAAGTGGGGGACACGACCATAAGTCCCTAAAACTCGCGATTGGGTGGGCAATATCGCTTTGTCAAGTCTGTGGCCTTTCCTTCGTTGTAGCAAGTTATTTTATTTCCGTCATTATCTAGAAGTTGTTCGAGAAAAACGTGACCATTGCGTACGCTCTGGATAAGGTAAACAGAGTGAGTTTGAATGAATACCTTCTTAAGGTTAGGAAAGCACACTAGCATACGGTCAGGAAGGGCTCTTAGCTCCAGCAAGTTCGCCCATCGCTCAGGGTACTCAAGGTCAAATTCTTCTACGGAAGGGTCAACTTCGCACTTGTCAAACATCTGCTCAAGAATGGACTTTCCACGGTAGACGAACATAGTGCCGTCTCGGAGGTTTGGTCGGGTAGCGACTTGTACAGTGAAGTCGATTTCCTCTCCTTTAGAATTGACGTAGTTATGGGACTTTGCCATTTTGACTCAGGTTGGTTGGGGCGTAAACCCCACTTTCGGGGTGGGGGTAAGGGGGAATGCTCAGGCAATCCCGAGCAAAACGTCGAGCTTTTTCGGGGTTAAACCTTCGAGCCACTCTGCAAAGGATCCGACTTTGCCGGATCGAATCGCAAAGCATGCTCCAGAAAGTTCTTTTGACTCGGCAAGTACGGCTTGAGCGAAATCCTTCTGGTTAAGATGGTTGTGAGCCCTCATGTTCTCGCTCACCGCACTCTCCATCACTTCGATGGAACGCAGGTGAACGTCAAAACCCCCACGATACTCGGGAAAGTGAAGCAGAAACTCTTCCAAGTCGTCGTTCAGGAAAAGCTCGGAGAAATCCGGTTCGCCGTTTCCTTTAACCCTGTGCAACTGGCAATATACGTTGGACTTGTCTTTCTGCCGGTTTCCCTTCCCATCGACAATAATCACTCCTTCAGCGGTACCACGAGAAGAGTCGTTTACAAACTGGGTTACAGCTTCATGTGAGCGCAGGTCGTAGGTCTGAGCGATATTGAATCGGTTCTCAAAGTACTTGAGATCCTTTTCGTTCAGGTCATCTATTACGCTACGGACCGTTAAGAGAGGTAAAAGGGGAGTCTCGTAGTCTACAACAATTTTGTTGTCTTTGTGGCACAACTCGTAGACGTAGACAAAATAAGGGTCGAGGTCAGCCCGGTCATATTCAACTTCATTAAAAACGTGCCAAAACAAGTCGGAGAAGGAGCGGCCCGTGGTCCCGACTTCTGAAGAACCAGCGACTGAACCTGATGTTGATACCAACCACTCTCCTTTATAGTTGAACAACTTGATCAGAGACCCGTCGTACTTCTCAGCTACACGGGCAGTGGACCAATCAATCTCTGCGGCGTAACCCTCCCCGACGTTGAAGAAACGGTCGAAGGCGTACGCAACCAGCCGAAAGTACGGGGAGCCCGTACCATCGTCAACGAGTTCGACTACGGCACCACGGCAGGCACGAACGATCGGCAGTGCCTTGTCCGCCATCACACTGCCGTACTTTAAGTTGTAGAGAGCAGGGTAACGTTCGTCGCGAGCAACACGAATGTCGTGCTCGGCAAGTGCTTCAAAAGCAGTCTCGACCCGGTAGTTTAACCAGTCGATTAGAAAGTGGCGCAGGTTTAAAGGTTCCATGGCAGCTTTAGGTGGGTGGGACCGTTGAGTTTTGTTTATCTGGGCAAGGTTGGGACTAGCGATTTCGTTTCCCACTGTCCCAGGCTGGCGCTGATCTCCGCTTTGGAAAGTCATGTCCAAGATCGCCTTTTACTTCCCCGTTAGCGAGGACAACAAGGTGGTCTGTGCCGTAATCGTCCCAGTCGTCGGAGAACTTCGTGTCTACTGACAGAGTAACCTTGTGCTTGTAAAGAACTTGGCCGAGATCCTTTCTAAACTCGTCCATGTCGAACTTTTCGCCAGGGGTGTACGCGTAGGACGTAACTACTTGGTCTCGAAGGAGCTGGTCCCAGTCGAGGCAGTTGTACGGGAGTTTTGTCTCTGACATGTCTTCCGGGGAGAAGCAGCTTCGTAGTGTTCTGTGATTACGCCGTTCATTCGTCCAGGTTCGATCCTCACGGACTCTTACCAGAGTGTAGCAGTATGAGGATGGAACGTTCGGGTTCGTTGCTTTCGGGTGCATCCAGATGTCGGACACAACGTAGAGACCGTCTTTTACTGGACTCTTCCGAAAGTGAAGGTAAGGAACTTCAGTGCCCCAGGTTCGACCGTCGGGTGAATTTTTAAGTATTTTTCCAGGAACAAACACACTGTCCCCTGGCTTCAGCAAAAGTTTTCCTGTAACTGATTCAGGGGGAGACTTCATGGGTTGGGGTGCTTTGGTCACGAACCAACTATACCGGTTTTGCCTGAGCAAAACAAGCCGGGAAACCGGTCAAAGCAGGGCGGTTTCCCAAATGACCTCAGACACAGGTCAGGGATGAAACAAGGGGAAACCGCAAAAGATGTGTTTCGTCTGCTTGTCTACGTGTTGAATTGAGTGCTTCGGTCCAAAAACTACAAGTCAATCCGGACCCCTTAACGTGGCATTCTGTGTCCCACTCACCTTTTCTCTTGCTGATCCAGCATTGGGCCTCAACTTCGTCTTCCGTTTTGTAGCACGCTATCGGGGGAACACCTCTTCCCCTCCAGTAAGCTGGGCAGTTCCGGCTTCCGTCATCCCCCATCTTAAACAGTTGGTGGTAGAAGAGAGACGGCATAAAATAAAAGTTTGGGCAGTGGGGAACTAACCACGCAAATTCATCCATAACACAATAATAAGGCGGCCTTGAAGGAATTAGGTTAAACGATGTGTGGCCTTACGGGGCTTCGAGGCAACAACGTAGTAGTCGGGAACACGGTCTGTGGGGTTCCCCGCATTCACTTCTGTAAACCTGTCGTTTGCCTCGCCGTAAGTTGTGTAAAACTCGGACCAGGACTCGCTTCCCCATCCTCGCTCAGACTCATGCAAGTCAACAATCCAAACATCTTGAGCTAAGCTTAAACCTTGTTCTTCGGTGATTCTTGCCATTTTACACTAGTGGGATGAATGTGAAGTTTAGGGGTAACAGGTCAGTTGCGGGTCTTAGCCCGAGGGACATGCTCTCGACGTGCCAGCTCTTCCTTGATTGCGGCTTTTTGGTGCTCAAACCGCTTAGTTGCGGAACCCTCTTCGTCTTCGTCGTAGGCGAAGCTGGAAAAGTTTGCTCGAAAGTATGTTAGCAACCTGTGAGTTGGCAATTTGAGAAGGGTTTCGAGTGAGTTGCGATTCGGGTCCATGCGAGTCTCAGGGGTTGGGTGATTTAGGTTGGGGTTGGGAGTGCGGGGCAACTAATCATTCTCAAATTCCTTCCTTAACGTTTCATACCTTTGTCGCCGCACTTCCTTTGCGATTCCTTCCTTTTGCGCTTTTTTACTAATGGCACTTAGCCTTTTGTCCCGCTCTTCGTTTGTTTCTGGGCGGTGCTTGTAGAGATCTTACACATCAGACCCAAACCGACAAGTATACTCAATACCCTCCCAACCCTCTTTCTCGAGCTTGTCAAGGGCTCTCTTAATGTCGCTGAATTTCCCACAGAAAGCGGTCTCAGGGTCGAGATAAGAGGTCTCTTTAATTGTGATGTTCTTTGGGAGGTTTGTCATTGCGGGGTCTATTCAACTCATTTAGTATACCGTTTCTGCCGAGCAAAGACAAGGGTGGAAACCGCCCTTGGCGGCCCATAGTGTCAAATCTTCGGGAAAAGCAGACTGTACGTGAGAATTCCATCCGTTATCTTGTCCACGGTGTGGCCAACGGCTGAAAGGGCGTCGAGCTTTGCGGAAAGCTGTTGAATTGCCTCAATAAGTTGCTGAATTTGCTGCGGGTCTAGCGTGGGGGTTGCCATAGGCTTGCAAGTTTGTCTCTCTGGGTTAGTGGGAGATGCCCACTGTTGGTACGCTGTTTCTAGATCTTTGACTTTGTTTGGGTTGGCTACAGGGTAATACCCGTGGATAGTATGGCCTGTGGACTCGAGCCATTCTGGTGGTGTCTTGACCCGCTCTCGCCTTATCTCTCCCGGACTTACTCTGCGGTAAAAGTTTCCGTCGTCGAAGAGAAAGTCGTCTCTTAGTGGGTTCGAGTCGTGTCTTCTCTGGTGGGTTAGGAGTTTCATTCGGTGGCTGTGTACCTTGGAGTCTCGTTGAAGGTTTCTCTAGCTATGTTGAACAATTTTGTGTGGGTTTAAGGTAACCGCCCTTGGATCGCCTTCTGCACTTCAATCGGTCGTTGGCATCAGACAGAGCTCGGGACTTTAGACGATTTTGTTCCTGGGCCATTGCCATTACGAGGGACACTGTTCCTGAGCTCTCTTTGTAGGAATATCCGGTTAAACGTTCGGCGGCATCAAGGGGGTCGAAACTTAGGATCTTGTCGAAGGATTCGCTAGTTGGGTTGGGCATTTTCTTGTAGTAGGTTACCAGAGCAAAGGTCAGACCTTAGGTTGTTTCGACGCCCATTCCAAAACTGCGTCTTTCTCCACTGAGGAAAGCTTAGACAAGGCAAGTCCTACAAGTTGCTCTGCTTCTTTCTCACGAAGACGGTCCCCTTCGGTACGCTTGAGCCATTCGCCGCAGGTTTCGTGAACCCAAGTGCGGGATCTAGCATCGCACGGGTTCCATTTAAACCCCTCTTGTTCGGGAGACATCTCTGTGATCTCAGTCACAGTTTTTGTCGGGTCGCTGTCCCCGAACTCAAAGTCTCTGGCCTGTTTTGCGTCGTCCGCCAGCACAAAGTCAAATTCGTACCGCTCAACTTTGAAAAGTTTCTGTGCCATTTGAAGAGTCTTTTGGGGGGGGGGGTCACAAGTTAAGTATACCGCTTTCCTCTCGGAAAGGCAAGGCGGGGAAACCGCCCCCAGAGCAAACGGTTAACCGCCTCAACGCGGAGCCCGAAGCTCTTAGAGTCTTTTTCTTCTCGTGGATCGTGGAATTCGACCTGGTACAACAAAGAGGGACCATCGCTCCGCCCAAATAACTCTCCCCCAAGGGCAAACCTTTGAGGAAGGGTTTGAGTTTACCCACCGAAAGTTCCCCAGCCCACCCGATCTCGAGTTGACGTGGATAAACCGGCAGTCAGCATGTGGCGGTAAGGCTGACTCACTGTGATCATAATTGCTAGGAAGCTCTAAGACATCAAAAGAGTTTTTTACTAGGTAGTAAAAGCGAAGCCATGCGGTTCGAAAGTTCATGGTGAAGTCAGGAGTAGTATTCGTCAAGATCAAAGTCCTGAAGCAACCCGTCAAAAGGTTCTTTGCAGCCGGTGTAAGCGTAAAGCTTATCGTTCATGGCATACCACGAAACATTCAGCAGGTACCAGAAAGTTGCGTGGTGGCCGTCGTGCCAGAAAAGACCTTCAGTGTCACAATCGAGGGCCCAAAAGGTAGTTTCCTGTGGTACCGAAATCCAATTCTTCCAGTAGTTAAATGTTTTTAGTGTGAGTTGAAGAGAATTTGGTATCATTCTGCTTTAGGTCTCCCGCTCGCGTCGTAAGGGCTAGACTTGTTTGAACGCACTACGGGTGGTGTCGGTAAAACTGGTTTCCGGGGTGTGTACGGTGACTGATTACCGTTATTACTGGTCATTTGGGGGCCTCGTGATTACCGGTCCTTAAGGTTGGGTTGATGAGTGTAACGTTCACCACACCATTGCCGATATCTTGCGGAGAGTTGTTTGAATCGTCGCAAAAAACTTTCCAGTTTAGTACTGGCACAGACGGTAGTGGGATGTACTTTACAATCACGTCTCGTAGAGAGTCCTTGGGGGTTTCCACGTTAGACGCGTCTAAGCATTTACCATTAAAGGGCTCAAAAGCGTCTTTTAGATCGTTGCGAACTCTCTCCAAACACTTGCTTGCGTAAATTTTACGTGCGGACCCCTCAGCTTCTTTGAGGCTACCCCAAAAACCCGAGTGTTCTTCCTCGTTCAACCAGCACCACTCACAGTGATCGTACTCGTATATTTCTACGTGATTGCATCCCTCCTCCTCTCCAGGTAGGGGTGGAAAGTCAATAAAGTAGCTACCACCGGATTTATACAGAGGGAAAGGTGTCATTTTTGTATGGGTCTTGGCTACTTGGTTATTTTACCGCTTTTTCGGAGCATAAACAAGGCGGAGAACCGCCCCAAAGCAAGCGGTTAACCGAATAGGCGGGCTAGTGGCCATCTGCGTCTAAAACTAAGTAAGTCCAACCACCGGCAATTACTGACACCGCTAGAATTTCAGGGGGCCAGCCCTGTCTCAAGGCACCATAAGCTGATCCGCACGCCACGGCAAAGTACAGGGTGAGTTCAGCCAGCAACTTTAATCCCTTCCTCACCGATTTGACTTTTTCACTTGGTACGGGCTAACCCTCTAAAACTATGACTCTCTTCGTTACCATAGGAATTTCAAGGTTAACAAGTTCACCCTTAACTTCGTCTCTATACTCGCATTTAGTATTCACGAAGGAGTAGTGATCGATGTTACTCTGCCACTTTGTAGTGTAGTTACAATGATTAACTTCCATGTTATCAATGGAGAACTCGTTCTCAAAGCAATAGCTGTGTTTTCTGCGAGTAACCAGAATAACCTCTGTGTCATCAGGGTACTGGCTTAAAAGTTCTTGTAGGCGTTTATTTAACATGGTGAGCTCAGTCGTAAAGGTCCCAAAGATTACTATAGGTGATATCTTGTGTTGTAGAATCCAGTCTAACCTGCCCTTCCCCAATAAGGTCTACAATTCTCTGTAATTCTCCAAGTATTTTGTGCCCATGGGCGGAGTCGTCCAGTGAGGTTTGCAGTGTCTCGCTATTTGTCTGGTTTGGTAACCTGTAGTTCCCTTTCAGTGCATCTGTAGCCGTCTCTAGGCACCTTTTGCAAGGAACTTGGAAACTCTCGCCCATTTGAGCGCACGCAGCATGGTCTAAACTCTGAAACACCCAGTCAGAGCTACAAAGGGTTCTCCCGCACCAGGACGTTCCCTTCATGTCCTCGTGGGTGTGTCATATACACTGCCCAGAGTCAGACATAGACGTACTCACGCCACTCTTCAACTTCTGCTGTACTGATTGTAACAGACATCTTGCTATAGGGTGCCTTCGGCTTTGAGGCGAGAGTGGTGCCACGTCGAGTGACGCGGGTTTCCATCATCCCAATCTGAAAGCTGTCCCAGCTGAATGGTAGCGGAGAAACATTCGTGGTTTCCTTTGCAAACACCTTCTTTAGGGCAACCGCCCACTCTTCCGGGGTGCGATTGTCCTTGCAGTTGTTGCACTCAAGGCAGCTGGTGACAAGGTTTTGCCAAGTGTCCTGCCCTCCTCTTGACTTCGGTATCACATGGTCCAAGGTTAGTTTCGGACCGGAGTACTCGCAATACTGGCAGGTGTGATTGTCCCGTTTTAGAATCAAGGTGCGAGAGGGCTTCGCCGCTGCCATCTTGGCTTGGGGAACCTTAACGTATGTCTTTAGGCGAATGGTGCGGCTGGACACGACATGGGCCTTGTCCTTCAATACAAGCACTCTAGCCCTCCGCCACGAGGTCTGGTTCAAGGGTTCGTACGTGGCATTTAAAACCAGAATGGTTTTCTTGTATGCGATTGTCTTGTAGTCCATGACCTTGGTGATTTAAGTGTTTCCCCATCGCACGAGGGAACGTCAGTTCTTTCAGAATTATACCCCGGAACAGGGGGTGTAAACCCCCTTGTACCAAGCCTAAGCTGCGGGGTTAAGAAGTCGAGTACGAATGTTAGGCAGTGAGTTTACATCCTCCCCGTAAACCACGCTGTTTAAGAACACGGTGCGAAGCTCGCCTCGCTGCTCTTGCTCACGAGTCTGCTGTTGATGAAGAACAAAGTTCTCCCCATCCTTTTCAACTCGCAGTAGACCCAACGCCGACTTTTTCGTGCCGCGATCCGTAATGGGATCCTTCATGGTTTCGACGGCGAGACCGTTAATTTGCCCCCAGGTTGTTTTGTAAGCAATACCGAACGTGTCTCGTGTATGGTATTGGTAGGTGTAAGAACCGATACCAAACACAATGTTTTCGGACGCCCACCCAAGCTGCCTCATGTGCTCTAGGATGGCCCTGGCCCGTGGAAGAGTGATTGAGTCGCCGTAAATTAGGCCAACTCGAGGGTTCAGTACCTTGAAACCCTTCTCGTTTATCGTTCCTCCGAAGACCTCCCAGAGAAGCTCAAGCGAGCCTTTGTACTCTCGGCTACCTAGCTCAGCGTCAGCGTCACCGCAGATGATTTTCTCAGGGTTACCGCTGTCGGGACGGAAGACGACCTTAGCGATGCCCTGAGAATTCGGACAACGATTTAAGATGTCTTCCTTAAGTGCGGGTGCAATAACAGTCAGTGCATCCCAGTAGTTCCAAGTGTCAAAAACTACACTGACCGGCCCAGTTGGGTATACTTTTGTAATAATTCGACGAATTGTCTCTAATTCGTTTCTTTGACCGCCAAGGCAGGTCACACTGTGTTCCGTAGCGGGAATACTACCACCAATGAAATTGGACCCACAATCGTAGTAATCTTCCAAGTAGTCAATGGAAAGGATTGTATCCGTGCCCTTGAAAGAAAAAAGGTGTCCGATATTGTGTGCAGCGGCATCGTAAATGCCTCCGACTCCGCGAGCGGAGAAGTCGTGCCCCTGAAAGTCAACAAACTGCGGATTACTCCCTGTGATTTCAGCGTAGTGGTCGAGAAGACGGCGAAACTCGTAGGCGATGGTTGCCACGTTGATGGCCTTCCACAGCTCAGACGACTTGGCGGTTTCGACATAGTTGGTTAGCCACGGGGCCAGCCACTTGAAGTCATTGTGAGTGTTTTGCGCCGTCAAAAACGGCACTCCAATGTTAACACGGCTACCCTCGGGCAGTGCCTTCACATGTAGCGGCATGTAGCCCAGGTCGTGAAGCTCAGCAATGTGGTCAGTGCCGACAACACCTTCTCCGAGCGAGGAGTCCATTCGCCGCTTGTATTTGTCCAACACCTTGGCCTTGGGTTGCTGAAAAAAGGTCTCATTCCAAAGATCCCTCAGCATCCATTTCATTGTCCCCTGGATGTTGGCCACGACGATCTTGTGGTCGAAGTCAGCGGGCATGTTCGCCAGACGGTCGGACCTTGCCGTCATGTTGGCGTAGATTACTTCGGTGCCTTCAGGGTTTTGCGAAGGGTGTCCTGTCTTGTAAAAGTCGGTTGCGTGGGGCGCAAAAATTTTCATGGTTGGTTGCGTGGGGTGGGGTAGTTTTCGGTACGAAGGTAGGTCAAGTACGAGGGTAACTCTTGGTAAAAGGCTTTATACGGGAGCAAGTTCGCAACGAAAAAGTTGTCGATTAAGCTCCCAAACACCTTAAAACCCTTGGAGAAAATTCCGTGAGTTACATAGAGGTCAATTCGAGACGGGTCGAACTGACGTAGCACCTTGGCGAGTTCGATAAAGGTGCGACCGCCATCGCAGATGTCGTCCACAATCAGAAGGTTTTTGCCCTTGTAACTGACGTCTTCTGGAACTTCCGTCCTTAGGATTTGCCCGTCTTCAGGGTTGCGAACTTTCGTAGCGTACACTACAGAGTGGAGCCCCAGTGTTTGTTGTACGAGGGTTGCTCTTTCGACTGCACCTTTATCCGGAGCAATCACAATTGTCTCAGCACTAAACTCTTGCCCCCGGTCTTTGAACTTCTGGAGAAACAGTTGGGGTTGTAGGTTGTTGAACTCGCAGCCGATTTCGGTTCGAAAGAGCTCATTTGCAACGTGGCTGTGCACGTCCCATGTGTACACCCGGTCGCACACTCCCTTAAGATAAGGGGCGAGAGCTTTTACAAAAGTTCTTAGCGAAAACGCTTCCCCTTCAGCGCACTGGCGGTCTTGGCGGCTATAAGGTAAGTACGGGATGTCCAATTGTAGACTTCGCAGCACAGGAAGGTCTTTGATGGCCGACAGAGTCAGAAGAAGTTCTGCGAAACTTTCTCCGCTGTGTATGTCTGCGTCTACGATAATGTCAGTCGAATTTGTTGGAGTGTCGTGCAACCGGACCTGCCTTTCACCGGCACTGAACGTAAAGGAGGTCTTTGAAATCTTGTACAGGTTTTGTCCGTCGCGATTCGAGTAAACCTCAATCGGCTCTGTTTTCTGATACTCTTTAGTTTCGGTCACGTGCATTGTTGTTTTACGGTGTGAGCTTACTATAGCTTGTTTAGGGGCGAGGGTAAAGGACGGTTTCCCGCCGCGTACGGGGGGGTGAAACTAGACCGTGTACCCACTTCCGCTGCACTCGTACGGTAAGTCCTGCAGTACTCGGTAGTAAAGCTCACGATACGCATCGTAGGCAATCATCTCCATCCACAAAACAAGAGAATAATCTACCCCCATGAACTCGTCAAAGTCTTCCGCTGTGGAGCGAAGGTAGCAGTCTCCAATCTCCCCGTCTCTCTCAAACTGTTCGTAGTCTTCGGTTAGTTGTTGGAGGTTTTGCTTGGTAAGTGCTTGGATTCTGTCTCTGAGGGTTTTCATTGGGTTTGCTCCGGCGAGTGGGTTAACGGGGAGGTGCGAGTGCGAAAGGGCAGGACATACTGAGTCTCTTCGGACAAATCGAGACTTTCTTGCGCGAGTTGCTCGTATGAGAGCAGCTTAATTGAGAGAGCACAGTCAAAAGCTTTGGCCACTTTCACCAGGAGATCTATGCTGTGGTCGTTTATCTCGGGGTCTTCTAACCACTCTACGACTCTCAATTTGACCCCAACCTTGTCTGCAAGTTGTTGTTTTGTCAGACCTCGCTTTAGTCTGTTTATTTTTACTTGCCAGGAAATCGCTTGCTCAATGGAGGCTTCCATGTAAGCTTCTCGGTACTCTTTGTCGTCCCACTGCGGGTTTGTCATTGCGGGTGTCCTTCAACTGATTTAGTATAGCGTTTCTGCGATGCAGAAACAAGGGCGGGAAACCGCCCCCCTTGACCCACCGTATGTTTAATCGGGGGCAACCCGTGAGGGTTCCTCTGCTGCCGCCCTAAAAATCTCGTCTATTTTCCTGTGCGCCCTAGTGCTTCACATATCAGAAACAGCCTAAGTCATTTTAAGTAAAGAGGGGGGGGGGTTCACCCCCCCCCGTTCTTCTGACGGTAATCAGAACTTGAAACCGAGGCCAACGGTGCCGACAGGTGCGTAGGCCGTCCCCGAAACACCATTCGTTTGAGTGGGGAACTTCACGTCAGCGAACCCGACGAGAGACGGCGAGAAGGAACGCTCAACACCTGCAACGAAGAGGAACTGGGATCCTTGTCCTACACTTGTCTGGTAGTTGGCTTGTCCGTTGTTCGTCAACGCCCATTGACCACCTACACCAACGTAAACGTTCGTGTCACTCATATACGAATCAGCAACTTCGCGTCCGGTTAAGGAGAAATCAACGGTGCCAAGGACACCAGCGGCAGAGCCAATTTGGCTGTCGGGGCCAGCCGCAAAGTTAAAGAAAGGGCGAACAGAGGCGGATACATTGGAAGGCTCGCTCAGACGGAACCGCGACTGAACCGCGACTCCAGCGACGGTGCGGTTCGAAGTGTACTCAGTACCGTCAACTCCTTGGCGGTTAAGATTCACTCCAACTCCGACGTAGTTTCCAACCTCGGACGCCACTACCGGAGTTGACAGGAAGGAAGCAACTGCTAACGCGGGAATAAGTTTAAAAGTCATGTTTGTTTTTGTGTGTGTTTTTCTGTACAGAACCGGGTTACATATCCCGGAAGGTAGTTGTAAGGGTGCGAACCTTTGCAAAACTTTGCTAACCCTCTTAGAGTTACAACTACGGTGGTTGCGTTAGTTCTCAGGGCTTATGGAGCCATGGCCAGGGCCATAAGTACAAAGGGCGACAGGGCTGCCGTTCTCCGTGCCTTCGGTCCAGTTTCCCCCAGATCGAACACAGTCACTCATTCTGTACGGACTTTTACCAAAGAGTAAACTCGATGAGACAGAAAGGAGTATGACAGTGATAGACACGAAAATTAAGAGTTCTATGAGAGTGAAGCCGTTAGGTGCTTTCGGTTTAAGATGTAACATTTTCATGGACTAACCTCAAGAGAATTACATTCAATGGTGAAAAACGGTGTTGAACGGGTAGGCAATATTGTGAATACAATCCCGAGCACTCTTGCAACATCTGCCACAAATCCCACGTCTACCTCGGAGCCACGCTCAATCTTTCGAAGAAGTTCTACGGGTATTTGTGCAGCAAACGCAATGTCCTGCTTGGACCATCCCTGAGAAAGCCGTGCTTCGCACAATTGAGTCCCAAATCGTTGGGCGTGGGTTGAGTCGTAGAAAATCATTGGGCAAGATGGCTAAGGAAAGGGTGACAACCAGGGTCATCACCCGAAGGGGCTAAATGCGAGTGATGCAAACGTTAGCGAGTCCACTCTCAGTTACTCGGAGACGCTGAGCAGATCCGTGCCCCAGGTCGATGATTCGTCCACCGACATAGGGTCCTCGGTCGTTAATGCGAACGTCGGCAATAAGCCCGTTGTCGCGATTGACAACTCGCACCCAAGACCCGAGGGGGAGGTACGGGTGAGCAGCGGTCATGGTTCCGGGTCGGAAAGTCTCTCCGTTGGCAGTTTTATTTCCGTAGAGGCCTGGACCGTACCAGCTGGCTTGACCGCACTGCCTTGCTTGAGCGGGTGCTCCGGAGAGAAGTCCGGCGGCGAGAAAGAATGAAGCGAGTCTTGTAAGACGCATGAAAAAAGTAGAGTTCAACATCCGTGTTTGTTGCATTGCGCAACCACGGCTCAGTGCCCGTTGGCCCAGCGAAGGTGTACCTAGCTGAAGCCGTTTCGGGCTGGACTCAAGCTTAGCTCGTAAAAGGCCCAAGGTAAAGTTCGGGAAACCGCCCATCAACCTTCCTCCTGGCGCAGCATCGCCAAGTTGTTTTCGTAGAAGAGGCGAAGGTTGTCGTAGGTTTTGACCGGCTGATCGTAGTAACTGCTTCCATTGTAAGTTGGAAGGGAAGCCCATTCTGGTGCGAGTCTTGCGAGTAGAGTTGGGGTAATCTTCCCAGAGTCAGCGAGGTGCAAAGCGTCGCGTCGCTCTATTAAGTACAAGGCAGCCTGATCCTGGTTAGTGGGACCGAAATCGCTTAGGTTGAGCTTTCGGGCTGCCTCATACCAAGTACTTGGCAGAAACTGGTAGGCCCCCGCTGCTGCGCTAGCATAACGCAGCGAGTAACGTACTTGATTTGGATGTCTGTCTAGCGTGGACACCGTTCCACCCCCAAATACAACCCGGTAGCCATCATTATGGCCGTCTTTCCAAGTTCCTTCAGCGAAGCGAATGGTGTTTAAAAGGGCTCGACGCTCTGGGGTGAGTTTGTAAGCGTGAGTCGGCAGAGAATTGATTGGACCGCAGCCTGTGCAAATGAAGCGCGATTCGAAAGTTGTTTCTGGGGCAATGTCCCTAGCGGCAACGGTGTTGCTGAAAGGGGTTGCAGCAGTTCCAACGAGGGAGACGGCCATAAGTGTAGCAAGGTTGAGCATTTATTGAAGAGAATTCGGCATCCGTATAGGAAACGGTCACTCACCTGTTTCAAGGTGCGTTTTCCCACGGCACATTTGATTTAAGAGCGCAATGTTAGGCTCCGAGTCCTACCTTGTCTGCGAAGACAGGGAACCCACTCATAACGGGCGACGTATTTACGTCTCAGGACTTTCACAGTATATCGCTTTCTCGAATTGGTAAACTACCCGGCGTTGAAGGCGATAGGTATGTGTTCCACGCAATATTCACGGAATAATTCTTTCGTTTCTTCCCAGCTTTCCTCGCTCGCTGGCTTCCCGAGTGCGGCTGCGGCTTGAGGAATGTTTCACTGGGCTGTGAAGAGCTTTTCCATTGCCCAAGTATGATCAATGTCTTTCACTACCCTTCTTGGGATTCCTTAACCGTGGTCTTTCACTCGGAGGTGAAACCTCAAAGTAAACATCTTGCATCCTCTCTTTCAAGCCTGACTCAGGCTTGGGGGGTGTTTTCTCAATGTCCTTCATAGTAAGTGTTTAAGGTGAAAACTAGTCGAGTTCAACGACAAGAACGCCGTCTTCTCTTTTTGTAACTTTGCGAACGGTTTGTTCGGTGTTTCGAGGTAAGATAGCCTCATTTTCATAAGGTACATCAGAATACATGTTTACCGGAGTTAAACTTCTATTCTTTGAGACAAACAAGACACTTCTAGACGTTCTGGAAGCACCAAGGAAACCATTTGCAGTCTTTTCGTCTAAGGAATAGGACCCGAAACCGGGGTCTTTTAGAACGGACCCAGGGGTCAGTTTTTCCACTTGGGCGTACAAGTCAGCGGATTTTAACGGGAAATTAACCCCACGATAGAATGAGATACCTTCATTGTTTTTCGGGAGCTTACCTAGAGCTGAATCAAATTCTTTTACAAACTCCTTAGTGATCTCAGGTTTTTTGCAAGTGGGAGGGTTTCTTAAACAGGCGTTAGTCTTTTTGTGCGGGCGGTCAGACATGTCTGAGGGGGCTGTGTAGTCATAAACGGATTTAGCCTCCGCGCTACTTAGCTTAACCTTTCTTTGTGCTTCGTTTATCCTTGTAAGGACTTCTTCATGTGTGTCTTTCTTTGACACCTTTTGTTGGTTGTCCTGTGCTAGCTTATCTGTAAGCTTTTCGAGAGAGGAGTTCAGTTCAATGGGTATCTTTTTACTTGGCTTAACCTTCGCCCCGGTACTCTTTGTTTTTCTCGGCGTCTTAGTGGCTTTCGCACGCTTAGGCTTTTTAGTTGCCACCTCTTTCGCTTGCTTTGTACCTTTCCTGCACTTTCCAGAAGTCCCGTACGCAGTACCGTCCTCTCGAACACAACGAGTGTAGTCGTACGGCTCTAAGCCTAGCTCAGAGAAGTTACAGGACGATAGTGCTCCAACCATCTCTTCGCACTTCCTTAGCGATTGCTCTGAAAAAGACCCTTGGCTCATAACTGCGACTACTCTTATAAACAAACTTACCCCTAATGCACCCACGACGGGGGTGAGTTTTCAATGAGGACTCACAGAGTCGATTTGTATCGGTTCAACCCTTTCAGAAAGGTTTTCATGTCTGGGGCCTGCGCAGCATCCTGTCGAAATTGCTCGCGGGAATCAGCTGCAATATTCTGAATGAGTGCCGCGAGAGTGCGACTGGTTGTGGGGTCGTTAAGGTTCATTTTAGTCCGGTGTTAATTCAGGGTCGTTCGCTACGATGATTGCTCCACGGTTGAGAACAACCCAGAAGTCTTGGCCATCGGTCTGTGGAACTCTATACGCATGTATTCCCAGAGATGCAGCGGCTGACCCCACATCGTGATGGTCGTACCCCGTAATCTCTCTTGCTTTCTGCAGGGTCTCTCCTTCCCACTGCCTAAACTGCTTCCCGTCTCCCTCAAACTGTACGAGTCGAGCGTCGGACCGGAATGCAAACGCTGAAACCCTTAGTGTTTTATTTCCACTTTCCCCAGAGTAGTCTTTCGCTGTATCTTGGGCCCATCTATCATGCTTAACCTTGCCAGATAAAGGGGAAGAAGCAGAGTAACTCCCACTCCCGTAAATCCCGCCACCAGGAAAGTGCTTGTCTCCGTCTGGACCACCACCTTTGAACTGCAAGGAAAACTCATTTGAACCTACGCCGCGATAAGCCACAATTGGCCTTCCGTCGGGGTTCCGGGCTATATCTTTTCTTGATTCCAGTTCCGATCGTGTTGCAACAACCTCCGGTCGAGCATGAAAACCTTGCCGTTCGTACACAGAAGTGAGAATCGGCGGTAACAAGGTGCCCTTGCGAGCACTCGAAAGTGTTCGACCGAGCTCCATACCTTCCTTTTGCAGATGTAAAAGCTTCTCTCTTGACACGTCGTCGGTAGGCTCTCCTATTGCTCGGACTCTTTTCTTCAGTGCTTCAAGTTCCTTTTCGAGAAGCTCAACCTCTTTCTCAACCGTGGCTTTCAGTAAAGGTTTGCTCGATCCAGGTGTTTGCGTGTACTTCGGCGAGTTTCTCACCAATTCGTCGTATTGATCCTGAAGGGCACCCTTTTGTTGTGTTTGCTCTGCCTTCTTCGCCAAGTGAGTCTTTAGGCGAAGATACCGTAAGGCGGTAAGGGCACTCTCTGTGAGGGGTGTGCGGTACCCTGGCTTTGACAAAAGCATTCCCTCAAGAGTCCTTAGATTCTTGTTTAGAGCGTCAGGATCATTCTTTTCGTAAATCTTGACATTTTTGAGAACAGACTCTCTTCGAGTGCTACGGTCTTCTTTTGCGGACTCCACTCCCTTGCGACATTGTCCTGCTGTACCGTACACCCCACCGTCCGGTTTCACACAACGTGTAAAGTCGTGCACAAACGCTAGGGTATCGGGGGAAATTTCTCCGTACATTCGTACAACCGAACTAAGCACCAGGGTACTTTACCCCTCCGCGTGGTTCACCAAGCGGCCTTCCCGCATTAGTGAGAAAAAATGTGAAGCTACCGTTTGCCCCTTGATGTCCACCGGCGTAGCCCTGAGGGGAACCCACAGAGGGAACTCAGAGAGCACATAGCGGTGGTCTTCGTCGACCAGGCACGCTAGGGCACTGGGGTCAAACCCCTTGTAGTCTGGATCGTGAAATTCTACCACCGAGAGTCCGTAACTCCGAAGAACACACGAGAGTTGCAAAAGCTCCCATTTGCTCTCAACCGACAGCCACACAAAGGGTGGGTGTTCCTTGGCTAAAGACTCAGGGTGCAACCTCGCAAACTCGACTTGTGCGTGAGCCGCCTGAATAGCTTGCTGAGCAGGGTCAAGGTCGCGGCGTGTGATCGCGTAGAAATGCATTTGCGGTTTCGAGAGCTTAAGTAAGGGTATTATACGTTATTTCAGAGTAGAAACAAGGGGGGAAACCGTCCCAAACGAAAGGTCGTACAAAGTGCTCGCTATGAGCAAAAGTCTTTCGCTGTCGTGCAACCCCGAAACCCATCGCTTAGGAATAGCCTTGTAACCGTAGTAAGCACCTGCTAGCTGCCCCGTAATCGCAGCAACCGTGTCTGAGTCGTCCCCGTAGTTCACAGCCTGCAGGATGGCCTCTTCAAAGGACGAAGTTGACCCAAAGTGGTAGAGTGCGGCGTTTAAGGACTTCGGTGCGTACCCGGAATTTTCAATTCCCTCCGGCGAGACTTCAGGTTTTCCCCCCGTGCCATTTAAGTATTGGTGCAGCAAACGACCGAGATCTTTGCATAGGTCGGATGCCAAGTGGCCATGGGTTGTTGATGATGACGCGTCACACGCTGCTACAGCGTCCTGCTCACTTGACTTGTGGTACACAATAGAAACGGGGGATAAACGCATCAAAGACCCGTTTCCTTTCGAATTCTCCGGATAGAGACTCAAAGACCCCTCAACGAGAAAAGTCTCAATTGCACGAAGTGTTCCATTGCCGATGTCAAAACAGACACCTGTTGAGCTGTTCCTTCCGTACTCGTACCAGTTGGAGTACCGACGCATTTGGTCTCCAAGATTGATCTGCCCATTGCAATGAATAAAAGACTCGGCAAGGCAAACAGCCTGCGATGTGTCGTCCGTCCAGTAGCCTGACGGCAGATTAAAGGGCCCCCCTGCTCGGTAACCTGTGACGGTCTCAAAGGTCCCCGGTGGAGAGAACTCCACTGGCGCACCCATCGCGTCACCGATCGCAAGGCCAATAAAGGCTCCGAGGCATTTGTCGAAAGTTGTCATTTTTCCTTGTATGGTTCTTGTTTGAGCGGGCTTGCTTGGGTGGATATAAGACCCAAGGTAAGGGTTAGAGTCTCGCACCATGGGCAAGGGCTATGCACGGGGGAACTTTCCTCGAAAAGATATCTTAGCGTCAAACCCCTTCTGCACGAGTCGATCCTTGTCCGATACACTCACAGGCGGAACACTGTCTGGGCTATCCCTCAGCGAGGCCATAAACATTGATATATTTTGGTACATTTGCTCAGCCGGAATTGCTGAGGCGAATCCCAACTTCCCAAGGATTGGGATCTCGCGACTTACGGCCACTTGAGGCGACTTTTTGAGTCCGCTGAACCTCGGAGTGGGCTCTATCACGAATACGGGAACCTGAAGTTGTCTTGAGATATCGACACAACTTTTGTTCGGAACTCCCCATATTTCGTCCATCCTAATTTCTTCGAACCATCTTCGGTGGCTGCTGTGTACCATGCGCAGAGAGGGGTGGTCTTCTGTAATTAGTCTCCAATCAGGAGTAAAACTTATCTTTGAGACAAGAAGGTACAGCTCTCCGCAAACTGAGCACCACTTAAACGCCCACGGAAGGATCTCCCCGTAGTAGTCTCTTCTGGTGGGTACTTCTGGTATGCGTTCGGTTTCGTTGACGTTTACGTACACATTCGAAGAGTCCGGTTGGTCAGGCTGTGACAGCTCTTTGCGAACGTAAGTGTTCGAGGGGTCACCACCTTCTTGAGAGTACAAATACTCCACATAGTCGTAGTAGTCCTTGAATTTTGATTGGATCTTCATTTTCCTACTGATTTAGGCCCCTGCCTGGTTCTGATGGGTTAACGTGTCGGAGTCTTAGTGGGATGCTAGTATGGCAAACGCATCAAGATTGTCGTAAGTTTGAGAACGTCCCCAGTGGTTTATGGCGTCCTTGTCCCACCAATCTGAAGGCAACACATCGGAACCAATTCTAGGACCAAACTCAGTTACTAACCAACTTTCTCTGTCGTAGTCCCAAACTGAGTTCGAAAGCTCTATTTGTTCGGCTATATACCTTCTTCCGTCTGGCCCCTCAGCAACAACAACTTCATACTCGGTCCAACCTCCGTGAAACTCCTCTCGCCGCTTCTTCAGCGTTTTCCACTTTCTGCCTTAGGTCAAGGACGATGCAGGCAAAGTTCTTAAATACTTTCTCTTGAGACTCGGACAAGTTCGTCCAGTTAATTCCCGCGTCGCTCGTCGGATTCGGGGTGACCTCTTCGGTGTTCAAACCAGACAAGATCTCCCGCATGACCTGGTGTGTGTCCCACTCCACCTTAAACCGGTAGAAGTCTTCTGAACTTTTGAAATCTGCCCAGTTAAATACACCGTAGTTTCGTATTTCTACGGGGTCCAACATTAGTTTCTTGGCCTTTTTCTTTCCTGAAGGACTAAGGGCCTTTAGTTCAAGGTTCACAGTGTTTCAGCGTGGGTTGGAGTGTAGGGTGCTGTTTTGGCTAGGAAAGTTGGCGGTGTAAGGGGGCCGAAACCCCCGAGTTATGAGTCAGAGTGCGGTTGCTCAAACGGCAACGGCAATCCTCTCGAATTTGACGATGTTGTTAGCGTCTATTTTGTGCTTATGCAAGCGGCTTTCACTCAGGCGACATCTTTACCCTAGCGAGACCATGGCACCCCCTTGACTAGAGGTGGGAGTTTAACCCACAGTGACCCTGCCTTCTCAGTAAGTCGGAAGGTTGAAGAAGGGACGGTCACGTTCTCAAATGGAGGTGAGGGGATTCGAACCCCTGTATAGGGCACTATCTTCCAGAGCTACACCCAGTTTAATGTCGTGTGGTAGGACTGTCCGCCTAATAAACTTCTATGCTTAGCCCACTCGTTTCAGGGGTGGGTGTTGACCAGGAGCCTATCCCTATGCAAGCTCCGGACGGTAAAATGAGTTGCAGGTATTCTCCGCCATGTGAACCCTGGCAGCCTTTAACCTCCGAGTAAGAGTAGCTCAGAATGTCTCTATTTTCTACCAACTTTTCAAGGTCCCCTTCAATCATGAGCGGCAAGCCCCGTAAGTATCGGTTTCACGTCGTATTTTCGTACTAAAAGCGCCAAAAGCTCTTTCTTCAGCCCCTCAAACCCACCTACAATTTGGTCCTGGGGAACAGCGTAGCAGGGTCCAACCTTCGTACCCGCCCAAGGGATAACCTGCTTCGTTTCGAGTATCTCTTTTCGGTACTTCATAAGCAGGTCATCAACTTCGATCATCAGAGTGAGCTGGGGGTCGGGTTGGCTGGATTGCCTCATTTTAACAGTGTAGTTAGTGCTAAGTGAAAGTAAACCGGAGCATGCCGTCAAAACTCCTTCAGTAGAGCCGATGTGGAGAAATCTTGGCCAGCTTGAGAGTTTATCAGCACACACTCTGCTTGCACAGAAGGGTGCCAGAATCCTTTTATCTCAGAAAACGGGACGTAGTTTTCCCTGGCCCAGCTACGAAAAGAGTCCTCTTCTTCAGCTGTGAGACTACGATAGAGTTCCATGGACTTTGAGGGAGTTACCGGAGAGTGTTTTTAGTGTAGTCAAAACCGGGACTTCTGGCGAAAGACCCTGCTTCGGGAGACCCTGAATAGAGCAGAGAGGGATAGTGCCAAAATTATCAGGATCCAGAGGCCATCCACAACTGTGCTACTCAGGGCTATGGGGTCTCCCAAGGTCTGCGAGGGGACTTCAGTCTGAGTCTGGTGACGCTTTTCCATTTGATGAGAAGGGCGGAGTAAGCAGTGTGGGGTTGAATGGAATGAGAACCTCGGACCAGAAGGAGTCACCGTTGGGGCACTTGTAGAGAAACTCCCAAGTTTGTGTCCCAACACTTTGTGCTCCAGCGATTAACTTGCAGCTTTCCTCTGTGACTTTCTGAGCGTCCTTTGACCAGAAAGGTCTCCACCCCTCCGGGTGGTATGCGAAAGCAGGTTGTGCCGAAGAAAACGAGCATAGGGCGCAGAGGGTTAAACTCAGTATAAACTTCATGGGGCAGGATTAAAGGACAAGATCCCAGTTCGGGTCTCCCGAAAGGTCGACCCACACGCAGTACCCACTCTTGGAAGAGACAAGTACTTTGTTGCCAGTGCGTTTTTCCAGCCGAACGGCGCTGTCACCGCCCATAGACTTTTCCAGGGCTGCCCTGGCTTTGTTTGACCGGGGGACTAAGCGCATTCCTCCATCTCAGGGTGGTACAGCGGAGTGGTAAGACTCCCCCAGTTATCGCCCAGGAAGGCCAGGAACCCTGGGACAAGAGTGTCGTTGTAGAAGGGGTCTAGGTCCTCTGGGACTCGGCTATAAGCCGTGGGGCTCAGCTTCATGAGCTGGTTAACAAGGTGCTGACCCCACCGAATACCCTGGGTCTGAGGCTGGTTAGAAGCCCATTCGACAAATTCCTGAAAGTCCATTGGATCTCCTGAGTTGAGGGCTAAGTGTCTGAGCACCGCTGCTCATGTAAATACTATACCGTTTCTGCCGAGCAGAAGCAAGCCGGGAAACCGCCCCGGAGCAAGCGGTTAACCGCCTCTGGTTTAGCCAAGAAATTGCAGGAGTCAGGCGAAGGAAGGCTCAAGGAGTAACGATAGCATTTCCTGTATGGTCGCGTAGATGGGATCTTCAACTGTAAAGGCGAACTTTTCGGTTGCCTTGTCGTCAATCCACTCTCTCACTCCTGTTCCGAACTCGGTGGACCTTGCGTACCAATCGCAAACCATCTCCGCGACGTAAACTTTGGGCATGTCGTGAATGCTCCCCCAGTATTCAGGGTGGTGCGGGTTCACTGACTGATGGTGTTTTACGACTTCGGACAGCAAGGGGTCTGAATGAAAAAGGTGTGCAAACTCAATTCCCTTAAACTTTGAATTGTCATGGATCTGCCCGTTTGCGATTAAGTTGCGCCCCAGCTCAATGTCGCCGCGTTTCATTAGCTTCAGGCCAAGCTTGTAACAGCTCCTTTGCACGTTTTTTATGTGCGAGAAAACCAACTCAATTTTTTCGACGGCTTCGGTCTCAATTGTCATGGGAGTAGTATGCATTCGCACAGAAAATGTTACCCTTGCGCTCACCGGTTCTCAATACAACCGAGACTTTGAAATTTTTCCACAGTCTCAGCACAGAGAGTGTTGATGAGTTGGTCATCTACCGTGTTCGGCAAGACGCACTCGTTCTTCCCCACGTGCTCAGCCTCCTTAAAGAGCTGAGTTACAATTGTGCTTAGTTCGTCATACGTAATCCTGCCGTACTTAATGTCCAGAAGAAAATCTGCGTCCCCAACCAACTTTCTATTCACAAGAAGCTCTCCGGTTCGCATTCCCTCAATGGCCATTTTCATAAGTCGAACACAGTGGCTGGCGTTCTTCCCGTCGTACCCACAGGCCCGCTCAATTTCGGATCGCTTCACATTCCGATTAGTCAACCAATCTTGGTAATTACTCCACCGTTTTAAATCTGACCGGTACTGTTGGCTTGAGTGGAGAAGGGCCATGTACTCATCGCTTGCTCTCGTGATTTTCTGTGTTTCATTGAAGCACTCCTCCGGTAAGACACTCTGCTTCAAAATTCCTTTCCAATCAACACGGTCGTTGAGAAGCTCGTACAGCTCGACTGAAGGTTGGTAGTACTCGATTCTGTCTTTAATCAGCAAGTACAAGTACTCGATGAAAGACTCGATTTGAGACGGGGTTAAGCTCGGGGAAGAGACACCGTAGTCCTCCCACTCCGGTCGCCGTGTTGGAGGGTTTAAGAGCCATTTGCGGTGAGTCTCCATTTTCTTGATCTGGGACCTTGCGTACTGAACGAATGTGCCAGAGATTCTCCTGGAAATTAGCTTCCTCCGGTTGTCAATTAGCGACTGCCCCAGAAAGTCAAGGTACAGGTAGCTGTCGGGAGTCTGCCAGAGCATCTCCAAAATGTTGGGGTTTTGCGACCGCAACAAGCTCAGGTACCTGCGAATGCCGTACACCACTGAATCCGAGTTATCTAACTCAGGGAATCTAGAGTTGAACTCACCCTCGTCTTGTTGCTCCCCTACCCACCCCTTATCCTTTTGCTCAAATGTTTCGAGAGTGGTGTAAAACCGCTGTGGCGCCACACAGATTCCCTTAAAGTCCAAGTCGGACATCTCGGTGTTGAGGCCATAGGCGTGGCTGCCTGACTTGCAAAACAGGATCATCCCGTCTTCAATTTCTTTTCGTGTAATTGTCATTTTTCCAGTTACTGGTTTGTCTACGTGTGTTACTAGCGGTTTTCAATCCCAGTCCCTTACGTCAACAATCTCGTACCAGTCGTACTCCCGGTCTGGGTCTTTGCTGCACTTAATTCGGTAGGTTATGTTGTTGCTTTTTAGTTGGCCTTTCATGGGGCCAGACTTGAAGAATCGTGGACAATCAACGTACTCGATTTGCTCTCTAGCCTCGCTCACAGTTTCAAAACGAGCTATCCAATCTTCTGACCCTTGTGAAGGGTAGTAATGATCGCCGGCAATCAAGAGGAAAGGCTTGTCCATGCTTAAGCTCAGGTTGTTTTCGGAGTATGATAACTAAGTGTAGCGGGTGTTTGTAACGTGAACAAGACAGGGAACCCCGCTAAGGGTTAATCGGTCAAACCTTTACTAAATCGGCAGGGTCACAAGCCCGAGACGTGGCCCCGTCCCATCCGAATCGAGACACTGCCTCGTTGAACTTTACGAAAACATTCTTGCCATTGTGAGAGGACACCGTGCCGTGCTCAACGTCAAAGTGGTCTAGGCATCCTGAGGCATGAAGTGGGACGTAGGCTACTCGTGTTCCAGGTGTTGCAAGTTCGATGTTCATTGTTTTCGGGGTTGTTTTAACTTGTTTAACTCGTTTAACTCAATTTTAAGCCCCAGCTCTTTAAGGGCCAGGGTCTGGGCTCTTAGCCTCAGCTCTTCGGCTCTTAGCCTCAGTGTGTCTTCTCGGCAGGAAAGTTCTTCCTCCTTCAGGGAAAGTTCTTCCTCCTTCAGGGCGAGGGTCTCAGCTCGAAGCTCTTCGAGTCTTTTGCCCCTTGGGGGCAGGGGCATTCGCATCCACAATGGTAAAAAGGCTGGGCACCACATTTGTTTAAGGGGACTCAGGAGCTGCCGAGGACAAAACGTACGAATCGCTTCACAACTATGTTTTCGCCAACTATTGCAGCGAAGTTCTTCACGTATGTTTCGATACTCATTGAGTTGTCTTTGATGTAGGGCTGGTCCATGAGAGACAGCTCTCTGAATCGCTTTGCCACACGACCCTCAACGATCTTGTTTTGAATTGCCTCGGGCTTCTTCACAAGGTCTGCCTTTCCGGACTCAATCCGAGTCTCCTCAAGGAGAGTCTCCTCAGGGATATCAAAGATTGAAACGTGGCACACAGAGGGGCACGCTGCAATTTGCATCGAAAGATTTCGAACAAGTTCCTGAAAGGGTTCGGACTTGGCCACAAAGTCCGTTTCGCAGTTGACCTCGATAAGGACTCCAACCTTACCGCCAGTGTGAATGTAGCTACCCACAGTACCTTCTCGTGCGCTCCGACCGATCTTTCCGTCAGCCAGGGCGACTCCTTTCTGCCGCAGCCACGTGATCGCACCGGCCTCATCACTGTCAGACAAAATAAGTGCTTCTTTGCAGAGAATCAGGCCCGCACCGGTCTTCTCTCGCAGGGACTTAACTTGTAGGATTGTTGGAGGGGTGGAAGCCATGTTACTTAGGTGTGGTAGAGGGGGTTATTCAGGCTGTAAATACTATAACGCTTTCTCTTCGAGAAACCAAGCCGGGAAACCGTCCCCGAGCAAACGGTTAACCGCCTAGAAGCGCAGGAATGTGGAGAGAGAAAGGTAATCCCTTTAGCTGTGCGAAAGAGATCTCGGACTGAACTCCAGTGGACTCACACCAACCAGGTAAGGTTAAGACGTAGAGCTCGTCGGACTTACTCAGCAGCGTTAGGCACTGGTTTTCCCAGAATTTGTAGTCGGTAGGCAAGTCGATACCTGAACTCAGGGCAAAGTGCATAAGCAACGGCGAGAATGCCACTAACCCTTTCGATGCAAGGTGTGCGAGTTCGTAAGTCACCGCGTTCATACGAAACTTTACAACAGTAGGGTCGCGGTCGTTGTAAGGTGCCGCGACGTAAATTAAGGGCATTTGCCTGGCACCTTTTCATAGGAAGTCACTGTTTTCTCCTGCATTTCAAAGAATTGATACACGAAGCTAGCGTCTTCGACACTGTCGTTTTCGTTCTTCATATGGGTAACTTGGCGTATTCCAAGGAAAGACCCGTGAATCTTGATCACTTCTGTGGAAATTTCGTACCACCTGTGCCTATCAAGGTCTAAGTCCCTAGCCACAACTTCGTAGTTGGTGTCGTAGAAGAAGTTTTCGTAGATGTCTTCCGGAAGGTCGTCAACCCAGTAACCAGTTTGCTTGAGGCTAAGCCCTTGAAGTTTGCTTAAGAGATTGCTGAAGGTTGTTTGGGGTTTGCTCATTGGAGTCAGTAGGTCAGTCGTCGGGCTCAATTGTGTACTCGATGCGTAGCAGTGAGCAAAGTTCTCGTGCAAAATAAATCTCTCCGACTCTGCATCCACTGTCAAAGGCGTCGTCCACCCTGTCTATGTCGCTAAAGTCGTACTCTTCTTGTCCGGGTGATCTATCAAAAACGGTACGCTTTGAAGCTACGAACCTTAGCTTGTCAATCAGTTTGGTGTTGATTAGTTCCACGGGAGTCCCTCAGCGGCGATCAAGAGCCTGTAAAGAAGCCTCAATTTCTTGCCTCTTTTCCTCGGATACTCCAACGGTGTAGTCCTCGGCACCCTCTTCTTCGAAGTAACTAAGCGGGTTAATGCCCGTTGCCATCTCGTGAATCTCGAAGAAGTTTACAATTTCTTCCTCATCTGTTACGAAGATGAAATTTTCCACGGAGACAACTCCGGAAATTTCGCTGTGCTTTCCGAGAACTTCACCGAAGTAAAGTTCTTTCCCGCTATCGATCAACCTTTTGACTTCTTGAGGTTCGGCAACGAAAATTCCCTCAAGCTCGCCCATTCGTCCGCAATCGAAGAAGAACTTGTAAATAGCTTTTTTCATCTGTTTTGTGTCGGTTGGAGTTGGTTGTGTGTTTTGCTGCTTCATTCAGGATAACTTTAGCGTATCCGCAGCGCAGAAACAAGGGCGGAAAACCGTCCCTTCACTTGGACAAACTTTGGAAGTAAGTGAGTAGGTCCGTGCTATCGAACGGAGTGCGTTCGCTGCTCCTGCTTGTTTTTGCGTACGTGCCTTCGACAGCGTCGATGTACATTGTGAAGCTACCGTCGTCTCCCATGTAAAACTTTGACCAACCCTCGTTCGTGAGCAATCTTCTGATGTTTAGTTGTTCCACAGCAAGGTTGTCGAACGATAAGTGAATCTTTCCAAGGAAAGTTGGGATGGCCCGGTACCATTCGGAAAGAAGCTTCTTGGTCTTGTTACCGTAGAACTGGATACCACGGCCAAAGGTTTTGTACCCAAGCACAAGAGTTTTGCTGTTCGGGAGGGTGCTTAGGTCTGATAGAACTCTGGGCGAGTGCACACCAGCAATCACATGAAACACGGTGTGCGGGTTGTTTTTCAGGAATTGTCTTACCAGGGGCAGGTTTGCACCGGTCACAGAAACTCCGACCCCTTTTACCAAGTCCTTCCTTCTCAGATACCCTAAAAGAAACTGGTAAGGTTCCAGGTGCCGTTCATTCACAGTCAAATTGGCTACCAAACCCTTATTGCGAACTTCTCGAAGGAAGGGGATAAGGTCAGGGTGGGATAGCGGGTTCCCGCCCCCAATCGCCAGCTCTACGCCCGGTGGTAAAGGCTCCAAAACTGTAAGTAAGCGGTTCAGATCCCCGTGCTTTCCTTCGAGAGTGGAGTTTTCGTGGCAGTAAGGGCACGCAAGGTCGCAAAAATTTGTAACCTTGATGTCAATGCTTTCCGGGTGTTCTGCCCAAGGGTGGTCTGCGTCCAGAGTCTCTCGAGTCTTGGTGCCGCCAGACCACAAAGTAACGTTGCAGTTACCGTTTTTGTACGCGTGAAGGACTGTCTCAGTAGTTGTCATTGTCGGTATGAAGGACACTGCGAGGGTTAAAGATAAACTGTCGCAAAAGTTCTGGGTCTTCGAACAAGTAGTCTAGCTGACCCCCTTCAACAGACTGGTGGTCGATGTACGATGTTTCCCGTGGGTGAGACCAGTCTGTAGATAAATCGTATACAACGTTTGAGCAACCCGTTTGCTGCTTGATCACTGTGTCAAGAACTTCCTTGAACTCCGCACTCTTTTCCCCGGACCACTCGGAAACGTAAATGGCCGCGTAACTCGCCTTAGTGCCCGCATCGGAGTAGTCTTCCACTTCCCAGCCAAACTGGCCCCCATTGAGGACCACTTCCCCCTGTTCGTTCAAGGGCAAAGTATCAAGGAGATCTGTGGAACTTGAAGAGATACTGAGTGAGTGAGTGCTTGAACTGTTGGTTTCAAAAACTGCTTGTCTTGTTTGAATGGTCATCGTTTGTGAGTGGGTCTGAGAGATTAAGTACTGAAAAATTTGTGTCGTAAGCTTGGGGGAAACGCTCGTGAAAAGAGGAGTGGGACGCTCAAGCCACCCACTTTTCTGAGAACTTTTAGAAAGTTCGCATACTTTTTAGGTGGAGTCGGTCTGCTTGCCGTCTGATTTGTGACCCGTGCCAGTTTAGAGCTTGGGGCGAGCAGGTACCACAGGAAGTGCGTAGTAGGGCAACCAGTGGCTGCCGTCCCCAACCCTGGCAGAGTATTTCCAGCAACTACAGGAAAACACCGGGTGCGAACTTCCAGCTATGGCTTCATTACCCCACCAGCAGTACCCCTTCGAGTCACAATCTTCAGCTCCAGGTAACCTTTCGGTCTTAGGGACAGGGTTCAACGAGTTGTACGGAAGGAGGTCCAAGGGATTTCCGTCGTAGTCACCGGTGCTGGCGGCGGACAAAGCGTCAAGTACCTCTACGCTCGCGTTGAGAACTCCGCAAACTTGGTAGATAGCTGCGCAGAGGTCGCGAAGTTTTCTAATTTCCCGCAAGGACTGAGACGCTTGGTAACGCACCAACCGTTCGAACCCGATTTTCGTTAGATCTTGCATGGAAGGGTGTTCAGGTGAATTTATGGGACCCATTGTGTGTCGTACGGGGAACTTATTTGATTACTCTTTCCAGCAAATTCCGGAGTAGAAACAAGGGCCAAAGCAACGCACCCTTCGCAGGGTGAACCGGAGACTTATATGTGCCCCACTGAAGAGAGCCTAAAAACAAATCCACCTGAAAAAGAAGGGCAACTAGCACAACACCTGAAATATAGGTCGTTGCCAGAATCTGAAGTACTAAGAGTGTCATGGGGTTAAGCTGGAATCAGCTTGTAAAGAAGGCGAACAGCACTCAGCAAGTCCTTGTCTGTAAGGTTAATCAAGTCGGGTTGTTCGGCGGCAATACACTCAGCGTCGCCTTCAAAGAGAGTCACCAGTCGGCTAATCTCGGTCTGGTCTTGGACGGTGAGGGATGTGGATGACATTGGTTGCTCTTGTTTACCCTTTCACTATAGCGTGTTTAACCAAGGAAGGCAAGCCGGGAAACCGTCCCTCCCTCCTAGTCTTAGGGGACCAGTGTGCAAGGGCTTCTTCTACTATAAGAGCCACTCGGCCAAGGTAGTCGTCTGAGCCCCAAGATGATCGGTCTTCTATCCAACTCAGGATTTCTGAGCGTGCGGGTTTGTTACTTTGCTCTTCAAACACTTCCTGATCGGTTTTCTTGTCTCTAAAGTAAACACTCCACACACCACCTTCTTCTTCCAGGTCGCAGTAGAAACCAGGGTGGTCTATGTAGTAGCCTAAAGTGTTACCGTCTTCGTCAACCCTTTGCTTAAACAGCATCTCTCCGCCTTTATGTTCGGCCTCGCAGTCAGTTTCCCCCAACGCAAGAGAAACGTCTTGCATACTTTTGTTCAGTCGCTCCGCTCTTTGGCTTGCCGTAGTTGTATGGGTGTCGGTGAATAGCAAGTAAGAGTTGCAGGCGAACAAGAGTTCGGTGCACAGTTTACGAAAGTTATGTTCCAACATGTTTATCTAGGAGTTACGACGGGTTTGTTAGTGGGAGTGTTCCAGTTTTAGGGTTGTACTCCGCTTTTCAATAAATTCTCTAGTTCGGCAATTCTAGCAGCCTGCTGTTGTTCTACGGTGAGAGGCCGGGGTATGTTGTAGTAAGCAGAACTAGCTTCTTTTGCTGTTGACCAACTAAACTTCTTGAAAAATTCCACACAGGTAACAGAATTAGGCTTTTCCCACATACCCTCTTTGTTCAGATAGTGGCTACCAACCCTTACTACCCAATGCTTACGCAGACGGTCACACGCTTCCACGTAAGTCCCACTGGCAGGGTGTTTGAGCGGAAACCTAAAAGGTACTGGTTCTGGTATAGGCCCTAAAAAAGAAGGTTCTCGAATCCAACGGACTAGGCCCAAAATAGTGTCTGTGGCATCCATTTTCTCCCAGTCGTCGTCCCCGTCGTACCTATTGAGTTCACGACTGTAGGCCCAGCGTAGTGTGCCGTCTTCGTTTTGTTCTAGTTCCCCGTCAATAAACCCCTGATTGTCCAAAAAGCGCAGGATTTCATCGTCAGTCCTGGTGTCTTGTTCCTGGGAGTCAAGTTCTTTCAATAGAGCAGAGCGATACTGACCAAGAGTCTGAAAACTAATGGCATAGGAATCATCGGCGATTAGGTCTCGGAGAATGCTGAGTGACATGCGTAGCTCTTGTGGTGTGATGGGGGAATACTAGTTCTTTTGATAACTATAGCGTGTAACTCATCAGAAAACAAGCCGGGAAACCGTCCCAGGGCAAACGGTTAACCGCCCCCTTTAGAGTGTAACAACTACTAACCAAGCTTGTGCACTGTGGAATTTCCTATCGCAACTCCCAAGAGAAAAGAATCCTCGCATGCTTCTCGAACGTGAACGCCAACATAAACACGTCCTATGGCATTTTCCAAGCCAGCTTCAAAGAAGCTGTTATCTTTCCACAGGCTAGAGCTTGTCACGGAGCTTATATCACCTAGACTCCCGTTTGCAATGCGACCGTCAAAAGATCGAGACTTTCCGGGCAGGTCCTGCGAAGTTGTTGACCATATGAGGTTGTCGCCGAAAAAGTGTGTCATTACACTCGCAAACACTCCGCCCATCACTGAGTGACCGGATATAAAGTCAGGGAACGGTGGAGATTGTACTCCGTTTATGGAGGAAAGCAACGACTTCCACTCTGTGTCTCGGACAGTGAGGTCTGAGCCGTCTTCATCGGAAAAACTGCCAGTGATTACGTCCCACGGTCGAGGCTGAACATTGTCGTATTTTTCTCTCCATGCCACGGTTACGGCGTCTGCCATGGCGACGCTTAAGCTAGCGAATAACCTAGCGTTGTTAGCTGGGGTTGTTGCTTGGTTCGTTGCTATTTCAGTTGCAATATCAAACAACTGACCATACGGCCTATAGGTGTCAGGCCGATCGTAAGCCCAAAAAAGAGCAATGTCCGTCTGATCAGCATTTCGGCGCGAGGTGGTGGTTGCAGTGTTTGTTAGTCCGCCGTACAAACGCACTTCAGCTAAGTCTCTGGCGTACAGGTCCAAATTCACGTCTGGCTTGCCCTGTAGACCGTTGGTCCTATGTGTAACTTCACTGCCTAAACCCCACGGTTTTACTGTGCCCCAATTGGGGCCTAGAGCAGCCCCTGCAGTGGGTCCGCTTGAGGCTGGCATCCAGGTATATCCCGGCAAGCTATTAGTAGGGGGTTGATAAGGTGTATTATTCGTTGATCCGTCGTTGGATCTTAGTGAGCGGATTTGATCAGCTATTCCGGACCCCAGGGCTAAGCCAGAGTGAATGCTCTGCGAGGTTCCCGTCAGATTGGCCAGACTTGATTTGTAGTGCTTTTGGAGTATTTCTTGTTCTCCAGGAAGCTCCAACGAAAGAATGCGGTAGGCCGCACCAATCAACGCGGCATCTACGCTAGCAGCAGCGGGTGCGTTTTGGTCGATCTTGTAGAAGGCCACTTGATCACCGAACGCTGCCCGAGTGTCCAACATTGCCGTGGAAAGCATTGCCATCAGACGACTACCTGTGGTAGGAGGCACTCCAGGTTTTCCATTGCTGCCCGCTGATTGGATTGCTTCCAGAGCACAGCTAATCCAGGACAGAACTTGGTCGGGACCAGGCTGATTGACCGGTGGCGTGATGTTAGCGGCCTTTTGGTTGCGAAAGAAGATGGCCTTTTCATTGGTGCTGAGAGAGCGAATGTCGCCGTAACCGATCTTGTCGAATCTGTTGACGCTGGTATAAGTGACAGCGACGGTGTCTGTGGCGAGGACCGCTGAGGCAAGATTTAAGCGAACGGTTTTTCCACCGTCAATTAGCGTTGCGGGTCCAATGACAGTGCGGCGAACCCCGTTCACTGTTACTTGAAAGCGGCTGAAGCTAGGGAGAGTACTGCTTAGGACATCGCTGTAGCGCAGCTCGACGAACGACTCTTTTGCAATTAGCTCAACCAGGGTCAATGATTTCATAGACTAGAACTGAGTTTAGAAAACGGATGAAGAATTTCCTGTGGTACGACCAGAGAACATTCGTTTTAAAGGGGTTTAGCACCCCCTTAGTCTTGGTAGCACTCGGTTAAAGTAAACCCGTAACCCCTGGGTCATTTTGCGCTAGCTACCAACCTACCCGTCCAAGTTCAACATTTTGCGCCTCAAGCTCTGCTATCCTGGCTTCCTGCTCCTGTACTAAAATCGCAGCGCAAGCGAGTCGTTCTGCCATGCCAATCCTCCCTTCGTAGGAGGCTTCTCTCAACTCATCCTGTAGCCATTCCACCACCTTTTTCACGTTTCGGGTCTTAGGTGATGGCGGCCTTCTGTTGGGTTGCTCCGACAGCTGAAAGGCAACGTTTTCAGCACCCCAGCGGTCCTCACTCCCTGGATCCATACACTCGGCAGTATTGTTAAGTGTATGAATCAAGGCGTCCACGTCTACCATGGGTGTGCAATCCGGTAAAATGCTTTGACCATTCTGATGTAGCATCATGGCAAAGTTTGCAACATCCACGGGGTCCCCTTTGCGAATGTGTTCGCATAGAAGACGAGACAGGTGCTCAGCGGATGCCCCTTTCCACCCCTGCCTGCCTTCTTTGCTCTTTCGGGAAAGTTTAAGTTTCATTGCAGCGGCAAACTGATCAACGGCGATCCGGTCTTCTTCAACTAAGCCCGGTGTTTTGGATTGAGCAGGTAATGCGGAGTTAAGCAACGGTGCAGTCGCGGGGTGCGTCAGCAGATGACGAGCAAGGTCCTCCAGCGTGAAACCAGCTGCAATTGGGTTAAGTGTGTCACCACGCATTACGTCTGCAAGATCCTCAACCGTGAGGGGGCGGGTAGCTATAGGCATAGGGTGCGTGTACAGCGCTATAAGATAATGGACTTGATCTCGAAGGTAGTCCACAACTTTTTCTGGAGTCGGAGTAATTCCGGCCCACTGCCAAAGAGAAGGGCCATCGCCTCCGATTTCGTCAACAAAATTTGTGAGAGCTTTCGCCCAATCGTCCGGTGTTGTCATAGCTGTTCGGTTTGTAGTTGTTGGAGTAGGGTGGCGGCGCGGAAGAGAAAGTGAGCATCACCAAACTGAAGAGCATCTGCGGCACGCTTGGTCATCAGTTCCAGTTCTTCCGCCAACTCCCCCACCCCCTCTACTCGTTTCGGCGCTGGCGGGGTTGAAACCTGCTGGAGCAGGGCGGGGGTGCAGATGATTCGGTCAGCAATCTTCGAAGCCCACCACAACGGATCACCTATAACTGTGCCCTCGGGCATTTCCCCTTCAAGCCACTCAGCAAAGTCGGGATACCACTGGTCCACTCCCGTGATCAGGGGTGGTAAAGCTACCCTACGGGCAAGTGCGGTGCGAACGATCTCTAGAATTGCGACAACAACGGTGTCAAAATCGTTTGAGCCAACAAACATTGAAATTTCGTTGTCTGCGCACAGTTGTCTAACATCGGCTAGGCTCGGCCCCGGCTCTGATGGGGCACTGCGCTGTAGCAGGTGCTGGGCCCAACGAATTGCATCGCAAAGGGGAATGGATCCAAAATAGGGGGAGCCGTGGGTAATTTCGTACCAGTTCCGGAAGTTGCCCTCCAAGACGGCGTCGCTCTGCCCCTGCTTCGGTGAAGGTATGGACCCGCCGAACTCGGCCAACGCCTCTGGCCCGAACACTTCAGCTACAACCCACGGGTCAATGTAACGGGATTCAAAGGGGCCAGGCCGAAACTTGTCAAAGCAGAACGCAATACCTTGCTCGACTAGGCGCAACTGCTCCTCTTCTGGTTCTGCCCTTAAGGCAGCACGAGCATCGGCGATAGCGTCAGTCCAGGCATTTGCGATTGCCGGGGCAGGTCCTTTGCGGTCTTCAAGTTGTATCAGGCGTTGTAGGGCGGTTCTTGTAGATAGAGTCATTGGTGGTATGCGCATTGCGACCAGTAGCCAGGTTGAGAGCCGGATCGAGCCGGGACCCAAACAACTCGTGGCAGGAACACCGGAGTGTCTGCCCCCGAATGAGGATAACAAAATGGCTTCTTGTCTAAAACAGGGATGTATGCTATCATTTTATTGGGGAAAAAGGTCTAAGGCCACCGCAATTTCCCAACATAAGAGCATAGTTTGGAAAGCAGTTACAAGGGTCCAGACTGTATTTTGTGCAGACATTCGAAACGGGGTAGAGCGAGTGTGGGGGGTTTGACTCATGGCGCATTCATGCTCTTGTCTCTCTTCTCCAGGGTAGGGGTAGCAGGTCTCCAGCCGTGCACAGGTTGCTGTAGCTTGTGCAACAACGTCTGACCAGGAGATCCCATTGGCCTCTGTAATTGACATCAAGACAAGCAGAACATCTGCGGCTTCCGACTTCGGGTCACCACGCTTCCCACGAAGCGCCTCAATTAGTTCTGATGACTCAAGGTGTAGGTATGCACCACGAGCCGACCAGTGCAGTGACCAACCACGCCTCTTGCACATTGCTAGTATACGTGGTGCTAAGCTCTGATCATCAGTTTCCTTACTCATTTCACACCAAGTTCGGTTTAGGGGGTCAGCTCTTTCACTGTGCTTACTTATCAAGTAAGTAGTAGAATTCGGAGTCGGGTTCAGGTGGAAAATAACCACCACAAAGTGTGGCCATTGAGTCTAGTGCCTCTCGAACAATCTCAGCTTCTTTGCCATACAAACAATCACGTTCCAGAAAGTTCAACCTACTGTAGATTGTTTCAAAGGCTTCGAGGGGGGTCATTGGACTTGAGGGTTTGCACTGAAGTAAGTATACCGTTTCTGCAGAGCAGAAACAAGGGTGTAAACCGCCCTGGTGCAGCCGGTTATCCGGCACGGTGAAACGTGGGCATCAATCCTGAACATTTAGCTCTGTACGAACCCACTGAAGAAGAAGTAAGCATGCGCCGCTGTGGTCTCCCGCACCTTCTGCAAAGGTCACCGCGTTCCTTAGCACATCTTGTACGTTCCTTACACACCAGTCGTTTTGCTCTAGTAGGGTTGCAGAGCGGTCTAAAAAGTCTGCTGCCTCAACAGTTCCACCATTTTCAGTATCTCTCTCGTCTTTTGCGTTGTCCCTCAGCCATTGTACAAGCTCAACCACTTCCCCTTCTCTCTGGGGTTTTACTCGGAGTGCGGTGGCGGCGATAGCCGAGACTGACTGAAGTGCCTGGAGCTGACCGGCACGGTAGGGTCCGGTGCTACCCATTATGGGGCGAAAAGACTGGATCCGTTCTAGTGCCTCTGTCGGAGTTATCATGGCAGTGAGTTTCTGGGGTCTATCTAATTTTACCGTTTCTGCGCCGCAGAAACAAGCCGGGAAACCGCCCCAGAGCAAGACGGCTGCACTACCGCTGTGCTACGTGGGTGAGTTCTCTCCGGCCCTACCTTAGCATCTTTCTCGATCGAGTCGAAACTCGGCCTGAATTTGCTTGTAGACGCTTCGCTTCCACTCGGGCTCTCTCACTACGGGAATTTGATACGGGATCTCACTCAGCAAGCGCACCTCAACGGTGTTATCTTTCACGTTTGACGCCATGACAGTATCCCTCAGGTGTTGTTTTTTGGACAAGCTTTGCTCAGCGCACGAATCGCCGAGAGTGCGCTTCGAACTTCGGATGGTGTTCGGCACCACTCTAAAGCGTTGGATACCTGTCTACGGTTTGAGCACATTTCTTGCGCCCAAAATCGGAACAGTTCCGCGTCTTCCCCGTCTTTTTCAGTTCCCATGAAGACTCCCGACGTTTTCACAAACTTTCCGAATTTCCCCTTGAGTGATCTTGGTTACACCGAAGTCACACATGTTCGGGGGACTACCCGCAGCGTGAAGGGCGATTAACTCAGCTTCCAACGTCGGAGTGTGTCGAGATCGAGTGCGCAAGTACCACACGTCTTGAGCGCAACTCACAGAAACTCCGAGTTCGGCTGCAAGGTCTCTCATGTACTGCTCCAGCTCATCGTAGTACTCTTGTTGTTCATTCATGAGAGTTTGCTGAGATGGATGTAGGGGTTAAACATTTCCATGGAAGTTCATCTTCGTAGTTCCCCATTAGTAGTCTCACCCAGAGTTTTCCGTGAGAGTCGAGAGCAACTACATGTTCGGTTACAACAGTAGTTATTTTACTGTCGTCCGGGGTGGTGTAAACTGAAACGCTCTGAGGGACTACCTTAAAGGAGACAATTTTCTCAGGGAAGTTGTTCATGGGTCAGGGAAAGGGTACAAACTCGCAAACGAGGGGAAAACTAAAGTTCTCTCTTTGAATTGAAAGTGGAGACTGAAGCATCACATTCGACTCAACCGGTCGTACACCGGGAAGCATCGAAATTGTCATGTGAGGGTTCTTGTTCAAGCAAACACTCCGGATTCCGTTCGGAAGCTCAACTCGCAGGGCATGAATGCGGTCGCCAAAGCAGTTCTCAGTGGCACGAACCGTGAAAGTTCTCCCTAAGATCCCGTCTGGAATCTCGTTCTCCACCACACCAAACTGCAAAGTAACGTGAAAGTGCTAAGCAGCTTGGTTGAAGATTGGGTGAACTGGGGATTTTTGCTCCGGGAGGGACAACCAGAGAATCCCACGGCGAGGGGCGGTGTTTTCCATACTTTAACTATACCGCTTTTGCTCTGTGAGGGAAAGCGGGGAAACCGTCCGAGTTAGGGCGGTTATCCTCGTTTAAGTTGAAGAAAACAGTGCCACTCCAATGGCACCTCCGCCTAACATTGATGACAAGAGGCCCAGTGGGGTGGTATAGCGAGCCCAGCGACGAAGAAAAAGAGTCCGATGAGTAGGAGGGGTTTGTCCATAGCGGGTACAATCGGTGGGGACAAGGGTAAACGCCCTGTGCAGGATTTGAACCTGCGACATTCTCTTTAGGAAAGAGATGTTCTAATCCACTGAACTAACAGGGCTTTTGGCTTAAGTCCGTATGCTTCTTGCAAAGGGCAAACCGGACTCAGTACGATGGTAACCTTATGGGGTTACGCCCCCTAGAGGATTCGAACCTCTGACACCACGGGCCGAAACCGTGTGCTCTAATCCGCTGAGCTAAGGGGGCTTGGCTGCATAATGTGCCGGGGGTGACTACCCCATTTGACGTGCAAATCTTCCGGCGGAACTCACCTTTACCCCTGGGTGGGAATAGACGGGGAAGTGAATTTGCCCATCCAAGAAAACTAACCTGTAGTGGTTCTTAACAAGGAAGTTTTCGAAGTTTGTAGCGTTCAGAGTCTCAATTCGCCTTAGCGTCTCAAGGGTTTTGCAATGATTTTGTAGCAGAGTAACTTGCCTCTGCAACGCCACGTTTTTGTTGTGCAATTCCACGTTTTGTTTTCTCATGTGCGTCACCACCGACTTGTAGTTGGTTTGGGTGCAAGTCCCAGGATTTCAAGATCGTCCTTGCTTAAGGAAGCCAAAAGTTCGGCTTTCCGCTCCCGAACTCGTTTCTCCTCGTCCTTTGCTCGTTGAACCTCGCTCAGGAACTCATTTGCGTCCCAGAGGTCGGAATTAAGGGAATTCAGCTCTTGTTGTGACTGAGGACCCTGCCGAGAGAATTTCACACCACATTCACCCATTGGGCGTGAAGTGTCAAGTGTAAGGGCGAATCGATCCGGTGTTACAGCCTCACCGAACTCACTGTAGGTGATTCGTTCAAGGATGGGCTCCACCCCAAGCTCTCTGGCTTTAGCCATAAGGCTCAGGATGGTCCACGGCAACTCTGCTGTCGCCGCAGCCAAATTCGCCTCAAGATCCTTTTGCTGCTGCGCAGCTTTCTCAGCCTTTAGTTGAGCTTTTCGTTCTGCTCGGTCTTTACTAGCTGCCCACTGGGCAACTGTTTGAGTGGTTTCTTCGTCAGAAATTTGGATGGGGTTGGTCATTGGTTCGACTGGCTCGACTGAATTAATCATACCGTTTCTGCAGAGCGAAAACAAGCGGGGAAACCGTCCCAGATGAAACGGTTTACCGCCCTCTCACCCCCGAAGCTACTCAGGAAGCAACCGCAACGGTAGGAACTAAGGAAGTGTCCCGACCCGCTTGAGCCTTCATTGCAGAGCGAGCACGAAGCATCGCCTGAGCCTGCAGAGCTGCGTCGTTGACGGTTAGCTGCAGGGCGGAATGGCGACTGGTGTAGGAGCCGTATGAGCGCCCGTACTTGCGGTTCCACTCATCTTGGCGTTCTTGCGGCCAGACGTAAGAGAACACAGGAAGCTCTTCAATGCTTCTTTGAGACTCTTTAATTTCCATTTTACGAGTGCGCTGACGCTCGCTGAGCTGAGCGTAGGTAGCTTGCCATTCGGCAACTTCACGCAGGTATGTGTCGCGGTCTTGCATTGTTTTGTAAGGTTGGTTAACACCGGCAGAGGGATTTGAACCCCCGACATCAAGCTTAGAAGGCTCGCGTTCTGTCCGCTGAACTATGCCGGTTTGCTCGAGGTGGGTTACACGGTGTCCCCCACCTGATTGGTTCTAACTTAGCGCATTATGCACCGGGGTACTCTTCAAGGTAGCCCTTGTACCAGTCCTGGGCAGCCCCTGAAATAACCCCTCAACCATATTCTTTAGGATCCAGAGCTGGCGTTCAGGAAACGCTGTCATTTTCAGATGAGTGTATCTGAGTGAGCCCCAGCTCCTCAGGAACTTGGGGTTTTGCTCTGGGAACAAAGTCAGGAGCAAGGAGTCCACCAGGGGGCGTTTCTCGAACCCGCGAGTCATGCTCGAAAGAGTTTCTTCGATGGCGGTGAGCTGGGTGGGGCTGAGGCTGAGGTTGTTTTCCATGAACTAACTATACCGCTTTTGCCCCGTAGAAACAAGGGGGTAAACCGCCCTCGAATAGGAGGGTAAACCGCCCTAGTTCAGTCGTTGCCAGTGGGGAGAGTGGTAGGGGACCTCGGAGAGCCGGGTGCCTCTTAGGTGAAAGCAGAGCCAAAGAGAACCGCCATCATCCACTGCAAGAATGTACGGGTCGTACCCTAAGTGTGAATTACCGGGAACAAGCTCGTAACTAACGATACTATCTGGTGCTAGGGGACGTGGGATAGTATGGATTTCTGGAGTATGAGGGTTGTCAAAGTCCATAGTGACCTGGGGCAGGTGTACGGCGCAGTATAGCCTATTCAAGGGTCCGTAAAGCCCTTGCTAGACGTCGTCGAGTGCGAGATATCTGTCTTTTTATGTAGGGTAGAGACCGCAGGTGGCTCTTCCACCTACGCTTTCCTCGCTGCCATAGTAGGATTGACTCCTGTTTTGACTCAGGTTTTGCCATGCTTCTTTAGGGTGTCAGGATGCTGGTAGGTTTTGTAGGCGTGCAAGCCTATTCTCAGCCAAGGTGATCCTTTGGGGTTCCCCTTGAGGGAAGTTCCCCGAATAGAACAACGTACCAGTCTCTCAAACTTCCAGGGTTCTCGGAGAAGGAATGCGGTGGTTCAACGCCACCACCTTTGCGAACCTGGCCGACCAGTTGTCCATCCCCCTTGTCTACAAAGCCTATGCGCTCGTATGCTTTCTTGCGTTTGTCTCCTCTGCCGTCCTCGTCGTAGGCGTAACAATGAATGACATCACCGGGGCTAAGAGACTGCGTGAGGAGCCCAAACATACGTCTTACGGTGAGTGCCGCTTTGACTTTGTCGCGAGGGTCTTCTATACTACCGTAGTCGTACTCGCCATTTACAAGAAAATCAACTTCCTTCGTGTTCCCCTTGAACTTTAGGGAAACTTCGTCAAAGTCGTTCAGTCTTCTCTTTAAGGATACAAAAGTCTGGTTCGACACGACAACTGTGGACCCATCGTCTAAGTTTCGTATGTTGTTGGCCTTGTCACGATTTAGGTTAAACCTCTTGATAGCAATATCTCGTCTTTCGGGCTCATCAACTAGCTTTTCATTAATCTGTTTGGTCCACCAGCGATCTTCGTACTCTTGTTCCTGTTTCTCCTCGTCGGACCTCTTCACCGCCCTGCGCAGGATTTCCTTCGCCTGCTCTACACCTTTACGGCACTTTCCCGATGTCCCGTACGCAGTACCGTCCTTCCTAACGCAACGTGCGAAGTCGAGCGTGTAACCCTCAGGCAAAAGTTGCGAGAGTTTTTGAAAACTTTCGTGAGAAAAAGAACTTTGCACTTGAAGATGGCACTCTTACAAATTTACCCTCTTACCTGGAAATCATCCGTAAAAGCTGTAGCAGGAATCGAACCTGCGACCCACTCCGTATGAAAGAGCTGTTCTACCGCTGAACTATACAGCCTTGTTCCCGCCGTGTGGCGGGGTTTTGAACCAAGGTTTATTGTACCCTCAGCTAAGATTCGTAAACGCACTGAGCTGCTTCAGGAGCCAAATAGAGTGAACAATTCCGCTCACGAACGCAACGCCAATGAGACCACTTACCCAACCGACTCTGCGTTCGTGCCGCATTATTTTTTCATCAGCAATCTCGCTGGCGATACGGGTTATTTCTGCCAGGGTGGGCGGGTCGAGGAGTGTCATTGTTTGCTCAACATTTCATCCTGGTGGTCGATGTACGATGTTCTCCGTGCGCCGTAGGGTGTCCCGACTCTGGACACGTGGATTCACTCTGTGGCAACCCTGAGTGAAGCCTATTTAGGGCTTCTTGTTCTTTCGGGCCACCAAAGGAAGGGTCAATCTCGTGGTGGAAAACCATGCTCAAGTGGTTTCGAATCATTTGAACTCGCGTCGGTGTGAGTGTGACCGGTTCGGCAAGCTCGAAGAACCCTTGAAGCCAGTAGCAAAAGTCGCGTGATTTCATTTTGGTTTAGTACTGCAATAAGTTGTGTGAAGGTTCAAGTCAGCAGCGGTAAATTTCACCGTTCGGGCCGGTGCCGCCAGGACTCCACGGGGTCGTACCCGTGAGTGTCTCTGTGACGGGGGTATTGGCCGTGTCAGACTTCACCTTGTTCAGGTTACTCTTAATGAGACTCACTTGGGCCTCGTTCAGTTCTACACCTGTTACCCCAAGGATAAACCCTTGGAGCCATGTTGAAAATTCGTCTTTGTTCATTTTGTATGAAGATGTGAGTGAAGTGAAGAAGTTAGATTGAAGTGAGCCACCTCTCCCTCTCGTCGGACCTGAGAATGACTTGTTCGCCATCTTTGACAGCTTCCTTTGCAATTTTGTAGAGGCCAATGGCGCGACGAAACACTTCAGCCGCATTCAGTCCAGTAATTTCCTGAATCTCGTGAAACTCTTGTGCGAGTTCGTCGCTCATTCTTACCTCAAAGTGGTTGCATGGAGTTGTAGGGCTGAGCAAAGATTCTTGGTCATACAGGGGCCACTCCTCCTTTTCTATATTGTCTTCTTCGGTGCGAACAACATCTTGGACAACTGAGAGAAGAATCTTGTGTCCGTCCAAGTCAGTGTTCTGGCTACCCTCGTGTCCCCCCGGAGTCCACAGCTTTCGGGTCTTGTCCATGAAAGTATCAAGGATAATCCCCTTTAGGCAGTCTGAGAGAAACTCTTTCAGGTTGCACAGTCTTTCTTCCTGGCTAAGGCTCTCTGCTGTCGCAATACTAAAGACAATATCATCAACATTTAACGATGAAGCCGTCCTGTTGCCACTAAACAGCCCAGACAGTAATTGCTCTGTAAACAACGAGCCTGACCAGTCTAAGATATACTTGATTTTGTGCAACTCGGGGAATTTTGCGGAAAATACCCAGGTTGGCCCATACCCGTTATTCCGGTCGTTGAAAGCCCTTTCAATTTTCTCAGCTATCGCTTCAATCTGTTTCAAACAGTCGTGGTAAGTGTAAGATTTTGAATCTTGGTAGTTGTATAACGAGAAGCGGTTCAGGACCCCGTCTACAACGTCTTTGCGCATCATCGTAAATTTCACTGGCCTATTGCCCCTGTGGCTGGAAACTTGAAGGCGGTCTTCGTGACAGGACTCGAAGAACTTATCAATGTCGAACTCGTCGCGCTTCACGGCGATGTCATGGTAGCTATTCGCTCCAACTTCAAGCTCAACGAGGTTCTTTCGTAAGCCATCGAGGAGGTAGGGAAGGCTAATGCCAGAGGAGTTCTCTCCGCCACCGTAATCGTCGTACACGCTGGTGAACGGCACAAGACACGGTGTGTAAAGGCAGCTGGAATAGCAAAAGTTGTCCTTGTTTACATTTTCCTCAAGAATAAACACATAGACTGGTTGCCCAGCATGAATGTGAAGATTGGATAGACCACAAGTTTTGTTCCAACTGCCCATTTTATTGTATTAGCGAGATGTGAAGTTTCGGTGAAGTTGTGCGCCAGTCAACAATTTAAGAGAGGAAGGTTCCAAGTTTGTGTTACAGCTGGCCCCCTATAAACGTACTTGTGGGGGTTCCAGGGTTCGATACCAGGGTGCCTGTAAGGGTTGTACGGAGTGGGGATTTGAACCGGGGCTTGCGGCGACCACGGAGAGGGTACGAAGGGCGAAAGAGGGACTTTCTTCTCCCGGTCTCTCAAGTACTCGTCGTAGACCCTGCGAAGTTCCTCCGATACTGAGTCGCTGGTGCGGCAATCTGAGTCGGGATTAAAATGTGTAAAAACTGCGTGGAGCTTTTCTTTTAGGACAGAAAGCTGGTTGGATGTAAGTTCACTGCCAGCTCCCTCTAAGAAGCCTTGAAGCCAGATGCAAAATGTTGCCGGTGTTGTCTTCGGTTGTGTGTCTGTCATGGTCACTCGTCTAGGTTTTCACAAGGGTCATAGGGACTAGGCACGCCTCGGATTGTATCAAGGTGCCACCACAGGGACTTTCCAGGCTTGTCACTTATTTCCGGGAACAACGCGATAAGGGCACTCCCTTCTTCCTGCGTTATCACTTCTGCACGCCGAAAGCCGTTTCCTCGAAAGGGGTTACCATCCGAGTCGACAATGTCGTGTCTAACTTTGGTGTACTGAGTGAGGGGTTTATGGTAAGATCCCACACAGAAATGATCACAGGGGTCGCCGTCGTCGTACTTGGTGGCGAGGACGTAGTCCCCTTCCTTTAGTGTTTCTCCCATCATTCTATCTACTCTCAACAACAACGTAGTCTTTGAGCCGAGACTCTGGGATCGCTTTGGGATCCCCGTTCGCAAACATACGCTGGGCTGCCAGGTAGCCCCCAGTGCGCAAATGCGGTGTAATAAGATAGACCCTATAAAGGTTTCCATCCCGTTTGTTCCGGAAAACAGTGGTGTCGTCGCTACGTGGAGCTTTGTCAAAGGCAAACCCTCGGTCAACGAGTTGTTTCAGAGTTGTTTTCATGGGGATTTTAGAGGGGTTTATGGGGGCCACCAAGGAGGCAGCCCCGTGAGACTAGGCGGATGGGGCCAACTCAACCCAGTATGCGGTTGGACATCCCTCTTCTCGGATTTTCGTGCTCACAACGAGTCCCTTTTTGACCAGACTCCCGAGAGTTCCGTTGGTGCTTAGGCTCTCATCGGCCAGCTCGTGTAGCCAACCTGATCCAGGTGCGTCCATACCTTTGGTAATGGAGTTCAGAAGGGAAGTTTCTTGGGGAGTGAGGGTGGCGGTCATGGCTGAGTTGGTTCGCTGTAATTATTATACCGTTTCTGCGCCGCAGAAACAAGGGTGGAAACCGTCGGTTTAGGTTCGGTAAACCGCCCACTTTAGTGTAACCTTGCGACAGGGACCTCAGTCGTACTCGGCCAAAGTCACCTCCGGCTCATTTTGTACACCGTAGAAAACATTACCTTTTACAACTTCCCTGTGTGCTTCAAACTCCCATACGCTTACACTCTTCCCCTCATCGCCATCTATTTTACAGATAAGGGGTACCTCTAACGCTTTGTCCACAGCGTCTTCTTTGTCCACAGCGTCCACAATCATTATGACGCTCATTGTACAGGGGAGAATGACTTCGAACTTAGGCATGGTTTGACTTAGGTTGATAAGGGATGTGAGTTTAGGTTGCCCAGCGACACTATCACAGGTGGGTCCGCAAGTCAAGGTAAAACAGTGGCCCGGTACATCCAAGACGCGGAGTAATGCTGCAACTCAGCCAACTTGCTGAACATATCCTCCCGGTCAAGTTGGGCTTGCTTCCAGGCACCCTCTGAGTGAAAGTCCCGGGCGTCGCAAGTGGCGGCTGCCAGAGCCTCGCAGGCCCGGTTAAGCGCCTGGTGTGCAGCCTGGTACTCGTCGGCTAGCTCTCTAGCTCCAGTGCCGGAGCCTTCTGAGTGGGCCGTGGGCAGTTCATAAGGCTCTACGTATCTTTCTGCGGGAATAGAGTAGCGTGACAATTCACTTAGCAGGGTGGGGTGGTTTAGGGTCCAATACGCCGAGCAGGAACCACACGTAAACACTCTGGAGCGACTACTCCGGCGGCAGCAAGCTCGTAGCAAGCTGACTCCGCGTCTCCTTCAGTGTGCCAGCGGTTGTCTCCTTCAGTGGCGCCATGGCCCAGGAAGCTGGGGTCGTCGGTCCATCCGAGAGTCTTAGACAAAGTTTCGATTTTAAACATGGGTCACGTAGTTAGGATTTAAGACACCAGTCGAACCTGCTAAACCTGTCAATTTCGGCAGGGAAGTCATGTATTCCCCTCATTCTCGTAGCGTGTTTCCTTATGAAATCAGGGCAAACACGCGGATAGTCGGCTACCACCTTTTCAACTGCGGCTGTCCCATGATAGTCTAACCAAGACTGACTTTCTTTTAGTAGTCTAGTCCTTGTTTTCTCAGAAATCGGTACCATGCGCCAATGCAGTGAGTTGGGGGCTCAGGTAGCTTTGCTACGCTTCAGCTGCTGTAACAAAATGTAGTGATTACCGCTGTTGGGCTTGCAATCTGAGTTGCCCATACAGAAGTCGAAGGCTTCGCAAAGCCGTCGAACTTCTGCGTCTGTCAGAAGTAGTCGGTGCAGCTTGGCGTCTGGAATCGGAAGAGTACCGTTGGTAAGGGTGCTGGCCAGACTGTTTCGCTTGTCTTTTGACATGGAGGTTCCTTTCAACTCCTTTATTATACCGTTTCTCCCCCGCAGAAACAAGGGGGGAAACCGTCAGTGTAGGTACGGTAAACCGCCCCATTGGGCCGATTACAGCCTAAAACCCAAACTTCTTGATGGCTTCTCTTTCTTCGACTGTCAATTTGGCTAACGCACTACGGTGGGCGGCACGGTCTTTTCGTCTGGTCTCGTTAGCTTGCGTCCCCCTTTCAACACGAGAAGTCCATTCCTCGTCTGTTTCAGGACGATCACGAAAGTACCTTGTCTCAGCACTACTTCGTGCTTCACCGTACTCGTCGAGATTAGCCGAGACAAAAGTATATATGTTGTCGAACCCCTTTTCTTTCACTCGCGTAAGGTAATCAACCACTTCTGCTATGCTCCCGGAAAAGATTTGGTCCGGGTAATCAGTGTGTATCCCGCGATAGGATGAATTCCATGTTGAAGAAAGAGGGGATTCTAACATCCACTCCCGAACGGTGTGGCGGGGATGAAATCTTGGGTTTGGGGTTTCCACGTTGTTAATCGGTTTTAGTTTAAGGGTAGCTTTTACGGGCTACCCCGGAAGCCTTAAGCGTCGTGTCAGATGCAAGTTTGAGAGAGGATGTCAAGATTGGCATCGACCCACTCTTTCCCGTTGCTGTACACCTCGTCTTTAACCCCAATCGCAATATAGTCAGGGTGGTACACTTTCGTGTCACCTTCAAGGGTCTCAAGGGTGATCTCGAAGCCGGGGGGCACGGCTACTATTTTGGCCAGAGCCTTGCGGCGATACACTCCCACTCCCGAGTTCGGCACAGTCTCTTCCCAGCTATCTGCAAAGATGTCAATCTTGCAAGGGTAGGGGTGGGACCCGTCTAAAGGTTCGAGTACGTAATCGACCCCTTGAACCGCTGTCAAGTCTCCGTAAGACAAAGAGAAGACTTCTTCTCCAACCGCTTCACGTTTTTTCACCAAAGTCTTTCGACGGGCAAGGATCGGGGCACCGAACTGAGCTTCAACTTGGGCACCGGTTGAGAAAGTTAGTCGTTTCACTGTTGTTTAAGTGTGAGGAGATGAATTGGCGTGCCCCCGAAGGGGAAAGTTCCAGGTCGGATTCGAACCGACGATACGGGCTTTGCAGGCCCGCGCCTTAGGCCGCTTGGCGACTGGAACATTAAACCCTGTTTAAGGGTGCCCAAGGGGGGAGTAAACTATTTAGAGCCGGACGGTGTTGAAGCATTCTGTACCAATCTAAGACGTGTTCGAGAGATAAGTTTCCAAAGGTGACACATCAAAGACCTCAGTGGCTGGGGGATGATAACCCACAAACAGTACTTCCCGAAGGTATCGGCCTTGGTTTCTGCTCACGGGTTTGCCATTTCTTTTCGAGGAACTCAGTATCCCGCTGAATAATTTCGTTAAGCCTTTCGTAAAATCGTTCTAACTTTTGATCGACCTCTTCTCTGTCTAACGTCCGTGGCATACTGTAGCGACCCTTTTCTAGTGCGACTAATGCGTCACGAACTAAAGTTTTGAGAGATCCCACTTGACTCCCAAGATGATACATCTCGTCTCGCTGCTGGACCAGGGAATTAATGTTTGCCATGACTTTGTAAGCGAAGGAACTTGGATTGAGATCAGTTAAGCAATAATTGTTCTATTTGACCAAGGATGGACTCTGTATAACCGGCAATGAAGCCGTAGGCTTGCCTGGGGTCGGTTTCCCCCCGGACCCCTACACAACCGCATTCTGCGCAGTAGTGCTTTTTACGGGGCTTTTTAGGCCCGTCAGTTTGACCGGACAGAGCCTTGGACCGGGCTTCCTTCTCCGACTGAATGAGTCGGAGGATTTGTTGCTTGGTGGTGTCTTCCATGCACTTACTATACCGTTTCTGCGGGGCAGAACCAAGCCGGGAAACCGGCCAAGGAAAGGCGGTTAACCGCCTTCAACCGAACGGGAACTTACAAACTCTTTTAGCTTCTGCAGGACTCCTATGGCGTTAAATCTGTGAAAAGACCAGGGCCAAGTAAGTGAGTTGGTGAAGAAGCTGGTCAATGCCGATGAGAACCCAGAACTCCTTGTTGGTGGGTGAGAGCCTTAGGGTTCGAGCGAGATTTTGCTTTAACCAGTCAATGTGATAGTGTAGCACACCATCAATCAACCCTAAGAGGATGGACTCGGTGGGAAAGAAGGGTAGGAACACGAGCATTGTTGCAAGTGCATGCTTCGCCGAGTGCTGTATTCCAACAGGATGGAGGTAGGTGCCCTTGTGCTTCACCTCGTCGTCTGTTTGCAACAACCAGTCCACAACAAAGTGCTTGACAAGGAGCAAAGTCACAAGGAGCAAGACTCGTGAGGAATCCATACAAATACTCGCACTCAAAGATAAGCCCCCAGCGAGAGTTGAACTCGCGTCTCCTCCTTACCAAAGAGGTACTCTGCCACTGAGCTATGGGGGCGTTCACCAGGAAGAACCTGGAAACCGGCACGGTAGCTACATACCTGAGATGCGAAGGCGCATTGCCAGATTTCCACATTGTGAAAACTTTGCCCTTCCTCCAGATTCAGAGCAAATGGGAGATACTGGGATCGAACCAGTGACGGCCTGTTTGTAGGACAGGTGCTCTACCGCTGAGCTAATCTCCCGATAAGGGGCAACTTTAATTGCCCGCGTATTTCAGTCCAGGAGGACAAAAACGGAGTTTTGTATCACGTCCGACCCAAAGAAGACAGGACCGTCCTCCGTATCAAAATTGAAGTACTCAAGATCCTTCAGCTTAGTAGTTAACATCTGGGTGAGTTCTTTCCTTTGGTTTAGGTGAAGATCCACATACACGAAGACCCCCATAGGGGTGATTGCTCTGATTTTCATCGTTGGCTCTAGGGTTCAGGGGGCGAGTCGAAGGTAGTTAACTACCAGCTCAATAAAGAAGTCGTCGGTGTGCCCGTTCCCATGAATCTGAACAAACTCACGAAGCCGGTTCCGAATCTCACTGTGAGTTACAGTACCGTTGTCGAGAAGGTCAATTAGCTGTCCAGAAATGGACACGCAAAGCTCGTTCTCTTCACGAGCACTGAGGCACCGAATGCTGCCGAAGGAAGTTTCAGGCATTGGAGAGGAGTTCATGCTCGCGGCCTGCCTCGATCCCTGCGTCTAAGAGAGCCATAACAAGGGATAGAAACCTCGCTTGAGACACAGGGTCTGGGTCAATGTGGCTTTCGGAAAACCGCTTGACACGGTCAAGCAGACCGGGGGTTTCGTTTAGGGGCTTGACACGGTCAAGCAGACCGGGGGTTTCGTTTAGGGGGTCCATGGTGCTTTGGTTTCAGCCTAACTACTATAGCGTGTCTGCGGCGCAGAAACAAGGGTGGAAACCGTCCGGGTTGGGGCGGTAACCCCTGCTATCCAAAGGTTAGGGCCTCAAGTTTGAAAACACCCGTAGTAGGCTCGTCCGTAGCACCCGAACTCGGACAGGTTGGTGGTGCAGCCTGGCTGGCCTATCCACTCATTGAGAGAAACTTCGGTGAGTTCGTGAGGGTGGCCATCGTGGGCAGGAACGTCAACCCACTCGAAAATTCGAAAAATCGGTGCGGCTCGCAGGGCGTTCCGAATGATTTTGGCGGGGTCTACGGTGTGCTGGAGGCAATTGTACATCCATACCTCGTCCCACCCTTCCTCTTCAATTTCTTCACCCAACGAAACTGAGACCGAGATATTTTTACTCGCGTACCGGTCAACGGTCCATTGGGGGTAGACAATTGGGTCTACAACTTTCCCTTCAGATAGGTTTACAGCTTTTAGGAGAAGACTACTCGGGCCACCCCCAATATCAAGGACTCTCTTTCCGGCCACGTCAAAACCGTAGTGAGTCTGACGCAATCCCATTAATCGACCGTAGACAAACTGCTTCGTTTCTTCGTCGTAAGTATTGCAACAGTCGCCCCAATAGGCTTTTTCAAACTCATAGTCTTCGTCGTGACTCATTTTAGAGTACCGTGGTTTACGGGGGGTTTGCGCTAGCAAAACAATGGGTGTGGTAAGGATTCGAACCTACGTGTGCATAACAAACCGGGTTACAGCCGGTTCCCTTCGACCGCTCGGGCACACACCCTTTTACTTTGAGCTGTGACTCAAAGGTTGTACAAGATGATTGTTTTTCTACCAAAAAGAAATTTGTGAATCGCTGAATCATCTTAGTTTTGCATTCGCAAAACAGTCCGAGAGGGGAATTTCGAAATCCCGACTTCTGGTTCCCAAAACCAGCGCTCTTCCTCTGAGCTACCCCCGGTTAGAGCCGTTTCGTCTTATATAGACCCGGACGGACAGACCGGGTGGGGTATTTCCCGAGTGGAACCATGGGGTTACGATCCCCATACCCCCTGCTTGCAAAACAGGTGCTCTACCAATTGAGCTATGGCCCCTTGCGCTAAGCGTGTAACTTAGGTGTTTTACCCTACTAGGGGCAAATTGCTCTACCAGGAGTCGAACCTGGGTCTCCCCCCTTATAATGGGGGCGTCCTACCGTTAGACTATGGAGCGGAGCTCTCTTTATGCTAACGACTGCCAATCGTTTCGCAGAGAGGGTTGTTTACTTGGCGAGTACTCAACCTGGGACTCTCACCCTTTTGCAAGGTTGTTAGTTTCCCTATGCTAAATCCAACTACTTTCAAGGTCGGTGAACTTAGGCATTTTCGTCACTTGCTCGGCGAATCCAACCGCTCAGGGCCCATAGCGGTTGGTATCGGAATGGCCGGGATCGAACCGACGACTTCTCGCCCCCCAGACGAGCGCTCTCCCTCTGAGCTACATTCCGTTATAGACCGTTTACCCGCCACGGTCAAGGGGATTTACTTAACTCTCCAGCTAAAACTGTGAGCAGTGTCGGCACCACTTTCTAAGTCAGTTCCGAAGCTTGTAACCGTGGGGTTAAACAAGATGATTGTTTTTCTACCAAAAAGAAATTTGTGAATCGCTGAATCATCTTCGAAAATGCTATCGCATTTCTACCCTGTTAAGGGAAGATCGGAAATCTCGGCATCGAACCGAGTACTCACGGGCTTCAACCGTGCGCTTTACCCTTCAAGCTCATTTCCGTTGTGTCCCAGGTTTGAACCCCGGAAATTTATCACCTTGGGTGGTACCCCGAAGGCAAACTGGGCGCACGGGACTCGAACCCGCAACCTTCCCCATCTCAGAGGACGCTCTGCCATTGAGCTAGCACCCAAAACTCCCTAGCACAGTATCTGCAAATACCATTTTAAGGAGGGTTAAGCAATTGCAGTCGCTTCACCTGGGGACTTTCACCCGTTTCCCCGGTGTGGGGTCACGATCCTGAGGGGACTCGAACCCCCCTTCACCGGTAGACAGCCGGTGGCCTTCCCTGACGGCAACAGGACCATATTCCCGGAGTAAATCCGGGAGGGGCCAGGAAACCACTCCTGGACTTTTGCTGGGCTAGAGCACAAACCTCGCCCACAGTGAGTTATCGGCTCATGTCAGGTATCTCACTAACCTTGCACCCCGCTCTTTTTCGTACACGGGGAGTCCCTTGAGCTGGGCACGCTGTATCTTTCTGGTTAGGGGGCCAACAGTGCCCTTGCCCGCTTTACTGTATTCCTGACACCGCAACGTGGCGGTCGGTTCTTGCTTAAGCGTTGAGGCAACACCCTGGGATGGAGTTGAACCATCGATCTTCCGGTTCGTAGCCGGACGCTCTAGTCCACTGAGCTACCAGGGCATTGTTTTAAGTTCCCGTTAAGAGAACATACCGACCGAGAGACTCGAACTCTCACTCCTTTCGGAACCTGATTTTGAGTCAGGCGCGACTACCAATTCCGCCAGGCCGGCAATGTTTAAATTTTCAAGTTGCCCCGGAAAACCGGGTCGGGGGGTGAGAAACAAAGCTCTCTCAACCACTCCTTTAGTATAACCGGTTTCGCCGTGGGGCGAAAGGGCGGTTTACCGTCCCTTTGCTGGGGGTCTTCAGGTTAATACGGTGTCCCACACCACCCCAGTAACTGCATCGACAATGTAAATGTCCTCACCAGTTGAGCGGGAAATGTCGCGAGCTGCGTTTATTGCCTCGCCGTAGCTTGGGTAGCTTTCACCCCCAACAGAATCCCCGGTCACGGCTTTCTTGAGATAAAAGGTCATGAGTTTGTTCCGGCTACAGTGCAATCATAGCGCCTTTCCACCGAAGAGTAAAGGGCGGGTGACCGAACCGCCACCCGAAATTTCTCTCAAGTAGCGGGGTTACGCACCTACTATAGTGCTACCCTGGCAAAGTAAACGTGAAACACGCAGGTTAGAGGTAAGCGGAGCCAAGGATCACTTGTTCGCTCAGTTCATTAGTTCTCTTCAAGACTTGAGCAGCTTTTAGGAACTTTAACGCCACTATGGGGTTAAGCCCACGAGATTGCTTGTACTTCCCCATTAAAGAAAGGTAAAGTTTTTCCGAGTTAGTTAATGTATTCATGAGGGGTTCTTTAGAAGACTTACACACCCTTGTATAGGAGGCTAACTAGATCTTTAGCGTCCGCTTCCGAAAGTTTGGACCAAGGGCCTTGCTCAAAAGTCTTGAGTGGGGATTGTGTACCATGCATATATAGGGCAACCACCTCGTCTTCTGACAAACCGAACTTTTCTTTTAGTTGCTTATCAACTTGAAACCTGTTTCTTCTAACAGTTCCCAGTATAGGAAGGTCTTCTTCCAACTTTTTCACGGAGGGCTTCATACTAGCTTTGTCTACTCTATGCATACCCATGACTTTCCACTCACGGGTTTGCCAATTTCCGTAATTACCTAAAATAGCTCCTGTAGCATCCGCAGGAACTAGGGCTTCTGACCCTTTCCCGTGCTCCATGCCGGGGAAGTAGAAGGCACCAAGGGACTCGGCCAAGGAAGCTTTAAAGCTTTGTTGGGAAAGCCCGAAGTCCACCCACCTCCCCTTTCCTGTCTTCTCTTCTACAAACAGGTTTCCTGGGTGTGCGTCGTTGTGAGCTACACCTAGTCGATGGAGGTCTGCCAAAGCTTTCCAATAAATATCGGCTGCAGGTGTGCCGGATACTTTTTGTTCGGGATTAGTAGCGAGAGACTCTATATCTCGCCCTGGAACTTTAGTCATGGCTATTCTACCGTGCCTCAACCCCAAGTGCTCCATGCCCATTTCGTCTGTTCCTTGAGTCTTCAATCTGCCGTTTAAGTCAGCGGCTATTAAGTCCGGGCCGAGATCTTTAGCTCCTACTTTCTTTAAAATACTTGCCTCATTCTCTCCGAGAATTCCTCTCTTTATATATTGCCCCTTTTCGTTCACGGTTACGAACCCGTAAGCACCGCGTCCGGCCACCTGAGCTACGCTGCCTTTCTTGTCGGACCAGTCTTCAAAATCAGGGTTACCTGTTCTTTTGAGAATTTTGCTCTCAAGTTTTTTGTCATAACTATGCTCGTTGGACATATCCCAATCTTCTCGTCTTGTTGCGGTATCCTTGATTTTATTAGTTTTATCTACGTCTTTCGTTGCATTACCAGAAAGTTTATCCTCAATGGAAATCAAAGACTTTGAAACTTGTGGACTAAGAGTTGCAGAACACTTTTTAGAACTTTGAACACAGGATGCCCCACAACTCTTTCCGGCTTTACAATTCTTCTTAGTCATGTGTGTTTGCGCCGATAGCTTAACTTACCCTTACGAGTGATCTTTTAGTTCTGTACACGTGGTAGAGGATTCGAACCCCTACGGGGAGTTTTGGAGACTCCAGTCCTACCGTTAGACGAACCACGTAGGTTTGAGTTTCGCGTTAGCGAAAGCGGGTAACAGGATTCGAACCTGCGTGAACTATTCGCCTCTTGTTTGGAAAACAAGTGCTCTACCGCTGAGCTATACCCGCATTTTACTTGAGTTTTTTCGTGAGAGAAAAGAGCGGTCGACGTGACTCGAACACGCGACTTTCTACTTGGAAGGAAGACACTCTACCGACTGAGTTACGACCGCATTTTGCTTTAGTGTAATTTTCGCGTAAGCGAAAAGGGTGATAGACGGGACTCGAACCCGCTAATTACTGGTTCACAACCAGTTGCCCATCCCTTAGGCTTCTACCACCATTGTAGGGGAGTTTCTGACTAATTTAAGCTAGATGATTGTGTTTCCAATAACGAAGGAGTTAATTGCTGAATCATCTACTTTTCTGCAGAGCAGAAAATGGCGGACCGGGGAATTGAACCCCTGTTCCTCTGGGTTATGGGCCCAGCGTGACTACCGTGACACTCGTCCGCGTTACACCTATACTATAGCGTTTTTAGCTAGGAGTAAACTTCTCAAGGCAAGTTCCTAAGATAGGATTCGAACCTATATAATCTCCTTCAAAGGGAGGTGTCCTTCCGTTAGACGACTCAGGATCGGCTGCCTTAAGTAGGGAGGCTATTATAGCCCCCTAAGATGAAAGTAAACTCTTGGCTAAGGTAGCAAGGAAAGGAGCAAGGTTGGACTTGAACCAACGGCTTGCTTTGCCCTCCAGCGTTACGGTCCTTTACCGAGGGTCTCTTGCGAGACTCAGAGGAGGTTGCCGCTCTACCAACTGAGCTACTTGCTCTTTGCACCCTGAATTAAGTCAAGGAGCTAGAGTTCTCCGTAAAGAGAACATACCCGCCGGGAGACTCGAACTCCCACGCCTTTCGGCACTAGTTCCTAAAACTAGCGTATATACCAGTTTCACCAGGCGGGCTTGACTGTGATCCCTATGAAAGGGAAAGAGCGAACGAAGGGATTTGAACCCTCGACATTCTCGTTGGCAACGAGGTACTCTACCGCTGAGTTACGTTCGCATTGCTCCTTGGAGCAGTTTTCTTCTGCTTTTACAGAAGGTACGGAGAGAACAGGAATCGAACCTGCGCAGGGGGTCTCCCCCCTGTAACCGTTTTCAAGACGGTCTCCTCGTCCAGCCGGACTCTCTCCAGTTACCGTAGCACGGTAAGTTTTAGCTAGAAAACCGGAAGGTTTTCAATGGGAAATGTTGGATTTGAACCAACGCTCTCTCAACTGATCAGGTTGTGAGCGTGCTGTTACAAAGGCGAAGGTCGGGGATCAATCCGCCATTCGACACTCGTACTGAAGCACTCACCTGGGTAATGTGCCCAGGGCTCTACCGCTGAGCTAATTTCCCGTTAACTCTGTTGACCGGAATTGAATCGGTCCCTGAACGTGCTGCCGTTTTTCTGCAAAGCAGAAAATGGGGCATCTCGGATTCGAACCGAGGACTGACCGGTTAAAAGCCGGATACTCTACCGCTGAGTTAATGCCCCCCGTATTAAATTTTCAAGTTGCCTTTTGCTTTCGCAAAAGCGGGGAGGAGGTGAAGGCGAAGCCCTCTCTCAACCACCCCTTTAGTATAACCGGTTTCGCCGAAAGGTGAAAGGGCGGGAAACCGCCGTATCAAAGGGTGAACTCAAATACAACCTTGCGAACAAAGAAATCGTCAAGGTGCCCGTTGCCGTACATCCTGACGCAGTCCTGCAGCTTCGCAAGAATCTCGTCGTGGGTGGGAGCGGATGCCCCCTCTTCCAAAAGCTCGGTGAGTTCTCCAGCGATGGAGACACAAAGTTCGTGCTCCTTACGAGCACTCAACCCTTTAAGGGTGCCGAAAGTTGCTTGAGCCATTTTGACTTGGAGGACCAACGGTAACAATTTAAGTTTAGCTGGTTTCACCGTGAAGCGAAAGGGTGGGAAACCGCCCCGGTTCGTTCGGTTAACTGAGCGAGTCACGGAGCAAAGCCCTGCCAGGGAATCGAACCCTGCTCTGCAGTTTACAAAACTGCTGCATCACCACAATGCTTGAAGGGCATTTTCCTTGTAGTTCTTCGGGGAGAACAACGGAAGATGTGAGATTCGAACTCACGGAGCTGCTTGCGCAGCTCAACGGTTTAGCAAACCGTCGCCTTCAACCACTCGGCCAATCTTCCAAAATTTCTCGTTAGAGAAATTGCCCCAACCGGATTCGAACCGGTATTTCCACCTTGAGAGGGTAGCGACCTAAGCCATTAGTCGATGAGGCCGTTTTCTGCGAAAAACAGAGAGTTTGCTTAAGCAAAGTAGGAATGACAGGATTCGAACCTGTGTATCTCGGTAATCGGCCGAAGGTATTAGGCCACTATACGACATTCTCAGAAAACGAGCAGTTACGTATGATGCTCAGCACAGGTTCCCCAGCAAAAGGGCTGAGAGGATGGGAGCACTCGGGAACGACCCGAGGGCCTTTTCCGTGTCAAAGAAACGCTCTACCACTGAGCTATGCTCCCAACCGGAGCAGTCACGCTCCGTACCTAGTTTCCTATAATTGCCTACTCGTGTCATCGCGGAAGTTGACGAAACTTCTAGAACTTTCGGCTCAAGTGGTGTTAGGCACCTGATTAAAGTGGAGAGACTCGAACTCCCATAGCAGGATTACGTCTAGCTGTCACCTGCACGGTGGTTGCAACCATGAGCTAGGAGGTTGCTATTTGTTCACAACCCCATCCGTATTGGCTGAATCCACACCGCCGTATACCAATTCCGGCACACTTTGTTCTTAGCGTTTGAGGAGAACCTGAAGTAGGTCCCTCTTCTTTCTCTCTGTAAGAGAAACTGGAGTGGGAGGGTTCGAACCTCCAACGAAGCGGTTAACAGCCGCACGATCTGCCAATTGATCTACACCCCATTGAGCCCTGCATTACGGCAGAGGGTACTAAGAAGCACTCCGGGGTCGCGAGCGTCCCCATACGAGTAGGAATCGTTACTGAAACCGGTTATTACTGTCCCTTAAGTTGCAAACCGACAACCTCGCTTAAGGAATTTTCGCGAGTGCGAAAATGGAGACAATCGGAATTGAACCGATCACAAGTCGCTTGCGAAGCGTCCTCGCCACCCTGGAACATGTGCCCCCGTTTTCCTATCGGAAAACAAAAGTTAGCCGATAGGGGACAGAGCGTCTCACCTCTGCGAGGAACGTTTCAGTTCGTTTTCCCCTTAGGGAAGTTGCCCGAAGGCAATGGGTTTGGTGGGATTCGAACCCACAACATACCGGGTAAGAGCCGGTTACTCTGCCAATTGAGCTACAAACCCGAACCCCAAGTTTAGAAAGCACCATCGCAGGTACTTGGGCAACCTTTTTCGCTAACGCGAAAATGGGAACGGCCTGATTTGAACAGGCGGCCTATCGGTTATCAACCGATTGCTCTTACCGCTGAGCTACGCTCCCTTGGTACTAAATTGTCAAGTTGCCCCCCGGAAACCGGGTCAGTAAGGAAAGCGGAAGCTTTCCAACCACCCCTTTAGTATAACCGGTTTTGCCGTAGGGCGAAAGGGCGGTTTACCGCCCCCTTCACCCCTGGTCAACATTGAAGTATTCACTCAGGAATGCTTGCGTAAGCAAACATGGCGAGAGGCAGGATTTGAACCTGCGATCTCCAGCTTATGAGACTGGCGAGATACCGGGCTTCTCCACTCCGCTATAAAGACCTAGTATTTCAGTTCGGTTTTCGTTTTACGAAAAATGCCCAAGGGCAATGGGTATGGACAGGATTCGAACCTGCAATGCCAGAGGCGACTGCTGTACTTACAGCCCACTATTCCCAAGAACCGTGTACACAATTCCTGCTTCAGTGAGACATACCCGTGAAGTTTCCGATAGGAAACAATGGGAGCGGTAGGATTCGAACCTACGAAGCATTGAGCAACCGGGTTACAGCCGGTCTCCTTTGACCACTCGGAGAACACTCCCATTTTGCTCTGCAGACACTGCTTTGGGTTGAGCCACCCCCTACTTTGTATCTCTAAAGTAGTAAAATAGGTTCTTCTAATTGCGGTTTTAACCGCATAACGAGAGAAGTTTTTGGATTTCGAAGAAACCTTTGCACCCCTTAAACTACCCAAGCATGGAGCTCAGGGGCTGAGTCGAACAGCCATTTCTCTCTTTTATTTTCGCGTGAGCGAAAATGGGTCAGGTGGGACTCGAACCCACGGTGTTTGTATATCCGGTTAAAAGCCGGGACCTGTCGCCGCTAAGGTAACTGACCCATGGTGTTAAATTGTCAAGTTGCCTCCCGCAAGAGCGGAAGCGAGGCGGAAGCCGAGCTTCCCAACCACCCCTTTACTATAGCGTTTTTCACCGGGCAAGTAAAGCGGGGAAACCGCCCTCTTGAACCCCCAGTCGCAAGCTAGCTTAGCGCACCCTCTCAAAAGTAAACCTTTTTAAGGCTGTCGAATACTTCTGCAATCTCGGTGAATCCTAGATAGCGAACGAAGTCCACAAGGAGACCGTCGGCTTTCACGTGGTCACTCTTTATGTCCCCGATCGTATTTACTTCTTGACTCTCTCTAATCTGATTCAAGTCTTTCAGTGTCTGTTGGGCTTTGAGAAAGTTTTCAACTTTCTGCTCAATTAAGTAACGTTCGGTATGGTCTTCCATAATTCTCGCGTGGTTTGCGTAAAGTGAGTATAGGTCAGTAACCAGCTTTCTCTAGAGCTTCGCGTACCCTGTCGATTTCGTCGTCCCAAGCGTACATTCCATCTAAGCTGACTAGCCTTGCGGTCAAGGCATCAAAAGCCAGCAAAATCTCTTTGCTGTCACGTTCGTTAGCTTTGGTTTCGTTGGACATGGCGTTGACGGGTTTGACTGTGGTAACTATAGCGGTTTTCACAGGGGAAGTAAAGCCGGGAAACCGCCCTGCTAGCTCAGTTCCAGGGTGCAAACAATTCGCCGCTCCCGTACCCAGTTAGCGTATTCATTACTCGACCCCACCACGAGGTTCTTCGATTAAGGACTCTGCGTGCCTGGGCGTAAGAGACGGAGGGCACGGATACCTCCGTGACACCGTTGTTCGAGCGAAAGGAAACCCAGTGTCCCACCCACTTCCAAGGGCTAACCAGAACTGCGTCCCCGTTGCTGCCAAGGTAAGCACTCTCACAGAAGACTATATAAGAGTATTCTCCTACTTCTTCGCCTGTCTCAGGGTGATTGAAGTGTGTGGTCACCGTAACCTGCTTGTCTGAGTGATTGTCAATCGAAAACAATGTAGTTTTCTCGATGAGCGAAGGTTTTGTGGAGAACATTGGTTTGCTTGTGTGTACTAACAATGGAGGTTAGACTCCGAACTTAACCTTCTCAACTTCGAACCAGTCCCCGTCGTCTTCTGGAGGTTCATTCGGTAAGCCAAGGTTGAAGCCAGCTGTCAAAGCAGAGACCTCAGTTGAATGGGCAGAGACGAGTCGGCTTTTCCGAATGTCAAAGTCTCCCCATCTGAAAATTAGGAGGACGAAAATGTGGTCCATTGTGAGCTGGTGATACTTGCCTTTAAAGTATACCGTGTCTGCCGAGCAGGAACAAGGGCGGGAAACCGCCCTTAACGGGACTGTCAACCCTACAACCCGTACAAGCTTACGGCATTGTGCGATTGAAAAAGTCGTAGCCAGGGTAGTCTCCTCCCCAACTGAAAAATTCGTAAGTGATGTCCTTAAACTTCCGGGTACTCGCCAGCTTCTGGTCAATAGACCAGCCGTATTGAAGAAGATTGTAAAGGCTCCTGGCGAACCCTTGATGGAGTCTCAGGAGAAAAACTGCCTCGTCCGTTCCTTGAACCTTACGAACTTTCCACAGGGCTTTTAGTAGCTTTTCGCACGCCTCATAGAGAACTTTAAACCGTCTTTTCTTACCTACAGGAAAAATCTTGTACTTTTCGTAGTTTGCTTCCGCCTCAATTACGTCTGCGTGGGCAGTCTCAAAGTCTAGGTCGTTGTCAGCAACCATGAAGAAATTCCCTGAGACAATCCCACCAGAGCACTCTGTTGGCAGAGCGATGGTGTCGTAGTTGATTTTCATGGTTAAATTCGGAGTTTCCAGGGACAAGGTGTAAACTGAGTCGAGTTAAAGCATTGGGAGGGGTTTCAACAGGACCCCGTCGTACCCCTCATCGGTAAGCTCCTGCCGGTACGCTTCAGCGTCCCTCTTATGCACAAAAAGACGCAGACGGGAATCTTCGAAACCAAAGGAGTCAACAAACCCGTAAGGTTCGATCATTACCGCAAAAACTTCCATGTCCTTTTCCCTGAGGGGCGGTGTTGCCCTGTGTGTATATTATAGCGTTTCTGCCGAGCAAACCAAGCTGGAAAACCGCCTTATGGGGGTAGGGTTTACCGCCCTTTACGCAGTAAAGACCGCCCTCTTTACATGGAAACACGGAAGGCACTGTTGAGGCTCCAGTCACGAACGCCGAAGGAGACGATCTTGACGACTTGACGAGCTGGGGGAATACGACGGTGAGAAGGATGGGGTGTGGTCGGACCAGGACCCTAAGTTTGATGGGGTGAACGTTGAGTCCACACACTCCCTGGCGAAGCTACTCACATCAAGTGTTATGGAGCCTATCATGGAGATCATGTTCGGTTCTGACAACGTCATAGTTGCGACTCGTGCCGGATTTAGTGTAGACCAAGCGGACCACGACTGACTTGGTGAAGGGGTTGAACGGTTAACCCCCACCCTAGGGCGGTTTACCCCCCTTTGTTCTGCTCCACAGAAACGGTATAGTTAAAGGGTCAATCAGACAACGAAAATGCTTACCCAAACTGCTCAGCCCCTTAATAAGCAGCACGCTGGACAAATTCTCCTTCGTGCTACGCGATTCCTGACTGCACCCACCCTAAGCCCCCGACCCGACGGGTCTGTGAGAGATGTGGCACTCGACACCCGCTGGCTGGGGCGAGACCTTGTGCGTGAGGTCTTTCGGGGCCGAACTGCTGACGAAACGGATGGAAAGTACGTGGACGTTGTTACGGACAACGGTAAAAGACTGCGAGTGTTCACTCGCGTCATTTCACGTAGAGCCGATAACGCACTGGTCGCTTGTGCGAACTCTGCTGAGATAAGCCCCATCAACTTCGCAACTGAAGCGGATAAGCCAGACTCAGTCTTGCTCGTTGCTGTAAACCCTCAGCGAAACACTGTTGACGTATTTGACTTCCCCCTTGAAGACCGAGGCGGGAAGAAAGTGACCAGGGAGACCTTGGCCGTGTCCTGGTCTGTGAAAAAACAGAATTACGGTAAGCACCAAGCAAAGCTCACGTACAGCTACAAAGCTAACTGATCTGCTAGTCTCTAGCAGCACTTTCACCGGGCAAGTGACGGTTAACCGAACCTTTCGAGGACGGTTTCCCCGCTTGCCTTTTCAACCGTAAGACGCTATAGTAGGTGTATGGAACTAAAATCAACCCTTTCTGAGTCGTTCTTTCACCGGTTCTGCCCAGATCCCACGGTGATGTACGATCTTGGAGAGATTTACGCAGAATTTAACGCCCGCTACTTCACTGGGAACTTACCACTTCTTCCTTGTAAGATTCGGACAGACGAAAACGGAGAAACTTGGTCGCGATACGACACCCTAAAGTGGGATGGTCGCATGGGTCGCAGAATTCTTGGCACATACAAAACGTCTGCACGACGTGGGTTCGGAACAATTCGCCTCTCTCGCGTAATTGCAGGTGACCCTGTAAAAACACGAAGCGTCCTCCTGCACGAGATGCTTCACAAGTATCTTGATCTTGAGCGCCGAGACGACGGTATTAAGGGTCACGGTGAAAATTTCGTATCCGAAGCAAAGAGAATCAACGAACTTTGTGAAAGCACCAGAGTTAAGCACCGCATTCAATTCTACGACGAAGAGATCACACAAGATCAACCGTTCGTCATACCCGAGCTTTTGGATGACAAAGTTAATTGTAGCAAAGATCTAGACATTGCTCGAAACATGCAGTCTGTGATGAGGGCCGCGTTCTCACAAAAATTCGAGTACTTTCAGTGATACCTTCGGGTCTCTTTTTATTTCAACCAAAACATGTACTATGAGACCTAAACAAGAACAATTGAACGAATGGGGAGAACGTTACTTCTGTGAAGACCAGTCTAAAACCGAACTTTTTGTGCAAGAGGTGGCAGAGTGGGTAGTCAAGGAAATTGCACAGGAGTTTGACAGGAAAGAACAAGCAGGTGCAAAAGGTTACGGGCCGAGTCTTCCCGCTAAGCTAGTACGACAGTTTGGTTCGCCATCTGGCCCAACACTCAAGCAGCTTTCCTTGCTTGCTCTAAACGAACTTGTGCCTGTCGAGGACAGGGAGAAAAGTTCATACAAGCTGCTGTTAACCGTTATTTCAACCTTGCCCGAGACACCAACCAATACTCTTTAAGAGTGTGTGATTGATGTTAATTAGTGACACCTTTTACTAGGGTCAACTCTTTTGTTCAGTCGCAAGAAAAAGAGCCAGTTAACATCGTTGGGTAATAATTCCTCCCGATCAACCAAAGATGACATTTGTGACAGAAAACTTAACGAAGAGTTCTAAAGCTGCTTCGAACGGAAATGGAAAATGCAACGATAACTGTTCTGTGAGTGAAGCCGTTGTCTGTGATTTACGCTCTCGCCCGGAACCTCGTCGAATTGACCTCGACAAACTATACGAGTGCGACCCGAAAGACTATATTGGCTATTTTGCCGACGAAACCTCTTACGACAACCTTATTCAAGAAGACTGCGACGTTTATGTGGGCGGAGTGAAAGTTGTTGCCTTTCGTAAGGCACTTTTTCCGAAGCTGCGCGATGGTTCGAAAGGTAGCCCGGAAACTTGGAAATACTTCCGCTGGGCAGCAAGAGACTTGTACTCAGACCAACGAGGCCTAGTTGCTGGTAGAGAACTAACTACCCAACTCGAGATAAGGGTAACCAACGGTATTCTAAACTTCTTCAAGAAGGCGATGGCCGGTCAAGTCACTGACGTGGAAGAGGCACTGAAAATTGCTTCTCTCTCCCCCGACATGTCAAAGCTCACTGTCCGAGTGAATGATGTTAAAAAGGACTTCCCAGAAATTGAGAAAGCTTTAGAATCTATCGAGAAGGAACTTCGCAAGAAAACGCTGAGCGAAGAAAGAAAGGTAGAGCTGAAGGAAGCGAAGGGTAGAGAACTTGCGAAGTGGTTCCCGACTTGGCTGTCTGAGACTTGGAGTGCATCTACGGATAAGGTTTCTGAGGCGAAACGTGCCGACGACAGGTATGTGGGAAAACAATACCGTTCAAACAAGTGCTATTCCAACGTGATTGGTGCTTTTGATAGGGGTGCACGTAACCCTTACGGTCGTTTGACCGCAACAACTGTAAAAGACTATGAGGGGTTCGTAAGCCACACGGATATTTATCAGACCGCGTGCTCTGCGCTCAAAGAGACCTTGAACACTCCGGAAAACCCTCGGTGGGACCTCCTTCACGAACGGTTCAGTAACGTGAAAGACCCGCACTATAACCTCTTCGGTACGGTGTTCACTGCCCTTACGTTAAACTGGAACTTCCGCTGTGCGATGCACTATGATGGAAATAACTGCGAAGGTGGTATTGCCGTTCTTACTGCAATTACTCAGGGCGAATATGACGGTCACTACCTTGTGTTCCCTGAAATTCGTTGCGCTTTTGACCTTCGCGACGGAGATTTCATTGCAGGCGACAACCAGGGCTTGATTCACGGCAACACCGCGATGATCCCTAAAACTCCGGACGCTGAACGAGTTTCGTTCGTTTTCTATTCACGAGAGCGCATGACCGCTCTTGACGATATGGAGTGTGAGGAGTGCCGCCGAGATTTCATGCGATACGCAGCAGACAACCACAAGGAATACGGAAAGGGTCACAAGACATGGAATGGTGTCTGGAGCGGAATGTGGAAATCACCGGAATGGATGACGTATAAAGCCGAACACGGCATGGAACGTTGCTCAAATACTAACTATTGGGGCACCGATAATTGAGTCCTAAAGACTACCAAAGTGGCATTTAACGAACGAAAACACAGGATTACTAACTATGGACACAAACAAACAGCTTAACGGTGGCGATGCGGAGCGGCAAGTTGCCTCGGGGAGTATTGAACCCAGTGAAGCAACAACCGCCATTACAGTGGAACTCCCGGTAAACTTCGCTGAGGCTTTTCGAGCACTTGCTGAACGAGAGGAGTTGTCGGAGAGTAACCTTATTGTACGATCGCTCGGGCTCTACTCCGTTGCATCTCAAGCCGAGAGTGAAGGGTACGGACTGACGTTTACTCGTATTGAGGGAACCAACGACCTGACCGCCAAGGAAGCAATTCGCGTCGAAGATGAGCCCGCGTCTAACTTGATCCTTCCTGGAAATAGGCAATGATCCGAGAGGTAATATCAAAAGAGTTACAGTCAAGGGTCGAACCCTTACAGATTGATAGGGGTGCTCTTGAAAACTGCCCTCGCAGTGAATATATTGGACAATTCCCTAAGGCGACAGACTATGACCGCGTAATCGATGAAGACTGTGATGTTTACGTCTCAGGTGTAAAAGTCTTGTCCTTCAGGAAAGCTCTTTTCCCACTTCTTTCCGAGGGTTCTTCCAAACAGAAGGAGACTTGGGACTTTTTCCGAGCAGCTTCAAAAGAAGTTTACGGCACCCAAAGAGGTGTCGTTGCGGGCACAGAGTTTACAACTCGCCCCGAATCACGCTTAACCAAAGGACAGGTTGCCTTTTTCGCTAGTGCTTCAGTGGGCTTGATCACAACGCTCGCTCAAGCGCGAGAAACCCTAGAAAGTTCGGATGAGCTCACCAGCAAGACTCTGAAAATCAAATACGTGAAGAAAGACTACCCCGAACTTGCGGAGAAAATGAAACCGTTAGAGGCGGAAATTCGCACACTGAACTCCGGAGACCCGAAACCAGAAAGTCTGAGAAACCAGAGAAGAGAACAGCTTTGGGGTTGGTTCGAACCTTGGTTACTAGAAGTTTGGCTGCCCTCAGAAAACAAAGTAGAAGAAGTTAAAAAAGTTCTAAACACTTACATAAGTTCCCAGTTGAACTTTAACCACTGCTACAGTAACGTCCTTGGGGCGATTGACCGTGGGGCTAGATTTCCCTACGGTCGTTTAAGCGGAACCACTCAGAGATACTATGAGCAGTTCTCAAAATACAGAGACATTTATTACACAGCCTGCGAAGGTTTCAGGTACAATTTTCCGGAGACTTGGGTCAAAGTCAAGGAAGTGATTTCGAGGGCTAAAGACCCTAACTACAACTTGTTCGGCACTGCCTTTACGAGTGTAACCGTAAATTTCAATTTCAAGACTGCCTACCACGTTGACAAGAACAATTTGAAAGGGGGTATGTCCGTCTTAACTGCTTTTACAAAAGGTGTTTATGAAGGTCACTACTTAGTGTTTCCCGAAGTGAGATTGGCCTTCAATTTAAGAGACGGGGACTTCATCGTAGGGGATACTCAAACTTTGCTCCATGGTAACAGCCCCATGACAAAACTTACTGAAGATGCTGAGCGGGTTTCTCTGGTTTTCTACTCACGAGAGAACATGAACCGATTGGACGATCTTGAGTGCGAAGAATGCCGAAAACAGTTCATGAAGTTTTCACTTCAGTCTCTGAAAGAACGGGGCAAAGATCATAAAGATTGGAGAGGTGTTTGGCAAGGTATGTGGACTTCTCAAGAATGGCTAGACTTTAGAAAAGAAAGAAACTTGGAACACTGTTCAAACTCTAATTGGCAGCTTTCCTCGCCGTACGAGAACGAAGTTACGAAAGAGGTGAAGTTGTTCAAGGATGATCCAGGCGAAGGGTGGAAACTCGTACAAGTGTTTACACAAGATCGGTAAACCGCCCTGAAGCCTTCGGCTTCCCCCTTGTTTCTGCTTCGCATAAATGCTATGATTGTTTTATGGAAATCTACTTCAGCACAGACGTTGAGACCGACGGACCGATCCCCGGACCTAACAGCATGCTTTCGCTCGGGTCGGCTGCGTTTTCCCCTGAAGGAAAACTCCTAAGCACCTTCTCGGTGAACCTAGAGACCCTCCCCGGAGCCGAACCGGACCCCACTACCCAAGCGTGGTGGGAGTCTCACCCGGAGGCCTACAGAGCCTCTCGGGAGCATACCCGGAGTCCGGACCAAGCCATGTTGCTCTTCTCGGGTTGGGTTGGCCAGACCGTGAAAGCTAACAGTAACCAAGATTCAGGTGGCCGGAAAGCCTTGCCCGTATTCGTGGGTTTTCCTGCAGGGTTTGACTTTCTTTTCGTGTATTGGTACCTTATTCGGTTCACTGGACAGTCCCCATTTAGCTTCTCGGCGATTGACGGTAAGACCTATGCTATGGCCTTGCTCAAAAGAGGATACCGGGAGTCCACAAAACGAAACTACCCAAAGGAGTGGTTTCCCATCGAAAACAAGCATACTCACATCGCTGTAGAGGATGCCATTGAACAAGGTCGTATTTTCTGCAATATGCTTCGATCCAATCTTAACATCCTACCTTAGTGACTAACAAAGTTAAAGATTACTGCGAAAAACTTAGCTTGTCCCTGAAGTTAAGGGGAGAGGGAAACGAGGACGCGGAGGAGGCCTTGCTCGACGAGCTTGACCTTCTGTGGCTGAAGTTGTCAAGAGAAGAGGCCCAGTGGGTTAATGCCAATATACTGTCGTTGTTACCTAACTAATTACCCACCGTGACGAAAAATCCTACTTTCCTACTCCAGTCCGGAGGACCACTACAAATCGAAAAGGTTGCGTGTAGTTTCTCCTGTTACCCTGTCCAATATTGCTCGTTTTATGATCTGTCGAAGTTAGACCCTAAAGGTTTCATGGCTACATTGATTCCTGTGGGATCGGTGGAATTTGTTCAAGCTTACAGTGAACACGCAGGTGTTGTGCTACCTGAAGACTTTTCTTACGGACACGGTGGGGAACTGGAAAAGTACCTTATGAGGTCCGTTCGACAAGGAGTGTACGGTGAAGCAACCTTGGAAGACTTTGTGAAGCCAACCGCAATAAAGTTGTTTACCGGGGACATCAAGAGAGAGCTCGAACTGAAGATACCTGGACTAATTTCTGATAACACTTCAGTGTGGATCTCTCAGGCTGTGCTTTTTGAGTCGGAATTTAGGTTCTACATTCACGACTTCATTGGGGGCGGTAAAATTCAGGGGTGGTCGCGGTATGACGACAAGCCCGTAAGAAACCCAGAACCCGACTTCGGCCTGATTGAAGAGATTATGGGTGTGCTAGAGGCAAATATTGCGCCCGGTGCTTACACGATTGACATCGGCTGGAGGCCTGACCTGAATCGGTACTGCCTAGTTGAACTTAACGATGCGTGGTCACTGGGATTTTACGAAAATAGTGACCCGCAATCAAACCCTCCAACTCGACAGCAGTACGCTGACATGCTGGTGTCTCGCTGGAGACAAATTACCTTTTGCAACCTAGTGTAACCACTGGATAACACAGTCGGAGATAAGAGGACGCGGCAAACGTCTACTCTTGACGCTCCGACAACAGTCACATCAACTGCACTCAAATATGGACTATCAGATTGCCATCCCAACTTACGGAAGGCCCGATGGAGTGAAGAAACTCACTCTAAATTACCTTGAAAAAACAGACATTAATTGTTCCCACGTGACTTTGTTCGTGGCAAACGATGAAGAGAAGGAAATTTACCAGAGTTCAAACCCTACATACAATATCGTTGTTGGTGAAAAGGGTTTGACAAAACAACGTCACTTCATCTCTAACTTTTACGACAAAGGGACTCCTGTTTTTTCGTTCGACGACGACGTTAGCGCCGTTGAGGAACTTGAGCTCTTAAAAGACCTTGAGGGGACTCAGAAGCCACTTGACCACCCGTGTCGCCTGAAAACCGTGGTGGAACTCTCGGATCTTATCGATCGCGGCTTCCGAATGTCCAAGCGGCGCAATATTGGCCTGTTCGGTTTCTATGCCGTTCGCAACAAGGGTTTTCTTCACCCAAAGGTGACTGTGGGACTCAAGTTCATTATGGGCCACGCATTCGGTTTCTACGCAGGCGACCCAGCCTTTGATCTAATCGCTGAGTACAGTATGAAGGACGATTACTTCTTGTCTCTGTACCACACTGTTAATGGAAACGGAACACTGCGATTCGACAACATCTGTGTGAAAGCTAAACAGCACACAGGCGGTGGCGGAACCTGCGAAGACCTGGAGCGAAAGCTTCAGATTAATAACCAAACCGTAGAGAAACTTTGTGCTGAGTTTCCGGACCTCGCGAGTCCAAAGAGCCGTCGAACAAAGGATGAGTGGCTTTCCCGGTACTCTGAAATCCGCCTCAAAACAATCACAAACGAGACAATCTCAGTGCTTAACTGAGCACCAAGGCGGTTTTCCGCCCTTTACTGTAAGCTCCTCTCCCCTATGTTTAGAACAGCTTCCGGCTACCAATGATTCCCGACCCAAAGAAAACCATAGTTTTCGATGTTGACGACACCATCCTCACAACAGAAAACCGCGATTACGAAAACTCTCTACCGAAGATGGAAGTAATTGTGGGTATGCGAGCAATGAAGGACGCAGGGTGGACGATCATCTTGAATACAGCGAGGGGAATGGGTCGTTCAGACGGTGACATCGAAAGTGTTAGACAAGAAGTTATCGAGGAAATCGAAAAGTTCTGCACTAAATTCGATGTACCCTACGATACCATCTTGGTTGGAAAACCTTGGGCGGCATACTACGTAGACGACAAAGCAATGACTCCCGCTCAGTTCTCCGCAAAATATAAGGAAATCGCACAATGAAGAACGCACTCATTCTTGCTGCCGGTCGTAGTACTCGGTTTGGCCGAAACAAACTTGAGGAAAAGTTTGACGGGGTGTCACTTCCTTACCTGGCTGCCAAGTTCGCTCTTGAAAACGGTGCGGAAAACATCTATCTGACGCTCTCGCGCTCGGCGATTAAGACCGACGGGACTCGCATTTACCACCCTGTTCTAGATGAAGTTTCCAAGATTTGCGACCCGATTGTTCGTTTCCAGAGTGAGGAAACTTACGGACCAGGCGCTGCGATCACTACGTGGGCAGGCGTGATCAACGGCCCACTCACTGTGCTGTTTGGGGATAATTACTACCACGGAACGATCCCCCCTGCCGAACGAGTTTTACTTGGCTCTGACCTTGAGAACTCAGTGTGGTTTTCATACCTTCATAAGTCACTAAATCCACGAAATCTTCAACTCGCCACAGTAATCGACAACTATGTGATTGAAAAACCACACGGACAACTCGAAGGCCGTTACTTCTGTGGTTTTGTCCGTTTCCCTGCGGGATACCTTGACACCATTGGTGACCTTCGCAAGAGCGACCGTGGCGAGGTTGAAATTACGGATATGATAAACATGGCGGAGCATCGTCAAGCAGTATCACTTTCTTCCATGGGTGTGATATGGGGAGACTTAACTTACGAGGCGGATTGCGCTCGCATTCGGGAGCTTGTTAGTGAAGGGAAGTAGTGGGGCCACCCTGGATTTCTCTGGGGATTTCATACGGAAAAAGTGTAAGGATGCCGGTGAGCAGTGCGAGTGGTTTCGCATTGCTTCTCGGTATACCTTGGCACCAAGTGTTCGCCTCCCGCAAACAATCTGTGTGTCGGACTCAGACTACGACATTGAGTTTATTGAAGGTGTTTGTGGAACACAAATTGAATCTACACGTTTGATTGACACTTTGGTAGACCAGGTCTTCCTTTGGTCTAAGCTCCCTGCGTCAAGACACACGGACTGGGGGTCTTACAAAGAGCGTCTTCACTTAGAGCACGTTTCTCTGACAGACAGCGAGATAGTTCGTCGAACTTTCGATTTCCTCGACGAAATAGTTCCACTACCTTCCTCCTTCTCGCATGGTGACCTAACGCTTGAAAACATCATTGTAGAAAATAACGGGGGAATAGTTCTGATCGACCCTAATTTCAAGACTAATTTGTTTCAGTCTTACGTTCTCGACTTAGGTAAATTGCTACAGTCTGTCCACAGCGATTATCACCGGTTGTTCAAATCACACCCAGGATGTGACCCTGCGCCTCTGTGCGCCCACTTGAGACAACGGCTAGGCAAACCCTTATGGACTCAGGCGCTGGCCGCTGAGATATCGCACGTGATCCGCCTGCGCAAGTACCGCCCTTCCGCCCAGTGGCCGACGGTCGACCGGCTGTTGGGGCAGCTGCTGGCTGAAGCCCATGGATGTTAACCTTACCCTCGCGGTGCGGTCCACCCACTTTCGACAACTTAATAGCATTATTATTACGACCCCAAGCTTGAATACCGTACTCCGCAACGACGAAACTAAGCAATGTCAAACTCCCAAGACCTAATTGAGAAGCTTAAAGACCAGATAGCGTTCCTAACCGCTGAGCTCGAACGGGCCCAACGAAAGTCAAATTCCCTTTGGAGCCAAATTCAAGGTGCATTTCTCCAGGAAGGCAACGACGAAGAGAACGCAGACTTTTGGGCCGACAAAATTTCGCAGATTTTATCTGAGTGGGTTCACACTCAGCGAACGAGCCTGTCCCAGAAGATAGTAGAAACAGGAACAATGCCCCCCTATACCGACTGTCTCAACCACCTTGTGGTCAGTCTTTCGCCCCCTGGGTCAGCTCCCCCGAGCCTTCCCCCTGAGTTCACAGAGCTTACCAACACTCCCTCACCTGGACCAACTTTCAGTCCAACAGGCTTGGAAGCACCGGCTTACGGGGGCCTGTCCGCAGACGCGCAAGTGGGACCGCCGAAAGAGCGCAAGATCGGGGTGCCCAAGGCTATTCCCGGTGCGGTACCATTGCCGTTGCCTCCACTTTCAGAGGGTTCCCCTTAAGCGGATCTTTTGCTAAGGCGGTTTCCCGGTTGCTCTGGGGGCGGTTTACCCTCCTTTGTTTCTGCAGCGCAGAAACGGTATACTAAGTACGTTGAAAGCAAATTTCCAATGGAAACTCATCAAGTCACGATCACTTTGTCCCTTAAGCTAGAGGGAGACCCGAGCACTCAAGACATTGCTAACGCCGCTGCTGCCAGCATGCGAGAACTGCCCCCTTTCCTTGAGGAAGGGTGGCTAAATAGCGTCCAACCCCCATTAAAGAAATTAACTCTTACTCCTAACCCCAACGCAAAGTGGTTCTTCAGTGTCACAAAGCTTCCACTCACCCCTGTGACTTCCTCTCGTGATTCTACACACGACTGCTACAAGGGTCGCTCACCGATGGGTTTTTAAAGTTCAGTCCAAGGGCGATAGATAATCGTACGAACGTTAGTTTATTCCCCGCATTCACCAATGGTTTCCGGGGATTCTCTCTAAGCGAGTCATTTGCTTAGGCGGTTTCCCGTTCACCCTGGGGCGGTTTCCCGGCTTGTCTCTGCGGAGCAGAAACGGTATACTTAGTGTAACTCCCGAGTCAAGTACCCAACAACAATGCTAAACCTTAAAGTTTCAAACCGAATCACAGCTGCTGAAGCTTCACAGAGGTTTGTAACTCCCCCGGACCCACAAGCTAACCCTGAAACCGTGAGGAGATTTTTGGAGCACTGCTACAAAGCCATACGTGAGGATATTAGTAGGGGTTACGGTGTCAAGTATACGAACGTTTACCTTGGAGACTGCGATTACTCCACTAAAGGGGAAGTTGCTAGAGTTCTAGAAGAAGAAGAAGACGGGTACAAGGTTAGACTAGTTGGGACCCTTCACATTTTAATTTCCTGGTAATTTAATCACAACTACTTAACCTTGAAACCATGGCAACTATTTACAAACCACCGGCACAGCTACCCCCTTTCTCATCGAGGCTCAGTGTATTTCTTGCAGGTTCAATAGAAATGGGCTCTGCACCCGACTGGCAAGCTGACCTCGAACGTAGTCTTGCTGACATTGACATTGACATTTACAATCCGCGACGCGACGATTGGGACCCAACTTGGGTTCAAAGCGCCGATAACCCGGTGTTTCGAGAGCAGGTTGAGTGGGAGCTTGATGCCCTAGAGATGGCTGGCATGGTTGTCATGTATCTGGCACCGGGTACCATTAGTCCTGTTTCTTTGCTCGAACTTGGCTTCGTCGCCGGATTCGGTTTCTACGCTGTCAGAAAAACGGTTGTGTGTTGCCCAGAGGGGTTCCACCGCAAGGGTAACGTTGACATTTTCTGTGGCCAATACGGAATTCCCCAGGTTTCAAGTCTTGACGGGCTTGAACTGGCTATACGACGAGAAAATGCAAGGGTACAGAAACTCAAGTCTCATGGGAATCGTGGGAGCATTGAGACGAGAAACCCTGGAGAGTAAGCATGACCGGCACCACCTTTAACTATCCACCCCATTTACCCGACTTCGATGACATGGACCCGGACGGTGCCATTGAAGTTTTGTTAGGGGAAGACGAGGACGGGTACCAACATACTCGTTTCGAGAGCGTGGCCTACTACCGGAACACAGGAAAGACCCACCCTTGGCGTCACACCAAAGACTGGGCTCCTCGCTCAAACTACACCGAGGAGGACTTTACCTGGGCTTTGTCGAGAATTTTGAACACAGTTACCTGTTCTCGTGACCTTCGTAGCAAGGGCCTTGGGCTCACCGACGACGAATGCCGACGCATATACTCAATGCGGGACCGGGCTAGGGAGGTAGCGAAGCACGATGGGTGACCGGTTGCTCCGGGGCGGTTTCCCGCCTTGTTTTCTCGAAGAGAAAACGCTATAGTAGTTACAAGACAAACGCTCCCGAGAAAGACATGAAAGGACAACTCCTCAATAAAATGCTGGTACTGGCGACCAACTCCCACGCCGATCAGTACGACAAGGGTGGCAACCCTTACATTTTGCACCCGCTCAAGGTGATGCATTACCTGAAGACCGACGATGTTGAGCTTCAGTGCATTGCGCTCGGTCACGACATTATTGAAGACACCAAGGTCACTTACGCAGATTTACGTGATCAGGGGTTCACTGCCCGAATTATCGAAGGCATTCGATGCCTAACGAAAGCACCGGGGGAAACCTACGAAGAGTACAAGTTCCGTGTTTTCTCAAACGAAGACGCCATGAGAGTGAAGCTCTGTGACTTGAGGCACAATACTGACGTTCGGCGTCTGAAAGGTGTCACCGATGGGGACATTGCTCGAACTGTAAAGTACCATGTTTTCTACCTGGAGATTATGGCCCGGCTACCGAAAATTGACGAAGGTGATTCTTGAGGAGAATTAATCGAGTTCGCAAAAAGCCAGAATGCTACAGCCCCGGCAGGGCCAAGTCCTACACCGAAATTGCAGAGAACGACTGCTTTACGTGCCCTGAAAGAGTAACTTGCCTTGAATTTGTTGCTGAAGTTAAGGAAATGGTTGCTGCCGGTGTGTCAACCAGTCACCGTCCCCCACCACTCCCTACCCCTGAGCAAATCATTGCACTGGCTGAGTCTACGGACCTAGTCTACGTGAATAACTACGGATGCGTCTATTCACCCTACGTTGAAGATACAGATATTCGCGACATCGTGGTGAATTTTGCCATCAAGCTCCTATACACTTACGGTAACTTGCCATGACTGACCCCTCAAAGCCCAAACTAACTTACCTCAAGCCTGTCAAGGAGTACAAGAAACTCGATTGCGTACTCCCTTTTCGTTATTTGTATTGGAATACTCTAGAGGAACTGAATACACAGCTTGAAGAGTTCAAAGAAAAACTTAACCAGTTTAAGGAAGAGGGTTGGGAGGGCATTATGGATAACTACGATGAAGGCCACCCTGTGGTCAATCTCTATAAAACTCACTTCGTAGAAGACGAGGAGTACGACAGGGCAATTACTGTTGCCTTGCAAAATAAGCCTAGTTGGGATGATTTAGAAGAAGAGGTGATGGCCATCGGACTTCCCCTTTGGGAGTGTGACTATCAATATGAATGGACGTTTTTCTACCACACTGACCCCTCTAATTGCAGTTTTGTCGAAAACAGACCCAAAACTAATGACAACTGAACAAAACCTAAAGGAACCCATAGAAATCCTACTCAGAGTCTTGCTGGCGGGACACACCGTTACTGACGTAACGGGGCAGGAATATGGTATGGACGACGATGGGCGCCTTTGCATAAAAGCAAACCGGTTCCCCCCTGAATCCACCCCCAGTAAAGACCCCGAGAAAACATGGCTACAAATACCTTGTGATGTATCTGAGCTGAAGACGATCGCCGACAGGATTGGCCGTGATACCCTTTGGTTGAAGGCTTGCGAAGTTTCAATGAGATCTCTATTATGACCCACTCCGAAGAGGAGCGAGCTAGACGCGTAAAGCTATCTAAGCTGGCTACAGATAGTGCCAAAACCACTCTGAAAAGGGGAGATAGGCTACGAGTAACCAGGTGTCCCGGCACAAAGCGATGGGTTACATTCGACCATTGGGATGGATACTGGATCGTGACCAAGTCTGGAATCGACGATATTCATGCAATTAACGTTGACAGGGTTAACACTGAGAGTGTTGACTTTACTACGAAAGGGGAGCAATGAGTAACTGCCCGGACTGGCTGAAGCCCTTTCAACGAGAAACAGAAGCTCTGGCTGCCCAAAATGCTGCGTTCAGAGAAGAAACTGAGAGAATTAGACGAGAAAATGACGCGTACCGTCTCAAACAAGACACTCAACTCCGGGCACTCCGGGATCTTAATCGAAATCCGGAAAAAGTCAAACAAGTCTTCGAGTCCTCTAGATTTAAGATTAAATCAACGACAACGACAGCACCTTGCGACCCGAACAAACATACAGGTCGCACTACTCGACTGCTCAAGGAAGCCTATAGCCTCGCCTCAGAGGGGAGGGCAGTTTATGTCCTGGGTCATCAAGAGAGCCACGCAAGTTCCCTGGAATTTATGTTCAACCAACTGTTCGGGTTGGGGGAATCAAGGAGGTTGGGGGTGAAGTTCGAGACTCCATGTGGGCTACCAAACTTTGACTTCAGAACAATGACACTCGGGAGAGGGGCTCACCCGAACTGCTGCGTTTTAGTCGATCATTACACGATTGAGTCTCACTATGCTAGAATGCTTCAGGAACTTCACCGGTTTGACGCACCTTCGGACACCAATTAGTAGTGCCCCGAAAGAATCCGCAGGGTAAACCTTATAGCCCTGACATAACACGATGGATCACTCAGCACCTTTTGACCCGAGAACTGTTGCGGAAAGAATCCGAGACAACAATGCTGTTCTGCAATCGGTAGCTGAAAGCTATACTCTCGTGTCAAAAGCAGACTTGTACGACACAGAGCAAGCTACAGCTTTCCTTGAGATTGACTCCGACGAAAGTGTAAGTAACTGGCTTGAAGGCGGGTACTTTCCCGGTGCTTTTCAGTCTGATGGGAGGTGGTTGTTCCCACTCGCGTCACTCATCAAGGTGAGGGAGCGGTTAGATGAACTTCAGTACAATAACAAACATCGGCTTCTAACCCTTGAAACTGAACCCGAGGACTACTGCAAAGTTTGCGGTGGAATCCCTGTCTTCCTGCCGAATAAGTTGGGGGTCCTAGCTAGAAACACAACAATTTAACTCAGGCCACACGCGCCAAGACACCATGCAATCCGTTAAACCTCTCGCAAACGAAACCGAGTACGACCTTGCCCTTAAGGACATCGACCGCTACTGGGACGCTTCGAAGGGTAGCCCCGAGTACAACCGGTTAGAGACCTTGATAATTTTGGTAGAGGAATACGAGGCTAAGCACTGGCCCGTTGCGCCTCCAGACTCAACGAGTCTTGGGGAGTTGGCCGAACGACTCCAGTCGCTGGTGGCGGGTGTCCAAGTCGACCTCGACGAGAACCTATCGCCGGACGAGACCGACTAGAAGACCACGCCAGGGAACCTTTACCTCGACTCCGGTCCAGCATACTAATTCACACCCCTAAACCACTGAAAAATGAGAAACGCCACAATATACACTCTAACTAAAACGGTCGTACCCGTTTATGACAATGACAAATACGTCAGGTACGCTCCACTCTTAGACCCTGACGAGCTATTCCGCATACCTACAGATGACCCGGATAACGAGGTTTTACTCACGAGGAAGAATCACGTAGAAAGTCTCCCACTACACGAGGTTGGTTTCTGCTCAAGTTTACCTCTTCATGATCTTCCTGAGGTTGAACGTTTATACTTAGAGAGTTACGATGAGGGTCGGAAGTCCGGGATCTACGACCCCTCCTACCTTCACTTATTTGCGATTGAGCCTCAGACCGAGAAGATTTTATCCACCTACATTAACTCCAAACTCCGTAATAAGGTGGTTAAGCTTGAAGACACAATATACGACCAAGGGCAGAAACTTTGGACGCTAGGGCGAAACCTTGAGAAGTCCCAGAATGATGCTCGTGCCTTAGCAAACTCCCTTAAGGTTACTGAAGGGAGGTTAGAACGGTACAGAAAAGAACCGCTGCTCAAGAGACTATGGATTGCCCTTCGACTCCGGCAAGACGGTTCTAACTGTGCGACCTTGATGCCACACTTTTAACTCATTTGAGCAAACACCGAAGGTTCTAGTATGGAAGAAACTGACTACAAGACAGAGTATATGAGAATTTCAACCCTTGTCGGGTCGCAATTCCCAGAATGCGAAGTTACTACGCCAGATATGGTAATACTTTTGATACACGAAAACGACACGTTGCGTATGGCACTAAATTTACCCACGAGACGTGAGGTTCTTTCCAAACTTGACAAGTTTTACGAATGACAAACCGAGAAGAAAGAATTAAACTCCAAACAACCGTTACAGCAGTGATTCATCAGGAAGGCCCATGGTGGGTGGGCCGGACTGAAGAGATTCCAAGGGTGGTTGCCCGGTGGCGTACTAGTGCGGGGTGTTTACACTACCTTGAGAAGGCGCTACGTGGTGAATCAGCGAGTACACTTGACAGCTGGTCACCACAACCACAAACCCTTGAGCAAGTTGACGAAGGACTGCGCACAGCGTTTCGAGAGTCCCTAAAAGAGTGGGCTTTGACTAAAGATGATGTCCCCCTTATTGGACCGAGAGTGTCTAATCCACTTGAACAAAATTCCGACGCAATGACTCAGCACAATCCGATTGAAGTCCCCGACGAACTAGTTCATAGTTGGTGGCCTAGCGAGGGGTATTATGAGCGAGATGGTGATCTAAACATCCTCGCCGACAAAGCCGCACAATGGGGCGCCGACCAGGAGCTTGCTGCTTGCTGCGACTGGTTGCGCCTCCAAGAAGATCCTCAGTTTAGTTCCGACGACGGGTGGGTGGGTAAAGACCAGGAACTTCGTGAAGCACGCAGGCCCAACGTACCTACACTTAATGAAATCGCCCTGCAATTCATGGGGACTATTGTGAAAGACGGACGGTACCTACCCGAGATTACAAGCACTATTGTGAAAGCTTTGATAGAAGGTGGCAAAGCTCTAAAAGAGCTCAATGGCTGATAGATTGTACAAACAGGGGTGCCCGTGCTTTTATTGTGTCAAGGAAAGGGCAAACGCCACAGCGCAACCTTTGGTTCACCCTATGGCCGTTTGTCCAACTTGCGGCAACAAAAGGTGTCCAAAAGGAACTCACCACTCGTTCAACTGCAGCGGAAGCAACGAAGCAGGGCAGTTGGGAAGCCGCTACACCTTACCTAGCATTACACACACTAACCTTTCTCCAGCATGACGACGCAAGTACCCGTACCCTTTACCGAGCGGTACCCTGGACCGGAAGACTGTAGTACAAACGGGGAGTTTTGGGTGTTTTGCCCAGGAATCGGTTGTAGAGATTGTTGGACACTCATGCGGTACGACAGCCAGAACTTAGAATCTCGAGAGAAATACGGTCTCACTCATTGGTTGCCATACAACTCAATACCCTGCCCTGTTTAAGATGAACTTGCGTGACGCACGAGAGAAAGCCTTGCAGATTTCTGCTGAAACTGAGCATGGCTTATTGAAGGATAGAGAAGCTGAGAGTAAGCTCTACAGAGCTGCTCCCGGTGAAACCTTTGACCCTGTAAGTGTTTCTGACCGTCTACCTAAACTTTCCGATTCTGACGCCGAAGAACTATGTTGGTGGTGGAGAACCGACGCCGACGGGTCAGCAGTTGAGGGTATGTGGGAAATGCTACAATTTGACTGGCCAGTTAGAAAATATAACCTCTCAGGGAGCGGTTACAACTACACACACTGGCTGCCACACTGGGCCATTGTAAATCCTAATGCCTCCTTAGTTAAAGAACATGGCAAACAATAGACAATGCTCAACTTGTTTTTACTCAGTTTCTACCCTAGTTATAAACCCTGTACTAGCCTCGATTCCTAACACACACGGCCTGGTAGCGGAACGAATTTCCACAAAGTGCCACATACAAGGTCCACCGAAGGAAGTCAATGCCGATAAAGATTGGTTCTACCAGTGGCGATCCAGAGACCGCATATGAAAAAGGCGACGAACTTTACCGGAAAAATCCCAAGCTATACTACCGGCATAGTTAACCGTAGACCCCCATGCTCGCCCTACTTGCCGTAACTTACCTGCTTGTGGGCTTTGCAAGGCTCCTTTCCGCACTCCCAGACTACGATCTACCGGTTATCGGGCACAGAGTAAGAATTTTGGACGTCTGTGGTCACGTTTTACTCTGGCCCTGCCCAGCAACCGCAAAGTTTCTAAGGAAGCTACGCCGTTGACCCGCTGATCCGGAACCTGGCTCCGCTCATTTAAACTTGAACACCACTAGACCCCAAGATGAACGAAAAAACACCTCTACAGCAACTCCAAGAATGGCAAGAGCTTTGTGACCACTTTCGAACCTTGCACACGAAAGGTGTCGCTGCCCCCGAAAACTCACTGAGTGTTGGAGTTGAGGGGTACATAGATCCTCTTTCCAGGGAAACCACACTAGAAGCAGGGTGGACCCTAAATGGAAAGAAATTCACACGATCTACAACTTTCTCAACCATTTTATCGGAGTACAAAAACGGGCGGTGTGAGGAGAGTGCAGAAGCCGTTTCAAGACTCGCCGGACTAATTGCTAAAGATGTCACAAGGGGGCTCGAAGAAGAAATGTACCGTCTTTTGCTGTCGTCTCCCAATTCAGTCCTACCTCGAAACTTTGCGCCACCGGAATAGTCCTGTGTCCTTCCCTGTGTAAAGTACGGTTGACCGTTTACTTCGAGACGGTTTCCCGCCTTTACTTCCCTGGTGAAAACCGGCATACTTAGTGAAAGATGGCCTAACACGTGGGGGGCGAAGCAATGAGCAAAAGCTGCGGGTCTTGTGTCTACTACACCAAGTGGAAAAAAGATTCCCTTGTGCAATCAAACGGCGGTGAAGGAGGTGAGTTAGCATCGGGACTGTGTGAGTTTCTCGACACACGCACAAAGCCCGACTGGGGTCACAGCTGCCCACACTGGGTTGGTAAGCGATACGACCGGACCTCCTTGAAAAGGCAAACACTGAGCGAAATCAACGAGAATGATTAACCGAACTTTGATAGCGAGAATCCAGAGCTACTACCCGAACTGGTTCCAGGACACGAATTGGAGTGACGAGGACGTTCTCGATGCCATTGCCATAGCAAAGCGTGTTGAGTCCGGAGAAGAAAAAACATATTCCTTTGAGGAAGCAATGGAAGATCTCGAACTCACCGGGGAACTTGGGTTGGTGACCCGCACCGAGAGGGGATTTGAGGTCATTGACTTTCAAGATCTATACAACAAGGAGTGCAGCCTGCAACAAAGCTCCCTTGCCGTTTATTGGGAGCCAGGGACGTCTGCGGTTTGGTTGGGCCAAGGGGAAGATAGAATGCACCTTGGGGAAGAACAGGTTCAGTCCCTGGTTACTGTTTTGCAAAGGTGGCTGGACACAGGTTCTTTCATTCCCTACCCTACTACAGAAGTATCACCCCTCTCAAAACTTGCTGGGCGCCTTAAGAACATTTTTGGGCTTGCCTTAAGACCACTCAAATCACTTACAAACCGAAACCAATGACTTACGATGAAAAGACCCTTCAGTGTATTAAAGAGATTGGGGAGAAGGTTGATCTTAGGTTGGTTCAGGAATTCACCCTTGAGCAAGAGAGCTTTTTAAGGGCCATCCTGAAACAGGAAACCTTAGCAGCTTTGGACGAGGGATTAGCCCTTGCGGTTCAAATGATAAGGGAATCCCCACCTGGCTTAACTCGTGACCAACTGGCTAATTTAATTGAGAACTGTATTGGCGACAAAAGAGCCTTAGAAGTTGTTTTACCCTCACTGGATCTTTTAACGACCCTAGACTAGTTTAAAACCAAATGGAAGCTTAATGACACTACACCCTTACAGCTATTACACAAAGCCCGAAGAGTGGCAAACGTGTTACACCAAGCATTCAGAAGACAGAGAGTCTCCGACTCTGTGTTACGAAGACCTAATTGACACCATTGTAGACCTTTACGAAAAGATCGCTAAGCTAGAGGCGAGGCTGGACCAAGAAGACACCTATAGGCACGAACAAAATGACTGACGGGGACAAACTACTTGCTGACTACGACTCCGAAATTTACGGAGAATATACACCCCTGGAACCACTTACTGTTGCATCTCTAATTGAGAGTCACAGACACTTAAGACAAAAAAACTTAGAGTGGCACGGGGCGTATAACGAAGCAGGAAGAGAAGGTTATGAGCAAGGTTACTCCTTTGGACTGAAGAAGGCAACAGAAGCCATGATCATGATCGAAGACCTTCGCAAAATGACTATTCAGGAACTTGCAAATCTAATCGGAGACGAGAATGCCTACTGAGTCATCTGAGAGCCTAAGTCCTGATGCACAGTCAATAGACGATGCTTTTAACGGGTACCATGAGCTGGTGAATCGTCGTGTAAAGATTGCCGCCGTACTCCGCGCAATTGCTGAGCTGTGCGAGCCCGACCTTGTGTTCGGGTTAAAGACAATTCGCCAGGGGAAACTAATATCTCTTGCCATCGAACTTGAGGGGTCAACGTCTCTCATTACACCTTCAAACAATGATTAAAACTCAAATCTCTAGGTTTTCTCTGGTTCAAGAAACTGAACAAACAGGAGTACCTGAGGTCTGGCTTAACGAACTAGAAGAGACTTTACAGTCTTTATTTTTGACTACGGTCGAAGAGTTACAACGGTACCACGAAAGTGATGCCGACACCACGGCAAGCGACGAGCTTGCTCGGGTAATCGTCACCAACAAAGTGATTGACTACCTTAATTCATTTAGTTCAGCTGAATGAGCTAAAACACTAGCCCCTTAACGGGGGCTTTTTTGTCCAGCAATTCCGCTGACACAGACTCCTCCTATGACTCAAACACACTAACATAAGATAATGGTAACCGCAGAAGTTTACGCAGCAGCACAAAAGAAAGCTAGCATTCGGGGGCACAATGGCTGAGAAAACTTTTCCGCTACAAGTAGTTGGGGTTGAGTATGAATGCGACGAGTGTGAAAGTGGAACAATGCAGCCTTACGGCACCGTTGCCTGGCTAACTGAACCCCTACAATACCCGCACAGGTGCTCAACCTGCGGAGCAACTAGGGGGCTTCCCGAGAAGTACCCCACCGTGCGTCACTTACGCATACTACCCGTCGATGACATTCCTGTTGATGAATGGTGAAGTAAATGAGTAGCATCCCTGGTCTCACCCTTGAGTCCTACGTAATGTGGAACCATAATCTTGTCGTTATTGGGTATCTCAGTGCAAACACATCTCTTCAGATTGCTGAAGCACTCGGAGTAAACACCCGCAGGGTAAGCCTATCCAAGGCGCAATTTGACACGATCCTCGCGATTTACGAACCGTACCGAACAACCGTGGAGACCCGGTTGGAAGACTTTGACGAAGAGACTCAGTCGTGGCGAACCTACGCTGGTTCCTGCTTCAATGACATAGAGGACGCCATTGGAGACGAGGTGTCACTGACTTTACACAATTTTTCTACTGAGAGGGCCATGAAACAACTGCCAGGCGACAATGTTTGAAATTTTGTACCCAACTCTGGGCACGATTGCCAGTTGTTTCTTGCTGTCCATTCTAATTATCAACTTTCTGGGAATAAATGACTAAGCACAAACTCAGCCCTGAAGCCGAAGCCGCATGGAACGCCTACTGCGATGTTGCAGACCGAATCGGAGTTTTTGAAGACACCGGGGAAGCACTAGCTGCTTTTCTTCGAGAACTGATAACGCAGATTGAATTTCGAGGTGAACTCGGACTTACACCGCTTGGCGCACACGGGCACTACCAAGAGAAGTTGTACGCGATTGCAACTGAGTTGGATGGGTACGGTTAACCGCTTGCTCTGGGGCGGTTTCCCGGCTAGGTTTCTCGAAGGGAAACCGGTATAGTTGCCTTATACGTACTCGCGCAGACTCAACTTTTAACATGCAACCGGCAGACTTTTACGTTCGACTTTCGAAGTCCATTGAGTGGCTCGGGTCTATTTCCTCCAACGGTGGTGTTCTTGAAACTATTTGTCCGGAAATCACGTTCGTCACATCCGCGCACGAGTTCCGGTCCGAAATCAGGCGCATAGCCAAACGGGACGACTTTCACTCTCCTGAAGAGGGTTGGCCCTGGAAATGGAAAACCAGCGCATCTACCGACTTTTGCTATGTCTTTACGAAGGACCAAGTGGAGGTCTACAAGTTTGGCCGAAAGAGGTCTTTCACCGAAGACGACACCGCCGTATACTCTAGCCGAAAAGACACTTGGTTCCCGGACATGTCGAGTGCTAAGAGCACGGTTAGCCTCTCCGGCACTAGTACTCCAAAACTAGAGTATCTTGAGCTATCCGCAGAAGTGCGGTACTGGGGAGACGCGACAGTCAATGAGACGATTGATAAAGAGGGGACACTCATCCCTTTAAGGACCGGTAAATGTTGGACTCCAACAATTCGCCTGAAAGACGGCCAGGTAATGGAGTGGCCCTACGGAGTCACCGCCGAAATTTACTACAAAGTGTGCGACCAAGGTGAGTACTGGCTCAGAGACTCGGAGCACCGCTTATTTAAGTACCGTGGGGAGTACGTTCCTGACGAGTATTTGTGCAAAGGTGACGCGGGGTTCGGCGACTACATTATCTTGTCTATCGACAAAGCCGGTAAAGTTCGAAACTGGTGGCGACCGAAATTCAAGGCGAACGAGTGGGAGGCTGTATGAGCTATCCCACAGGTATTAAGGAAGATTGTCCCATAACATTTCGCCTAGCATTTTCTAGGTAACACTACTGCAACACAATGAAAACAAAAACCGCAAAAACCGCAGCAACTGTCTTGGCTTTGACTTTCGCCTTAGCAACCCTGCTCTCGGCAACACCGGCACTCGCAGCGTCAGCCGGACGAATAAGCGGACGGAGCTTTCGCAGTTCGTCTAGCTATAACCGACCATCTCGGTCCCCAAGTTATAAGAGTAGCCGCTCCAGCTCTCCAAGCTATAGGGCCTCTCCCTCACCGGTGCTAAGAAGCATCCCTGCACCGGGGCTGAGTAGAAGTTCAAGCTACTACGGTGGCGGCCCTTCGAGAGCGTACCGAAAAACACTACCCTATAGCAACCCCGGAAACAACAGAACGAACATTATTGTCATGCCGGACATGACACCGAACGTTTATCCGATTGCTCCTCCACTTTATTCGTCGCAAGTGGCACCAGTGCCGCAAACACCTGTGAGCCCTGCGTTCTTTTTCGTACTCCTTGCTGTGTTGGGGGCTGGGGGCTTGGCTATCTTTCTGCTGGCTGGGGGTTGGGACGACTTTGTGAGCCCATGGGTGAGTACTCAGCGGGACAAGCTTAGAAAGACGACCGTGGTGAGGCAGCGAGTGGCCTTGCTCGCCTCTGCAAAGGACCTACAAACAGACCTAATACGACTCGCTCGGCGAGGGGACACGGACAGTGCTGAGGGTCTCTCGAAGATCCTGCAAGAAACTTCCCTCGCCCTTCTTCGCCACCCCGACAAAGTTGTTTACGCGTGGAGCAGTACTGAGCAGGTGGCGTCAGGAGAGGCAGAAAGCCGATTCGACCAACTTTCCATGGAAGAACGCTCGAAGGCATCAGAGGAAGTTCTCACGAATGTGGGCGGGAGCATCTCAGAGCGTAAGGTCAAACCACAAAGAGACGTCACGGAAAACGAGTATATCCTTGTGAGCGTGCTTGTGGCATCGGACCGAAAGCTGGGTCTCAAACTGTCGGACTCGCATGAGAGCCTAAACGCCAATCTTGTAACCCTTGGTTCAGTCTCTCCTGAGGATCTGGTGGCACTGGAAGTTATTTGGCAGCCCGAAGACGAGTTTGATGTTCTGTCAAAGGATGAACTTTTGAGCCTGTACCCTGACTTGAACGTGCTTTAAGGAGGGGTAAAATAAAAACATAGGTGAACCCCCTCGTAACTTTCACACTTCCACCCATGAACAAACTCGACCACTGTTACCTCGAAGCCCTTTCAGAAGCACTGAAAGGTAACTTAGGCGAAGCTTTAGAACTCCGCAATGAAGCGGATGCGTTAGCATCCGAAGGCTTCGCCTTCTCCGAAAATTACGGGAATAAATACCCATTCATTGAAGAAGCGGTGAATACACTCCTTGGCTCTTTTGACTTTACAAGATGTGTCCGAGCCGACGGCTCGGCCTATGGTACACGAGGAAAGTGTAAGAAGGGTACCGAACAGAGCTCAGCCAAGGGTCCGAATAGTATTTACGGGGACATTCACGAGACCATTCTTAGAGGGCTTGAAAAACAGAGCTCAGTCAAGGTTCCGACTAGTGTTCTAAAGGCCCGTATTAGAAGGCTTGAAAAAGCTATGGACGACACCTATTCAACTACAGAACAAGAGAGAATTTCCACAGCCATTCGGAAACTCAAGAAGACAATAGATGAAGCAGGTTAGGGCAAAAGAAAGAAAAAAAAAAAAAAAAGTCTAACTAAACCCCTTCTGAAGAAAAACTCCCCAAAGCTACAAACAATGAAAGAAACATAAGACTAGCAATGGATCGTCGTAGTTTGGCGTTGATGAAGCAAATCTCGAAAGAACTAAACAAAGACGAGGGAAGTTTAGAGGTTTTAAAAGAACTAAGCAAACGACAAAAAACTGATGAAAAGTTTACAGCTTTGCGTTCCAGAGCTGTAGAAATTGTTAAAGGACTAAGGGCACAACAAAAGAAAAAGACAGACCTTTGACTGGGGTTAAATGAAAGGGGAAAGTGCCACTTGGCAGTGGGGTGACGAGCTACAAGAACGAAAGCTACCGTCTCCTGAGGAACAAGCCTTAGCTGACGCCGAGCACTCACTGCGAATGGTAGCGGCAGGCCTACAGCTAGAAAAAGCGGATAACCGCCCTGAGCGGGGCGGTTTAGGCCCTTGCTTTAACGCGACAAACACGCTATAATAGTTTTTGTTTGGGGAACCACTGTGAAAATCAGATTCATCGGTGATGTTCATTGCAAATGGTCGAAGTATGAGAAGCTAATTAGAGAATGCAACCGCTCTCTTCAAGTCGGGGACTTCGGTGTGGGTTTCATCGACCCGAAGACCGAGAAGCCATACAGCAGCCCACCCTACGACGCGATGTCAAAAGGCGAGCACTTTTTCGTACGAGGAAACCACGACAGTCCCGGTGCCTGCAAAAGACACCCTTACTGGGTGAAAGACGGGGGCTCGATGTTCGGGCGCGACGACATTTTTTGTGTGGGTGGAGCTTACTCCATCGATAGGGACCGACGCACAGAGCGCTACGACTGGTGGCCTGACGAAGAGCTTTCTTACGGCGAGCTTTGCAACATTACGGACGCGTATGAGCTTGTGAAGCCGAAGGTTGTCGTCACGCATGAGTGCCCGGACTCTGTAATTTCTCTGGTTTGTCACAAAGTGGGGATGCACAAATTTGACATCCCTTCGGTAACACGAAGGTGTTTTGACAACATGCTCGAGATTCATAAACCGGACCTTTGGATTCATGGCCACTGGCATCTAAATCACCATACGGTGTACAAAGGTGTGGAATTTATTGGTCTTGGTGAGCTATCCTTCCTCGACATGGACGTTTAATCAAGCCCCCACTCATAGGGAACGTCGTACGAAGGTCAATTACAAGGAATCTACACCGCTATACTAAGTTTGTGGCCCCCCCTTCTTTCTACCTATAAGCCTTAAATCAAAACCACCATTAAAGCAAAATGACAACAGTAATTAACCTCTTCGGCGGGTCCGGTTGCGGAAAATCAACCACAGCTGCGCTCCTCTTCGCCAGAATGAAGCTGGCCGGCATTCACGTTGAACTTGTAAGAGAGTATGTGAAGTACTGGGCGTGGAACGACCGCAAAGTGCGTGAGTGGGACCAACTCTACCTCCTCGGTAAGCAAAGCGCCTACGAGAGCATGCTGTACGGCAAAGTTGACTACATTGTTACCGACAGCCCTATACTTCTGGCAGGAATCTACCAAGACTACCGGTCTCAAGGCAAAGACACGTACGTAAGTTCCGCCGCTCAATCCTTCATGGCTCACGCAGAGGAAAGGGGTGTAACGTACAAGAATTTCTTCCTAAATCGCATCAAGCCCTTCGACCCTCGCGGACGTTACGAAACCGAAGACCAAGCCAAAAGAGTTGACGAGTTTGTCTACGACTATCTGTGCAAGTACAGTGGGTTCCGTCCAATCTCAATATCTGGACCGGACGAACGCAGGGACACAGAGATTTTGAGCTATCTTGGTGAGCTACATTTTAAGGAGGCTCCCTCGCTGTGACACTAACTTTCCGAGAACTTTTAGAAAGTTTGCAGACTTTTGCTAACGATGACCTGGACAAGGACGCTACTGTGGAGGTAGACGGGGAATTTTTTGGAGTGTCGCACTTTGGAGTGTCCACCTGTTTGGATGACACACCGCTTGATGAAGGGCACCCCTTTCTTTCAACTGCAACAAGGTAAAGTGTTGCCTTAGGATGGTTCCCCGGCTTGCTTTGCTGGGGCAAAACAGCTATAATACGCTCATAAATCCTGAAAACCAATGTCATACAACCCGGACTCAGATACCTACCCCTTCAACGACAGCGAGACTCTGTTAAACTTCCTGGACCGTCTTCTACTGGAGTCCGTGTCGTGCGAAGGAGGCCTTGTGCCCCTCACTTCTTCTCGGTTTCAACGCCTTTCCAGGCTTGTTGAAGGTGTCTCAATTGACGATTGACCTTGACCCCCGTTGGGCGGTGAGCGGTTAGCCCCCTTGCCTTGGGCGGTTTCCCCGTTTGTTTTCCAGAAGGAAAACGCTATAGTATTTACGTGACCTTCGAAGAACCAATGTCATTCAACCCAGACTGGGCTTCACCTCCAGGGTCTATCGTAAGGGAGTTACGTCTGGAGCGTAGAATTTCTCTTCACGACTTTGCGGGAGAAACAGGGTTAACCGTACCCGAAGTTCTTGAACTTGAGGAAGGGAACCTTCGCATCGACCCTCATCTAGCGGAGCGCCTTGAGTACGTGTTCGGACAACCAACTGAAAAGTTTTGGCTCACCCTTCAACTAAACTACGACAATGACCTTAAAAGAGGAAGAAAGCATGATTGAGCTACTTGTAACGGAGAACAAAAGTATTGATCCCGCACGATTTTACCGAAACCGAGTTCGTGTCTTTCTCGATAGAAACTACAACTATGGTATGTGGGTAGACGAAGACAAATTGTTTGACCTTTTGTCGCTGGAGCAGAAAAAACAGTACCTTGTTGACAGATCCTCTAGTGGATGCAAGTACAATGTTACACGAGAGGTAGCACAGAGGGTTCTTGCAGTGGGACACACTCACCTCAGTAAGCAGAAACTTCGCCCATGCTTGTGACTCCTCGCAGGGTCGGTGACGCTGCTAGAAAAGTTATTGAGACACTTCGCGAGCTTGGTCTATCCCACTTGTACAAAGAGGACCAAGTTCTGAGAGAGATGCTGGAAAAGTTTAACAGCAAGGACTCGTGGGGTTGGACCTCCCAGACTCTTGCCGATCACTGGCTGCAGAGCAATGGCTTGTGGGATTTGAACGACAATAATTAATACACCCTTCTTTAACAACCAAATTAGCTCAGCAATTACCCTTGAAATGACAAACACTGTCAATGTAAACCTAGTCCAGCAAATTCAGGACGATTACCTTGCCTACTCGCTCAGTGTAATCGTGGGGCGAGCATTCCCCCGGTACACGGACGGGTGTAAGAGTATCTCTCGACGCATTGTAACAGCCATGAAGTGGCTCAACTTGAAGCCGGACGGTCGCTACATGAAGAGCGCTAGGGTAGAGGGGGAGGTTATGGGTAAATTGAGCCCCCACGGCGGAAGCTACAGCTCTATTGTCACTTTGGCTGCCCCATGGAATAATATGGCCCCGCTCGTAGACGGGCACGGGAATTGGGGGTCTTCGACAGACTCTGCGGCGTCGTCAAGGTACACTGAGTGCAAGCTCTCCCCTTTCGCCTGGGACTGCCTCCTCGACGACTCAGAAACCTGGGAGACGATGTCAAACTACGACGGTACGCTGCAGGAGCCAATCGAGTTGAACGCAAAGATCCCTTACGTTTTGCTCAATGGTCAAGAGGGCATTGGCGTGGGATACGCCTGTAAAATCGCCTCTCACAGTCTCCGTTCGATTGTTGAAGCAACCAAGCTGGTTTGCAAGGAAGCAACAACGTTTGAGGCACGCGCAGAGAACCTACGAAAAGCACGGGAGGTTCTCTCCCCTGACTTTCCAACTGGGACCCAGATTGTAAAAGACGATCAGTTGGAACAGTACTCACTAACAGGTATTGGCAGCATTCGCTGCATGGCGAAGGTTGAGATTGGTACCCAGACCCGTAGTGGAAAGGCAAAGGACCGTCCTTCCTTATCCTTTACGAACTTACCGCCAGGAACCAATCCTGAGAAAATCGGTGAGCAAGTGAAAAATGAGGTTGAGAAGGGAAGGATTGATGGTGTCGCTGAAGTCAATGACCTGTCCGATCTTACGGGGGACTGCGTTCAAATTGTGGCCAAGCCCGGTGTGAGCCCGGAAAAGCTAAGAGATCAACTTTACGCCTACACAGACCTTGATTCCAAGTTTTCAGCGAGAACCTTAGTTATCGACGGCACGAAGCCCGTAGAGCTCTCCCCGGTGGAAATTGTAGAGAAATGGGTGACATGGAGGTTGGGTAGATTACAAGTTAAATTCGAGAATGAGCTCACTCATCGAGAGGCTCGCCTGGAAATTGTTCAGGGACTGCTCAAGGCCATTGACACGATGGACTTGATTATTAAGCGTATTCGTGCGGCAAAAGACAAGTCTGAGGCGAAAGTCGCTCTAACGACTGCACCTCTGAAGTTCTCGGATAAGCAAGCTGAGGCCATTCTAGACATGCGCTTGCGCCAGCTTACGAACCTTGATCAAAACGATCTTATTGTCGAAGATAACTACCTTCAAGGCCGGATTCAAGAGCTGGTAGAGCTGTCCAGCGACGAAACCAGAGGGACTACCGCGAGACAAGTGTATATGCTCAATGAGCTGACCGAGATAGGAAAACGCCACGGAGAGGCTCGCCGAAGCCCCCTCATAGACCCCCCAACTGGCGGTGTGACCCGTGCTCCTGGGGAAAGCGTGAAGCGCCCTGCAGCCGCACCAAAGCCACGATTCCTGAAGATTGACTCGAAGAAGGGCACTGTTGAGCAGGTGAAAGGGCCACGTGGAGCTCTTGTCGTAGACCCCAAAGACAAGGTTATTCTTATGACTGAGGACGGGACACTGAAAAAGGTGTCAGCAACCTTCAAGGGAGTTATCTCAACAGCGTACTCCGCTGTTTGCTTGGCGAAGAAGGAGTCCGACGTTTCCTCGAAAAAGTACCTAGTTGTGCTCGAACTCGACGGGCAGCTCAAGGCACTGACCCTGAGCGGAGAAGACCTTTGCAAGGTGACGAGTAAAGGCAAGAGATGGCTACCCGAAGGTTCCACACTGAGGCACTTTGGAGAGGGGGGTTTCACCCTGGACTGGGTTTCAACTCGAAAGAAGGCAATGAAACTCGACCTGTCAGTAAAGCTCGGGAAGCCGGGGGGCAAAGGAATTAAAGTCGCAAATATAGATGAGGTGAAACTACCTTAGGACGAAAAACGGAGTGAAACCGGGTAAAATTGGGTACGGGACTTTACGTAGGATCTTGCCCGGCTAAACTCTTAATAGTTGAACAGAACCATGACTGTAGTCTATCCGGTTTCCAGGTTACTTTCAAACCCCCGAATTTTCCTAGCTATCTCAAATCATTTGGGAGGAGTTCTAGATGCAGAGGTACTGAGAGACGTTTTTTACGAACTCCTGGAAGTAGAAATTAACGGGTCTCCTGACGAAGAATGTGAGTTTTCCGCAGAAGAGGCGTGCTTTGAAGTTGAGGAGGACGGGCTTGTTTACCATATCTACTTTGACACGGGTGCGTCGTTCAAACTCGAAGTTACAGAAGACGGTTTCCACCCTCAAATTTCCACCGAGTTTGAGTTGGCGACAGCATCTGCAGTGAACAACCGGCTCATCTCAGCAATCGAAGACTCCCACCCGGAGCTCAAAGACGATATTTCGTTCGAGCACCCCCCAACACCGGGAAACAGCTTCTTAAGTTCAAAAGACGGGGAAGGATTCTCCGGTAGTTTTCACCTTCGATCGGACCCCGACAAAAAGTTTTCCTTTACAATAACCTCAGTAGACCCTGAGTCTGACCACTTAGAAGCCAAAATCAAACCCCTTTAAAGCGAAACACCCATGATGGATAACATAGTGTTTGCAACCGATAGCATGAGGTCTTCGGTTTCTTCACTCAAGAAAAAAATATCAAATTTCAAGATCAGCATCGAACAACTCAGTTCGGAAGTAGAAAAAATTGATACAAAGTTTGACAAGCTTTTAACACAAACTGAGATATACAAGGCTAAGCTAGAACGAGAAATGGGTCGCGAGGTGAGGCGTCTTGAGCTTGAACTTACCAAGCTTCGAAAACAAGTGAAAGAGTCACTCCCCCCTGAATCTCCTTTGGAGGACGAGACAGAGCTCGGAATAGCGTCAACACTTGCCATTATCGAGTGCCTTCTGAGGCATATCTGCGAAGGAGCAGACGACTTTAGGCTAATGAGCTACTCCTTCCTCTTCCCGGCTGTGATAGAAAGAGTTGCATCGTCTGACGACCCCGCGTACTTCATGGAAACTCTCCCAGAGTCTGCACAAGTTGTGATTGACCGGGGGAGGCAGTACGTTGCATACCTAAGAGGAGACTGCAAAACTCACGTCACAGATCCCGACGCATGGGAGCAATACATAGACCAAGTTACAGACTGGTGGAGGAACGACGCTCTTCCTTTGCTTTACGGGCAACGAGACGAACAATGGGACACAGACGTCCCGCTCTCTCTTGTTGAGATTCTAATGTGGCGTGACGAACCGGGTGAGCGACCCCTACACTTCTCACCGATTTTCGACGCCTACGAAACCTACAAGCTTCACAAAGACGCTGTTTACACAAGCAGCGGTGTTCGAGCTTTCGACCTAAAAATGCACAAATTCGACTCCGGAGCCCCCGAGGAAGAAGTGAAGCCCCCAGTCATTCTGACACGACCTGTTTACAGGAAGCCTTAAAGCTTCCGATACGACAACCCCCCCTACGATAAACTAAATCATAACAATTCAACGACATGAGAACCAGCGAACTCGGCTACCCTGTCCTGTCTACCCCACTGCACACTAAGGTTTTCGGCAAACAAAAGGCAGCTTCAATGGGAGTTAAGGCACGTCAAAAGGCCGAGCGACTCTTAAAGCAATTTGGTATATCTGTCCCTGTTGATCACCCGGACAACCTGTACGATGGTCCCTTGCCCCTTCCAAGCTTAAGGGGTAGCAATTTACAGGAGCACTTTGAAAACATAGCAACAGAGCAGGTAGGGGTGTACAAAACCCTTGCGAATTCTCTAGCGGGGTGCAAACTCCCAAAACTCCCTGCAGTTTCCGACTTCGTCTATCAGGCGGGATGGACACGCTATGAGTTTGTAGACGGAAAGTTTCTTGTAGAGTCCGTACCATGCCCACTCGAAGAAGCTTTCACGTACGACACTGAAACCTTCGTAAAAGCGGGTGCGTTTCCGATTATTGGGACGGCGCTAAGTGAAAAAGCAACCTACATTTGGCTCGCGGCAGAGCTTATTGACCCAACCATACCGGAGGAAGAGTGGGACCAACACGATCTCATTCCCATTGGTGAGAACAGGTTTGTAGCGGGACACAATATTAGCTACGACCGAGTGAGAACACGGGAAGGATACTCACTTAGCCGTAACAAGCCTGAAAACTTCTACTTTGACACACTCTCCGCGCATATTGGAGTGTCGGGTTTGGCCTCAGGTCAACGGTGGTTGTACCTTCTTGCGGCGAAAGACCCCGAAAACCTGACTGAAGAGGAAAAGAGAAAACTCAGGTATGCTCCAAAGTGGCTAGACGAGGGATCAACAAACAGTTTGGTGCAATGCTACAACTTTCACGTTTACGAGGTTCGTAAGTACTTCGGCGATGACACTGTCCGCCCACTCAACCAAGGGGACAAAAAGGTACGGGACATTTTTGTAGACGCTACGCATATCTCGCAAATCACCGCAGTTCTTGAGAAGGCCGTAGAATACGCGGTAAGGGATGCTTTTTACACGGCGGAGCTTTTTCAGGCTTTGTGGCCGAAGTATCTCGATAGCACTCCCTCAATGGTGGGCCTTTGCGGCCACTACCACTTAAACGGCTCGGTCGTACCCCTGGTAGAAAACTGGGCTGAGTGGATTCAGAACACAGAAAGAGTGTTCCATGAGCACAGCCAGGAAATGACTGAGTTGTGCAGGGAGCTCGTATGGAAGACGTACAACGAGTGGAAGGCTGTCCTCAACAGCGTGGAGGACCCGGAGCGGGGCCTCGCGAAAGCACAGGAGTGGGCAGAGCAAGACCCTTGGGTGTCTCAGCTTAATTGGGAGCTTTGGAGTAGAAAAGGTAAGTACGCGTGGGTCCCTACTTGGGTGCAACCCTTTGTGAAAGATCCGCAACAACACATCGGAGTGAAGTCTCAATTGGCTCACTTGCTGTTGAAGCTCAAATACGAGGGATCACACATTGTTCAAACCAAAACAGAGGGCTGGTGCTACTACGATGAAACAGGTAGCCTTGTAAAAGTTCCCCACCCCAAAGGAACCGGGGATAATACCGGAGTGTTACTCAGCAAGGACTTTGTCCAAGATATGGAAACCGGGAGGCTAAGTAGCGATCTCCCTGAAGCTAAGAGAGCTCTGGAGATTTCAAACGCTATTTCTTACTGGACTTCTGTTCGTAAGCGGGTGATGGACCGGATCTTCCTCCGCGCTGAAAACCCGCATGGTTCATCCGCCCTGGTGACTCTTCCTGAGATTCTCTGCCACGGAACGGTAACTCGCAGAACAGTTGAAAGCTTGATGGCAACCATGTGCTCCACGAAAAACTGGAGAATTGGCACGGAGTTGAAAACACGAGTGCAGGCCCCCGAAGGCTGGAAAATTGTAAGCGCCGACTACGATGGTCAAGAGCTTCAGATCGCATCCATATACAGCGATACTTGGGAAGGTGGCTTTGTCGGGTGCTCGCCGATGGGGTACAACGTCCTGTCTGGGTCCAAGGAAAACGGCACTGATCCTCACACCGCTCTTGCTCGTGCTATTCTCCCTGAGATGTATAAGGGGCTTGTGTGGGACAGGAAGCTAGGAATTTGTTACAGTCATGAGAGTGAACCGTTGAATGTACCAAATTGTGTAAAGGCTGGAGAAAAATGGTTAAGCCCAATTGAACCCCAGTTGTACAAACTCCTGGCGAAAGCCAGAGACCTGAGTAAGATTGTCGGTTTTGCAACCTTGTACGGGGGGAGCGTAAGAGCCCTGAGCACTCCAATTCGACGAACTTTTCCTGAGAAAGGAGAGAGAGAAGTTAAGGATTTCGCACTGAAAGCACTGTCCTCGAAAAAAGGTGTTCTTGTGAATGGAGTGTATGAAGGTGGTTCTGACTCCGGCGCATTCAACTTGATGGAGCAAATATCCATGAAGACAAAGGTCCCTCAGCTACCCTGCCTTGGTACCAAAATTTCGACTGCAATGCGACCTGCGGCAGTTGGGACCGACTTTAGGACAGGACGCACAAACTGGGCCATCCAGGCATCGGGTGCCGAAATTCTATCCATAACGCTCACGGCTGTCGCGTGGCTAGCGGAAGAGTACAAAATTCCCTACCGCTTCATTATCAGCATTCATGATGAACTCCACTTCATGACCCCTGAGAGGTACGCCACTCAGTTTGCCGTGCTGTTTCAAATTGCCCATCTTTATACCTGGGCGAATTTCCATAGCGCAATGGACATACCGGAGCTTCCACTGAGTCGTGCTTTCTTCTCCTCAGTAGCAATTGACTCTCGGATTCGTAAGTCCCCAAAAGAGTGCACGGTAACACCTTCAAACCCCCACGGTGCGAAAGAACCTAACGGAGTTGAGTACTCGATGACCGAACTCGGTGAGATTGGGGCTGTAGACAAGCTAAAGACACGATACGAAGCTATTCAAAAAGGATTGATTTGAGACTAACTATGAAAACACCCATCAAGATCAAAAAGCCACGAGTTCAATCCGCAGACATATACCCATGCAGAACAAAAGTAGGCATGTACTGGTGGCCGATCCCGTTTGACAAGAACGGAAGATTCATCCCGTCGTCTGTGGACTGTTTGTACTCACAAGAGTACTTCTCCCAAGGTGATGCAATTCGCATGCTTCGTTCTCTATAACTAACAAGAGCTTAATTGTGGGACACTACTTAGAAAAGCTACTAAAGTGGTTGGGGTTTGGTTCCTATGAGAGGGACTCAGTTTGCGCAGATTCGGGTAGCTCTATCGAGTTTTTAGAAAGCTGTGACGACTTTCTTGAGTGGGTGAATAACCCGACCACGTCTATCGCCGATCTTGAAAATTACGGAAAAGACAATCCCATAACATTTTTTGATAAAACCCTAACTTTCCCACCAAACCCATCGAAAGGGCAAATATACCACTGTCCAGCCGAGGGTAGGAGGTATATTTGGATGGAGACCGCGAGTAGCTCAAACTGGGTGCCCCTGCTCGACCAAGCTTGTGTCTCACCTTTGGGGAGTCTTGTGCAGGGGTCCGGTGGTGCAGGTGGTGCTGGCGTAGTTAGTCTTATGCAGGGGTCCGGTGGCGCGGCGGGTGCGACGGGGATAGAGCTCGCGTACACTCCGTGGAACTACCTACCACCCACAAAAGCTGTTACAATTCTGGCGCACGAGAGCGGCGACAGCAACCACCCACCTTCGGGATCCTACATAGATGGTTCCACATGGGTTCACCCGTTGTCAGAAGAATCCCACCTACTTGTACTTGTGGTGAAAGAGGGTAAATGGCGGCTCACTCATGAGTCAGCCGAAGAGTTAGAGACCTACTTGCGTTTGTATCCCAACACAAGATTCAACACTTACTTGACCGATGCGCAAATTAGAGATGCTGTGAAGTTACTCCTGCTCAACACCCTTGGGAGTTCAGGTATATCGGACTACAACAGTTTAACTAAGCAGTTTGCAATTAGGGATGGAAAAGAGTCCTGGAGTTTATTTTGGGAGTTTTTACACGACCTAACCCCTTCTGCTTTTGTTGGGGATATAGAAAAGACTCGTATAGAGAAGGGGTTAAAGGGAAGGGAGTACGACCACTGGCTGGAGCGACAACCACTGACAAAACTCAATTCTCAAGAAGTAAAACAGCAGAAAATGCTCCATAAGCTGAAGAGAAGAGGTGCATTTATCAACCTTTAGCCAACTTTCACACTTCCTTAACATGCCGTTCCCTATCCCCCTAGACCCTGACTTTCGGAAAGAAGTCATACAGAGTTGGATCGAAGACATTTACGATCGCCTAGGTGGTGGTGACGTAGAAAGTGCGAAGAAAAGTTGGGAAATAGCAAATAATCTTTATCTCTCCCTCCCAGTTGGGCAGGGGGATTTTTTCATTGAGGAAAGGCTCTTAGAAGCTAGGGTAAAACTAGAGCGGTAAAGATACAACATCACCATGCGAACTGTAACTACAGAACCAAACCCACCCGCAGAACCAAACACCCGTCACGATCTTCTAACCTTTAGCGGAGCCTTGTCGGACGGAAGGCAGATCACAGTTCGTGAAATGACTGGACGAGACCTGCTCTATATCGAGGACGAATTGTCGGCACTCGGGGAGACACGGCAGAGCTTTCACCTTGTTGAACGACTAAACGTGGGGCCTGAAAAAGTGTCCTTTGACGAAGTTGCAGACATGGGTGCTCGAGACCTGAAGGTTGTAGTCGGGTTGATTAAACAGGCTAACGGGTCCGACGAAGAAAAGAAAGACCCAAAATAACCGTTGAAGAACTCGAAGACTTTTCCTTTTTAGTCTCAGTAGGGCGAAACAAGGCAGTTCATGTTCGGGACATTGTTCCGAAAGACTTTATCTTCGCCAGAGTTCTACAAGACAAGGGTTTAAGTGCTATGGGGCTACTTGTCAGGTTAATAAAGAACCCTGAAAGTCTTGAGACTTTATCTTCCACCAACTTTCGAGCCCTCTACAAGTGGGTCACGGATAATATTCTCAACGAGAGTATTCTCACTCCGGAAAGTTGGATGGAGATTTCGTTTCACTTGAACAAGCAACGCTGGGACGGCGGAATAGACTGGTTGGACTCTCAACCAATGGCACGAATAAAGCGCATGATTGAAATAAACCAGAAAGTCGCTGAGCAGCAGCAAGACGAGATCAAAAAGTCAAGGAGAGCAGGCCGCTAATGTTCAAGTTTAACCTAAGAACACCTTTCAGAGGTGAGCCATTCAACCCGAATTGGTGGGAACCAACGAAGTTAGAGTGGGCTCCTGTACTCCTAAACGAAAACAAACCGTACTGGAAGAACCAAACTGACACGAACGGTCGAGCCTGGCGCCCACTTACAACACAGTACCGTGCTTGGAAGAGAAAGCAGTACGGCGATCTCCCAATTCTCAGGGTAACAGGAAAGATGCAGGATACTGCAAAAGTCTTATCTTACCTTAAAAACGATCGCTTTGCGGTCCTTACAACTAGTGTAGGACCCTACCACCAGTTTGGTACAAAAAACATGGCTGCAAGGCCGTGGATGGGGGTGCCTAAGTCATCTCTCGAAAAACTTTCAGGAATCGCCTGGAAACACATTCTCAATTAACTCATCACCATGACAAAGACAAGAGCGAAGGACGACAAGGGACAATTTCTTGGAGACAACCCCGCAACGCCGGACGTAGACGAGGCGTGGGTCGAAGACAAGAGCGAAGTTGCACCTGCCGAGGGGAACAACGCCGATTCAACCGTTGAGGACAAGGTTGAGAAACTGTCGCAAGAGCCCGCCACGGTGGAGATTAAGACATCTGAAACGACCGCAGTGAAAGAAAAGCAGAGCAAGGAGTCCATTGAAGCTTCCGTACAAGAAAAGCTCTCAAAAAGACTAGACGGTGAAGTAGACCCCTTCATCCCGTCGGCACAGCTTCAAAAGGAAGTTAAAGAGATTGCAAGTCAGGAGGGTTTCCAACTCACACGTGGAACCGAAGCTGGTGCGGCTCTCATGGCCCGCGCACGTAGGTCTGCTTAATCGTGAAATCATTTGTCTTCCAACCTGGAATGACCTGGAGAAAGCTAGGGTACGGGTTTCACTCGGACTCCTTGGCTTACCGGGAAGTTCTAAACTACAACCCCAAGTGGTCTGTCGTTGAGCTCCCCCCTCCAGGAACAGTTCTTCAAGAGGGGGCAAACACAGCAGGGTCAGGGGCATCACAGCAGTCCCCAATATTCGGTAGAAGTTCAGGGCAGACATCCTTGGACTTCTACCCCTTTTCAAGCGAAGCAGAATACTTTTTGTCCTTGTCATCCTACAATCGGTCCGCCCTTCGTGAAGTGAGCAGGTTGAACGGGTGGTCACTCGATAGCTCCGAAGTTGTTACCGGACAGGTAGGGTAAAACCTCCAGGTATACACCCTAAACCTTTGGCCTACGGGCACCACCGCCGGACTTATCCTCGCCGGCACAAAGGTAAGGAAAAGGAGGAATCTACCCAAATGGCAACTTTTTCTTTCGGCACCGGTATAGTCCCCGGAGCACCAGGTACATATATCAACGAGCGTGTTGGAAATGTAGCTTCCGCAGGTATTGCCTCGTTCAACACAACTTACATGTTGGTTGAAACTGAGGAAGACGTCACTGTCGCACGTTTCCCATTCAACACACCAGTTCCAGTATCTTCACTAACTGACTACAAAGCCTTGGTAGGGAAAGTTCCCGAAGCCCGAATCCCACTTCTTAGCTACAACTGTGTGAATGCATTCTTTTTGAATGCGCAAGTTGGCGATCTTCGAGTAGTTCGTGTTGGAACTCCAAACCAGATCGTAGAAATTGAGATTCTTCCGTCGGGCTCCAAGATTAGTAGCACCGGCCTTCCATCTACCCTTAAAGCTGGCGACGTAGTTTATGCACAGCTCATCTTAAACGGATTGAAGCTTGTTGCTGGAGACGGCTCAAACGGATACACATCCGAAGGGGAATGGCTCGGCGTGCCAACAGTAATTCCTGTTGATTACATTTCCGGTGACAAGGTCAATAACCGCAAAATTTCTGCCGCAATTTCAAGCTCAATCGCCGCAGCTATTCAAAGTAATCCAAGTGTAAGCAGTGCCATATTCGTTCGTGACTCGGGCCTCGCAAACGATTTGCTCCCTTCCTCAAACTCGGAAAGCGGCTACGTAACAATTGCAGCAGCCACCTACGACGGGAGTGTTTCCGTAGTAACCGAGCAGCTGCCAGTTGGAGCGCAAAAGGTCTTAATGCAGACCGCGTACAGTATTCAAAATGTCGTTGGCCTTCAAAACAATCTTGAGCGAGTTCCTCAGGATTACGTTCAGTGTATTAACACTGCCTTTGACGGACAAGCAAACCAAGGGTACCTTGTAACTCCCACCGCGTACGCTCAGTTCGACGCCGAAGGCCGGTCCCTAGTTGGAGCAGCAGCTGCCGCACACTGCCAGGACAACAACTTTATGTGGATGGCCGCAGCAGACCCAGGCTCCTTTCTTGTTACCGACGTAAACAAGTACAAAGAGTACACTCCGCATCAGCCCGCAGAAGACCTTGTAACCGACAACCTGTACCTGGTTGATAACGCCATCTATCAGTGGAAGGGTGAAGAAGTAACATACGACCGTCTAAAACACCAGACCCTAGTTCCCGGCTACGACCCTAAGGTTGCTGTTCAGTCGTCAGTGGAGGGAGTAGCGGAGGGCGAAACTGTTGGCCTCCTAGACTTAGCCAAGTTCACAGTCACATCCTCTGCCTCTCTAGCAAACCGGGGAGTCTTCGCCCTGGGGTCAAGCACAGTTTGGCCGGTAGACTACCAGATTCAACGAGTAACATTGAGTGGCCTTGGCGCGGATTTTCTGCCCCTACTTCCACTTGGAGAAACCTCAACTGAGGTGTACTTCGTAGCACCCCCACTTTCCAGTGCCCAATACGGAACGTACCCATCAGACGGACAAGTACAATACGTGTATATCGCACAAACTTCTACTCAAGCTGTGTCAATTCTGGCTGAAGTTACAGCCTTGGGAGGTACCAGTGCTGCATTAAACGCACCTTTAACTCCCTCCGGAGCATTCAGTGTTGCATCCCCAACTTCAAGTACAGCTCAAGCGACTTACACCACACCCCAGTGGGATTTACCTGCAACTATTGAGGGTCAGACCTCAAACTTGATTCACAATCTGACTGGTGCTCCTGCTTTTGTGAACACTCTCCACTTACCTGGAAGCTTACAGAACACCACCGATGACTACCGCCTATCCTTTGTAAGCCGCTCACTATTCAACCCCTCAACTGTGCTTTCCTCAAGCACTGTCCCAGGATACACCGGTGCCGCTTCCTTCGGAGTAACATCTCACAAATTAGTTAACGGACAGAAACTTTTCTTTACTAAGCCCATTCTGGCAGGCGCTGCAACCCTCTTTAAGGCAACAGTTAGAAACAATCTACAAGCTTATTATGTTAAGGTAATTGACCCCGATAAGTTTGTACTTGCAACTTCTAGCTCCAACTACCTTGCAGGTTCTTACGTTCCCTATCCTGTTGGGATGGTAAGCATTTCCACGAGTCCCACCATCTTATACACTTCGGTCCTGGGCGGTGGGTTAACTACTGTAAACCTCTCGGAGTTGAGCGTTGTTCCGTTGGTTCGAGGGAGAAAGTACGGACTGGCTTCGGGTACAATCGCAGACCGTGCGTACGATCACAACTTGCTCACGGCGAACGACGATCCAACTGTATCCCTGTACCTGAACTCAAGTCCTTTAGTTATTGGGTCGGAGCACGTCTACCCGTACGGTGAAACTGCTAACGCGGGGTGGTTACCCTCTTTAGAACTTGTGGGGCCTGGGGAAACCTCAACGAGTGTTGAGAACTTTCTTTGCACCCCCACTGTGGACCAAAACTTCTCCTCGGAAGCACACATCGTCCCGGTGATTGATCCGATTTTCGGAGGAAACTTCAGCGCAAGTACCACTGTTGTCCTCGGAACGCTTGCTTCTGTAACGCCATACGTCACCGCTTGTGGTCTCCTCGTTGACAGCACTGGAGTTGAAATTCAAGCAGCTCTCTCAAAATTGAGCGGAGTTTATTTTAACGTTACGGTTGCACCGGCGAACTCCGTTGCCCCTGACGGAGTTACACGAGTCGTTGTCGGGGACAGGTTGGCGGTTACATTTGACGGCTCATCCTACAGTTGGGTTGTTGTGCCGGCGAACACCCTTGGCGGTGACTTGAGCACAGTTTCCACTGTTTGTTACGGTTCACAAGTTGAATTTGCCCTCACTCCTGAACAAACACCAAGCGCAAATCTGTGGAGATTCGAGACCATCACGTCTACCGAAATTATCGACGAAGCACTTCGTGGTGTTGGATTTGCAGGCGAACCCCAAGCTGTGTTTATCGAAGCAGGTGTTGACAATGTCAATAGACTATTCGAGGACAGCCAGCGCTACTTCAATGCCTTTGGCTTCATCGCTTTCTACGGCCCATACGTGGAGAACTCGGCAGGACAATTTGTCTCCCCCTCACCGTATGTGACCGGTATCGCAGCTCGCCGTTACCGCTCTGAAGGATTCCAGTTCCCACCTGCAGGTACCAAGTACCAACTCGCAGACGCTGCTGGCGTTCAAATTTCTGTGAACTCGGCTCAGCAAAACTTGCTCAACCCTGACGGCTGCAATGTTCTTCGTTCCTTGCCAGGGTACCCCAACACTGCGGTGTTTGTCTGGGGTGGCCGCACTCGAATCAAAAAGGCAGTTGCGGATCAGCGTAAGTTCCAATTTGTGAACACTCGTGTGATTCAGAATGTTGTTTACGGTTCTCTTCGCAATGCTTTCGACAACCAGATCTTCTCGGTTGTTGACGGGTTTGGTATTGTGTTCAACCAAATTGTTTCTATTGGGAACAGCGTTCTGAGCCAGCTTTACCTCTCCGGTGCACTCTTCGGTGCGAGACCCTCAGACGCATTCCAAGTGATTTGTGACGAGCGCATTAACAGCGGAGACAACCTCGAGAACGGTGTTGTGTTTGTGAAGGTGTTTGACACCCCCGTACCAACACTGGAAAGAATCGAGGTTGATCTTATTCGCGTCTCTGTTGGCCAAATGAACAGAGAACTTGATTCTCAGGGCCTAGGTTGAAAATGAGTGAGTTAACAGACAAGGAAGTAAATCTACAGATTCCTGACTCACTCTTCCTTTCACTTACAAGAAAAGCAAAACAGCAGGGTGTCTCAATTGAGGCACTCTGTGTTTCTCTACTTGAAGGAGAGCAAGTTTTCGTAGAGCCGTCCCTATACCCCTCAATGGGTAATGGGGACTTACGAGCGGAAATTCAAAAGCTTATGCAAAGCTCTCTACCGAAAGACGAGGTAAATAAGCGAGTGCGGAAGTTAGAAGCACAACTCTTAAGGCTAATACGATGACGGTACCACAAACTTTATCGCCGTCAGTGCGAGGCTTGTCTTACCCGTTGAGGGTGTTGAACGGAAACTTAGCCACAAGTACGGACTATGACTTGAAGACGCAGGAAATTCGAAGTGTCGTTGAAACGAGGTTCTTTGAGCGAGTAATGAGGGCGGACTACGGCGTCGGAGACCACACCCTCGACATAATCGACCCCGGACAAATTAACTCAGAGTTTCAAAATTCGATACAAACCCATGTGTCCGGGTTGTCGTCCCTCGTCGTGAAAGGGGACTGGATCACCTCGGGAGAGGACGGAATATACAAAGTGTACATAATTTACCAAGTCAACGGAATTCCTCAACCGCCGCTCGAATTCTCCCTCGGAAACTAAGCGGGTAAAACCTACACAGGAAATAAATGCCGAAACCAAAACGTGTGAAAAGAGGTAACTTTGGCAAATAGGTTTAAGACTGCCCCGGTACCAAAGGGAGAGATTTCAAGTTATACGAGCGACCCCTATAACTTATCCAGTATTTACATGTTTGGGAGCTCTTCTCCCTTTACTGGATCCGGAAATAGCATCGTTCGACCAAGTGACGACCTTCTCATCCAGAAGGGAGGGAACCGTGCGCTTTCCGTCTATCAGCGGCTTTTCTTTGACGAGCACGTACAAAGTTCGTTCTCAAAGTTAGTTCAAGAGGTTGTATCGAGACCGTGGTACGTTGAGGAATACAGCTCAAAGCCTGGCGATACTGCAGTAAGGGACTTCGTAGCAGAAATCCTCGAAGAACTACCCTTAGATGAGATATATAAGGGACTTGCTGAAGCTCTTATCGTGGGGTTTAGTGTTGGCGAAATAATGTGGAAGAAATCAAAACGCGGGGTAATACCCTTTGACATTAGAATTAGAGACCAGCGCCGATTTGTTTTCCAAGAAGCGGAAGACTCACAAACAGGCTTCACAATGAGGTGCTTAACCTTCAATCGTATGTTTGAGGGGGTTGAGCTCCCTGCTCGAAAATTCGTCGTAAATCGCTACTGGACTCAGCACAACGGGGACCCATACGGAACTTCGCTAGGGCGAGTTCTTTACCCCCTGGTGAAATTCCGGAGAAGAGCCCTTGAGTCCTACGTTCTCTATGGGGACCGGTATGCGACACCCACAGCTGTTGCGACCGCACCCCTAAGCGCGTCTTCTGCTGAAATTGACACGATCTATGATCATATCTCAAACTTATCTCAGGAAACTGCGCTTATTTTGCCGGAAGGGTACAAGCTTGAGTTTGTTAACCCGAGCGGAACTCCGGATGTGTTTAAGGGACTGATTGACTATATCGACAAGGAAATTAGCCTCATACTTTGCGGGGAAAACGAGGCTGGGCAAGCTGAGTCTGGATCCAGAGCTTCTTCGCAGGTTGCAAACGTTGTTCGAGTTGTGAAGGCAGCGGAAATTTCCGAAGCGATCTCTCACACTCTGACTCGCACTCTGGTACGATGGATTGTAGACCTTAACTTCGGTGTAGACGTTGCAGCGCCAACCCTCACAAGGGAGTTTCGAATTGAGGAGTCTTCCCTCACTGCCACCGACCTGGGTTCCCTTATCGACAAGGGGTACAAACCGCGTAGGGAGTGGGTTGAGAGGCATTTTCGTATTGAGCTTGAAGACGAAGCTCCTGAGTTCATGACGAAAGAGGAAGAAGGGAATACCACCTATAGCCCTGACGAGGACGAGGACCTTTACGGATCTATTTTTGGTGCTGACGGGGAGTACCCCGAAGGAAGTCTGGAGGACGAGCCGGAGGGTGGCGACGAGCCAAAGCCGGAGGAAGAACCATCTGGTGAGCAAACCACGTACAACCCTGAAGAAGACGGAAACCTTTACGACTCAGTGTTCGGGAATGACTTAGAACCCGCTGAAGAAGGCGAAAAGAAGGGTAAAAACGTGTATGAGTACAACGAGTAGCAAAGTGTTTTCAAAACGTGTTCATGTTTTTACGGCGGGACCCCAGGTTTCTGCCCAGGGCGTAGAAAGGGACTTCACACCCCAAGACCTTCAGCAAGTTGTTGATTCCTACGACCCCCAAACACATGAGGCACCCCTTGTTATTGGTCATACTGGGGACAACGACAGTGTTCCTTCTTTTGGGTGGGTCAAAAAGTTGGTCAGAAGCGGAGAGAAGCTATACGCAGACGTTGACTTCACTGACACTGCTAAAGATTTAGTGAAAAAAGGGCATTACCGCAAAGTCTCCATATCCTTCTACTCTCCAAACTCTCCAATTAACCCGCATGAGGGACAGTGGAGCGTTCGGCACTTGGCACTTTTGGGAGCGTCGCCCCCTGCGGTTAAGGGCCTGGAGCCTTTCTCGTTCTCTGAGGAAGGTGACGGAGTGTTCAACTTCGCTTCAGCCCTCTCTCCCGAAGACATCTTTGACGATGAGCTCGGCCCCACACTTCTTGTTGAGCGAGGCCCGTTGGAAATCCTAAAGGAAAAGCTTGAGGAAATTCGTGGAGACATGAGTTCTTCTCTTCAAGAGCTACAAGAAAACCAAGACGATCAGACTGAAACAGACGTCGATTCGACACAAACTACAAATTCGGCGGATGAAAGTACCGCCCCCGAAAACCCTAACCAGCAATTTTCCGAAATGAAAAAGAAAATGGGGCGTGAAGGAGCTGAAGTCTCCGAATCCGCTCAAAGTCTAGCAAACATGGAAGACAAATTTCCAGAAGAGAAGTTCGACGAAGGAGTCTCTCGCAAAGTTGCGAAAGGGGCTCACGGCCACCACGTACAAGTTGTGGAAGAGGTTTTTGAAGAGGGCGATGAAGAACTCTCGGACGAACACCGTGAGATTCCCGCTGCTTTCAAGAAAAATATCGCTAAGGTGAAGGCTAAGAACAAAGCCACCGATGATGGTGACGAAGGCGACGAAGATGAACTTTCCGAGGAACACGGAGAAGTTCCTGCGGCATTCAAGAAAAATATCGCTAAGATGAAGGCCAAGAGCGCGAAAGTGGAAGAGTCTGACGAGGAAGACTCTGAGGGCGACTACGCTGAGGTAGGCTACAAAACATCTGCAAATCGGAAGGCATCGTTTGGAAAACGTGCTGAGAAGGATCCAGGGGATCCAGCTGGTCGTTCTAAAACAGCACGGTCATCCGACGATAGCTACGGGGACCGTCAGTCGGTTGGACAAGGGGGTGAGGAAGACCGCGAAGGTTTGACTTCAGACGTGGCGCAAGACACGGACCGTTTAAACACTGCTAAGGACGGTGACCAGGAGCAAGACCGAGAAGAGCTGGCGAAGGCACTCGACGGTGAAGGGGACGAAGATTCCCGTTGGGCTGACCAACCTGAGGGTCGCCGCCGTTCAATGGAAGACGACCAGTACAACGATGGTGAGTACGGACTTCCAGGAAGAAACAAACCGGGAACCTCCGATGGAAACGACCCCCACGGTCGCGACGGCGGGCCAACAACCGTCTCTGAGGACTCTGAGGAAGAGCCCGACACCGAGGACATTGCTGTGCCACTTCAGAGCACCAAGGGCAACAAAGTTTCTCGCGTTCTTCACCAAACCTCCGGACAAAAGAGGGCGTCGGTCAAAGGTAAGGAAATTGCGGATCACAGCGAAGAGTCCGACGGTGTTACACGAACTGCGAAAAGGGCAGGTGTTTCTGCGGGGAACGACCCCCACGGTCGCGAAGACGGACCCACAAACTTCCCAGACCGGTCCGAGGAAGAGCCGGACGACCTCGACATTGCTGTCGACCTGGAAAATGTAGTGGGTAATCGCAAAGTTCGTGTGCTGCGTCAGAGATCGGGTGAAAAGCCTTCGATTGACCACGCTGAAGAAGACGATCTTGACGTTGAGGAGTGTGAGTCCACTGGGAGAGTTTCTCGCAAGTTTGCAGAACGCGATCCAATGACTCGAACCGGGAAAGGCTCCACTTATGGGCAGAAGCGTCCCGTTATGGAAGAGGATCCGGACGAGGATGGCGACCGTGACGACAACGAATTCGCTGAAACTGACGACTTCTGTGGAATGGGGTCAATGGGCCAGGCTAAGCCTATGGGTTATCCCACCCAAATGTTCGAAGAGTTCCAACGCGAGCTGGAAAATCTTAAGAGCGAAAATTCTCGCCTGAAGAAAGAGTACCAGGAGCATCAGACCAGAACACGTAAGCAACGCATCGCCGACTTTGTTGACAGCCTGTACACTGAAGGAAAAATGACTGACGGGGTAATTCCTCAGAGAGAGCTTCAAAACTACTGCGAAGGTCTTGAGTTCGGTACACTTGACTTCGCAGAAGGAGAAACTCCAACGACCAAGTTGTTTGCGCTGCTTGAGCGTTTGCCCAACATGGTTCACTTCGGTGAAGTTGTCGCAGAGGGACGTTTCAGTGACCCTGAAGATGACGAAGATCTAGACCCCCATTCTCGTGCAATGAAGATGGTTCAGGCTGGAGAGTGCGACTATGTCGAGGCAATTAAGCGTTCCATTCCTTGGGGAGGTCGGGGCTGATAGCTCCGAGACTTCTGCTCAGAGTGGAACTATGGACCTTCTAACTTTGGTCGGGCAGGTAACAAAAAAGCGAGCGGACTACTTCTCTCAAGCCGAGGTCTTAGCTCGCAAAGCGAAAACACAAGAGAAGCTGGAAAGTCTCATGACAAACCAGTCGAAAGTTCTTGTGAAGGCTTTGCGAGACAAGGACATTCGCTGGGAGGAGTACTCTCGAACTTTGATTGATAAGACACTGTCTGCAGCCCTCGCTGCCGTTCACCTAGGGGCAGGAAAAGCCTCGCCACAAGCAAAAGTCGAACGGGCATGGGGCACTGTAACCGGGCAAATGCTCCCACCTTTGTTGGAATTCTTGAGCCAAACCGAACTAGCACTAAACGACGGATCCCTAATGCTCGGCGACGACCGCATAAATTTCTCGGAAATTGATCTTGAAGATATGTACGAAGGGGGCGAAGAGGTACTTCCACCGAAGCCGAAAATGTCTTGGCTGAGCCTTGTTACCAGAGTCGTTCGCTACCTTGCAAACCCTTCCTACTCATTTTTCAACCTTGGTGACTCCTACGTGAAACAAGAGCAGGGTTACCGGGAGATGCGACGAGTGCCAGTGTTGGACACGAGAACTTGTCCTGACTGCATAAAGTTTGGGGAGAAGGGGTGGCAGCCCTTTGGAACCCTGCCGATGCCGGGGCAAGAGTGCCGGTGCTACGATCGCTGCCGCTGCCGAATCGACTACCGTTGACGAACACACACTAACCCACTAACATACCATTATGGCTATTCTAAAACCAGTTGTTGAATCCCAAGTAGAAATTTCACTGTCTCGAGACGACGGGAGTATGCGTTATGACCGGTCTTTCACAGCAATATCCGAGCTAATTGCTCACAGATTTGGAGCAGAAGTTACTTACGACCCTATAACGATTGAGTCAGTCTTTGATCCTATTTTTCACAAAGATCTTCTTGCGTACTGCGTAGACGCTTTCAAAAACCCTGAAAAGCATGGGGAAACCTTCACGCTTGTTCTATCAATGCGTCATTCCCACGGAAGTGAACAAGGGACGCGAGCTCAGTACGAAATTACCGGTTGTCAGCTGATTGGGTTTTCCTTCCCTAAGTTCGACCGAAATGTCGGAGATGCGGCTAAGTTCAAACTATGCTTTAGACCCTCTGGATTGTCAAAACTTCTTACCTGAAGCAGGGTAAAACCTGAATAACTAAGCTAGGTGAAAAACAAGTCCTAGAGGAAACAACAAAACCAATAACCCTTTGAAAATATCAAAATGTCTTTGAACATCGCACCAGTTTACGGTAAGCAATTCATTCGTTACGCGGAGACTTTCACCGCTGCTACTGACAACCAAGGTGGAACGGCTGGAGTCGTTGAAATTCCTGAGTTTGCAGTTGTTGCTTACGCAACCTATGCCGGAGCAAACAAAGTTTGCGCCCCTGGCAACCTAACCGCGTTTGATGGGAAGATTGTAGGTGTGAACCAGGCCTACATTCCCACAGCCCTGTCTCAACCTCGCACCGCTCGTCAAGCTTCTGTGGCCACCAGTGGCTCCTTGCTTGTTGAAGTGAGTGCCAGCGCCGTGGCCCCCTTCGTACTCAACGCCCAGCTTTCAGTTGGTGCTGACGGCAAGGCGCTACCCACTGCGAATACCGGGACCAACGTCACTCTTGACGGTACTATCCCGCTCATTCGTGAAATCGTGCGAATCGGCGGTCGCACTGTCTTGCTGGTTTCATTCGCCTGAGAAAAGCTGACGCATTTCGGTGCGTTTTCACTAAGAGCCTTCAACTTTCGAGTTGGGGGCTTTTTTCGTGAAAAAGAAGGGTATAACTACAGTGACCCCAAAGTTTTAGGACTCGCGGGTCGGATTGCTTCGGCAATCTTTGAAGTCAACTTTACACACAAGGAAACATCTATTATGATGAATCATAAAGGTTCCACTCAGAGGTGACTCTGATTGAAAATCGGGTGAATTGCTGGGACACCTTAGTTTTGCTTTTGCAAAACAGGCAATCAGCAGCCAAGGCCCCTAGGGATAGGGGCAAGGTTCAACGACTAGGATAAGTAATCTAGAACAGAAGAAAGTCCCAAGAGCGCCCGACTCTTTGCTCAGGCAAAGATGATGATATAGTCTGAACTTTACAGAAATGTAGAGAAGTAAAGGATAAAGAGCCTTTACGATAACAAGTTGCTACAACAGACCTATGCAGGGGTCGATCCCATTTTTTAGAGTGGCTTTGTTTTAACAAAGAAAATCCGGTGAATTGCTGGGACACCTTAGTTTTGCTTTTGCAAAATAGGCAATCAGCAGCCAAGTTTACTTAGGGTCTTTACTAGCTATAGTAGAGTTAGGTAAAAAGGTTCAACGACTAGAAGATGACTGACCCAAGAATAACTCTTCCACGAGCGCCGGGACTCACTAGTTACAGACAACTAAACAGATACTTTTTCTTCTTAGAAAAATTCGGTTCCCTCGAAAAGTTTAAATGCTGTCACGAACACCACATCCACCCAACTAAAATGGGAGGAAGTGATGCCAAAGTGAACTTAATTTACCTTACACCCAGGGCCCATTACATCGCCCATCAGCTCCTCTTTAGAGCATTTACGGGAAACCAACAAGCCCAACGGGCTGCTTGGCTTATGTCCCACACGATTGACGAAGCTTTCGTCAATTCTAGGGTGTATGAGTTTCTAAAAAATAACTACATTTTTTCTGAAGAGACCCGTAATAAACTTTCTGAAGCAGGTAGGAATAGGAAACTTAGTTTCGAGTCCAGAGAAAAAATCTCTAACTCAAACAAAGAAACCTACAGAAACACCTCTAAAGAAGTTCTACTAGAGAGAATTGAAAGGATGAGGGAGACTAAGAGAGGTACCCCGTGGAATGAGAGTCATAGAAACTCTATCCCCCCTTCTCTTCCTAGGGGGAGAGATCACTGGAGACTAAAAGATAGTCCATTATGGGGTGTATCCGATGAAATACTCAAAGTATGGCTAGAGAATGGTAAACCATCTTATGTTATGCTTTGTAGATTGTTAGGAATCCCCAAAACTAAATCTGTTATGTCTGTAATAAAGAGTATGATATAGTCTGAACTCTTTGGAAACAAGGAGAAGTAGAGGATAAAGAGCCTTTACGATAACAAATGTCTTACAACCCTTGCACAAGGTTTTATGCTTCCGTCAACAAATATTGCGAATTTTATCGCACCGGTTGTTGACACTCCTACCAGAGCTGGGAGAATTCTCAGATTTGGGAAGGAACAGTTTGCTATAAACGATTTCCGTCGTGCTTACGGAACTAACATCCCATACGTCCAAAGCCGCTACGACTCTGAGCCTTATGCTCTAGAGCAGGAAGTGGTCGCCTGGGAATTGCCTGAAGAGGTTGAATCAATAGCCTCCATCAGTTGAGAAACTGAAAGAAAAACTGGGTGAATTGCTGGGAAGCCTACGGCTTCAAACGAGAGTTTGAAACTATGGTAATCAGCAGCGAAGCGTTTTCGGGAGAAAACGAACGTTCAACGACTAACAGCATACCACTAGAACAGTGATGAAGCTGACAAGAGCGCCTAGCACCCTAACAAGGGTGAAGATATAGTCTGAACTTTCTGGAAACAGAAAGAAGTAAAGGATAAAGAGCCTTTACGATAACAGTATTGAATTGAAAACGCTGGCGAGGGTTGTTTGGCTCTTGCTGTGGCAGCTTAACCACAAATTAACTGGGTGAATTGCTGGGATCCCTGAATTTCCATTAAAGAAACAGGCAATCAGCAGCCAAGTTTACTACGTCGAGAAGTCACTATGATTTCTGTGGTGAAAAGGTTCAACGACTAGACGATGAGTTTCGACAACAATAACTCGTCCACGAGCGCCCAGAGCAACATAACGTGCCATTACCGTAACAAATACGAAAAGTGGTACTGGACTTTAATCAACAAGTTTGAAAATAGAGACTACCTTCCAAAAAAGTTCGAAAATCACCACCCGGTACCAAAAGAGATCTGGCCCAAAGACTGGGATAGTCGTGAGATTATAACCACTGTTGGAGTTAGTGTGAGGGAGCACTTCATACTACACCTACTACTAACCAAAGTGGGATTCAGCCACTCTTCCCTTATCAGATTTCTAAAAGGTTTTCGAAGGGGCCAACAAAGGGGCTTACACGCTACCAACTTAAAAAAGTTGTGGGATCGCTACCAGTTTAAGGGAGACAATCTTCCGGATAAACCTTGGGAGCACAGCTACAGGGAAGATTTAAGTTTTCTCGACCTTTGGGTAGACGCTGACTACTTTTATTGGGTGTGGTTGAACATACTTCCTACCCCCCTGGGGAAAGGATCCGGCTACCCCGGAAACGGCTATCGAAATCTGTCGAAAGCGGTTGGAGTTAAACCCACAAAGTCGATCAGAAGGATGGTAATCTATTTCAAGGCAGGATGGGATCCCTTAAAGGACCCAAGTTGGTTAGATTTCGTTGCTAAGATATAGTCTGAACTTTCTGGAAACAGAAAGAAGTAAAGGATAAAGAGCCTTTACGATAACAATTTGCCTGCACAAGTAGATCTTCGTGCGATTGAAACAAGGAATGCGATGTCGAGGCTAAACACATTGGCCCTATGAGCTTAAGCTCATTTAGAAAATTGGGTGAATTGCTGGGAAACCTGACGGTTTCAGGAATGACTTCTCTGAAACACAAGGCAATCAGCAGCCAAGTTTACTACGTCGAGAAATCGCTATGATTTCTGTGGTGAAAAGGTTCAACGACTAGACGATGAGTTTCGACAACAATAACTCGTCCACGAGCGCCCAACTCTTTGCTTAGGCAAAGATGATGATATAGTCTGAGCTTCATGGAAACATGAAGATGTGGGGGATAAAAAGCCTTCACGATAACACAATGAATGAACAGCTACGAGTACACCGTTGCTCAAGCTGTTTCCGTCACCGCGACTTACAACCCTTACGAGCCCTATAACGGAACCGCAGGTTCCCAGACCGGACTCGGTTTCACAACCTGGACAAACTTCAAGACAGCTTACGGCTCCGTTGCTGGAGACGCCGCCTGGTCTGGTGCTACTTCTAACCCAATTGAAGACATCCTAACCCTCAAGCGTGCAGTCGCCAACCAAATCGGTATCCGTCCAAACTCCGCAGTCGTCGGTACTGCCGTGTTTGACCTCTTGCTGACCAACGAGAAGATCCTTGATCGTATCAAGTACACATCTGCAGACAGCGTCGACACTGACGTCATTGCTCGCTACTTCGGTCTTGAGCGTGGCCTACGTGTTGCCGAAGGTCGTTACTTAGCGCAAGATGGAACCCTACAGCCGGTATTCCCAGCTAACGGTATCCTTCTGTTCTACAGCCCTAACGGTCCTTCTGATTCCATCATGCCTGCTGGTGGTGCGAATGCTGCGACTCCTGCCTTCTCTTACACATATCAGCTCACAGGCACCCCCGCCGTCCGTCCCGAATACTACATTCGTGAACGTCGCGTTGTGCGTGCTGAAATCACAATTGAACGTGTGGTTAACCTGGTTGGCCTCGGCGCAACTGGTCTTATCGGTTCTGGCGCTATGATCACCAACATCCTATCCTGATAAGGGAAGGTACTAAGGAGGTGACCCAATGGCAATTCTCAGACCGATTACAAAGTCTCAGTACGAAGTTAGCTTCGTAGCTCCTGACGGACCCACACTAATCGCCACGTTTACAAAATTCAGCGGAATCAAAGATTCCTCAAGTAGCAGTGACTACGCCAATGGTACTGGTAACCGTATTTACAAAGTTGTAGGCCCCAAAAAGGTAGACAACATCTCCCTTTCTGCTCCGTACGATCCCACGATCTTCAAGCAGTTGGAAATTTACTGGTTGCAGTATAATTGCAGAGAAATCACAGTTACAGTCACTCCGAAGGACTGTGTTGGAAACGGATCAGCCCCCGCTGGCGGCCAATACACTTGCTACGGATGTCAGTTCATGTCTCTTAATACCGCCGATGTTGACCGTGAAAGCGGCAATGTTCAGGAAATTGAGATTCAACTAACCGTGAACTCTTGGGACCGAACCTGATTCTCAACTCGAAAAGCCCCCTAACCGGGGCTTTTTTTTTTTTTTTTTTTTTTTTTTTGTGCCTACAAGAGGGTAAAACCTCTGTAAGAACGAACCTTAAGAAGAAATGGCCAAAACTCTGTTTTCAAGTGGCGTTGTCGTAACAAGCGAGTGGCTAAATGGTGCAAGGAACATTGTTTTCGACGGCCAAGACCTTGACTGGCACTACGACCCCTTGGGTCTCGACGACCTTGAAAAAACAGGGCCCACAGGCTTAGACAGCCGCTACGTCACACTAACCACTGAGCAACCCACGTTGTCTGGCACCGGCCTACTTCTGTCGGGTACTCCGGTTTCCGGTTCAAAAGTTGTCACAGGGTACTGGGGGTTCGGCTTTGACCCTGCTTCAAACCCCACTCTCACTCAGAACTACAACAAGGCCCCGCGAAGTTTTCTAACAAACCTTAAGTATAGCAACGCCAACGGCATCAGCCCTTCCTCGGCTAGCCAGAAATTCGCAGCGTTAGCAGACGCAGACTTGGTAACGAAAAAAGTATTGTCCGACCAGCTCAACGCTCTTGTGGTGGATAACGGTACATACTGAACGGAGAATCTAAATGCCACGTTATTCACCGCTACCGTCGGTTTCCATTGACCCGCGCAATGAAGCTGACTTGGTCCAAGCAGCGGCTCAAACCGTTTACGAAGCGTCCAACAAAACCCTGAACGACTTCAGTGCGGGAAACCCCCTAGCAGTCCTCCTTGAGGGGCAAGCTTTTGCTCAGGGAGAATTCTTGTACTGGGCCAACCAGCTCCCTGACAAAATCCTCATCGAGTGGATCGGACCCTTCTTAGGTGCCATGAGAAGGCTTGGGACAACCTCAACAGCTGAGCTGGTAATTTCGGTCCCGCCAACAAAGAGCTCCACGGTTATTCCCGCAGGGTCCCTATTCTCTACGAACCCTCAGCTAACAGCAGGAGAAAGCTACGAGTTTGTTACAAGTTCCGACCTGGTGATTCCGCCTGGAGACCTCACCGGTAGAGTCCCAGTTTACTCAAAGTTTGTAGGATCCGCCTATAACGTTCCCGCAAACTCAATCACCGGAACTTCAAACACAGGAACACTCAACTTATCCGCAACAAACCCTCAACCGTCTGTCGGCGGAAGTGACGTCGAGACTTTTCAGGAAGTTCAGGAAAGGTTCTTCACTCTAATTCGCAGGAGAAACCCCGTCAGTGGGTCCGACTGGCAAGATTTTTTCACTGACTTGTATGGCATAGGCACTTTGACATCTGTCCAGCCGAACCGCTCCAGCTTCTACGGATACAACTACACACAAGACTACCTTCGCCCCAATGGGCAGGTGTCTTTTTTCGTGCTTGGGCCAAACGGTCAAGAACTTACAACTCAGCAACTGTCGCTGGGCCAAAACGCAGTAAATTTCTCTGTCCCGATTGAGAATCAAGGACACTTGTTCCCCATTACGCTCAGCCAAGTTCAATACAACTTAACCGTAGAAGTAGACTCCAACGGGACTTTCGGGTCAAACTTTAAGGAGTCTGCACTCAATTTTCGAGACCGTCTCTTCTCAGTCTTCACTCCTGGGCAAGTTTTTCCTGCGAACGTGACTCCGACTGTGAGCGACATCGACGCAGCGTTCTACGCAACTTTCGACACGAACACAAGGTTCAAAGATCCATCTGTAAAAGTATCGACCGCTTACAACACTCCGAACTCTCTCAATAAGGACGCGTCGGTATACACAAACATCTACGATTTTTCCGCGTCTGACAACCTGCTGGAAGAGGGTAACCTTATACTCGTCAATAGCCCCGCACCAACCTTCTACCCGGTAGAGTCAAATTTTACACCCTACTCTTCGAACAAGAAAGATCAGACGGTTTACGGTAACCTTACGCTTAAACAGATTAGACCGCTAACCTCCGGGTCCTACTCCGTTGGTGACATAGTATATCATGATGGATCCGGGGATCTAGCCCAGCAAGGGTTGCATATTGTCCTGGAAAACATAAGCATCGGATCTTCTTCCGCTGTTTCTTCGTACATTCTGAACGGGAAGATCTCCGCAGTGAAAACCTTTTCGCCGTGGGAAATTGGAAACTCTTTCACATATTCCTCTGGCGGTACACTAGACCCTGAAATTGTGGAGTATGACTACTCCTCAGGAGAGTTCGTTCCTCAAAGTCCCTCTGCAGTACCCTTAAATAGCCGTGCAGGAGGATTTGCCTGGCTAGTTTCAAAAAACTTTACACTCAACCCGTCCACCAACGATATTACTGGTGCTCAGGCAGAGTTTTTAGTCGGGCTTCCCGTGGTTCCTGCTCAGCTCACTGAAGGGTTGTCCTATGCCCAAGGAACGTGGGTTTCCACTCCCCAAGTGGGGGGAGGGCCCAATCCCGTTGTTGACCCTTACTACAACTACGTTGACTTAACAAAAGGCGCAATTGTGAAGTATGCCCGTGTCAATGCAGGCTTCACCTTTAACCCAAACCAGCTACCCATTAAGGAGTACTTTAGTAATCTTGTTGACAAGGGAATCCTATCTGAGACTCTCGTGTTCGACGGGAACGGTGGATTACCTTTGTACAAGTATAAAGCTCGGTTCAAGCCAGGGCAGTACCTGTTGTATAAGGAAACTTCATCTTCTTCAGCCACTTACTACGTTGCGTCTTCGCACTTCACCCCCAGTAGCACCAACATACAAGATTTGCTTAGCGAGGGTGTGGTTTACAACCTTGCTCCTAACCCTGCGCTTCAAACTCAGCTAGCTTCAGAACTAACGAACAACCCGCTCCTGCGAAAATTTGACAGAATGTTCACCTTTTTTCAGGGTGATCGCACGTTCTTTCGAGAAGGTTCCGATGTGCAATCCTACACCGCCACCTCCGCAGTCACCCCCCTATTTGACTTTAGCATATATCTGAATAACGGCGTGTTCGTAAAGTCCGAGGAATTCGGCCCATCCCTTCTCCCCGTAGACGACTACATTCCTTACTTCAACCCTGCTTACTTAAACGCCACGGAAGACACGATCTTGAGTGAAGACGGTCGGAACTATTACAGAGTCATGAAGTCATTCACACCCCAGAAAACAGTGACGAACTGGTCCGGCCTGCCCGCAGACAACACCGCGAGGTACGAAGAGTACGCGGGCAACTTACTACGGTACGTAGTTTCCTATCGCTGTGAAGAGCCGGTGCTGTCCCAGTACGGTGTGGAAACATCTTCAATTAAGCTTGGATCCTGCCAAATAACTGTTGTTCCTCGGAACTCCGGAAGGAACTTTAGCTCGTCACCAAGTTTAGCATACGTGTGGGAAAACACCTCAACCTTGAGTCAAATTCCTGACTTATCCTGGTACACGGGAACAACTTTTGCGCTTAGCCCGCCGAACTACGGGGAGGGGACGTTAGCACTATGAGTCAGAATCTGGTCGCATTGAACGGGGGGACTGCGCAAATTGAAACATCTTCCACTTTCGAGCAGGGTGTGAACCTTTCCCCCCAGTACGTGAATGCGCTTAAACTCCACCCCCACCCCACTGAGTGGGTTGAAAACGGGAGGCCAATCTACGCACGTTTACCGTCGGCTTCGCAGCTTTACAAACTGGACTTCGGACTCGAGGACGAGTTTGCCTACACTTACCTTCCCGTGAGCGATGGCCGCACGGGAACAGGGTCGCTTCAGGTTCAGTCTTCCGGGGAGAACAAGTTCCTGACAGTTCAGTCCGGAGTTGTGGTTTGGAAGTATGGGAGCTTAACGGTTGACCCTGTTATCATAAGCTTGGAAGAAATGGAAATGGTAAGTACGAAGTATCTTCTGGCCTACCAACTTTATTACGACGACTCACCCTTTGTCGCTGAGTACTCTGTCAATAAATTTTCCTTATCTGGATACGACATAAGAGTAGAAAGTAGCACAGATGCTGTGCCAGGGTGGAGGTACAGTCCCGCTTTTGCTTTCACAGATCTTGAGTCTCAAGCGTGGAGAAACTTTGACGGTGTATTTCCGTCTTACGCGGGGCAAGCCTACCTGTCGTGGCAAAGCCCGCACCCCGCCGCTTACACCGAAGTTGAACTACGGTGCCCCGATGGCTCCTCGGTAACAGGCTCAGCGTCGCTTTATGTGTCGTCCAGCCCCCCCGAAAACGACGACGACCCCTACTGCTCAGATCCGGTATGGATCTTACAAGGTGCTTCCAATGTTGCTTCCGACGCTAACGGGCAGTACTTCAAGTTTTCAATTCCTGAACCCTCGTACAACCATGGGTGGAAAGTAGTATGGACGGATACCAAAGTGGCGATCAATCGGGTGCTTGTGAGTGGTACCCTGTCCTTGCTTAGAAAGCCCGCAGCAGCAACCTCCGTCATCAACCTAGTTGCTTATCCTGAAAACAGCGTACCGAAAACCGTCAGGAACAGCACAGGAAAGGAAGTACCGGTTACTCTGTGCAAACTGGCCTACGTGAGTATTGACGGGGCTTACCGTGTTGAAAAGATCACAGACCTGAGAGAGGTGGTTCACACAGACCACCAGCCCCTGGCTGATTGGCTTACACGTGCCCTGGATACAAATCTTATCAACCTGTTCTCGCAGGTGAACGGGTACTCGTCTTTGTGGATGAGCCCGCAAAACTGCATGAGACACGAATACGCCACTTTGCAGAACAATCTTGTAGCAGTGAAGGAGTGAGATGACCGACTTAAACCCCTCGTTCAGTATTAGTGACTTTGAGGACTACGGTACCACAAACCTTTACCTAACTGCCGAGCAACTTAACTCAGTGGCTCTAACCGAGAGCCGTGTAAACGACCAGCTTGACTGGCTCGCCCAGCTTTTGGGCTGGAGTGGTCCTGAATACTGGGCCAATCTTGCCTCAACAGTGACCCAAAAGCGAAACCTTTTGACGGGATCCTTCGGTGTGTACGACAGGTACATTCACCCAGAAGTTGTCGAAGTTCGCAACTGTAACGGCACAGTAATTATAAAGGCAGACCCAAGGATACAAGTCGGTCAGACCTTTTACTTAGGGGACTTCTCGTACTTGCTGAAGGAAGTGTCTCAAGCTGGGGCCAACTATGCTCTAACTTTCGAAGGTTTGGGGGGACAGTTCTTCACTGACCTTTCAGAAAATAAGCAGCTCAAGGTGATGGCCCCTGGCGATTTGCCCAGCCCATTTTTTCGCCCCGAGCCTGGCTCGACCGCTGACGCTTCCTTCCTTTGCGAAGTCCAGGGGTCCGACCTTGTCCTGTTCCCGAAGTACAACACAGCGAGGACAATACCTTACAAGTTTAACACATTTTTAGCGGGTGCACGGTACTTTTTCAGCCTCCCTGTAACTTTCACCACCTCTTCAGTATCAATTGACCCGACCTACGACTTTTCGAGGGAGAGTTGGTACCTTGATATTCCCTCAGATCTTTCCTCTAACGGGTTCGGTCTCGAAGGGGAGCTAACGTACGAAAGTTCCACCTTGCGAGTGAGGGTATCCCCTTGGTCAAACCCTTCTGACTGGGCCACTCGAGAAAAGATCGATAACTTTTACGGAGTATGGTCGAACAAAGGTGGAAGGTTGCCCTTTAACTTTGTTTTTGATGCCCTAGGTATCCACGGGTTTAACGAAAAGGTCTCTGTCCATACGAGCGATGTTGACAAGTACGTAAGTTTTTACGATGTCTTGGCTTACATAGAAAGTGAGAACGGTGGGCCAGTTCCTGACTTCGGGAGCTTTGGCGCAGCTGTAATTCACTGTGACGGAGAGAGGGTCTTTGAAGGAGTTTCTCACGTCTCAGACAACTTTCAGTTTCTGTACGATATTGACTCCCCGTCTCAAACTTTTCGCTTTGTTTACACACCCTTGACTTACACAGGATCTGTGGTAGGCCCCGTAATAAGCATATCTGACTCGCTAGCATCGAGCTTCAACTGCAAAATATCCGACCTCGTACTCAGTGGCCGCACTCACTACATGTCTCCGAATGTGGAAGATAGCGGGACCCTCTTAAGGCCATGGAAAAGTGAAGCTTTGCAGGTAATTAACTCTCCGAGCGATCTTGAGCTTCTTCGGAGCCCTAACTCTCTTCGGGCCGACACAAACCACGGGCCTAGTGACTCGAACTGGGAGCGGTACTTTGTGCGCCTTCCACCTGAGTATGGAAGAAACGATAGTACATGGCAAAAGGTAAACCTTGTGTGCAAGAATTTCGGGTACTGGGGCTCGTCACTCAACCCTGAGAAGATGTCATGCCCCCCGGAACAGTCGGAGCCACTTGTGTACGAACAAGTGGTTTTGTACGGTGGTGAAAAAGGGTTGATACCGTTTTTGTACTCGGAACCTTACCTATTCTCAGACATTTTGTACGGCCAAGGGACGTCGGACGACTACGACAATTCGGATATTGCCCCTGGTTTTGACACTCCCTACGACGACTTTGATGAGGCCGAACTGGTGAGCTACGACCTTCTTCATAATCGCACAGTAAACACATCCTTGCCTGGGGAGACTTACGGTGACTGGGACGGGGAGTACTTACGCTCGTCTTCCTCTGAGAACTTACGTGGCTTTCTTGTCAACGACCTCAATGAAGAAACACTCGAAGTCGTTCCAGCACCATTGTGGGACGCGAGCATTTATAAGTATCCGCCAGTCTGCAAAGATGGGGGTGCCTCGTCAACTGTCGACGCGAACCACTACAAAGTGGGGTACTCACTATTTGCAGCCGATCTGTCTGCGTCAGAAGAAGGCGTTTTCGACTTTGAGACTTGACGGGTAAAAACTCTTAGCTACCTAACTGAAATGACCACACGAAGAAAAAGTACTCCCGACACAGAAACAGTTCCCCCGGATAACACCGAGGAGACAACCACTGTGACAACTGCACCTGAACACCCTATCAAGGAACTAGGCGAGTCTCACCAGGAAATCCCCCAGGAGGACCACCCTGAGGCAAGCTCTGAGGTGCCCCCTGTGAAAGAAGCAGAGGCGGCACTACGACCACCCGCACTCGCTAAGCGACTACCGTCAAAAAACACTCCGAAGTTTTCCCTCAAGATACGGTAAACTATGGCCCAAAGCCTGAGAAACATTCCATGGATTCGACAACAGGCCGAGATGGCGAAAGCCATCGAAGCCAACGCGAGGTACTCCGGGTCACCCAGGGGAACTGTTCGTGGGACCATAATTAGTGTTGAAGACCCTGAAGACTTGGGAAGAGTCAAGGTTCTGTTCGACGCCATGAACCCTCAGGACATTCCGTCAGTCGAAGGTGCTGGGGAGTTTTCTCTACCGAGGCCAGGAGAGTCAAGCAACTTGTCACACTGGCTCGATGTTTCCCCGGCTTTCAAGGGAAAGCAGCCGAAGACACTCGAAGGAAAGAGAGTGAATATTTCTCTGAGCAACGGGGAGTACCACTATGCAGTTTTGCAAGACGTACTGTACGACCCTCAGAATTTAACCGACGGCTCTCAGCAAGCTCTACAGATTCCGAGCAACAGCACAATGACTCGGCTGCCGATATACGAAGCTGGCGGTCTGCCCCCAGCATGCAAGGAGAACCACGGTTGCACTGTTGTTGAAGAAAACGGTCCAATGAACTCAGATTGGGTGTGTATTTGTCTGAAGAGAGACGGACAGTACATATGGGTAAGGCACGCAGATTTAGCGCACGGGCACGCAGGCGGAAACGATGTTACATCGCAGGTTGACTCTGCTGGAAATCGTCTCAGCCCTGGACAAATGGCTGCAACATACGACCACGTCTTTGTTACAAGTCATCAGGAAATGAAAAAAGAGGGGCGAACCGGGTACTCTACTGCTCCTGCGGGAAACCCTTGGGGATCTGCTGCAGCGTGGGCACCGCCCCCGATGAGCACGATACAAGCGTTCAAGTTTGTGGAAGGGCCTTTGTTCAGCCAAGACACTGCCCTTAGCTTTGCACGAAATTCTGGGTTTATCGATAATATTACCGGGTCGTTCATAACCACCTACAACCCCGAAATTCTTGCTGCAGTTGAGAGTGTCCCAGGGTCGAATTTTACGAAGACAGCGATTCAGCAAGCACAAAAAGTTCTAAACTTCTCAGAAGTTCTTAGAAAAGTCATAGCAGACCCCACCGACTTTGTGAAAAATGCGGCAGAAAAGTCGCTGCCGTCCTATGTTCCGGGTGCCACCAAGTTTGTCATTTCGACGCTTCAGAACCCTGCGGCAACAATAAAAACTGTTTTCTCTAAGCTACCATCCTTACCAAACCCATTCAAATGACTTTCACCGATGATTACGACCCAGGCTTTGTCAACTCTCCAGGGTTCGGCCAGAGTGCTACAAACCCGTTGGCACCAGTGTTCTACAAATCTCTCGGAGTAGTTGAGAACCTCTGTGTATACGACTCAATTTACGCGGCCAACTCTGTAAGTGCCCACGTTTCTTTCTCCATCGGGAAAAGCTTCCTGAGTCAGGAAAGATTCTATGTTGCTGTGCCCACTACTTTTCTTGAGCCGGTGACTTGCGAACAGGACCTGAGAGTCGAAGCAATAACCAACACGGATCGGCTCATTGTGGACGGAAAAGAGTACCGGGACCGGGTTATTGTCGCTAGGAACGGAACTTTCCACGCACTGGTGAGAGTCTAATGGCAGTACGTCGCCCATCGGTCTATCGTCAAGGGGAGTTTATCTTTCAGGACTTCTTGTACTTTCAGGACGGGGCAAGTGAGCTGCGGTATATCCTGGGAAAGTATGATGGGGAGCCCTACGAGTCCGTTGCTCAAACTTTCGATTACCCTCCACCAGGTTTAAGGGGAGGGAGCATAGTATCCCGAGTAGACTACACAGTGAGCGGTAAGTCGCTCACGATAGACAATTGGGAAGTCAACTGGAGAGACGAGTGGCCCCTTCGATTGGCCTTTCAATTCCTCGCAAATTGTCTATACTCCGCAGCTCAGGGGTACTCGGTGCGAGTTCACAAGGATGTTTACTCGTTCTGGGTGTCCGAGAATCTATTTCCCATGACAAACGGTCCGAACGACTTCCTGCTGCGTTGACTACCTAGACCTGGTCCGCAGAGGGTAAAATAAAAAGATGGGGTGAAAACACTCCCTGAAATTTTCACAACATCAGACATGAATAAACTCGACCACTGTTACCTCGAAGCCCTTTCTGAAGCACTGAAAGGTAACCTTGGAGAGGCTTTAGAACTCCGCAATGAAGCGGATGCGTTAGCATCCGAAGGCTTCTCCTTCTCCGAAAATTACGGGAATAAATACCCGTTCATTGAAGAGGCTGTAAATACCCTGATTAATTCGTACGAATTCACACGCTGCGTAAAACCGTCCGGTGAAGCGTACGGAACAGCGGGGCAGTGTAGAAAAGGAACTGAAGAAGCTAAACTGGTAAAGGCGACTTCTCCCACCAGGCGAACCAAGGTAGAAAGAGACATGGCTGCCCAATCCACTCTCAAAAGACTCGCAGCCAAAGGTCCGGATACTTCCGTAAGAAAGCAGGGTAACAGGGTAGTGGTCAGTAAGGGGTCTGAGTTCAAGGCTGTTCTACACCCCGAGCACCAGACTGCCCTTGGAAAGTTAAAGGAGGGGGAAAGGTTCAAATTTGAGGACGAAAGTGGCACCCATTGGTCGGCGACACGGTCCGGAAATAGTATACGCTTAGAGGGGGGAGATACAAGGCATGGCAGCAAACCTTACAAAATGTCAATGGGTAGGGACAAACTGATGTGAGGTAGCTTTCGTGGGGCTCCTGCTTTCCTTGGGCAGCAGGGTAAAACCTTGTACAAGGAAATAGCCGAATGCCAGTTCCGCAGATAAAGGAGGCCATACTCTCAGCACCAAGTACGGTTGTCCTATACTTCGATAGCCCACTTGACACTCGGGTCAGTGTCCCCATAAGTTCTTTCACTGTGAACTACGGCCAGTACGGAGTAGAGACATTCGTGTACTCCTCGGACACAATGGTATCCCTTGGGCTAGACAGCTGCTTGTCTGCGTGGGACGAGGTATTTGTTTCCTATGAGCCCCCCGTCGCCTTAGCGTCCTGCATGAGGGGGCCAGTTCCCTCCACAGCCAGCGATGTAGTCAAGAAAAGAAACGCAGTAAGGGGATTTTACCGAGTTTCAGTCAGAAACACACTTACGCCAAGCGAACAGACAGAAAACTCTCGCAAGGGGTCCAACCTCGGGCAAACCATCGGCGGTTACGGTTACCCACACCAAGATCGCTCAGGTGTTTTAACGCCAAACAGGTCCGACCCACGAAGTGCGTCGCCCGACGACTTCATTATCGCGTACGGACTCAAAGAGGCCATACAACTTACGAACATTGACGACGCGAGTGCAAACTCGGTGAATGTTGCCAAGATGCGAATGGCAATCGAGGATGCAAACGCTCTCATAGACTCTTACATTGAGCAGTCAGGGAAAGCGGGAAAGGTCCTAATTACGAGCAACCGCCGCCGAACAGCACTAATTATAGCCCGATACTACCTAGATAATGTCCGGCGAAGAGAAGATGTTTTCAAGGACTATGCTGAGGCACTGAAGCAACTCGACGCTGAACGAGAAATGACTTCGGTTCGTGCGGGCCACGGTGACTCAGCTATTGATACCAAGGCAGGAATCATGCGCTCCTGGCGTGTCCCGCAGCGGTACAACGGGGTTTCGGGGAAAGGTTTCGGGGGGTGGAATACAGACATGGCGGGAGACCAGGCTCCGGACTTTCGTGCTGGTTTCGGGGCAACGGGGCAAAACAACTCTGAAACTAATTGGATCTCAGCACGAAACTACGAAGACTTAGGTGGGACTCCACAAATTACAGAGCCGAACGACGCAGGCGGCTATCGCGTTAACGGCTCTGATACGATCTACCCTTAAGTCCTAACCTAAATGGAACTGAATACAATAACGAAAATAGAGCAATTCCTCTGCGACTCTCTTATTGCCTCCCCCCTCATACCAATTGGGGTTAATGTATTGCGTTTGGCTGACGCGGTTGAGAATGAGGGCGTTGTAACTCAGACGAACAACATTGTTGTGCGCTACGAAAGCTCAACAAGCAATGTTAAGAACCGAGTGCCTTTCATATACGAAGACACTCTCAATTTTGAGCTTAACTTTTCGTGCCAAAACTACCTGACGAGTTCCGGACACGACTTTGCTACGCAACTCCTTATGGGTGCGAAAATCACACTGTCGGGGAGTGCCCCTTCAGGTGCTTACGTGCAAGTTTTGGAACCTTTTCGATGCTCTACGTCCCAGTTCACAGGCTTAAGCCCGGAGTCTCAGTACACCTACACTCAAAGCTGGTCCGTAACTATAGAGGAAACCCTGCCGTATATAGCACTCGACCCCTGTGTTCAACGTGGTGATTGCCGCCAAATTTTCCCCACTCGAAATGTCCTAACTTCTTTACCTTTGGCTGGTGTTCTTGATGAAGCAACGGGGAGTGTGTATGTGCCATGGTACCCTGAGACGAATCCCCTAGAGGCCGCGTTCACAGACGCACTCGGAGTGCAGTGGAGCGAAGAACTTACGCAGTCAGGGGATTGGGTCTATGTATGCAGCCCGAGTGAGGTATTCCTCGAAGACCCTCTAAATCAGCCAATCTACTTATTAAGCAATAAGAATTTCACGGCGGACGGTCGCTTGGTTGTAACAATTTGGAACGCCACAACAAAGCAGCCCATAAAGGAAGTTTTCTACGTTAACTCCGGGAAAAGGCTTGCTCGTTACGCTGTGGATCTTTGGAGGAACACGGTTTCTGGCGCAGCCAAGGGAGGAATAGACCCGCTAAGTGTGAAGGATGCGTCGTGGTCGTCGAGACTCACCTACGGAGAGTTCGCAATTGTGAGAGGGGCGAACCGAACCCTGTACTCAGACCCCCTAGATCCGAACGGCAAGACGCAAACTTTGATGGGTGGAACACTCGTCGGTGTGAAACCTGACACGTTTATTCAAACACCGCAGGGACGGTTCTACTTTGTAGCTCAGTCTCCGCAGGGTAAAGGTTGGTTGATACAAGATTCCTTCGAGCTTGCGTCGATTAATTCCTTGTGGAAGCTCGGCTGCATTCCTTGCGAAGGCGGGCCAAATCCTCCGAGTCTCTGTTAAGTATGGCAACTCCCGCACAGCTCTGGGCACAGTACGACGTTGCTGTTAAGTCCAACAACTCGGCCTTGGCACAGGCCATCCTTAAACAATTGCAAAACTTCCGGAGTTACCCCACTTCAAATACGGGGTGCTCACGATGCAGAAAAACACTATGACAACAACTTCGAACGACAAAATCCTGAGGCAGAAAGAGACCCTTGCCGCAGCAGCATTGCAGGTTGCTGAAGACGCTCTTGAGCTACTTCAAGACCACTTGGAGGAGTGCAGCACTCGAGATCTTGTGACTGTGTTCAACTCGGCTGTGAAAGCGCACCGCGAGATTGTGTCGGATATTGTGAGTCTGACCGATTCAGAAAGCAAACAGGAGCAGATACTGGCGAAAGAATATAACGGGACACTTACGAAATTGCTGAAAAGTATTGAGTGAGAGACCCGTAAAACGTGTAACAGTGTAATATGAACTTTCGCACCCCGTCTATAACGCACGCTTCTCAGCTAGAGGAAAAATCCCGGTGGAGAAAATATACGAAAGGTATTCGAGAGCTTGAACTTCTTGAAGCACCTCGATCTGTAATTCAGGAGTTCAGGTTTAAGGCTGCCCGAGATTGTTTCCTGGCCTTTTGTGACATTATGAAAAATGGGGACTTAAACGTTTCCCCCTTTCACGAGATCATCGCAAGTGCCTTTGAGGATCTTTACGAACGTCGATACAATCGTCTTATTATATCCTGCCCACCACGTTCAGGGAAGTCAATGCTTTCCACTATGTTTTTAGCGTGGTTGCTCGGAAAAGACGAAAGAACTCAGCACATCTTGGCTTCCTACGGGGCTTCTTTATCTCAAAAGTTTCACAGAGAAGCTGTCGTAATGATGAAGACCCCTTCATTTAGGAAGGTCTTTCCTGAATTTTCAGGGTTTAACCGTGACTCGAAATATGACTTAGTCGGGGGTGGTTATGTACTTGCGACGTCCGTTGGAGGTATTCTCACTGGTTTCACGTCTGGAACCATAGACATGGAATCCACGGGTATTGGTGCGGCACTAATTGACGACCCCCTGAAATCGTCTGACTCTAAAGCAGCGCTGGACAACTTAGAAAGTTGGTGGGCAGAGCAAATGTCCACACGAAGGACAAATCACTACGCCCAAGTCATTATAGCAACCCGTTTTCATGAAAAAGACCTTCATGGGGTCTTAATGGACGGTGATGGTTTATATGACCCTGAAGATAATCCTTTCGGATGGAGGTGGATAAACATAGCAGGGCTCTGTGAGGACCCTGACAATGATCCTCTAGGTAGAGAGATGGGAGAGAGCCACTGGCCCGACAACCCAGCCTTCTCTGTTCCGATGCTTGAGTCCCAGAAAAAGATAATGGGTAGCTTTAAGTTCGCAGCTCTTTACCAAGGGGTTCCTGTATCGGCTGAGGGACAGATTGTAAAGAATAGCTGGGTGGAGGTGATTGGGGAAGAAGACTGCCCCCCCTTGGACGTTGTATGGTTTGGAGTTGACTGCGCTTTCTCCGAGCGAGAGAAAGCTGATGAGAGCGCAATATGCGTCGCTGGTATAAACACTCGTAACCCAGATACTGTTTACATTCGTGAGATTGTTAAGGGTAAGTGGGGCTTTCCTGACTTGATTGACTCGGTAAAGCAGCATTACGCTCTGTATAACGCAAAAGTTCTGTGCATTGAAAAAGCAGCATCGGGGCACTCTCTCATTCAAATGCTGAAGCGAGAGGCTAAGATACCTATCGAGGAAATGAGGCCGCTGAAGTCAAAGACGACTCGCCTTCAGGCAGTCTGCCCTTTACTCGAAAACCACCGAGTTATACTGGTGCGGGGCCTGTGGACTGACGCGTTCGTAAAGGAACTAACTTCTTTCCCGTATGTTCGCCACGACGATAGTACTGACGCCATGGTGTGGGCGCTGACTTACTACTCGCTCAAAATTGACTCCGTTGACCGGGGTATACAAGACTCGATAATTCAGAGTCGAAAATGGGCTGGTGACCTACGCAGACCAATGTTTCGGGATGGTCACTCTTACGGTGGGCTTTTCGAAGAGCGAAATGTGTCGGTCGGGGGCCGAAGAGCTCCCCGCAGTATGGGCTTCAACGACCCTGATCCTAAGTCTGCCGAGGTACCTGATAGGGGCATTTTCCGAGGTGGCCGCAGCCGAGGTCTTCGAAGTGTATCCGGCTACGACCTTTTTAATTAACTCGATCCAAGACAACACAAACACAATCACAGGATGTCACTTAAACACCAAAAAATAACGCACGCTTCTCAACTAGCAGAGCACTCAAGCTGGAGGAGCTACCGACGAAAACTCCTTGAACTGAAACTTGAGGGGTTTCCTCAAGAGGCTTACGCTAAGGAAAGTGCAAAAAATAGCTTTCTTGCTTTCTGCGATCTTGTCTCCGATGCAGGAGGTTTCGCACTCGAAAACGCACCGCTCGATGCAAAAGCATACGAAGTGATAGGGTCCGCCTTTGAGGACATTTCCGAAGGAAGGTACCCAATTCTCCTCGCGTCGATGCCTCCCCGCACAGGGAAAACCACTCTAGGGGTTCACTTGCTGTCCTGGCTCCTTAGCAAAGACCCCATTGCTAACCACTTTGTAACCTCGTACACACAGAATCTGGCCGCGTCGGTAGTTCACAAGACTAAGCATTTGGTTCAGTCCCCTCCGTTCCGGACGTACTCCTCTGTGGTTCCCCCACTTGCATCGTTTCATGTTTTACCAGTCTCCTTTGGGGGGTCTGTGTGCGGGGACTATTACGGTAGCTTATACGAAACGCCAGGCGTATGGCTAATCGACGACTGCCACGACGGTGTTTCGGACGGAAGTGTCAACGAGAAACAGATACGCGAGATAGGAGACCATTACGTAGGCAAAAATGCAATAGTCGTTCTCGGGTCTCGAAGAGGTGAGGGAGATATTTTCAGCTACTTTCTGGAAAAGTACGGTGTCTTTGACCCAGTCTCAAACCCGAACGGAGCCGTTCACATTAACTTATCCGCCATCATTGAGAGCGAAGAAGAAGCCAAGGTTGATATTCTCGGTAGGAAAGTTGGGCAGGGTATCAATGACGCTAACTCCACATTTAGCCCGAAGAATCTTCAGGACTTGCGGAAAACAATAGGGGATGTAAAGTTCTCGTGGTTGTACAAAGGGGTGCTCTCCACTGGGTTCGGAGTCTGCTCCGAGGTACCCCCCTCTAGATAAGGTCATTATCTCTATTGACCCCTCTTGCTCGCCAGGCAACGCGGATATGACTGGAATTTGTGTGGCTGGATCCACGAAGGAAAAGGACTGTGTGTACGTTCTCGACGCGTACCAGGCGAATTGGGACTTGGAGACTGTTGGCGTAATTGTTTTTCTAGCCGCTAAAGCCTACAGTGTTACAGAAGTTGTTATCGAGTCGTCCATGGCGAGTGAGCACTGGAGACAGTACCTAGAGAAGCTAGGTTTACCTGTTCGAGTGAGCAAGGAGAGAGTGGTGGCTAAGGCACTTGCGACCAATCTAATGGTAAAGTCGGGGAAAGTAGCATCCAACCCAGATATACACAACGTGTTGTTTAAAAGTTGGGACTGCATTGGATCGTACTCAGATATAATGGATGCTATTTTGGTTAGCTTCATGGAACTGCTTCCACCTGCTGTTTAATTCCGGTGTAGATTGCGATTCGCAACCGCACAAAAAGTTTCTATTGTTTCTCAACAGTTAAAATGGCTATTTCACCAACTGATAAAAACACTGCAATAATGCAGGAGCTACACGGGACTCGTTGTCTCATCACAAGTCCTTCCTCGGACAAGTACCTTCGTCAAGCGAAGACGCGAAAAGAGTACCCGATTCCCGAAGACTCCTACTCTCGGTGATGTGGCGGGGCCGACGGTTTTGATCTATTCGTAGAAAGAGTTCACGAGTGAGTTGAACGCCACACTTCAGTCAAAAAAAAAGGGGGGGGCCAGCGGGTAAAGTCACTCGTAGGGTTTCCCTTTCACAATAAACTCTACCATTCGTTTCGAAAGGGGGAAGGATTATGTAGTCCTGGTTATCAACGAAGAATACACGCTATCCACTGTTGTCAAATCCCCTTATACCATGTTGAAAAGTCGAGACAAGCGCAAGTCACGTCGCGCTGAAACAGCTCAAACGGTTGAACGTTCCTATGGCCGGGGTATGGATGTCATGCCCTTCTACTCAAAGTCTGACCGCCAAGAAGATCTTTGGACTTCTTTGAATAAAAATACAGTTACCATAGCTATTGGACCGTCCGGAGTTGGGAAAACTCTTGTGGCCCTGTGGTGGGGTTTGACTGAGATTTCAAAGGGTAATATACAGAAAGTTTACTACATTCGAAGTGATGTAGGATGCTCTCATCAAAGAAGTAGGGGTGCCTTGCCTGGAACGCTTGAGGAAAAGATGAAACCTCTTGTTGGACCAGTATACGACAATTTGGTTGTAATGACTAAGAGTAGGGGGGCTGCTGACTACTTGGTTGATAAGAAAATTGTAGAGCCCACTCTTCTAGAGGACTTACGGGGAAGATCGCTAAATGAGTGTCTGATTCTTTTTGATGAGGCTCAGAACTCTATGCCCGAAAACGTCAAAACCGTCATTAGTAGGGTTGGAAAAGATTCAAAAGTTATCATTACAGGGGACACTAGACAAATTGACCTCGATGTGTTTAAACCTGAAAACGGACTCTTAGACTGCTACCATCGACTTTCCTCCATTAGGGGTGTAGGGAGAGTTAAGTTTGAAAGAGAGGATATTGTAAGAAATGGAATTATAGCTGAAATCTTGGAGGCTTACGAGGCTTAGTAATTCGTACCTTAGCTAGGTAACACGACTGAGACAAGGGGCCGAAAGGCCCCTCTTTTTTCGGGGCAGGGTGGGGTAAAATTCATCATAGCCAGTAAAACAATAGCACCGTGATTTGTGCCCCCCCAAAGCCCAGCCTTGAGGCAAAACCATGAGGAGAGACACTCGCTTCCCTCGCCCCGACCGCTTGGCCTTAGAACAAAGCCTGCCACCTGGCTCCCTCAGCCACCCTCAATCCTACGGGGTATGGTCCGTTTTCTTGCAGTGTGACGACCCCTCAGATGTTGCACACAAGTTTCGTTCCTACCGCGACAGCAACCTGTGCACAATCCCCCGCGAACAACTCCGAGCAATGCGAGACACCTTGATTCTTGGTATGAGAGAGTCAAACAAAGCATCAGCAAAGCCACTCAAGGAAAAGCAAAGGGGCCGGCATTACGCCGACTACGACAAAGAATGGGTAGAAAAGCCCCGCAATGGAGCCTAACTGTGATAAAGACCAAAGACAAAATTGAGAAGCTATACCGCGTACCTTGCGGTCCGATGGACATATCCGCCAACGCTATCTGTCGCCGCTCACTTCGAGACCACTTCGATAAGTTGCTTGATCGTTTAACTCTTGAGGTGAATCCGAATCCTGCTGCCCCGGCGAAGCTACAAAGCGACCTTGAAGTTACCGCAGATGGACGACTTATTGAAAAGTCTGAAGAGACCCAAGAAGAACGCAAGAGAAAGCTTGTCGAGGAAGGAAAGTTCCGCGCCGATGTCCAGTCCGAGATCAAAAAATACCGAGAGAACCTCCAAGGTAACGGAAAATTGCTGCAGGATGTTTCAGGCAAGTACGAATCGATCTGAGGTAAGCGGAGGGTAAAGTTTAGCAGTCCACAAACCATACAATGTCCAACAAAATCAACGGTGACTTCGACACTGACTCGATTGAAGCGTTCAGAGCTGCCTACGCAGCACAAATCCTCGAACCGGAAGACCAAGAGACCGACAAATACACGGGCCTTCCAACCAACTTAGTTCTGAACACATCGCCGTGGATTCAGCACACTGGTCTGTGGAAGGCGAACGACGGGTCAAACAAAGACTTTCAGGCCAATCAAGTTCTTGTTCCAGGAATTGAAGAACCCGAGAAAGAGCTCTCCGACGAAGAGCTTGAGGAGCTTATTGATCAGCTTCTTGCAGAGGGCGGCGGCGATGAGCTTTCTGAGGATTCGCTCGAAGATGACGACTACGACGATGACGCTTACTTTGACACAGGGGAAGAGGAGGAGCCGGAGCTTACCGATGACGAAGTAGAACGGTTAATCGACGAGCTCTTGAGCGAAGAATCCGAGCTGGATGAGTTGGACGAACTGGAAGAACTGGAAGACGACTATGACGAAGAGCTATCTGACGAGGATATTGACCGCATAGTGGACGAGCTCTTGAGTGAAAGCGAAGACGAACTCTTCGAAGACGACCTTGACTCTGACCTTGACTCTGACCTTGACTAAGGGGAACAATCAGTGGGTAACCCTAGGAAAAAATGCACAGCAGGAAAGTCTTGCTCGGCAACTTGCATAAGCAAGGGGTTTAAATGCAAGAAAAAGTTGCCGTCACCAGTTAGCGACAGTCTCACACGTAACAGTGAGAAGTTGTTGCACCTTGGTGAGCATGTTGGGGCCAACGTGACGTCTTGGAAAGTTGGGAAAGTTGTTGGCCCCCTGGTATCAAAGTACCTGGAAACTCGCTACGGCATACCACCGGAAACCACAGAAAAGCTGTCGGAAACTATTGTTCAAGCGGTGGTTGCCACGGGACTTCACTCTCGACATTTAAGGTCGAGTGAGGACTTTGTAAGAGACCTACTCACAGAAGCTTCTGCCGCGTTCCTGGGGAAAAGTGCCCACACAGGTGTGGAAAGTTTCCTAACCCACCAGGAAAGTCGCGAGATTGTCCAACAAGCTTTGCCCCTACTTGCAGGAAAGTTCACCGGAATTGGTGCAGCTTTTGCAGGGTCAAAACTTCCCAAAGTGGCCCAAATTTCGGGCGCCATATCACGAAAGTACAACTCCGACCTTTTGAAGCTACAGAGGCTATTCAGAAGATCTGAAGCTTCATTTTCTGAGCAAACCAACCAGGTAACCTCAGCTAAGCTTCTCGGAGACCTTTCTCTTCTCTCGGTTTTACTGTCCTTGAACGGGTAAAACTGTTTACTGGCGAAATAAGCATGACTCAGTTCAACGAGAGAGCTCTTCTTATTCGAGCATTAGCGGGTATATTCCTGATTCAGTTTCTAATTGTAGGGTATCAAACGTGGTCCTGCCAATCCTATGCAGAACGTGACAAAGACTCCACAAAAGTAACCCTCATCTGTAACAATGCGACCAACACATTTAACGAGACCGGGAAGCTAGCACTCACTACAATTTTAGCACTTTTGGTCCCTTCTTCAGGGCAAAATGTTTCAGAAATAATTTCAACTGTGCGAGGGGGCCGCAAGCGCAAGACTAAAGAAGATGATGGCCTGGACGGAGAAAGTAAGGTCTAACGTTCCCGTGGGGAAGTAAACCCTGGAGTCCGTTTCTGAGCGAAAAGAGGGTAAAGTTAAGTATCAACGTAAGACCCCTATGTACGGTGCTAACTTAGACTTTTCGTCTGTAACCCTGCCGGGAGTTGGCGGTTCCATAAATGCGGCTACAGCTATTTCCACAGACAAACTTGAGGAAATGAACCGCACAGGAAAAAAGTGGCGAACTGACAAAGATGGTAATATGTCTTTTCACAACGAAGCCCTCTTAGAAGCCAATAAGGCTAGCCGCCAAAAGAAAGAGAATCTGGTTAATCGTGACCGAGACGCTCACGCGGATGGAAAAGCTGCTATGAAAGAGATTTTCGGTCGCAAGCGGGCGAGAATGGAGGCATTTCGAGAAATAAAGAGAAAAGAGTATAACTTTGCCGATGACACTGAGCTAATGTCTATGCCTCAGCCCTTCTCACAAGCGACTTGCAAGGGAGTGGGCAAATGCAAATGTGACTCTTGCAAAGCAGCAGCGAAAAGCGACGCAGACTTTCGAGAGTGGTCCGCGAGTAAAAGGCAGAAGTTGCAGTCCGGAGAGGAGCGGGGAGAGTTTGCTGGGCCCGGTATGTCCTTTCCCGTCGCAAGCGCTCAAGATGTGTCAGCAGCGTGGTCTTCCGTGGGCAGGGCAGCGAACCCTCGCAAAATTATGTCAGAGATTATTCGCATTGCTAAGAAATACGGTTGGGAGTCGGGTCTCCCCCAAACGGTGAAAGATCGAATGGGACAAGGGGAGTCAGGCTTGCCTTCCCCGGACTTCCGCGAAGGGGCACCGAATGCAAGAAAGAGTTCGAGGAAAGCAGCTAGAGCAGCGGCCGAAGTTGGCAAGTCAAGGTTGCCGGAGTAAACATGGGACTTTTTGAAATACCACTCATAATCTGCGGCTGGATTTTCACAGCTGGTCTTGCGGGTGTCGGTGGCACCTTTATGATTCAAGGTAAGAACGAGAAAAGAGTTCAGTACCTGAGAAACAACGCAGACCAAAAGATAGAACGTCTTATTGAGGAAAACGACAAAAGAATTAACGCTCTGATTGCAGCGAATACTGTCCAGAACGAGAATGTCCTTTCCCACATTAAGAATGTTGAGAAAGCTCTTAATGACATGAGAGCGGAACTTCCTGAGAAGTACACACTGAAGACAGACCACAACCGTCTTGTCGACAAGGTGGAAGAGCTTTCTATGCAGTTTTACAGGCATAGGGAGAACGCTAATAGCTAGGGGGTAAAGTTAGGTAGTTAACCACTTACAGAAATGAGTCACTGGGGATCCTTTTCACCGGAAGCTTACAGAGCTTACAAGTACGGGGTTGAAAACCCCAGCAACTTCATGGGAGTTGCTCCAGCATTTGAGAAAGAGCCAGGGAGGGACCCTGACACCTTCTTTATGGGTGAGGACGACGAGGATGACTACGACTCCGACTCTGAATACGAAGACGCTGCCGAAGACGACAGGGAAGTCGAACCGAACGGCAGCATGGCCATTTCTCAGTTGCGATCTATGAGGGACAATATTGAAACTATACTGGAACTGGTTGGGCCTTACACGAATCTGAGTCCGTGGATGGCGGCAAAGTTGGCTGAGGCTGAGAACAGCATGACCTCAGTTGCCGACGCGTTGCAATACGAAGATTGAGACAATGTGGGGATCCTTTGACAATTCATCCTACGCTTCTTTTCGAGAGGCTGCACTGGAAAAGTATGCAGAACAGGTAGACAAAAGCTCTCTCGACTGTAACGACCCCCGCGCCACACCGAGTCACCCAACAAAATCTCACATTGTAAAGTCGTGCTACCCTGGCGCACCAAAAGGGGGCAAACTGATTCGATTCGGACAACAAGGCGTGAAAGGGTCGCCAAAGAAAGATGGTGAGTCAGAGTCTTATAAAGCCAGACGGCAGTCATTTAAAGCGAGGCATGCTGCTAATATTGCGAAGGGGAAGTCTTCTGGTAGTTATTGGGCCAATTTGGAAAAATGGTAAGTTAAACTAAAGAATTCTCCCTGGACATATGGGGAATGTAACTTCTGTAGAGGTGAGACCTAATGCGACAAAATACCTCAAACCATGTGATGTGACGGGGTAAAACAACTTAGTTGAGCCACGGGAATGATAGGAGACTTTAGCGTACCCAACGTAGATCACCTCACAGAGGGAGTGCATTACCATGTTGTAGACTGGGACTTTGCGGCATGTGAACCCGACGAGAAGATGGTATACGGTATATGTAGGAAAGTTGGGGGGACCGGGGAAAAAGATTTCGACACGTCAAAAAGAAGCAAGCAAGAAGAGCAGCTAGGCAACGAAGCCCAAAAGCAAGGTGCCGGGGCGTCAACAAAAGAGCAAGCGTCCGCAGCCAATAAAAAGGCTTTTACGGTTGAGGGGAAGAAGTTCGGGTGGGCCATCAAGGGAGGCAAGCCAGTAATCGTAGCCTGGGGATCTGTTGCAGGAGAGGCAAAGGTGGGCCCGAAGCAAAGAGTTTCACCCCAGCCGCAGTCCCCCGCAGTTCAAACGAACAGGATGGAAGGGCTTAAGAAAGCCTTAGCGAGTCAAACCACCGAGAGTGGGCGCCAGGCCATACAGAATCAAATTCGTCAGCTCGGCGGGTGAGACAACAGTAGTGAAGGGTAAAGTTATGTACAACAAGAATCTCTTTTCTCAAGAAGGGAACCCATGAATCCTAACTTCCCCGAGAACGAACTTCAGCTCGAAGGTTTCTCCCACATTCCAACGGATTACTACCGGGGAACTGTGATGGAACCCTCAGCCACCTCGACTCTCCGCCCCAGCTTCGGGGAGTACGGCGCTATGGGCGAGCGGCACGAAGCGATATCGAGAGCAATTGCTGACTTGGGCTTTGCCATGAAACTCTCTCGACAGCGTGGAGCGTTTCAAGAACTTCAAAGGCAGATGGCTGCGACAAAGAAACTTGTGAAAGAGCGCGAGGAAATTGACGGCAAAATGGCAACGCTTGACCTGGCCCGAAAGAACACTGACGACCACAATATTGCTGCTGGTATGGAAACTTCCTACTCAGAGCGGATAGACTCTGTGAGCACCCGTATTAACCGTCTCCAAGAGCTGCTATCCAACTTTAGCGACTTTTAGTCCTTATACTCGCCCTACGGAAACCAACCGTTAAACGATAAGATGTACTCGCTTCCACAATTTTCTCACTGTCAACCATGAACAAACTCGACCATTGTTACCTCGAAGCCCTTTCAGAAGCACTGAAAGGTAACTTAGGCGAAGCTTTAGAACTCCGCAACGAAGCGGATGCGTTAGCATCCGAAGGTTTCTCCTTCTCTGAGGACTACGGGAGTAAATACCCATTCATTGAAGAAGCTGTAAACACTTTACTTGATTCGTACGAATTCACTCGATGCGTCCGAGCCGACGGCTCGGCCTATGGTACACGCGGGAAGTGTAAGAAGGGCACAGAGGCTGGAGCGGCTGACCAGAGGGGTGTAGGTAAGAAGGGTTCCATTAAGGAAAGAAAGGTAGCACGACTTTACGAAGCCCTTAAAGAAAAGAAACTTACGAGTAACGCGACCTAGCGATTAATGAGACAGATGCTTGACACTCCAGAAGTTAAGAGCCAGTTTTCAAGTCTAGAAAAGAAAGGCGACGTGGAAGGGGCGAGAGCCCTTTACTCCAAGATTGAAGCTGAGGCTGGAAAAAGGGCGAGTGCAGGGGAAGGGAGACTGGCCAAGGGCGACAGTAGGACACCTGCCAGTGCGGACAGGGCTCGTGCGTCAGAGAAAGCAGAAAGCAGAAAGAGTCCGATGAAGTTAGGGAAAGAACAGCCACAGGCCGGGAAAGACATATCACCACGAAGAAGAAAAACTACAGCAGAGTATAAGGCAGTAGCGGTACAACTATTTGATCTTTATAAAATTGCTCAGCGAAAAGAGCGAGAAGCGGAAAAGGCACTAAAAAGCGTTGAGAAAGAAACCAAAGGCGACAATAGTCGTGAAGCGAGGCTAAAACGCTCTACTGCAGAGAAAGCTTTAATGAAGGCGTACTCAAGTGGAGAAAGAGCTATGAAGGCTGAACTCAAAGCAAACTCATCCTATATGAAATCACTCAAGAAGGACGTACGAGCTAAGATGAGTCCCCAACAAAAGGCCGCTGAAAAGGAGATTGATAAAATAATACAGGAACGAGGTTGAGTCTAGTGAAACGCTGCACCAAGGGAAAGAGCTGTGGAGGTACCTGCATTAGCCGCGAGGCTAAGTGCAGAGCCTCCTTGACCCCCAAACTATCCCACCAAGTAGAAAACTTACAGGGATCATTAGCAGGCAAAGTTGCTAAGAGTGGCGAGACAAACCCGCTGGTCAAGGACCTTATTGAGGCGTTAGCGTCCAACTCAAAGGTCAGGGTGGGTAATGACTTCCCATCGTTAAAGCGGGAGGCAGAGCGCCAGCTTGCTGAGCTGCGCAGTAAAGAGTATATGACGGACGAGGAAATAAATAGGGCCACGAAAGTTGAAAAGGCACTCTTTGACACATGGGCCAAGCACACCAGGGCGGATCGCCCAGCTATTCAAGAACGTCAAAATGCACTCGAATTCGACTCCGAGTTTACACCAACCCTAAAGTTAGGGGGTAGCTACGACTGGAAACAGTCGTACGAATCAGGATCAAAGGGGTTAGGATCAGGTTTGTACGGAGCGGTAATTGCATCCAAACCACCCCCGTCCGTAGTCGTGAAAAGGGGGGAGGTGGGGGAAAATGAAGTGAGAATTCTTGAGAAATTAAGTGGAAAGGATATCACCCCCAGGCTAATCTCGGCTGAGATGAATAAATCTGCTGAGTTCAACAACGCTGGGTACTACCCTGGAAGAATAGCAATGTCCCGTGTAAGGGGTAAGCCGGCTGAAGACTTTGAATCCTACGAAAGCCCAGTCGGAAGCACAACTGTGGGAGACTCTTACTACGCTCTACGAAAGAAGCTCCATGAGCAAGGTGTTGCCCATAATGACGCCCACGTAGGAAACGTAATTATCGATGACAAGGGGAAAGCACGTTTTGTTGACTTCGGTGTTTCACAGGATGACCCTCGTGCAGCTCTCTCAGAGGCCATTGGAGTTTTATCGGTGAGGTACTTACTACCCCCTGGTGCAATGCTCAGAAAGCCACTCAATGAAAACTCAGGGGATTTTCAGGCACGAGACAACAAGCAGTTTTACTTGCCACCATCCACTACAGTTACTCCTAAGGGAACTACCCCCAAAACGAACCTTGGGAAGATTATACGAAACCGAATCAAAGTTTACTCCGAGATGGAAAAGCTTGGTCTTAACAAAGACGATATTGCTGAGGTGGTGACCCACAGTTTAGACCAACCACTTAGCTCTTACAACAAAGGTGCTTGGGGTAAGATCGGCAAAGACGACGCTGCAAGGCTTATTTCCATACTTTACGAAGGGGTTAGTTAATGGACAAAGACCAAAAGTACCTCGACCTCATGTCACTCTACAAAAGGGTAAGGAGAAACCCAAGCGAAAGAGATCGTGCTCGGGGAATTCTTAACACGGCAATAGAGCTTGGGAAACGCGGAGTGAGCTCTGAGGCGAAAGAGGCAGTGAGGTACATCTAAGGGAGAGGGGGGTAAAAGTAGGAGTGCCTCTGCACACAGTCTTAAGCTCTTTAGCAAATGTCAGCAAAAGCCAAACGAATAGTTCTGAAGCGTTCTTCAATCGCCGGAAAGAGGCCGAGTCCGTCGCACCTTCCGCCAGGTGAAATCGGCCTAAACACAAACAGCGAAGAACCAGGGCTTTTCTTCTCAGTCACTGACGGTCAAGTAATTAAAGTTGGGCCCCCCTCAGTGCTACCCCTTCCTCCTACGAACCTCCCTGAAAAGGGTGAGTTGTGGTTCGACACCGAGGACGGCACACTCAATGTGGGGGACGCAACGAGTCAGTGGCGCACGGTGTCCGCTCCTTTCCTCGGTGGTGGGGGGAGCATAGTGTTTGTTGCGCCTGAGTTTAAGTACTCAACGGATTCTCTTCGAAACGACGGGCAAGCCTTGCCCTTTCAGACTTTATCCCGAGCAATACTTGAGCTTTCAAAGATATACATAAGCCGCGTTTTAGCTGGTTTCTCCACTTCGAACGAAAGCAATCGCTATACGATCCTTCTCTCCTCCTCCATCATAACAGCCAACAATGGCCCCGGTGTTAGCCTCGATGACTTCACTGTAAATTTCTCTTCTTCAGGCGACAAAGTTACAACTGCGCAACTCCAGCAGTTCAACCCCCTAAGTGGAGGGATAATTGTCCCCTTCGGTATCTCGATTATAGGGCTCGATCTAAAAAAGTGCGTTGTTTCCCCGGCATTTGTTCCGTCATATTTCAACCCGGCATTTCCTGCAGCTTACCAAGGAATTGACCAACCCTTAAGCTCAATTTTCAAATGCGTAGGAAATTCTGTAGCTGAGTCCTTCTCCGTAGTTGACAAATTGTCATCGAGAACTGTTATTTCAGTTACAGAAGAAAACGGACTAGCCGTTTTTATTTCCGAAAGACCGCACGGACACTTATTCAATGATGTCGCGTCCGTAAGTTTCGAGCCGACTGTGGATCAGAGCACAGGGACATTCACCGCAGGGAACTACTATGTTGTCCCCATTGATACTGACCGCTTTTACTTATCTTTCGGGTCTCAAACAGAGACTCCCGCTGCGGAGTACGTACCTTTCTCCTCTTTACCGGCATTCAGTGATAAGACAACGCCGAAGTTTTTAGTGGAAAACACTCTAAAGTCTGCTCACAGGCTCAAGGTGTTCGAAAACGCAACTTTATTTGAGATTGGTGAGTACTTCACGAAAGTTCAGAAGGCATTTCCTGACTTCTTTGGCGGGAAAGTCACAAAGGGCATGTCCCTAGTAGATAGCGGGGACTATACAATCGTAGCCCCAGTTGGGGCCTACCCTAACAACGAGGAATCAAACACCACGAGAAACTCGCCGTTTTACGCAAAAGACGTTGTTCTCAGATCCGACTATGGCATGAACTGGGGGGATTTCGACGGGGCGTCTGTTTCCGGGTTTAAGTCGGTAGTTGCAGTCTCTTGCACAGCGGTTTCTTTACAGAACGACCCGTGCGTGTACGAAATTTACACAACCCTCGTAAACCCGGCCACGAAGCTACCAGAGCAAAAGTGGTGGAATTTGACTGAAGCGAAGTTTCTATCGACTCCAGTGGAGCTTCGCCCTTCTTCGCTGTCCGACGTTACAGTGAAGGATCAACTTTCCTTGTTAAACTCCACTCCCGTAAATAACATACGGTATTACTACAAGAGCCTCACGGAGCCAGGCGGCAAAAGCATAGGAATTGTAGACATTGAGAGGGACTTCCGGCATTTCGGGTTTCGAGTTAGGAACGGGGCCCACGGACAGTTTCAATCTGTGTACAGTATCGGCCCTGCAATTGGGGTCTGGGCGCTAAACGGCGGAACCTGCAGCCTAACAAATAGCACGACAAACTTCGGATCGGTTGCGTTTAAGTCTGAGGGTTTCCTCGGAATCAACACAATCGGAGGTGCAAAACCGAACGGAAGGGGATTCGTTCTTGAGGGTGTTCAAAGGCCACTGGCCCTGCTTAAGTCTCAGGTAGAGAACCCAGACAATAAGAGAATACTTTCCCTTGGGGGAAAGATTAAGGCGATTTACATTGACCCCGAGGACCCGAACACGCAAATACTAGAGCTGAGCTCAGACTTTTCCCCGTGTCACTTACTTCCTTACTCCTTAGGGCCGGGGACAGCACTCTGGGTTGAAACTGAGTCCTGCACCTACCGTGGATTTTTTGCCGCAGACGGGGGGCCAACGGTTATTACTGGCCTTGGGGACCCCGTAAACTTCGCTAAACTCCGCTTAAGGTCCTCAGACAGTACGATACCGAATGATGAGAGTCTACTACCCATTCTTGGTGTCCCTTATATTCGAAGGTTTACGGACCCAAGACAAGACTTTGAAAGATCGTATAGTCTGTTCATAAGAAACACCCTTCCGAACGCTATCGCCCCCCAAGTTGGATCGGTACTAAGGTTAAACCAAACCAGCCAACAACAGGGTTCAATTTCGCTAAGACCGAATGTTCAATTTGACCCAGGAATTCTAGGGGGTTGGGGAAGACTATTCACAGTTGATGCTACGGAGACAGGTGGACAAGGGTCTTCTCCACAGTTTAACTACGTCATTGGGGATAGTAACCAAGATCTAACTTACTATGTAGCAATCACTGCAACAGACTACAGTCGCCCATGGGGACAGGGGGCCGATTTCAATCTTCCTTCGGGTTCGTACACGACATACAGAAACAGAAACTGGTACACAGCCGAGAATAACCTGTGGACCTGCGTGTATTACGGCGAGGCTTTAAGCTTTACGGACAGCTTCGGGCCTTTCTCTGTGGCCCCGATCGAGACCTGCTCGCCGTTCGTTGACACAAGTGTTCTGGAAAAACAAGAAAAAGTCTCAGAAACTTTTCAAGGTTCTTACGCAGTCGACTCTTACCTGAGCATAGAAGGGTATGCAGATCAGACCTACTTTAGAGGGGCTACAGAACCCTACCCTACCTACTCTTCTCAGGATGTTTACGACGGAGACGACAGCACAGAGAGTATGGGACTGTGCCTAAAGAACTTAGCGGATGGCGCAGTTACCTACACGGTCTCTACGTTGACCGAGGTGCAGCTGAAACAAGACGCCACCTTGACTCCTCTACCAAAGAGGTACCGACCCTCAATAGCGGAGTTTTCCGTATTATCCTCAGTTGAAATCGAGAACCCGCGTCAAACTGCGTCAGTAATTCAACTGAGCTCTTCTTCAGGAGTTGAATACATTCGAGTAATAAGCTTGAACGGAACAGTTGTTCGAGGACTACGCCTAACTTACGAGAATAGCTATTACCCCACGACACTTCCGGGAAACAACTGGCCGCAGCAAACCACAGTAACAGTGTGTAGCGCAAATCCCCTGCCTCAACCCGAGCTATACGACCCGGACTGGATCAGCACCAAGAGAGCAATTTACCGTTTTTTCGAAGTCATGGGGTACTCAAAAGGCGTTCTAAAACCACTTTTAACCCCGAAGTACTGGGGCGAACGGCTGATGTCAATTTCATCCCTTTCAGGGAATCTACCGACAAACGGCTACTCTCTTACTGTGGACAAGTGGCCTCTAGAGTTTAATCAACCTTCAGTAATAACTGCAAACACTCACACGTGGGCTTACGCAGGCTACTACAACTACTCTCGTGGACTTCCTGAGTTTCAGAGCAATGACTTCACTCGAAAGCTGGCTACCGACTACCAAGCCACAACCACCTGGAGCGGAAGACTCACTGTGATGGGTGTGAACGATAAGGGGGAAATTGTTCAGTTTGGTCCACAGCGTCAGGCACTAACAGCGAACTTCTACGAGTCTTCTACTCCGACAAATAACCCCAGCAACCAACAAATCTACGAAGAGCAACCATATGTTGAGTTTCCTTCACAAGTTGTTGTATACTCTGCCGACGATATTTCACCTGAGTTCAACGGGTCACGTTCAACCTTCGACTTAACTCGTAGTGGCTTAGCGATACCCCCGGATCAGCTGTCCGCAGAGTCTTTATTCGTAACCCTTGGGGCTTCCGTTCAAAAACCGGGTGTAAACTACTCGCTGGTTGGAAATAGGATTCAGTTCGCAACGTCCCCTGCCGCAGGTTTGTCCTGCAATATTCGAGTTGTAACTAGTGTTGACTCAAGCCGCACTTTGACTATCGCGTCTTTGAGCTTTACTGAACCCTGTGACGGCGCAAGAACAAACTTCACGGCCACAATACCAGGCGACCCGAACTCATTGTCCTCCCTGGAAATAACTGCCAATAATACATTTGTCTTTTTGGGGGGAGTACTTCAAGTTCCTCTATCTGCTGTAAACCCTTCTTCACCTTTCTCATACTCCGTGGAAAGGATGTCTCCGACAACTGTCCAGTTTTCCTTCACAGGGGTTCCCCCTGAGGGGAGCACCATTGATGTAAGGTCTGTCTGCTCTGGCCCATATTGGTCCCTCCGGTCCACTTTCCCGGTCGAAGTTTACTCTTTGGATGATATCAGTAGTGAGTTTAACGGGGCTAAGACTTCTTTCACGCTTAGGTACGGCGGGAAGAGAGTGGACGCGTTGACAGTGAATGACGGAAACCTTCTACTGAGCTTGGGTGGCGCGGTTCAGCTACCTCGTGTGTCATACACAATAGAAAACTCGGTCCTAACCTTCTTAGATCCTGCTGACGCACCACAACCCGGAACCATCGTAAACCTACGAGTCATAGCTAACGCTGAGTTTATCTTCTGTCCTAGCCAAGGCAAGTACGGGAGTAGTTTCTTAAGATGGGGTCCGGGAATCGTGCTATCCGTAGCAAACGAGATCGGGGCGTTATGACTAGGGTAAAACTGCTTATATGTGTTAGTTCTGAACAGTGGCATTAACCCGAGCACAACTACTCATGGGGGACAGTGGAAAAGGCGCTGTTTTACCTGGACAACCTCAAGGGGTGAAGGAAGGCTCCGGCGTTACAATCGGGCTGGACGGAACTATCTCGTTCAATGCTGCGAGTGCAACAGGGGTCGTTAAGACCAACAACCCGAGCGCCTTTAACTCTTATGTTTGGCCAGCAGCCCCCGTAACCGGTGGTCAGCTTACAATTGGCGTCAACGGGGTATTATCGTGGGTTGTGAGGAATCCAGGATTTGGGCTAGACCTAGAGGGAACGGCCATAAAAGTTTCTCTTCCGTTTGGAACAGTTGGGAATGCTCCGGACATCGGTACAAACGAAGACGAAGCAACGACTGGAAGTTTGTACTGGAATAGTGAGAGTGAGCAGCTGTTTATTTGTACAGGGACATCGTGGGTCCCTGCTTCATACGGTCCCGCAGACCTTAATAATGAATTTCTCACAGGTACCTTCACGTTATACGTAAACCCTCAAATAGGTAGCGATGTTTATGTTGCGGGCGTATACGACGGGACTGTTGTGCCCGTTATCACCAACCAAATGACAGTTGCGGGGTACACACCCCAGAAGCCTTTCAAAACCCTGCAGAGAGCCGCTCTCGAAGTTGCCCGTTTCCAGGCGGGCCTGCAACCGGACTCGTTAGCATTTGATCGCTTTGTTATCAAGTGCTCAGCGGGTGAGAACACAGTTGACGGGACACCGGGAAGCGCCACAGTTAGCCCGTGGGTTAGTGGTACGACTCCAACGGAGTCTCAGTTAAGGGCAATGAATAGCGACTCTTACGCTGGCGTTATACTCCCCAGAGGTGTGTCCGTCATTGGCGAGGACCTAAGAAAGACTATAATTCGGCCAGGCTATGTTCCAGTTAAGTCCGGAAATATTGATACGGACAGAGGATCAATTCTTCGCATCACAGGTGGAGGATTCTTCTTCAATTTCACTTTCAAGGATAAGCTCGGTTTAGCAGCTAGCCACCACTTGCTCGACTGTTTCTCGTTCGCGTCAGACGCAGACCTAACTGCTTACTACGCCAAAGTACGGACGATCTTCGGTCAAACCAACCCGAACCTGCCTGTAAACCCCGGTGAGTCTGAGATTGTTGCGCCGAAGCCCCCTGGACTTCCTGAGGAAAACACAGATGGGGTTATAGGGTCGTCCCCCTATATATTTAACTGTTCGGTAAGGTCCCGGTACGGCCTCTGCGGAGTTTACGCGGATGGAAACGAAGTGACCGGGTTTAAGTCCGTAGTGACTTCCCAGTTCACCGGCGTTAGCTTGCAGAGGGACTTGTACTGCTGGCAAAGATACAACTCCTCTACTAAAGTTTGGGGTAATACAATATCCAATTACGACAGCTTTATTGCGCTAAATCCCAACAATACTCGAATGGATCCCTCAAGGGTGTCCTTCCACATTAAGGCGGTTAATGGTGCGTTCATTCAGGAGGTTTCTGTTTTTGCGATTGGACAAGGGATTCACCACTGGGTGAAGAACGGGGCTGAAATCTCGGTCACAAACTCAAACAGCTCTTTCGGGGGTTGTGCAGCTTTGGCAGAGGGCTACAAGTCTGAGGCATTCCCGCAGGACACCAACTGGAACGTGGCCACGATAAACGTGGCTACAAATATGACAGACCAAACAACGGTGGTTAACAATATTTCCCTAGGGGTGATAGCTACGGGGGTGGCTGACGACGCCACCGTGTTGATTTTGACTCAACCCCTTATTGAGTCAGAGATTCACCTAGGGGTTCCTCAAGTCTTGGCGTCCAAGAACTACACTTTAAAGAGTGGTAGTTACCTGTGGATTGAGAATCCTAACGGACCAGACTGGAGAGCACCTTTAGCCTCTTCACCGTGGGTATCAACAACTCCTGGAAACCTTCAAGTGTCAGCTCGAATGCAAAACCAGGACGGCGACTACCCTGGGGTTGATGGAGCTAGTTTGGTTGGGAATAAAGTTTATATACGTAGACTCGTGGATAATCGTTCCTTGAGTCAAAGACGCTACAGCCTCAACGTTACAAACACAGATAGCAATACACGAACTCCACCTCGAGACTACGTAGTTCAAACTACGGTGAGTTCCGGCGGGGGGACCGTTGATCTGCTCCCAGACTCGGGAATGGTTATCGTTAACAAATCTGGCCCCATTCCAATTGGAGCGGACCCCGTTGTAAGAAAAGCTCAGATTGTACTTCAAAGGGCAAACCCCTCAAACGTCTGGACATCTGGAGGGTACTACCGACCTGGTGAAACTGTAAAGCACCAAAATAAGCACTTCACATGTGTTGTGAAAAACTCAGACACTTCGTTCAATGCAGATAAGTGGAGTGAGTCTTATGTCCACATGCCGTCGGACTTTAACGCCTACGACTTTTTCACTAATGTTGCGCCGGTAGTTTACTTTGACAATGACACAGACGGGGTTCAACCTTCCGCAAATTGTGGTTATAACTTAGCAACTTGCTGGTCAACTGATAGTGCGATTTCGGCACAGTACAGAACTTCTACGGACTACAGAGGAGTCTACGAGTTTTTACGTGGAATTGGTTTTACAGAGCCACAAGCCACATCTATACTACTACCAGTGGTCAACTCTGATAGAGAGTTGAACCCAGGGTTGAGTTCCGACATGAAGGGGTTCACTCCTAATGGCGCCGCAAACTCTCTCTCAAACTGGCCCATTGATTTTAGACGTCCATCTGTTCTACGAGTGTTTGGCCATGCTTGGGAGTGGACTGGCTTCTTAAACTATACGAAAGCATTACCCGAGTACCAAGGGGATCTCTCTCCTCAAAATCAATTCACATACTACTTCACCAACCAGCTCGGCGGAAGAGTGTATGCTACTGGTTTTAATCAGGAGGGTTATTTTGTAACTGCAGCAGGGTTAACTGATCTAAGCACAGGGGCAATTACCAGTATAACAGATATCGGTAACCCATTCGCCGGAATAGACATTCCCACCTACTACCCTCAGCTTACGGTTGATAATCTTAACGTAACAACTACTCTTGAGTTCACTTCAGGGAGCTCTGTTTCGGGTGCTCCAATTTTTTCCCCAGAATGGTACACGAACTTTAGAGCAGCGACAGAAACTTTACCAGGGTTAGTGAACCTGTCAGCCATTACGAGTGTAGGTTTTCCCGCCGGGACCCGTATAGCCTTCAATAACGCCTCACCACCTGCTGGGTGGGTGACTGTGACAAACTCCACTCATAACAACGCAACGATTCGAATTCTAAACTCGTCCGGGGGCGGGACAGGGGGGTCTACAGCATTCACTGATGTGTTCACAGGGACGCGTAGTTCAAGTATTAGCCTAAGCTCCAGCGGCTTTGTGAACAGTCACACCCTGTCAATAGCGGAACTAGCCTCCCACACCCACGGCTACACGGCTGCACTTTTGTCCGATACGTCTCTGGACGGGCCAACCGACAGAGAGTTTATCAGCCAAAGTTCTACAACCGACGCTACAGGATCTAACGCTGGACACGGTCACGGTTTTACAAATGCCTCCTACTCAATGGGGGATATGAACTTTAACGTCAAGTACGTCGATTTTATCGTGGCTCAAAAAAGTTAATCAAATCACTTGAAATCATGAAAAAAGGAAACCACTGCCCACTTATTCGAAAAGACTGCATTGAAAATAAATGTGCTTGGTACTGCCAAGCGAGAGGTGTGAACCCGAACACTGGTCTTGAGGTATCTGAGTGGCAATGTGCTGTGAACCTCCTCCCGGTTCTTTTAATCGAAAATTCGTATCAGCAGAGGCAAACCTCCGCGTCTGTCCAAAGTTTCCGAAATGAATCAGTGGAAAGATCGGACTTACTGAATACGATTCTACTGCAAGCTTCTCAGGGGCACTCACGCAGAGACTCAATCCAGCCTGTGGACCTGAAAGAGCTTTCACCAGGGTAAAGTCCCTTAGCACCTTAACGAAATGTCTAAGATTACAATCGTCCCAATTGATAGAGTAGTAGTTCTCAACGGTATCGTAGCCTCGGGAGTTGACATGACTTCCGTTGACCCTGCTATACACGCTATACAGTTTGACACTGAAAGCTCGGAGGGGACCGTAGAGTACAAAGGGGACCCGACCAAAGGGGTCACACCCTACGTAGAAGTCATAGCGAGTATTGAGCCGTGGGAGATTCTAATCGCAGAAGCTGAAGAGATGAACTTCTGCAAGCGAAACCCTAAAACCTTTTACAACACCGTCCCCCCCGTGGGAAAGAAAATTGTAGTTTCTGAGAGGGGTTGGCCTCAACCGAGAAACTCAACTGAAAAACCGCCCACGGATCAGCCCTACTTAAACACATCCCTTTATTGGGATGGCTCTGACTATGTTTGGTCTGTTTTTCCACTTGACTTGTCTCTACTTGACGCACAAAACTTTGTAGCAGACGGGATAAGCGAGAAAACTTATTCCTTGTTACAACCATCCGATTGGATGGTGGTTCGTCAGACTGAAACTGGAAAGGATACTCCTGAAGATTGGGGCACGTGGAGAGAAGCTGTAAGAGAAGAGTCAAAGGTTAAGCGAAGGTTAACCTTCGAAAAAGAGGACTTGGCATCGTTAAGCGACTATTGCAATAGCACGGAATTTCACTCTTGGCCCATTTCCCCGTCCGCCTAGGCCATGATCACAAAAATACAAATTTTAAGGAGTCTAGAAGAACAGAAACGCCCTAACCCTGCGGCTCTCTCCCAGGGCCAATTGGCTGTGAACATCGACCCTGCAGAGCCAGGCTTATACTTCGCAGACACTGACGGCAATCTTCGAAAGATAGGCCCGTGCCATGTTGGGCCGGAGCCTCCAAACTTTGGTGTGCCACCTTCGTATTTCAGTGGAAACTGTGTCGGAGAAATGTGGTACGACACCGCCGAGGGGTCACTCAATATATGGGACGGGTACGTATGGCTCGCCATACAGGGCGGGGGGACATCCCCAGGAACAATTGGGGCGACGGGGCCTGCGGGGGCCACTGGTGCCGCTGGTCCTACAGGTGTGGGGACTTCTGGCGCAAGTGGTGCGACGGGTGCGACGGGTCCTATCGGGGCAACGGGTGCGGGAGTTACCGGGGCGACTGGAGTGGGAACTTCTGGCGCGACGGGTGCGACGGGTCCTATCGGGGCAACGGGTGCGGGAGTTACCGGGGCGACTGGAGTGGGAACTTCTGGCGCGACGGGTGCAACTGGGGCTGTGGGTGCAACCGGTGCAGGTGTAACTGGGGCAACTGGGGCTAAAGGTGCCACCGGTGCATCTGGGGTTGGGGTGCCGGGGGCCACAGGAGCCACAGGAGCTGTCGGGGCGACAGGCCCCGTAGGATCCCTACGAGTAAATACCACTTACACAACCAGTTTGCTATCTCAGGGTGACATTGAAGACTTTACACTTGGGCTGGGTAAACTTTCAGACTTAGTTTCCATTCAAGTGTCAGAACCCGCTTGGGTTCGAATGTACCGGTCAAGTGTACAACGGGAGGCAGACCCTCGACCTGCGCCGGGGGGTCCTTTTCAGTCTATGATAGATCTTGGAGACAACAAACCCTATTCAGAAAACGTTACAACCCTGACCCCTGAAACCATTATTCAAAACCCTGTTCCGCTTCTTCAAGGCGATTCAAACGGTCTTGTTTACGTTAGACTAGTCAAACGTGGCGTAGGATCCAGCGCGATAACCTTAACCACAACAACTCATCCTCAGGAGAACTAACAATTATGGCCGTTACGAAACAAGCTTACGTCGCCAATGCACCCTGGACAATCACTCAGGTCACTGATACAGTGCGAGATGCCTTTATCGGCGCGGGGTTAATGACAGCCTGGCATGATTCTTTTACATCGGGAGGTAGAGAGCACCGAGTTTTGGAGATTATATACAATGGTTCCAAAACCTATGGAAAAACTTATTACTGGTTCACATTCGATGGAACCGGAATTTGGGTTAGAACCAGTACGGGGTGGAACACCACATCTAAGATTCCTAGTGGACCGGGGGTTCCAGGTACACAATATGTTGACTGGTTTGATACTACTACAGCGGGACTTGGAGCTGCGTCTCAATTATTAGCAATATCCACATCAATCAGCTTCTCTATTACTCGTTACACATCAAGTGGTAGAAGCTTTTTTGTTCTTCGGACTGGCACATCATACTTCACGTTTACAATCGACCCTCCAGGTACATCTTTTAGAGCGTTTTACGATCTAAATCTTGGTTATCATAGTGGCATCTACCAAGTCACCACACAAGGTAGAAAGGTTGTCATCAACTCCGTACATCGCAATAGAAGGGAGCTTCTTCTTGGGTCTAGTCTAAACAACTCAACTTCCGGGAGCGGAGTTCCATCTCGAGTACCCTGCTCAGAGTATTGCATTCCAACTAATTATGGAAATAACAACCAGGCAAGTTTACCGGAAGAGGGGTTTTTATTGCCCGGTTGGACAACCGCAGCCAACCCGAGTGCGGGATCAGATTTTAATCCGGTTTTTAACGGCATTCGGCTCACTAGTATTCATTCAGCAGACTTACCCGCAGAGTTCGGCGTATCCTCCATTAAAAATAGCGACATCTTGGCAATACAAGACAATGCCACAGTGAGTGCTGGAGTTGAAGAGTACGAGATACTAGCATTTTTTAACACTGGAACTACAAATTCACTAACCAGCAACCCGGTATTCCTAGCCCGTACAGTGGGATGAGCATAACTACGGCACAAAGTTTATCTGGAGCATTAGATGGTAGCGGTTCTATTGCGGGGTCAATTGTTACCCTAAGAGAACTTGGACCACAATCAAAAGTAGCTCCCGCTGGATTTACTATACAAATTAGCAGTGTAAACCCGGCATCTCCAATTATTGGTAATGCCGGTGGTATAAACTTTGTATCACCGGGATTTGATCCGGTTGTTGTTTCTGCACTTCAAGTTGTACTCCGCTCAACTGGACAAATATGGCCGGTAGGGTTTAGCTAGCTTCGCCCCCGGCTCTTAAAGGGTATAACCTACAATAAGAGTCGAAAATCCCCAAGGGCCGTATGTCTCAAACCACCCTGGTTTTACGAAGTACAGACGAAAAGAAAAGACCGAACCCTACTACTTTGCAGGAGGGGCAGCTAGCTGCAAATATAGGTGAATCGGAGCCAGGTTTGTACTTCGCAGACGCTAATGGAGGTCTTCGAAAAATTGGACCATGTCACGTTGGTTTTGAACCCCCAAACCTTGGTGTTCAAGCACCGTACTTCCCAGGCTTATGCTTGGGAGAGCTTTGGTACGACACTGTCGGAGAAATTTTAAAGGTTTGGAGTGGATCAAGCTGGCTCTCGTCCGACCAAAGACTAAGCCTAGCTTCGCAAGCAGACGAGATATTCAGCCTTAGCGACGAAACCTCCAGCTTAACCGTCGGGGCACGGTTAAAAATTCCATACTGGCCCAGGGCCACGGTGCTTACAAGTCTTCCAGTGTGGGCGGTCGGGACACCCCCCACGGGTGCTTCTTTGCAATTCGATATCCAGGTTAACGGCTCATCAATATATGCAGCCTTACCAACGATTACAATTGGATCCACGAACTCTACAGCTACGCCTGGGGCATTCTCAACAGCGTTTTCTAATGGGGGCTTCACTCTAGCGGCAGGATCCCTAGTGACCTTCTCAGTAACTCGTGTAGGGAGTACGGTTGCAGGGGCTTGTTTGAAAGTCGTGCTGTACACTCGAAAGATAGGGTAGTCTTTGTTGCTCTTCTACGTGGGACTCCAGGGTGCCAAGTGCGCTGTCACCGTTAAAAGTCAAGTGAAAGATCCTCTGTGTCACACTTGGAGAAAGACCCAAGAATATCCTCAGAAGTCTCATAGCCCTCGCACCCCTTTGACCGATTAGCTGAGGAGCATACCAGAGAGAAATTAGCCTTTGCAAGGTGATATCTCTTCCATTCTTCCCACAGGGCTTTATCCTTGAACTCCTTTGCCGTAGGTGGGCCCACCAGAAAAATGTCTACGTAAGTTAACGAGTTTAGTTTAACGAACGAATCGGCAATTTCAGCAAAAGACAGACCTACATGGTCTACGTCAGTCCTCATTCCCCGTCTTAGGTTCTTTCCCGTCAGATAGCAAGTTGCCGGAAGACACACAGAGTCCCGAAAGTCCTTCAGCTGTTGAGAAACCCCGCTCCTCATGGCCGCCTTCACAGAATTAAAGTGTTTCTCCTCTGAGCTTGCGCTTGTCGCGATTTTCTTCGGAGGGTACAAAAAGTCTATAAGTTTCTTCTTGGGCACGGGTTGTTGAGAGCCACCTCTTTCGAGGCTTAGCATTTTCACTCTCATGCCGCCAGCGATATCAACATTCCTAAGGTAGAGCTTAACTTCAGGGTCTGTAGACAACTTTCCCCAAGTAGGTGTGACTCGGCACGACCTTAAAACAAACTCCTTCGGTTCACCAATAAGCTGGGAGTTTACTCGGTGGTTCTCTATAATTCTACTTAGTTTGTCTGTGTAGTCTTTTTTGGTTAGTCCGAATGTTTGTTTGCCGAGAGTGTTGCTCATTGAGTAGGTTCGTATGAGAAACTTTACCCTTGCTTAAACGGCGCTAAACTCCAGGTAGAAACAACTAGCTAAATGTGACCGAGGATACCTCAGTAATACGACAGCGAGGCGATCTAAAGTACCTAGTAGGAACTGAGGTTGAGTGCTCAGGTAGAGTGAAAGAGTTTCGACCCCATGTGAAGAGAAAAGATCTTGATTCTCTGTGCCTTGTCAACGTTTTTGTAACCCCTTTGCCCCTGGGGGAGTCTGTATACCTTGATCACTTATGGGTATTGAAAAAGCAGTTTAAAGTAGTGGGAAGTGTACCACAGAAAAACGAGCGTATACACTTCATCGGCAAAGTTTACTCCTACAAGAGGGTAGGAGGGAAGTCAATTGACAGGGGCTTATTTGGACTCGAAGATTTTGGAATCCTACCATTAACTCTCTCTGAAGATTATGAAAATTGAAGTCGAAAGCCACGACCACGACGGACGGACTTACTTTGAGTTTGTTCTGCAAGACGGGCCGGGAAACCGAGAACGGGTTCGGGGCTACGCAACAGACCTAATCGTTGCTTTCACGAAGGTGATAGAATGGCACGAAAGGATTGAAAGAGAGTACCGTGACGCCCATGGTTTACTACCCTTGGAGGCAACCTACAATAAAGCTGAAGCGGACGACCCCGCCTTAGAAAACTTACCTAAACAGTGAAACCAACAGAGTTAGAGTTTAAAGAGCTCAAGCGAAAATCGTCAGAGTGGGCGAAAGAGCGCCTTGCTGATACAAAAACGGTAGTCATCGACTGCGAAACCACAGGGATACTAAGAAACGACCCTACGACGGAAATTGTTCAGCTTACTGTAACAAACACCGCTATGCGACCGTTGTTTTCCATGCTGATAAAACCCGCTCAGCCAATGAGCGACCAGCTTGTTGGAATACACGGCATATCCAACGACATGGTTAGTGAGAGCCCTGTCTTCCCTCAAGTTGCAAAGCTAATATCTTTCATCCTAGATGGTAAGCACGTTGTTGCGTACAACGCGGATTTTGACATCGCCCTCTTAGTACATTTGTACAAGAAATACAACATGGCGGTTCCCAAATTTTCGGGGGTGAGTTGCTGCATGGACAGATACTCAGAGTGGAAGGGTGAGTGGAACGAAAGCAAGGGCAGTGTACGCTGGCAGAAACTTCCGAACCTGTCGGGAATGCCCGCACACGATGCCCTTGCAGATTGCATATCTACCGTCCGTATCATGGACCTCATGGCGAAGGGTTTGGACCTTGCCGCTTTAAGCTCCGACGAAATTTCTCTCGACTTTTGAACACCATGTTGTTTGGTACAATTACCTTTCTCTACGAGCCTTCCACCGAGGGGTTCCCAGCTTTCATTGACGCCGAAGATCCATCCGACCCACGAGTATCTATACAGTTTTCGTCTGAGGCGGACCTTAGCGAAATGATTGAGAATTTTGAGCGGTTCTTGAGAGCAATAGGCTACCCGTTAGACTACGACGAGTTTCTTGCATTGTCCTCGGGTGAAGAGTCACAAAGGGGGAATGAGCCCGTGGAACACCCTGTTTTCAGTGTTCAAGACCCTGTTATTAAGATCAATGACTCCACTGCCGTAGCCACTATGGCTGAGATTGTCGCGGGGATTGCTGATAGACTCGAAGCCCGTCTAACCTCACAGGGAGCTTCTTGACATGGAGAATAACAATCCGTGGTTCATCGAAGGCTCTAGCAAATCTCGCCTTGTAAGCACCACTCCCCAAGGGGAAGAGCTGATAGCCTACATCGCACGAGTAACAAGCAAAGACCAGAGCAACCCTAAAATTGAGAATCTGCTCAAGTACTGTGCGAAAGAGGGTCACTGGAGCGTGTTTGACCAGGCCGACCTCACTGTGGAAGTTGTAACACCGCTTGCAATTTCTGTCCAGGTACTTAGACATAGTTCGTTCAAGTTTCAGCAGTTTTCGGGGCGGTACGAAAACCAAGAAATGATGCGTAAGCACACGGAAGACTTACCGACATTCAAGGATCTCTTCTACATGCCTGAACAGGCGCGGTTGCAAGACACCAAGAACCGGCAAAACAGCTTTGTAGCCGAGGACCCCAGCCTCACAGACTTTATGTTGGCTGAGTTTGAGTTTGCGTATAAAGCAGCGCTCCAGTCCTACACAAACCTTCTGGACAAGGGCATCGCAAAAGAGATGGCCCGATTTGTGCTACCTGAAGGAGTATACACTCGCATGTACCTTAAGGGAAGCGTTCGCTCCTTCATTCACTACATCGGAGTGAGAGACGATGAGGGTGTGGCGCAGTGGGAGCACGTTGAGTTAGCAAGGGCGGTTCGAACAATCTTTTCAACACAGTTTCCTACCATCTATCGCTCCCTGTTCGATGAGAAGACACAAAAGCCCTTATACGCTGAAGACGAGAAAGCTCGTGAGATCCTAAAGCTGAAGGCCACAATCGAGCTCTTAAGAGAACAATTACCCACGACATGAACAATCAACTCGCAAAAGGATTCTGGAAGATTGCGGAGGATTCCCCCCCGGTCGACAAAGAATACTGGGTCGCATTCTCTGATAGGAGTGGGGACTTTCAAGTGTCAAATTGTGACGTGTGGCTCTTCAAATCAGGTGAATGGCACAGTTTATCTGACTCGCGATTTTCCGAGGAAGAAGTTGGCCTTCCGGCATACTATATAGACTTACCTATGCCGAAAACAATATAGTTTACGAATAGCGGTAGACCCTAGAATAAGGGTGCTACCGCTGAACTATATGAGTGAAAATGAAACGCCAAGACCAAAATTAGAGTCCTACTTTAAGCTCGATAGTAACCCTGCCCCACTCGTAGTTGTTGATTTCCACGTTTATTTACACGACGTGAAACGGTGGTTCGAAGATAAAGTCGAGGGATCTGTAAATAAGGATGTAGAGGACAAACTGATAAAAGGGTGTTGGGCCCTAAAAATTAACCGGGGGCCAGATATGCTCCCGAGGCACCCCTACCGTATAGTCGTGGTTGCGGATAGTCGGTTCAAAGACACAGGGAACTACTGGCGCGACCGGGTCATGATAGAGTCCACAGAAGTTCAGACCGCCTGGGTAGAATATGCCGAGAAGAAAGGAAAAGACATATCAGAGATTCCAACTAATTACAAAGGTACTCGGGGGGACAAGACAGATACGTTTTGGCGCATCTTTGACATAGGGTGGGAATACGTCAACAAGTACTATCCGGTGTTCTCTCAGGAAGGTTTTGAGGCCGATGATATTGCCGGGGCCGTTTATCGGCTTTCTCGAGATAGCGAACCAGGGTCTGTTGTAAGAGACCGGCAAATTTTGCTATCCACCCTAGACAGAGATTGGTCTCAACTTGTAGATGAAGACATTGGAGTGTATTTCGCAAACACTCGTGTCCCCTTCCCAAAAGAGAAAATTCAAGCAAGACTTGTAGATAATGCAGGTGTAATTGAGCATACTAAATGGAGGATGGGTTTTGACTTAGACCACCCCAAAAATCTTGCCGACTGGAAAGTTAAATTTGGTGACATGGGAGATAATTTGCCACCAGGCAGCCCAAAATCCTTATTCGATTTGACAGAACCCAACCTTGACTACAACATAGAAAAGGACGCCCCATGGTATGAAAACCTTGTAGAATGCTTAAATGAACCCGGAGTTAACCTTCGGAGTGACCACTTTGATCAAACCCTAGTTCAGTTTGCTAAGGTGGGTTTAGATTCACCAACGAGACTTTAGGGTGGTAAAACGGGTAAAACTAGGGAGAATGATTGTGCCGGGATGCAGTCCGACTTATCCTACTTTGCCCATTGTAACTCAATGGCGCACCTTCTTCTCGAAGCGTGCGAAGGAAATGCTGCGAGCATTCCCCAGGGTTACCTAGACAACTTTGCCCACGACTTCGCTGATGGGGATGTTTCACTAGTCTCTGCACTCTCTAAGGTTGAGGGGGTGGAAGACCTGAGTACTGAAGAAGTTGATGAGACCTTAGAGTTGCTACAAAAGGTAAACCCCGATCACTGGCCGTCTGCAGAGTCCATAGAGAGTATATTCCCCGAAAAGCTCTGGAATAGCGCAAGCGACCCTCAAAGTATTTCCGACGACTTCGTTGAGGATAACCTGGGAACTGCGGAAAAAGTTGAGAGGGTACTTACAAGCGTTATTGAGAGTGTTTTCGGGGACTCGGTAAACAGCATTCGTGATGCTAAGGGCAAGTACCCATCAAGTTCGAACGACTTTTTGCAAGTAGACGACGGAACGTTCGCAGGAACTTTTCAGTACGACAGTCATCGTTTCAACTTTGAGATTGCACCAACTGAGCGAGGGTGGATTTGCACATACCGCCTAGATGAGTCATCGCTCGACGCAATTCCACAAATTGTGAAAGATGTGAAGAGGGACGATAAGAAGAACACTAGCGTGAAGAAAACCCGTAGCCAGGGATGGAAATAATGGCCTTTTCCGGAGTCATTCCTACAATCTCAGTAAGCTCAAACTCCCTTGTGAACAGTGTTGCAGGGGGTCTAATAAATAATGTCGCATCCTCAGCAGTCAAGGTAGCATTAAGCCCCAAACTGTCAAACCAATGGGCAAGCTCCTCAGGATTAAGCCCGCAGTCAATTACTTCGCTGTTGAGTTCGGCAGTAACACCTGGGCTAATTTCAACCGGTAGTCAAGCCATATCCCAGTCCTTGACGGCTTCAATTGTAAACTCTAAAGCCCTTGGCCCCCTGGGTCCGTTGGTTCAAGACTTTGCGGGAAACGCTGTCAGTAACTTGTCGAGAGACCTGCTGGGTACATTATTCCCGGCAACAGTAAGTAGCCCAACCAAGTTCTTTCCAGGGGCAGGAAACGAGCCAGACGCGGATTACCAAGGGTACGCTTACAACCCTGGATCAAACGGTGCTGACGTGGTGTTTTCAATTAAGCCCGCAGTATCCGGAGCTCAAGCAGAAGTTACGGATCAGGTGTCAGGCAAGGGTGGAAGTGGCGTTCAAACATCCATCCCGGCAGGGCAAAGTGTGCCGTCTTCCGGGGGCTTAGCTCCAACACCAAAAGCAGACTACTCAGCGGCATTCCAGAGCGCATCTGGAGCTGTCCTAGGAGACTTGACAAAACAAGCCAGTTTAGCAGGATCCTTTCGTGGTGTTCCGTTTGGGAGCCCTGACGCATTTAAGGCAATATCAACAGTCCCGCAGATTCTCACAAGCTCCACAGTAGGACAACCCTTCTCTCAAGACTCACAACAGTCCTCAGTGTGGAACTTTATCTGCGCACCTGAAGAAATTTCCTGGTCAACCGCCGTTCAGGTGGATAGAGTTCCAATTTTCGGCACAAACCTGCCACCCGTGATATCGGGCAGCCGGGGAATGAGGGAACTAAGCATGTCAAACGCTCTTGTGGAGGGTTTCACAAGGGGGAAGACCATTGAAGGGAAGGTTTCTGACTTGGAAAAACTCCTGAGTTTCACACTGGACACGCAAAACGGCTACGTTAAGGTGCCCGTGTATTGGGTCTATGCAAATAATAAGAGATACGGTGATGTTGACGGTGGGTGCTTTCTCATTAAAGAAGTGAAAGTGAAGGAGGAAATGAGGGACTTGACTGGCCTTGCAACACGTGCCAAGGTTGACATTTCCTTTTCACAAGTTCCCTCGTACCAAGTTGATGATGGGAGAGACATAGCAAGCAAAACAGTTTCCGGGACCACATCAAATTTGGGTGCCGTAGCGAGTGTTCTGTCGACTCGTCCAGTAGTTGTAAATCAGCAGCAGACCAACTCGTCTCGTGGGGGTGGCGTGGCTGGACAAACAAGTCAAAATGTTTCGCCGACAACAAAAATTCCCGGTGTACCCTCCGGAGCAACAAATGTGAGAGTCAATGTGAATAAAAAGGGAGAGAGTACCGTGAGTTATACTAACAATGGGGTTGAGGTTAGAAAGACATTGCCTCGGGGTCAAGGGCAGTTTTAGTGCTACGGGGTAAAGTCTATTAACACCCGGCTATTACCGCACGAGACACGAGAATGGCGGAGAATAAGACCTTTACACTGATTGGTAAGTTTGACGACCAAATTACCAAGAAGCTAAAGGATCTAAATAAAGAGTTTCAGAAGCTGAGCAAACCCCTCAGCAAGGATAATGCTGCGGCATCTTTGCGAGACGGATTTAAGGCGGCTAACTCAGAGCTGAAGACTCTTCAGAATGAAATGAAGACTCTGAACAAGCTTCAGTTTAAGTTCGACAAATCCGGTATTCAAGCAGCTCGCGAAGAAGTACAGATGCTTGGCAAAGACCTTGAATCGGTGTCGAAGAAAGGGCTTCCCATCGATAAGTCTGGGTTAAAGGCGGCGCAGGAAGATGCAAAGATTCTGGGAAAAATTCTCGAGGCAAACGCACTTATAAAAGTAGGAGAAGGGTTTGCGAATGCTTTAACAGCGGGGGCCTCTTCCGCAGTAAACATCCTTCAGCAGGGTATAGGGTTCATAGGAAAGAGATACTCTGAGGCAGTTCAAGACCAACTCGGGGATGTCATGGCTCGTGGTTCCCTGTTTGGGTCCCTAAATAAAGAGGGAATGTTCAAACAGGGGCTGGCCGGCAAAGAGGGTCAGGCATTGAAGGACGCTTCGAACGACATGTACCTGCAGACGAAAAACATTAGTCGCTCCATGGATAGCGCGATTAACGAGATTATTCGTACAAGTACAGTAAGCTCCCAAACCATTCAAGTACTATCGAGACAGCTCGGCGACAACTTACTTCCCGTAATGTTGAAGGAGAAGGGCATCACAGACCTTTCGATTGTAAGTAGGGAGAAACTAAATGAAGTGATGGGGGGAGAAAACGGCGTCGGCAAGAAACTCGCTATCTTGTACTCCCAAATCGGCTCTGTAGTCACTAGTCCGGCGTACGCACCCCAGGCTGCTATGGGAGTCACACAGTTCCTTGGATCGGGGACAATCAACAGACAATTATCCGTCTTTGAAAATAACCCGATCCTCGTCTCATCCCTCAAAGAGGGTCTTAAAAAGTTCGGTAACACCGTCGAAGGAAGAATTAAGGCGGCCAGTTACGGTTTCTCGATCGCAATGCCTGAGGCTGCTCTTGAAGAAGCTAAGAATACGATTGCAGGTGGTATGCAGTCCGTAAACGACACCTTTCTCGGTCCGTCCGGTATTCTCACATTAACAGCAGACATTAACAAACAGGGGGAGAAGACCCTAGCAATGATGGCCTCAAGTGGGGCGAGAGATAAACAAATAGCGAAATATGATAGGCGAAACAAGGAAGTTTTAGACGCTCTTGCGAAACAAGGCAAGAAAGAGTCTGAGATACAGAAGATTGAGGAACAACAGAAGAACAACAGAGTCCGATTCATAAAAAACCTCGATGACTTCTACAAGTCGGCAGACTCTCCGATCGAAGTAATAGCGACTCAATTCGGGCCCCTGTTGCAAAGTTTTGCTAACATGATGAACTCGGCGGGGAACCTTTTGATAGGACCCGTTAACTCAATTATTGGCGCACTTGCGAGACCTTTAACGGAACTGCAAGACAACTTTGAGAACTTAGGGTCTGAAATTTCTGCAGGAAAAAAGAGCCTAGCTGAAGCACTCGGACGGGGCTTAGCCGAGACTTTTAAGGCACTTGCGAGTTATTTCAACCCAGAACAGGCAGGGAAAGATGTTGGAACGGGTATACAAAAGTTCCTGTCGGACTTCATGAAGGGCTTTAAGGGTGGGGAAGTGAACGGTGAGCGGTACATGAAAATTGTACTCGACACCTTTAAGGACATTGTTCTCAAGATGTTGTTCAACGATGGCAACGCACTCCAAGGTGTTACACCGCTCGGCAACGCCCTAGGAAAGGTTTTTCTGTTGTTGGCTGCCCCAGCTTTCATCAGTGCTGTAATAGCGGGGGTGGTTCCCCTCGCAATTATGGGATTCGGCAACATGCTCATGGGTGTTTTTGCTGGCTTGGCAGGAGGTGCTCTGGCGGGTGTGGCAGGATTTGCTCTACCCATTGTGGCGATCGTAGCGGGTTTTGTAATTTTCGAAGGTCCGTTGCGAATGCTAGCGGATTGGCTGAAGGACACGGGGGCCAAACTATCCGAGAGCACAAACTGGGTCGCTTCGGCAGCCGGACTGTTCTTGGGGGGCCTGGGTGACATACTTCAGGGACTTACGAATTTCTTCACAGGAATTTGGGATTTACTCGTGGGCATATTCACGGGAAATCAGCAATTGATAGTTCAGGGCGTTAAAAAAATCTTTAGCGGAATAATTGAAACTCTCATCGGAGCTGCGGAAAGCGTCGTGGGCTTGGGGGGCATAATCATCGGGGCAGTCGGAAATCTTTTTACGGCCATTGGACGTAAGATTAATGATATTGCAATTAGTGTTGGGGGTTGGATCAGTGACCGTGTGCCTGGGAGTAGCAAAGCGTCTCCGAGACCTGCTGCCGGTGCGTCTTCTGCAAGAGCTCCGAAGGCAAAGGCATCCGCGTTTGGGAGCGCAAACCCTTTCTCCGGGAGCTTGAGCCAAGCCATAGACTTTGAAATGGCAAACAAACCACCGAGTTCCAGTCTTGTAATAGCGAACAGCAGTGAAACGGTTATACCTGCTGCGGGTGGTCTTGGAGTGGGCTCTTTCATGGAAACTCTCAAAGAGGGATTCGGTCAGCTCACAACCACAATGAACGAGAACAACCAAGTGTACACCGAAAACGGTAAGAGATTCACAGAGGGATTGTTCAAAGTTTCCGGCCAAGTTATTGAGTCCCAAACTCAAATAAACAGTCTTGGATCGGCCCTATCTAAAGCGCAGGAGCACAATAATAACATGTTCTCTAAGGTCCAAGAACAACTGAATAGCAACCAAAACCAAACAGCATCAATGTTCTCAGCAATAGGAAAGCAAATCTCTCAAATTGCATCCTCCGCTGGGGGAATGTTTGGGGGAGCACTCGGAATGATGTCCGGGAGTTTGGGGGCGGCAAGTTCGCTGGCACAAAATCTAGGACTCACGATAACCTCAACAACGGGAGGGAAACACGCCCCTGGGTCGTATCATTACGCCGGACGAGCTATTGACGTAGCGGGCTCACCTGGCGCGATGCTCGCCTATGCTCAGCGACTGGCCTCTACTTCGGGGGGCAGAATGGCAGAGCTTTACTACACGCCCCTGGGATTCAGCATAAAAAACGGTGTGAAGGTTCCATGGACAATTCCAAACCACATGGATCATGTTCACGTAGCGTACGCTCTCGGGAAGGGGACCCCTGCGTTCTTCTCCAACCAAAAGGAAGCCGAGTCTTGGGAGAGAAAAATGATGCCACCGTCGGCGAAAGTCACTTCGATCACCTCAAACACGTCTGAAGGATTCGGTAGCTCAACGATTCACGCCCCAATAACAATTTATCAACAGCCGAATCAAGACCCAGAGGAACTCGCTTCCTTAGTCGCTATGCGAATTGGAATGGTTGTGGACGAACTTAGGAACCACTAGTATGGCAAACAGTTTGATAATCCCCCGCTGCGAGGTTGTTTGGGGGGACGTGAACCTGATGAACCACAACTTCGACGGTAGCACAACGGGGCTGACGAATCAGCCACTGGTGTACAATGTGAGGGTGTCTTTACAAGACTCAGGGCAGACCCCGACTGGCTCAATGAGATGGAATCCGACTGGCGCCGCGTTCAGCGTCTACGAAAAACTGCTGGAAACTGCGCTCAACCGCACAATTACAGTCCGGTACTACTACTTGAATGGACGTTCCATCACCTTTTCGTTCGTTTGGTCTGGACAGACAGAGGTATACGGGAAGGAAATGTCGCTGGAAGTGAAACTCGCGTCTGAACTCGACGGGCTCGTGAATGCGAATATAAAGAGTACGGCGCAAGCTAGCGACCAGGGAACGTCGCCTCTAGCAAATTTATCGCAGCTTGACTACACGTTCGGGGTCGAAAAGTATGATCTTGTGAAAGTCACGAAGCAGATGCAAGAAAGTCTGAAAACAACGAAAGTTCTGTCAAACTATTCCGAGGGGTCCAACTACCTTGACAGCGTGAAAAACCTAGTTGAGCAAACTGGTGGGCTCGTTATGGCGACGAACATTGTTTCTCCGGGAACTTCTCAAAAACTTTCTGCAAGTTGCGTGGTGCTGGGGCCGTACTTGTCAGATAAGACCACAGTGGAGGAGCTCGCACCACAGAGTCAGTTCCCCGACCCCACTATTCGGTACGGGTACTTCCTTGGGCCAGGGATTATAAACACAATCACAAAAACGTCTGAATGGCAGCCCCCTCAAAAGACTCAGACGAGCTTGGAGAGCACGCAAGAAAAGGTTCAGCCTGCGCAACCGGGAACACAGGGGCAACCTGCGACGTCAACTCCACAGAGCCAGCAAGCAGTGGCGGCTCAACAGTCCCAGAGCAAGAGCGGAGCTGGAAACACGGCCAACTCTCGTGCTAGGCCCGGAGTGCGCCTAAAGGAAAATCAAGACGGAGAGAAGCGAAAACTTGAGATACAGCAAGAGCGCAGTTCCAAGCTAAGCGCCTCAGTTTTTATGTGTCCTGCCCTTACCGGTGTGAAGCCGAACGATGTCTTATTTATACCAAACTTCAGTGGAACTTTCATAGAAGACTGGATTGTTAATGGTATTGAGTACACTCAGACGGATGGTGGAGTGGAAGTTTCCATTCAAGCTAGCCGTCAGTACGGCCTCGGGAATCTCATGAATAAGGCACTCGGCGAGACTTGGCTCGGAAAAGCCAAAGAGAAAAACTTGGTCGGAAGCACAGGAACTCTGGAGAGTTGGCACAACTACGCCTGGGGTTCACTAGGGTTTAACACTCCTGCGCAAACCTACCCCGAGCCATCGAGTGGACAAGTTGCACAAAAAGAGTCGGAGGCTGCAGACTCCTTCCATCTTTTAGCAAAACTTTTTGGAACTTCTCAGACTTTGGTGACCGACCGGGGCTTGTACGATTATTTGACAAAGGAGCTGGGCATCAAGTTTGTGAACGGAAGCGGTGTTGTTGATCTACCGTTCGAGAAGGTCAGGCAGTTGAATCTTCGTCGCATTGGCAAAACGTAGGGGGCAACACGGGAGTTTACTAGTCCGGGGCAAGCCTATACTTGTGTTGAACGTGCTGGGCAATAGGGCTCAGTTTATCGCGTTCTTCACAAGTAACACAATGGCTGTAACTACATTCAAAATTCTGCCCCAACTCGACGACAAAAACCGCGCAAGGTTGGAGTCAAAGAGCTACTCACGGGCATACACCGACATTCCAAACAAGGCTCTACCCGAGTCTTACCGCAATGGGTTGTCAACCATCTTTCGTGCGCTAACTGGCGAGGATTTCGATCTTGAGGCGTCTACCTTCACTGTGAAGGCTGACCCGAATGGGACCTTTCAACGTCTTTACTCTCCCACAATCTTCTCTACTGAAGTAGGTGGCCTTGTAATTCGTTGGGGTGATAGGGATATTCCCCTTCTGTTGGCTCCTGGCAAGGTCGGAGTGGCTAACGCCCCGAAAGGACTAAAGTTCGCCTTTAAGGATGAGCAGATCGGTAAATACACCGAGCCCGTTCTTTCTGTGTCCGTACAAGGAGACGGCACTCTTTACACTCTTCCTATCACAATTCGGAAGAAGGAAATTAAGGAGGAACTTCCCGCAGATCTTCTCGAACTCTTGCTCGATGAAAATCCCGAAGCGATTGCTGAAAAGGTTTATGCCGCACCGGATCTTTCCAAGCGTGGTGAAAACACAGGGGGAGAGCGTCTTGTGGGTCCTTTCGTCAAAGTCGCGAGTCTACCCTTAGGCGAATACACAATCACTTCTTATAGGGTTAAGGAAGGTGGTGCTTTCGGTACTGACTACTTTCTGCAAGCGAAAGTGACTGAGCCATTTGTGGCACCAGTTCGCGTTCAAGTCGAGGGAGAGTGGATAGACCAAGAAACCGAAGTCTCCGACTGGGTGATTGTCAAGCCGAACTCCGCAATGAAGAAGATTCTTGCTGCTGAGCCCTTGATTACTCCTGACGCTCCCGCAACTCTAAAGGTTCTTGAGCACTTCGAGTATAACGGCAACGCTGCAGCAAAAGTGACACTGAAGTGTCCGAACTTTGTTCAGAACCCTGAGAGCTTTGCTCTGGATTTTTGATCAACAATTTAAGTCTCTGAGTTAAACTCTTGGGACAACAAGACCCTGGCTTACCGCTGGGGTCTTTTGCTATACTACACCGTCAAACCTAAACAACAAGAGGATACATGGCAGATCCCTTTTCCGGGGGACTCGGAAGTACGAAACAAGAGATTGGAATACTAACCGAAGCGAAAGAGAGAAACAAGGCAGCGTCCTTCCGGTCGAAGAAAGACGGAGAGGAAAAACAAGAGAAGAAAAAGAGAGCACCCACAAAAGTGTCCGAGCTTTACAACTCAGGCGTCACTCTGCTGAAGGCGAAGGGGTTCGTTATTGAGATCGACGAGTCCGGTGACCACTGTAAGCACCGTATTCTGAAGCCCACGCCACCGGTAATGGTAAGGGGAATTCAGTACCCGGCAGACTTCAACCCCTTGCAGGATATCTCAGTTTACGACGACTTTGAAAAAGTCGAGTCATGCTTCCATCCTGACTTGTGTCCAGACGACGTAAGAACTTTCTGGGAACCTTTATTCAAACCGAAAGCCGGTGACTCAGATCTCGTCTCTTTCACAGAGCGGCTGCTGAAGATGAAGAGAATAAACATGAGCAAGAGCATTCATGAAACGCTAAGTTACGGCCATACATTTGACCCTGCGGCTCGGTGGGGTGGAGTTCCTGTCTCTAATCCAAGGTCGTGGGTACCAGACAGAGACTGGTTCAACCCTGTTCTGCAACTGGTTACCCTAGCTGACGTTTTCTCTATCTTTCCTGAGGCAGAGCGGGAAATGCTCAGGTTGATTATTGGGCGAATCGGGGTAGGCAGGTCAAATCACTTGCCACCGGGAAAGGACCAGCCTGTAGATCACACTGCTCGTATGGCGGGGGTGATTGTGGGTAAGGATGCTGGATTAGGAAAGTCGACTCTCTTCAATGGAATGACCGCAGCTTTTTCCAAGTGCGGTTTTGTAACCCACACGTTTAAATCGACTGAGGATCGCTTCGGCCTTAAAGCTGCTGCTCTTAGTGACATAGCATACAAGGATGATACCTCCTTGGCTTCTCTCAAGAAGTTCCTTGCTTCTGAGGAGACCAAGATTTTGATCACGAATGGGCTTTTCCAAGTAGAAGAAAAGTTCGAGAAGGCCGAGCAAATTTGGCCAAAGACAGTCATATTGGTTAACTCCAATGACTGGAACAGTAAGTTTGCCTACGACTTAGATCCGGGGATTGACGCACTAGTCCCCCTGCCCGGTAACGGACAGTAAAAAACGCATTCTAAACGGGGGAACCCCTTGGCGGGTAAAATCTGTAAAACAAGGGCAATCCCGTGCTAAGTGGAATTTATCGAATCTTTTGTACGTCAAATGGTAAGTCATACACTGGATCCTCAATAAACATTGACTCTCGGTGGGGTAAGCACATATACTTACTTCGCAAAGACTGTCATTCTAATGTTCACCTTCAAAACTGCTTCAACAAGTACGGTAGAGAATCTCTAGAGTTCAGCTTGCTTGAAGACCTTAGCGGTCTACCCCTGGACGAGATCCGGGAGGTTGAGCAGAAATACTTGGACTCCCTGGACTGGAGTGAAGCACTAAACATATGCAAAGACTCCAGGGGTGGGCAGATAACAGAGGAAGCTAATGAGAGACGAAGGGAGTCTCTAAGGGACTATTACAAAACTAACCCCGATGCTTTGCGGGGGGGAGAATAATCCCTTCTATGGCAAAAAACACAGTCAAAGTACAAAAGACAGCATATCCAGAGCTAATAGCGGCAAGATGAGGTCAGACGAGTTTAAGAGACAGAAATCTGAGTTTATGTCTAACCGCAAGGGCGTACACCATAGCGAAGAACACAAAAGTAAACTAAAGGACAAGTTTACCGGCGGCGGTAATCCTAATGCCATAGAGACCGTCATCAACGGTGTAGTGTACCCTACAAAACGTGAAGCCCTGAGAGCTTTGGGCCTGAGATATGACTATCAACTTGATAAACACCTAAAAGCCGAACGACTATCCCGAGAGGGAGTAGAGTCAAGTGACTCGAAACGAATGCCCCCTGTGTAAGCAGGGAGAAGATATAGTCTGCTCTGAATGGTAACATTCAGCTGGGTTAGTCCCGGAAAAAGTCTAACGATCTTTTTTGAACATTTGGTATTGATCGCATTAAGCTCATTAGTACATATAGGGAGTATGAGGTAACAAAAAACATCGAGAACACGAAAGGGACAGTGTCAGAGGGGTCTCCCGACCTTCGCCCACGAGCACACATTCCTTACCTCTCTAATAAGCTAGGTGTGAGTGCTGATGCGTTGTATCTTTGGTGTCTCCGCCTCGCTACCGATAGGTTCTGGGAAATCATTAACGATGTAGCTGATCCCCGCATCAATCGCCTTCAGGTTGAAGTGCGCTATTGGACCACACGACAAAGGATCCGATTCAAAGCCGATGTCACACAGGCACTCGTTAATGCCATGGCGTTCGCTCACTCGGTTCGAACGGGGTCAGACCTTAGCTTCATGCCCGAGCTGACGCCGGATGTTCTCTACGAGTATCTCAGTTCTCTTTACTTTGTGGGAGTGGACCCGTCGTGCCAACACTTAACTGCGAGCATGAAAAAAGAGTGGGAGAACGCAGGGCGTCCGTCGACACATTACTACCAAGGTTTCCGAGAGCTAAGGTGGGAATCTGTGAGAAAGGCAATTTCCCTCGCACGAGAGTTTCTGTTCGACGAAACGACGGGTCAGCGGCAAGAGACCAAGGACAAAACAGCTCTGACGCTAATTCGAGAGATAATGGAAAAGCTGGTGATGAGGGATGGTTTTAAGATTGGTGGCGAGGCGAACTACGTCATTGAAAACTGGAACAATTGTCGTCACGCTCAAGAGGAACTTGTTTTGGAAGGGGAAAAGCTAGTTGAATCCATGGAAGACATGGACAAACAAAGACTACTCAACCCTAAGACAAATTGCTGTGACGATTGGCTTCTTGACAAGAACTACTCACCCGATGTTGCTGAAAGGTTCCGAGAATCCGCACGTAAAAAACTCTACGAGGTTAAAGGGGTAAAAGTATGAACATACAAAACTCTGAACAAACCCTTGTGGATTCTTTTACATACGAATGCCAAAAGCAACTTAGGCTCAAGGATCAATTGGAATCCGAGGGTTTTGTCTTAGCAGATGATCCCGCAGGGTTGTACGACAAGATTGGAACGGTTCAGGAACTGAGTTGTCTCTGTGAGTTGTACACTCCTCGCCTCCTTGTGAAGACCTTTATAGAGGGGACAGAGCATCTTGCTTACGCTTTTCACCTGGTGTCACTGTGGCAAATTGTGAAATTCGGGTACTTGGTGCCTGAGCCTGGGCAGTACTTCACGACTCGATATATTATTGGAGTTCGCAAGGTGAGCGAGAACTCTTTCGTACCTTCCTTGCGCTTACCTCTGAACTAATGGACGAACTTTTTCAAAATCCGGAAGAGTCTCAACCCGACCTACCCACTCCGATAAACTCTCAGGGCGGGTACGGTAACGGGTCGGGTGCTTTCGGTTTGAAGAGATCTTTGAGTCGTAAAGTGAAGTCGCGAGACGACCTCTCTCAGCCCCGAGAGAAAACGTTTTCAGAAGCTAACCCCCTGAGAACAACATCAGGGTCTGAAAACAACGCTGTTGACCGCTACTTTGGGTCTTTCAGCATTGAGTCAAAGCGACACGTCTGGGACCTGCTCGGAAAGCACCCTCAGTTCGGCGATGAAGGGAGTTTACGAAAGAACCGCATTCGCAATAATACAGCGGAAGTGCTCCCAAACGACCCTTTCCGAAACGTCACAAACGGTGGCTACGTAGTTTACGAACATCCTGAACCAAATGGCACAAACTTACAAGGACCCTCACAGCTACCTTAACGAAAGCCTCGTTAAAAGAGGGAAGTCCGGTCACTACGGCGTTCACCTAAGCCACGTTACAGTGGTGGCGGAGTCTGAGGCTGACTACGGCTACCGAGTTTCACCTTCGAACTTCGACCTTCTATCTCCGTTTGAGGGGAACTATAATAATGTTGAGTGGATGGTACTGCTGGTAACCTTGCGCTCCCAGCTGAACGATAACCAAGGGGCTATAGTTGTCGGACAGACCACTTACCAGTTTCTTCCTGAGGGTGGCCACTTGAGCCTTAATGTCTTTATCCCTGAGACTAGCGTTGAGACGTTCGACTACGAAATTCTTTCAGCGCAGAGCATACTTAAGGGTGTGGCCAAGTTTGTGGGGAAAATCCCTACAACAATTCGCTTTAACCTAGGGCTCGTTTTCAAATCCTACGGAACAATGGCTGAGCAAGGAGAGGTTGAGGAAGTTGAGTTTAGTTACTGACCCTGCCTAAAATCAAACACATTTCAACAAGCTGAAACAAAATGGATCTAAACACTTACCAAGAAAAATCACGAGCCACCGCAGTTTACCCAAATTTAGGGTCAAATTTCGTGTACCCGACTCTGGGATTGAGTGGGGAAACTGGAGAGATAGCGGAGAAAGTTAAGAAGATTATTCGAGACGACCAGGGAGTTATCACGGATGAAAAAAGAGACCAAATTGCGAAAGAAGCTGGAGACGTGCTTTGGTACTTGTCACAACTCGCAACAGAAATCGACTATTCTCTCGAAGATATCGCACAAATGAACTTGGACAAGTTAGCCTCTCGAGCCGCACGTGGTGTTCTTTCAGGAAGCGGTGACAATCGCTGATTTCACACCAGACACTAACCCCTTTTTGTCTGAGTGGGACCGAAGATTTATTCACCGGGCCCAAGAAATTTCATCCTGGAGTAAAGACCCGAAGCGAAAAGTTGGGTGTGTAATGGTTAAGGACAAAAGGGCAATCTGCGAGGGATTCAACGGTTTTCCTGAAGGACTGTCTGATGATCTCCACCGCCTAAAAGACTCGGATTACAAGAACAAGGTGATTATTCATGCCGAACGGAATGCGATAATCGACGCCACACGCAGAGGGTCCACTCTGCTCGGCGCTACAGCCTACATAACTCGCCATCCGTGTTCGCCTTGCGCAAGCATGCTCGCTCAGGCAGGGGTTAAGAAGATTATTTGCCCAGCACCAGTTCTGTCCGGGACCAAGTGGTCCGACAGTTTCAAAATTGCAAGCGACCTTCTTTGTGAGGTCCGTATTCAAGTTATTTACTTCGACGAAAACCATGAGTTCTGATGCCATCTCCCTGACTTTAACTCAAACATTTGAGATGGAGAGGTTTCACAGGGACATTGATTCTTGTACCAACCTTGAAGAGCTAAAAGCTCTATCGAAACAACTCTACACAGCGTGGGTCACTCAGAAAGCAGCTTGCGTTTGGATAATGCGGCAAAACCACGAAAGATTGCCTTCCAAAGACCTTTTGGAAGAATATCACAATTCACAAGCGTGAGGGATGGCGGATACCCGCCTAAAAACGCCGGGATACCGGCTTTGCCTTTCCCCTCAGAGGCGCTATACTTATTGTAGTTGAAAAACACCATGTACACAGACGAAACCTTTTACAACGCAGTTCGAGGAGATTCTCTAGCGGTCACAGAGACTCTGAAGCAGTTCACCCCACTTGTTCATAAGTTTGCCCACAAGTACAAATTTATGGGTCACGATTATATCTACGACGATCTTGTTCAAGAGGGTTTACTTGGCATCGTAAAAGCTATCAAAACGTTTGACCTTAACTACCGGGTCAACGGGCGGGGCATCCGCCCAATGACGTGGATCTACCCGAACGTTCGTGGTGCGGTTCAGGGTGCTGCAAGAAAAGAGAAAAAGAACCCCAAGTTTGCGCTGTCCTTAGAGCAGTCAGACTGGTCGAACAACCTTGAAGACCCGAACGCTTACGAACTGAAGGAAGAGTTTGCTCGCATGGACATTGCAGACATTATAAAGAAGGGTTGTGGTTCTCTCGACAGCAAGAGAGCACAAATCGTCTGCGACCGATTCGGACTACTCGGCAGAAAGGCAATGCGACAAGGGGAAGTTGCTCAAAAGTATGGGCTTACGAAACAGGCTACAAACGGTCACATTTCACGTTTCACCAAAAAAGTGCGTGAGGTTAGCCCGGAACTCCGGAACTTTATCTGAAGCAGTGTCATGACAGAAAACAAGTCCAACACAACGGTTGTTGTGACCAAGGTGTTCGACCTTGGATGTCCAGTCTGTGACACGATGTCCCGGTTCGACAAGTCCATGTTTGAGGGGTTTCCCGAAGTTTCTTTTCAAGAGATACCCTTTGACACCCTTCGAGACTTTAATGGGAACGCAACACGGACTCGAATCTACCAGTGTCTCGAACGCTACGCAGTCTCAGAAACCTACGAGATAAACTTCCCTACCTACCTCTTCCTGAGTTCAACGGGAAAGTACCTGGGATTCTTGCAAGGTGCCCTGTCTCTAAGGGAACTAAGAGAGGGGGTAAAACAAATTTTAGAACAACACACTTCTGAATAATTGAGGTATTTATGAATTGGAAAGTCTTGGAACTCATGCTCTAGTTCGCATTTTCGACGCTGACTTCGACAAGCTAAACTGCATCGATCGGCTTCGAGAGGCGTTCAGACTCACAGTGCTCCAACACGAGTTGGTGGCCCTTAGCGAGCCGATCCTTCACCAGTTTGACCCGCAAGGTTTGACAGGCATTATCTTGCTTGCGGAGAGTCATATTTCGATTCACACGTGGCCTGAGAAAGGCCAGGCAGCTGTAGACGTGTTTACCTGCGGCGGGCGGTCCTCGTCGGAAATTGCACAAACCTTTTGCATGCACCTCGGGTGCACTTTCTTCACTGTTCAGGAGATTAAACGATGACAAAAGCGAAAAAGCTTGTAAAGGAAGCTCTGAGGCACCCTGAGCTTCACACTCCCGGTGACCTTGCGTACATGCAACTGTGGCTGAACGAGCGTAAGCGACTCAAAGCTGAGAGAAAAGGTCAGAGTGTGGGTGAAGACTACGAAGATCTCACCACGGGCCTAGCTGCTTTGGGCCAGCACCAGCAGTCCGGCGAGGTGACCCTTCCTTTGGAGCAAGTTGTCTCGAATTCGGGGTCCACTCTGTGACCGTACGACAAAGCTGTTTTACCTCTTCTAGCAATCACTAAACTTAAACACGGAACAAACAAAATGACAGTCACTTCTGATGAAAAGGGTCGGCTCAATAACTTTGCAATTGAGCCCCCGATGACTCCCGTAGACTCAAACTACCGGCCTATGATAGACTGGGACTCTTTAGGAGAAAGGATGAATGGGAGAGCGGCGATGATAGGAATAGTCGCTGCACTCGGGTCTTACGCAGTCACTGGGCAAATTATACCAGGAATTTGGTGAGATCTTTACAAGAGATCGAGTGACCGCCTTCGGGATAACCGGGGGTGGTTTTTCTTTGGTTGAAACAAATTCGGAAGAGTTTACCTTTTTCACGCTAAACTAAACTACTTCGTTCGAAACAAATGAACATCTTTGCAGTGCATGAAGACCCGCAAATCGCGGGAGCATCCCTGCCTGACAAGCTCGTCGTAAAAATGACGACTGAGAGCTTGCAGTTACTGGCACCTTGGGCGTTTAACACCTTTGAGGCGAAAATCGAGAAGCCCGGACTCAATAGGCAACTGGCTCTCCTGGAGTCTGAAAAGTTGTTCTACGGGACGAAAGGTTTCGCTCACCACCCTTGTTCAAAGTGGCTGTACGAAACGCCAGCCAACGTTCACTGGGTCGTGGAGCACGCTTTCGGTATGGCTCAGGAGTACTGGGAACGATACAACAAATACCACGGTGCTTTGTTCGGCTTAGATGAAGTTCGGACCTTGCTCTACAAAAACTTCAACGCGGCGAGTTCGAGAGACCACTCACCGTTCGTTCAAGCTATGCCAGACCAGTACAAAGATCCAGCAAACCCGGTTCAAGCGTACCGAAATTACCTAATGGGTGAGAAAGGGTACGCTGTTTGGAAACACGGGAATCAACCCGAGTGGTGGAGCCATGAAAAACACAAACCTGCGCGAGACAGATATCTCGCAGAAAAAGAACGCAAACGCTTAGAACGACTAAATGCCAAGCATCACACAGTATCGAGAAGCCTACAAACTTAACGGGGAATTTGAATACCCTGAGTTTTTCAAAACTTACCAGAAAGCTCGCCTTTCTCTTTGGGGTCCTGAAGAAGCACAATTTGAAAGTGATGTTCGAGATTGGCAAAGTGCAACTCAGAGCGAACGTGAGATTGTGGGGGGCATTTTGCGTGGTTTCACCATTCTTGAGACACACATTGGGGACTACTGGTCAAAGATTCCGGAGTGGTTTCCTAAACATGAGATTGCGGCAGTGGCTCGAACCTTTGCTTTCTCTGAAGTTGTTCACGCCGAAGCATATAATCTCTTATCGGACACCCTGGGTCTAGACGAATTTGAGGCTTTCCTTGGTGACCCCATAGCCCGTCAAAAGATTGGGTACTTTCTAGGAAAGAAAAACATTAAGGAGTCCCTCGCGGTATTCAGTGGCGCTGCCGAGGGTGTCTCGCTGTTTTCTTCCTTCGCAGTCCTTCTTTCCTTAAATCTCAACGGAAGGTATAGAGGGCTATCGCAAATTATATCATGGTCAATTCAAGACGAGCAACAGCACAGCGATACCGGAATACAACTCTTTCGTGAGCTGATTAAGGAAGACCCTTTAACCCTGATTGAAGCAGAAGCGATTTTCCAAGGGTTTGACGCGGTACTCCGAAATGAGGACGCGTTCCTTAACCAGATCTTTGAAGGACGTACTCTCGACACCATTACTCTGCATGACACGAAGCATTATCTTCGCTGGCGAGCAAACGACAGGTTAACTAAGCTAGGAATATCTGTACCTGTGTTCCACGTCGACATGGAGTCTGCGAACAGGATTAAACAGTGGTTCGACCCTATTGCTGCAGGCGCGACAAGTACAGACGTTTTCGCTCAAGCAAAGTCGGGGGACGCCTACGTTGCAAAACCGACTCAGGACTTTTTGAGAGTTAACTTAAAGGATCTGGTTCTAGACTTGGTGTAATACGCTATAACCACATTCTTAACTCTTGAAATCACTATGAATACAGAACTTACTCACCCACATTGGATGAATGAAGAGGCCCTTCATACTCTCTCTAATGGCTACTTATTAGTAGGTGAGACTCCGAAGGATATGTTTAGCCGTCTCGCAAAAACGGCGTCAAAGATAAACGAAGATCCGACACTAGACGAAGACTTGTTCCACTGCCTTTGGTCCGGCTGGATTGGCGCAGCGAGTCCGGTGGCGTCCAATTTCGGTACAAACCGTGGTCAACCTATATCCTGCTTTTCTGTTCACCCTTCAGACAGCATTTCCTCTATCTACTCACACTTAAAAGAAGTAGCTCAACTGAGCAAAAGTGGGGGAGGAGTGGGCAACTACTTCGGGGAAATTCGTCCTGCAGGGTCGCCTATAACCGGAGGTGGAAAATCAATTGGCGCTGTACCCTGGATGCAGCAATACGATATTTGTGCGAGAGTCGTGAGCCAAGGGGGCGTTCGAAGGGGCTCGTTTGCATTTTACCTCCCAATCGACCACCCCGATGTGCCTGAGCTTCTGCGTGCTAAAGATCACACAAAAGGAGACCCACGGACCTGGGTAGACTCAAATATAGCACTCACCATATCTGACGAGTGGATAGAGTCTATGATTAAGGGTGATAAACAAAAGCATGAGTTGTTCGCAGAGGTTTTGAGAACAAGAATGATTTCTGGTACTCCTTACCTGATTTTCATTGACAATGCTAACAACCAGAACCCGGATTGCTACAAAGAAAGGGGACTGACTGTAAAGACCAGTAATTTATGCTTCACAGCAGACACTCTTGTAGCCGTTGCTGACGGCAGGAATTCGGTTCCAATTGGTGACCTGGTTAACACTTCGTTCCCTGTGTATTCAGCTCGTCAGCGCAGGTACCGAGGCACAGCCTTAGGGAACCAGTGGGTGACAGAGATTAAGAATGCCATAGCATTTAAGACCGGAACCCGTGAAGTCATTGAAGTAGAGCTCGAAGACGGGAGCACGTTTAAGTGCACTCCTGACCACCTATTAGCTAAAATGGATTGCTCTTACGTAGAAGCGGAACACTCGGTCGGAGAAACTCTTGAGCCATTTTCCTCTTTCGTGAATGAATTTGGGCATCGAATGATCAATACCGTGACGAATGGCCATAGTCGTCAAAGTCGACTCATTTGGACGAATGTTAACGGTCAGCCTCCTAAGGGTTATAACGTTGACCACCTTATTTCGGGGGGCGGGGACAACATAGAAAACCTACAAATTCTCAGAAAAGAAGCACACCATGAGAAAACTTCAACAGAAAGGAAAGGGTTGGGTAACCCTATTCACAAGGTAGATCCTGGTTTCCACTCTAAATATGCTTCTGCAGCAGTAACAGGAAAGAAAAATCCCCGCTTTAGCGGAATTGACAATTACAAGTTAATTGAGCTTGGTCAAGAGATTTACAAAGAAACGGGCAGTTTCACCAAACAAGATTACCTCACTTTAAGGGAGAGGGGTTACAATGTGCCTTACTCCTTCTCTAACTACCGGTTTGGAGGCTCTTTCAGCGATTATCGCAACTATGTTTTAGGAGAAGACACGTACGGGGGCGAGTATGAAGTCGGGCCAGAAGCTCCTGTTAATATTCGCAAGGAAGAGAAGGAGCGTACAAAGTCAAAAGTGTCAGACATTCGACGAAATGGACTTCGCGTTACTAGCGTCCGAAGTATAGGAATAGAAGATGTTTACGACCTACGCGTTGAAGACAATCACAACTTCTACATCATTACAAAAACTGGAGACATTAACTCAGGAGTTCTTGTCCATAACTGTTCGGAAATCTTCCTACACACTGACGAGAACCACTCATTCGTGTGCGTCCTCAGTAGCTTAAACCTGAGTCGCTACGACGAGTATAAGGATTGGAAGTCTCCTACTTCAGGCCGTACTGTTCCTCAAATCGGGATTCACTTCCTTGAGGCAGTCGTTAGCGAGTTTATACGCAAAGCCAAAGACAAGGTTGGCATGGGTAGATCCGTTCGTTTCGCAGAGAAGAGCCGTGCTCTTGGCTTGGGAGTCATGGGACTTCACTCCCTCTATCAACTGCACGGTTTACCTGTGAAGTCACAAGGGGCGCGAGAGTTAAACGTCGAAACAACTCGATGGATGAAGGAAGAAGCGGTTAAGGCTTCGAAAGAGCTGGCTGAAAGATTTGGAGAACCGGAATGGTGCAAGGGCACCGGAATGCGTCACACGCATTTAATCGCGATCGCACCAACCAAAACAAATAGTGTGATTTGCGGGGCAGGAACCGAAGGCATAGAGCCACGAGATCGAAACTACTACGTCGCCAAACAAGCCAAGGGCACTTATGTTCGAAAAAACCAGTACCTTAAAAAAATCTTCTGCGATCGAGGAGTAGGTCCGGAAGTTTGGGATCAAATTCTAGTGGCCAAGGGGAGTGTTCAGGGTGTTGAATGCTTAACTGAGCACGAGAAAGAGGTGTTCAGGACTGCACGAGAGGTGGACCAGTTTGAGCTTATCAAGCAGGCTGCAGACCGGCAACCTTACGTGTGTCAGGGTCAATCGCTAAATCTGTTTCCAGACCCAAAGTCGGATGCGTCGTATATTACTCGTCTGCACCTTGCTGCATGGAAAATGGGGCTGAAGTCGCTTTATTACCTGAAGTCAAGCAGCCTTCTTACGAATAAAGAAGTTGTCCCTGCTTTGATTGTGACCCGCGAGGGTTGTCCGTGGTGTGTGAAACTTAAGAACGAGCTGTCTATGGACGGAGTTCGGTACGAAGAAATTACTAAAGTGGAAGCGGAGGAGAAAGGCTTCTGGAACCCTGAGTGGACAACTGTACCCCAACTGTGGCTTTTCAAGAAACACATTGGGGGTTACACCGACTACATAGAATACAAACAATCGAATAACACCGAGACGGTCAGCGCCCATGACGATTCAGACGGCGCTTACAACGAATGCAAAAGCTGCGAGGCTTAATATGGCAAAAAGACGCTACAGGCGCTACCCTGAGCTCACAAAAGAGCAACAGTGTTTGGTAAGAGACCACAAATGGATCGCTGGACGACTCGCCTACGGTGCTAAGTGCTCAACGGGCGGGTACACCGGCTCTCTCACAAGAGAGGACCTTGAGTCAATAGCGAATTTCGCACTCTGCGTTGCTGCTACACGGTATGACCCCGACAAAAAAGTTCAGTTTAGCACCTTTGCTTGGAGAACCGCCAGAGGCTATATCCAGCACGCTTTGCGGGACTACTCTCGAATGGTGAAAACCCCGCGATGGGTTGCGACGTATAAGACCAAGGTAGACGAGCTACTGAAGCAAAAGAAGACTTACACCGAAATTGCGACAGAGTTGGGATTACCTGAATCGAAAGTAATTATGGTTGATATGACAACTCATAACTACCATGTTTCCTACGACTCTAACCCTGAAGATTGGACCACACGAGAGTTTATTTTTAACGACGACGATGTTAAGCCTTACGTGGCTTCTCCCGAACTCGTAAGGTCCATGAAAGAACTTTCAGAGTCCGAACTCAATACTGTTGTTAAGTATGCTGAGGAAAAAGACTTGTCGCCTGAAGAGAGAGAGTGGGCCGCAGATAAATTCTACAAATTGCAGGCAATTGCACATGGATTCACCGAGGACATTTAGCGTAACACCGCTTCCCCTGGAGATTGAGTTCCGCGCCCAATCTGTGCGAAAGAGACTCAAGGAGTTGTCTAGGAGTGAGCTTGAAGAGTTCCTGGCTGACTCCATTTTGCTTCTTTCACGGTTGTCTCACCAGACGCGGCAGCTTCGGGACTTTCTGGAAGAGCTAGAGGTTGATGTCGAAGGGTAAAAGTGTGTAGGTATAGATTCTGCACAGTGCAAGGTTCCTTCTCATCCGATGCCCTTCAGGCGTACAAAACTCTGATCGCCGAGCAGCACCCTTCGGACTTTTCTGAGGGGGGAACGTACGACTTTACACGTTGTGTGAGGAAAGATGGCACTGTGTATGGAACGGCGGGACAGTGTAGGAAGGGTACAGAAGAGGCCAAGGAAAGTGTTTCAAGGGAGAAAGTAAAGGGTAAAGGGACGAAGAAAACAGTAAAGTCAACGCCACCCGGGAAACCCCTCCCTCCAGAGCTCCATTCGTCAATCTCAAAACTCTCAGAAAAGCTGTCGGATAAGAAAATGTTGGCTACGCCACAACAAAGAGCGTCTGCGTCAGGGTTAGAACCCGGTGAGGGTAAAAGCGGCGAAGCGAAAGCGACGAAGAAAGAGGTTTTGGAAGACATTAAGAGCATTCTTGAAGAGAATCGGGGTCCAAGAGAGGTGAGCAAGAAAGTTAACTCAGCTGGTCTAACCCACGAAGAAGAAATAGCCGTGATGGTAGACACTGAGCTCGCAAGGGACGGCTATATAAGACAAGGAGACCCGAAGTACGACGGTTGGAGTCGCGCCTTCGATAAAGAGGCCAAGATACTAGGGTCGGGTATATACGGCACTGCGATTCTAAGTCCGGACGGCGAAGTTGTTAAAAGAGGTCTAATTAGCCGCACAGAGGCTGCTGTCATGGATAAAGTTGGTAAAGCGGACTTGGGGCCGAGGTTAATAGCTGCGGACATTACCAACAAGCCTTTCTTCCCGACCCGTAAGGTAACGGGGTTAGACCTAAGAAACGGTCGTATCGCTATGACTAAAGTTGAGGGGACACCCCTTGGTGAAATCCAAAATAGAGATTCCAGTAGAGCAAATACAGATTCCTATTGGAAGGCTCGTGCAGATTTACACAGAATGGGTGTTGCCCACAATGATATGCACGAATACAATGTTCTAGTTGATGACAAAGGTAAGGGACGATTCGTTGACATGGGATCGGCGCAAGACAACCCGAAAGCAGCCCTCGTGGAGGCACTGGGTGCTTTCCCAGGACCCAAGGGCAAAAGCGCAGACGCTGCCTTTTCAAATTGGGGTCCAGGCGGAAACCTAATTTCAGACGTAGAAAGAAAGAAAATCACTCCGAAACAAAGAGCAAACTACTTGGCATTTCTCAAAGAGGATGCCCCGCTAGCCTACAAAGCGTACACAAACAAAGAGAGAGCTATCGAGAAACTCCGAAGTTTTGGGATTGACGGTGAAGACATGACTAAAGTTCTTACCACTAAAACTAGCACTCGCGACGAGAAGTATAAGGTGGGGCCTTGGGCTAAACTAAGCGACAAGCAAGCGATGGAAGTGATCAACACGCTCTACGAGGGTATCTAATGAAAAGGACCACAGGAAAAAACGACGCGCAGTACATTGCGCTCATGTCTCGTTACAAGGAAAGACGCGGCGAGCTTGGTGACGGCGCAAATCCGTACCTTGAAGCTGCGATGAAGCTGCGAGAGAAGGGGGACGTAAGTGAGGATGCGCTCTTAGGTGGGGCTTACCTTTAACCCAAGGGTTGGGCTCCCTGTTCATACGGACAAGTACTCGTATAACAAAGAGAGTAAGCAGGGTAAAACCTTTTTAGTTCCACTCTTCCTAAATGTCGAAGCTTCCTAACGACCACTCGATGTCGGCCCACAAGGACGAAGTTGGGCAAGTGATGCACCGGTGGAAGCATCACGACCCGAAACCACTGCACTCTGGCCGGGGAAAGAAAGGGAAAGAAGGTAAGGTTGTTAAGTCTCAAGACCAGGCTATTGCCATAGCACTTTCAATGGCAGGTAAGTCGAAGGATCATGCAGAGCGGCTAACTTCTATAGGTTATTCCGAAGAGGTTGCTCAAGAGGTTGCTTCGATGCTTGGCGGTGCCTTGGATTTCGCAACTTGTGGACGTCCCGACGGTTCTTGCCAGGGGTAAGGTTGGACGGCTATTGGCCTTGTTGAAAGGAAGTGGGGTAAAATAAGTTTAAAGCAGACCCCCCATGGCAAACGGTTCCTTTTCCTGTGAAGCCCTCTCAGCTTACGAAGCACTTGTTTCTCAAAGATACCCCCAGAACTTCTCTGAGGGAGAATCGTACGACTACACTCGATGTGTAAAACCTGATGGTAGCGCATATGGGACGGCGGGACAATGCCGCAAGGGAATAGAGGTGGCCATAACAAAAAGCCATGGGTTCGGCCCAATGACGCCGGAACAACTGGAGCTAGCGAGAGAGGACGCTAAACGAAATATAAGCTGGAATAGTGACGCGGACGAGACCTTTAACAAGATTTACGCAAAGGCAGAGTCAGTGAAGCACTTGGGGGCAATTCATAAGGCGGTGATTAAAGCCATAGACAACGATGAAACCGATGTGAAAGAGGGCCACGCCTTAGCCATAAAGAAGGCTATGGCAGAAAGGCTTAAACTTGAGGGTAGAAGCGAGGCTGGGACCAAGGAAGCGAAAGAGCGTGAGGCTATGACCCCGGAAGAGAGAAAGAGAGACTCTTTCCGTAAAAGAGTAGAGTCGGGTATTAAGGGTGGAGTAGTTAGTGGAAGAATGCGATGAGTAGAACTCACCGCAAGAGCGGGAGTACCTTGGAGCACGGAACGCTAACCTCCACTCAGATCCAATCGAAAAAGAACTAGTAAGAATGAACGTCCCCGGATTTACAACCGAGTCTTTAGCTGCAGTACAAGAAATGCTATACGGGGAGTCTCCGTGGGAACAGCAGTTTTTGACGGGCAAGACCACAGAGAAGCTTCCGAGAGAGAACAAAACTACGCACGCCCAAAGTTTACAAGGCATGGACATTGATAGTCGTCCGGGGAAACAAAAAGGAAGTGAGGGTAAGCAAAAAGAGCAAAGTTCAGAGTCAATCTTCCCTGTTTCTCTCCCGAAAGGAAACCCGCAGCAAGGCCCAAGATCGCGTAGCGATCTTAAAGGACTCGCAATGTTTGATGAGTTGGGGCAAAAGGGCAAGGAACTCTCGGCAAGCTATGAGGAAAACTGCCGTCCGAGGCCCCAGCCTCGAAGCACAGAGCAACGCCAGGCCACCCAGCAAGCGCAGCAAGCGGCACAGCAGCAAGGCCAAACTTTCGACCAGCAGCCTCAGCAACAAGTACAAGACTTAGGTAGGCAAGGCGGCCAAGCTGAAAGGAAGCCAACATTGCCGGTTTGCAACGAATAACTTCACCTATTACAAACATGGCACACGGTTCTTTTTCTTTTGAAGCTCTCCAAGCGTACGAAGCTCTCGTCGCCGAGACGCACCCTTTGAACTTCTCCGAGGGGGAAACGTACGACTTTACACGTTGTGTGAGGAAGGACGGTACTATATACGGTAGCCGAGGAAAGTGTAAGCAGGGTACAGAAATTGGGGCGAAAGAGGAGAGTCAAGTAAAAGGAAAGCGTGGCCCTAAGGCAGGGGGAATGAGGCTCACCGAAAAAATAAAAGGGTTGGGAGCTGAAGACCTTAAGAAGGTTCTCCAGGACCCTCGCGTAACCCCAAAGCAAAGGGCAGTTTTAGAAGGTTTGCTCAAGAGCAAAGGGGGAGTGAAAGCTCCTGAGGGCCAGATGTCCAAGAAGGGTAGCGGGCCAGATAGGAAAACCAGCAGGGAAGAGCTGAGGAAAGCAGTCTCAGAAAACAACCCTAAGGTGCAGGATGAATACGATTGGGTTGGGTCAGGCCCCAAAGCAGTGGCGGAAATAAAAAGAAGTTACAGGATGATGCAAACCCTGGTCAAGTCGCCGGAGTTGGACACGGTTGCAAATAAGGCTCGATTGATTAATCTTCGACTGTTGATTTATCAGAAGGAAAGAGAGCTGAAGGAAAGGAAGAAGCCAGGCAGAGACCCGAAGACGTACGAAGCGGATCTAAAGAATTCCCCTAAGTATGACAAGACTCCGGGAAGTAGCTCCCCGATTCCTAAACGAGTCCCGAAAGATTCCGGTGAAACAGAATTACCGTGGTCGCCAAGTTTAAAGTCCCTTTACGAGAAGCAGGGATTCAACGCCAAGCCCGAACTTGTTGCAACGGTCGACGATTTACGAAAACGAAAGGACATTGTAACAAACTCTGACGGATCCCCCCGAATCTTCTATCGTGGTGTTGGGGACGAGAAATTCGCGGATCAATTTAAGGGGTTGGGGAGCGAGGGGGGTAGTCACTACCCTGGTAAAGGAATATTCGGCAATGGGTCCTACGCCGCAGCACCTTCCTACCACGACCCAAGCGAAGCGTCTACCCGTGAAGCCATTAAGACAGCAAAAGCGTATGCAGGGGAGAGGAATAATCTTTCTTCAAAAGTTACGGCTTTTGCACTCAGAAAAGACGCAAATATAGTACAATTCAGTGGTAAAACAGCGCAAGAGGGAATGGAACAGCTCATGGGGTGGAGGGAAATAACCCTGAACGAAGCTCAGAATAAGACCGGGTACCGCTTCAAGGACTTGGGGGAAGCTGCAGCGGCAGTGGGAATCCACGCCTTCACTTTCCCCTCACTTGGGAAAGACTATTTGGTTCTCCTTAACCGTGGAGCAATCATTGCCGCCATGGACTCACAAATCCCCGACGAAAACGAATGAACATCAACGACCCCACAATCAGCCGCATTCTCGCTGTTCTTATTCAACCGGTCCTTTTCGAGGATAGGCGCAAGTTCATCGAAGATGCCGAGAAAGCAACCAACATGGACTCCTTCATCAGGGGCATTAACAGGTACAAGACGGATACTACTGAGACATAGGCCGGGGGAACCTTTCCTTGTGCTCTCAGGGACTCCTCTTACGGGGCCGAGGGTAAAACCTTAGTAACCAAGTAACTAAGTAACCAAGGAACAATGCCACAATTCACACCAGAAAAATTCCTAGACTTTGTTCGCTACCGTAGAAGCGATAATCCTAACCAAGAAGCTGCTTTCCTCGACTTTGCTAAGCAAGTTTTTGCAAAGCAACCCGAGCTACTCACTGACGAAGCAACGTGGGTGCGAAAGTACCGCACACCTTACACTCCGCCCACACAACCTTTGGCCCCCTCACCGAAGCAGTATGTTTCCAAGGAAACTCTAGCATACGTGTGGCAATGCGCTCCTACCCTAATCACTGACTCCGAAGTGTCCGAGCTAAACAAGTGCCTCGGGGACTTCGGAATAACAACACCGCCCCGAATTCGCCATTTTCTCAGTCAAACAGCTCACGAGTCCGGCGGTGGCCGCTGGAAGAAAGAACTTGCTTCGGGGTGGGACTACGAAGGTAGGAGAGACCTGGGAAATACGCAACCGGGCGATGGCCCCCGCTTCAAAGGTGCGGGCTACATACAATTGACAGGGCGAGCGAACTACCAAGACTTTGCTAATTTTACTAAAGACCCTCAGGTGATGCAAGGTGTGAACTACGTTGCGGACAATTACCCTTTCTCTTCGGCAGGGTTCTGGTGGTTTAACAACGGAATGAATGCTCTTTGTGATAAGAACCCCTCGGTGGAGCAGGTTACCAGGAGAGTTAACGGCGGCTACAACGGTCTTGAAGACCGCAAAATGTACTACAGTCGCACACTCCAAGTTGTTTGATTTTGCTTGCGGTAGAAGAACCCGGCTCTTTGCGCTCCCACTCCTTATTTGTGTACGAATTCTGGCAAATGACGGACTATTTGTGACTGTTCGGAGCCCGAAACCAAAGGTCGCACCCTTGGAAATTTGCTGCTTCACGAAACGGATTCCCACACTAAGTACGTAGTTAACACGGCAATGGAGAACTTTGACGAGACGAAAAGAACATACAACACGAAAGTCAGGGAACCGTGGAACCCTGTCATCAAAACATGCCTAGATGCAATAGACCGACACATGTCCTTGCATCTTAGAACGGGGTGCCCCCAGAACTTGCAACAAGCTGAGCTGCTAAGGGCGTACGTTAGGGGGTTGAAGGAGTGGGTGCGGTCCGAGGAGATTAAGAGTGGTTGCGGAGGGAGGAATCAAGGTGAGGGGTAAACCGCCCCTTTACGCCTGCGAAGCAAACAGGGTAAAATAGAGCATACATGCAAGTCTTATGCAAGGATCCTTCTCTGACGAAGCACTCTCTACTTACGTTCAGGTCCTTAAAGATACTCTCGGGGTTTCCTTCTCTGAAGGGAGCTATGACTTCGTTCGCTGTGTGAAACCTAACGGCGACGCGTACGGAACAGCAGGGCAATGCAGGAAAGGGGTCCAAGAAGATAAGGGTAGTGAAGAAAGTGGAAGCACTTCAAAGGGGGAAGGGGGGGGGGGGGGTATTTGTCGGGGAGCAGAGTGGATCTATCTCAGCTTGAAGGAAAAGCTGAGCAATGGAGAAAAGAGGCAGGTTTAAAACCACCGGGAGACCTTTTGTTAAAACACGATCGTGTTCACGTGCTGCTTCACGAGTATTTAGGTGGGAAAGATACGATAGCAAGTCTGGTCGGGGTCAAGGGAAAAAGCCCAACTGTGGCGGAAGAATATTTGGTTACTATGTTGCACAGGGACGCAACGGCTAGGTCTGAGAATGGAGGGAAACCAGAGTCGAAGTCTGACATAAAGAAACACTTCGTAATGTTTCACACAATGCTCAAGTCTTTCGGTCAAATCCCTGACGACGAGGCTTCTGTCTATAGAGACTATGACAAGTTCACCGACATATACGAGAATATGAGAAAGAGGTCGGACTTCAACAAGTTAATAGAAGCAGTTCAAACTGTTACAACTCCCCCTAAATAAGTTATTACCATGTACAAAGAAACAATTAAAGAGTTTCTCTCAAACCCTGGCGTAAAAGACGCCCTGAAGGAGGGGGATTTAGAGCTAGTAGCACTCTTGGCGTCGTCAGTTGGGAATCTCAGACGAGACCCCGACCTTCGGACGCTAAGTAATTTTCTTATGGGGAAGTTAAAAGAAAGGTGAGGCCCACCCCTAAGCAGAGAAGGGGGGGTAAACCGCCCTTTACGCCTGCGAAGCAAACAGGGTAAAATAAGGCATACTCGGTAAATCGTATGCAAGGCTCATTCACCCCTGACTCCGCCGAAAAGTTTCTCGCGCTGATGCGTGAGGCAGGTTACGAAGCGTCCGCCATCTCAAGTGCAGGGGGACTTCAAGATTTCTCTGAAGGGGCTAGGAGTCGCGGAGAGCAGCAATTTGTCGCAAACTCCGGTGAAGCTCGCGGAGAATACATTGAGAACTACGACTACACTCGCTGCGTCCGCCCCAATGGCACTGCATACGGCACTGGAGGGACCTGCCGCAAGGGCACCTCTGAAGAGAAGGGAGAGAACGATGCAATAAGCCAACTTGCGGGAATGCTCCCGAAAGGGTCGAAGATTGTTGGAAGTTCTGGGCGGACTCAAACAGTGGGTGCAAAGGGCAAGGTCAAAGCGGGGCTAACCGGTGAGCACTGGGCTGTAATTAACGAGAAAATGAAAGAGGTGGGAGAGAAGCTAAGCCGCCAGGAGGGGTTGCTGAAGCGCATGTCGGACTCACCGAAGTTTGATGACTTAAGGAAAACCACACAGGATAAGATTGAAAAGTTGAGTAGTGCCTATAAAAAGCTCAATCAGACGAAGATGCAAATTCGGGACTCCCTGGACAAAGGGAGAATTGAGACCGGTGTGATGGTTCCCCTTGTACCAGAGAACCTGACTCCGAGCGGGGTCACGAGGTTTCCGAGCAAGGCCCGAATTTCTCAGGCTGCGGACCCCACTCCGAGCAAAGAGGTGGCACCGGATAAGAAGAAGAGGGGGGCGAAGCCGGGTGGAATGCGGGTTACTGAGAAGATTAAGGCTTTGGGGGCTGAGGACCTTAAGAAAGTTCTGAGTGACCCGAGACTGAACGACAGGCAAAGGGGGCAGCTGAATAAGTTGTTGAAGGAGAAGCAGGGTGAGGGGTTAAAGGGACCTCAAGCGGCAACTTCCAAGGGGGGTACACTACCACACTCAGTTGCAATGGCAAGAAGAACTGAAGCTATGTTTAAGAAGGGCGAACAGATAGGCACTAAAGCACAAGACTACCTTAGAGACCGTGGTGCGCTTCAGGCACCTTGGGGGAGCAGGTTATCCAATGCAGTAGGGCGTGCAGGGCGTGTTGTGTTCGCTAACAGAATTCGACTGGCCCAATTACGGATGCGACGTGTTAACGATGCATTGGACGATCGGAGCCCTGGAGGGGCGAAGAAAGACACGATGGTCGGGGACCTTTCTCCCGCCAAGATAGCGGCGATGGAAAACAAAGCTAACCGAATGGCTAGAAAAAACCGTCAAGCAGATCGAGCAGCACTAGCTAGAAAATTAGCGAAAGAAATGGGCGGGGATGATAGAGACCCTTCCAAGAACAAAACAGCTTTAAGGTTGGTTCAAGAGAAAGTCGCGAAAGAAGGTCAAAGGAGCCAGGAACCCGCACCGAAGAGGGAGTTAAGGGGGCAGGAGCTTGGAAACGCAATGGTGCTCCATGCTAACATTGCCGAGCGTGTACGGGCAAATTACGGGGGCAGTCTGGCGACGAAAAAAGCCAGAGCTGAGCTGCAAGCGGAACTCGACAAAGAAGGAGCACTCAACCGTGATGAAATTTCAAGGATGCTTAAGGCAGATAGGGCGGAGAGACGCTGAGTAGTACCACCCCAAAAGGGAAAGGGCGGTAAACCGCCTTTCCTTGGCCGGTTCTCCGGCCTGTTTCTGCGGGGTAGAAACGGTATAATTAATTCATTGAAGCCCATTCGTGAAAACCACCCTTTCCCTGTCCCCTCAGCAGCAAGCCGCCAAGGGGTGGGTTCGAACCGGATCCGGAAACCTCATCGTAAGGTCCGTAGCAGGCTCCGGAAAGACTACCCTGCTGGTGGAAATGCTCCCTGAGACAGAGGGGGAAGTGGCGTTCTGTGCGTACAACAAGGCAATTTCTGAGGAGATTGCTCAGCGTGTAGCACCTTTGGGACTGCAGAGCCGAGTGCGGACCGGGACGTGTCACTCGTTCGGTTTCGCTGCGCTGCGTGCTGCATACAAAAACATTAAGGTTGACGGGAAGAAACTAGGAAACATTGCGGAGGATACGATAGAAAACTGGGGAATTCGCCGGTTTTGCGTCGCCACAGCGGCAATGGCAAAGCAACTCGGCTACCAAATTGACCCTGCGTTCAGTTGGGACGCGATGGTAAGCCACTTTTCTCTCGGAGACCTCCTTCCTGAAGATGCTTCTTACGACGAAGCAATTCGAGAAACTGCGAAGTTAGTGCGCAAAAGCAACTCCATGCTGAGCAAAGTCGTGGACTTTGACGACATGATTTATGGACCTCTGGTAAAGAACCTTCCATTTCGTCAGTACGAATGGTGCTTTCTAGACGAGGCGCAAGACGCGAACTTCGTCCGTCGAGCAATGATGAAGAAAATGCTGAAGCCGACTGGGCGTTTTGTCGCCGTGGGTGACGAACACCAGGCGATCTACGGATTCACCGGGGCTGACCATGCCTCCCTAGAGAACATTGCAACGGAGTTTCAAGCCACGGAGTTGCCTCTCACGGTTACTTATCGCTGCCCCAAGAAGATTGTTGCAAAGGCGCAGGAGTGGGTCAGCCACATTGAGGCACACGAAAGTGCTCCAGAGGGCATTGTGGATAGCGCCACGGTTAAGAAAGCCATGGGCAAAGGGGAATTTGGTGCGTCGGACGCCATCCTGTGCCGCACCACAAAGCCACTTATCGAACTCGCCTACAAACTGCTGCGTGAGGGTACAGCGTGCAGAGTCGAAGGGCGGGCCATCGGGGAGGGCCTAATCAAGCTGGCAAAGCGATGGAAAAAAGTAACTACTGTGGCACAACTCGAAGAGAGACTGGAGCAGTACGAAGGTGCCGAAATGACCAAAGCCCAGGCAAAGGGCAACAACGACCGGTGCTCCACGGTAGAAGACCAGGTGGGGACGCTTCGTGTTCTGATTGAAAACTGCGACCCTAGCGACTCCATTGAGGTTCTTGTGAGCAACATTCGAGAGCTTTTCTCGGACAGCGAAGGAAACCAGAGGAGGGTCCTCACACTGTCTACCATTCACCGAGCCAAGGGGCGAGAGTGGGACCGCGTGTTTGCACTGGATATGGACCGCCTGAGCCCGAGTCGCTGGGCGAAGAAGCCGTGGGAGCTTGCTCAGGAAAGCAATCTGTGCTATGTACAGGTTACTCGGGCGAAGAAGCATCTAACACTGCTTTCATCCGTCTGACTGCCGAGGGTGAAATTTGGTAGATGTTTTTGTACAGATGGGCGGTTACTTCTCAGACATGGCACTGGATTCGTACCGGAGTCTTGTGATTGAACTGCAAGGTGCGGATTTCGCTGAGGGGGAAACCTATGACTTTACACGCTGCGTAAAACCGTCCGGTGAAGCGTACGGAACGGCGGGGCAGTGTAGGAAGGGTACGGAGGAGGCTAAGGTGGAAGCCCCACCTAATGGAGGAATAAGAGAGGTCAAACAGGGTGCCCCAAAGGTCCGGGGAATGCGCGTGGGGAAGACGGTTAAGAGCCTTTCCGTCGGGGACCAGGAAAAGCTTCTAGGTGATCCGAGAGTAAAGCCTCACTAGGCCGCCAAGATTCAAAAGCTAATAGACGATAAGTAAGGCTCAGAGACTACCCCCAAGCCCAAAGCCGAAACCAAGCCCAAGGTGGCGGAGAAGCCAAAGGCTGAGGCTAAGAAGGCAAGCGACCCGGTGAAAGACGCAGATCGGGAGCAGTACAATGTCCTTTTAGAAAAGTCAAGGAAGGCAGCCGACATTTCGTCAAGGATTAAGAGTGACATTGAAAAGGAGACCGGGAAGGCAGTTTCCCCTACAAGTCCCAACTGGAAGGAGTACACAACTCGGCTCAAGGCAGAGAAGTTGACTCCGAAGAAAGTATCTGACCTTAGTGTCGCTGTCCGAAACTTCAGAAAAGCGGAGGGAAGGGGTTGGCTAGACAAGGAACTTCAGGCTGCGGATGTTGCAAAGAATAACGCTGCTTGGAAGTCTATACCCCGAGACGAAAGGAAGGCAGCTATTCAAGCTCGGGTCGAGAGAAGTGCGAAAAGGGAGAAGTCCCTGTTTGAGTTGTCAATCGAGATCAAAGATTGGGGAAGGTTTATTAAGTCTACACCTGAACTTAACACACCCGAAAACAGAACGGCAATGGTAGCCATGAGGGCTCTTCGGGCCAAACTTTTCATGGGTGAAAAGTCCGAAAGAGAGGCGAAAGCAAAAGCCTACCAAAAGTTCGTTGAGGGGTCTCCGAAATACAAAGAAGTACCAGGGAGTACAAAGCCGATTCGGAAAATGAGCACCGAGGAAATTGTGAAAGAACTCCGAAAGGCGGAAAATGACTATTTGACCAGGGCTCAGGACTTTGATAAAAGGGGGAAGACCTTTGAAGCAAACTTAGAGAGAGGGAAGGCAAACGACGCAGACTACTTCGCAGGCAAATACTTGCGTGGACTTTCCAGAAACCCTCCTTTAGACTTCATATATAGGCTGCAAGGTTACGATGCACGCCCCGAAGTTGTGTCCAGCCGGAAAGACCTGGAGAGTCGAGACGACTTAGTGAAAGGGAGAGATGGTAAAGCTCTCGTTCTCTGGAGAGGCGTCACTTCGGTGGAATTTGCAGATCAGTTTAAGGGTGCAGGTCCGAGGGGCGATGTTCACTACCCTGGAAGCGGAATATACGGGAACGGAACCTACGCAGCATCTGAGTCCCCCGGAACTCCTAATAGGCGATCCGCCTTAAAAGAAGCCGAGTCCTATACTGGATGGGGAGATGAGAACAAGGATAGAAGAATTACGGCTTTTGGTATACGAAAAGACGCCAACATCGTTCAGTTTGAAGGCAAGGACTGGATGGAAAGGGGGGGGGGCAAGTTTAATGATTGGAAGAAAGGGATAATAAAGAAAGCGGAAGATGAGACGGGCAGGGTATTTCACGACATCGGGGAGGCTGCCGCTGCCTTGGGTGTACACGCTTACAGAGTGCCACAAGGTCGGGACGAAGACTTCTGGGTCATCCTTAACCGAGGTGCTCTCGTAGTCGCTGCCGATCCACAAATGGAAGATTACTAAAATGAACATCAAAGACCCAATGAATTGCCGAGTCCTTTCTATCCTAATCCAGGATGTTTCCGGGGATGACAGAGACCAGTTTATTGAAGACGCGAAAAGTGCCACAGACATGAAAAGCTTTATGAACGGGATGCCAAAGTACAGGAGGATTTCTTCTCAAGTCTCCCCTTAACTCTGCAGTAAAGTTTTTCGCCAGCAAAGTTTTGAAACCAACGTTTACCGTTCTTTACGTGTCCTATAATACCTGTGTCGCGGTTGATTCTTTCATCCGCCTTGCCGCACCGGGACTAGGCAAGTCAATCCGTCTCTCATCCTGCCTCACCTTAGGGTAGTGAGGGTTTTGTAACAGATCTTTCCCTAAGATCACTTACTTAATCATGCTAAATGGCTAGTTCAGTTTTACAACGTCCTCAGAGTAATCTTTGGGAGCGTTTCAATGGTTGGGTCACATCGACTAACAACCGTATTTTCATCGGCAACTTTGGAGTCTTAATGATTCCGTGTCTCTCTGTCGCTGCAATCGTTTTTGTTCTTGCCATCATCGCGGCCCCGCCAGTCGATCTGGATGGTATTAGGGAGCCCCTCTCAGGGTCGCTAATGTACGGGAATAATATAATTTCCGCTGCAGTGGTTCCAAGTTCTAATGCGATTGGATTGCACTTTTACCCGCTATATGAAGCCCAGTCTCTTGAAGAATGGTTATACAATGGGGGCGAATACCAGATGATTGTGTTTCACTTTCTGATCGGTATAGCTTGCTATGCTGGCCGTCAGTGGGAACTTTCATACTACCTGGGTATGCGCCCCTGGATTTTTGTGGCTTACCTGGCCCCTGTGTCAGCCGCTTTCGCAGTGTTTCTGATCTACCCCGTGGGACAGGGTAGTTTCTCTGATGCAATGCCTTTGGGCATAAGTGGAACTTTTAACTACCAAATTGTGTTCCAAGCGGAACATAATATACTAATGAACCCCCTGCATATGCTAGGAGTCGCTGGCGTGTTTGGTGGTGCTTTGTTTAGCGCAATGCATGGGAGTTTAGTAACCAGCTCTCTCGTTCGGGAGACCACTGAAAACGAGTCCCATAACAATGGGTACAAGTTTGGTCAAGACCAGGAGACGTACAATATTGTTGCAGCTCACTCCTACTTCGGACGACTCATCTTCCAGTACGCATCCTTCAACAACAGCCGCAGCCTGCACTTTCTTCTGGCGGCGTTCCCTGTGGTTGGAATTTGGTGTGCCTCGATGGGTATTGCGATCTCCGCAACCAACTTAAACGGCCTGAACTTTAACCAATCTGTCCTCGATCACACAGGAAAAGTTATTCCCACTTGGGCAGACATCCTTAACAGGGCGGACCTCGGGTTGGAAGTGATTCACGAAAAAAACAGTCACCAGTTCCCCCTAGATCTGGCCTCTGCCTCTTCAACACCTGTCGCTCTAACCGCCCCTTTAGTCGGTTGAGTTGCGGTTAATTCTCGACCTCTAAGGTATAGCACCCTTAGGGGACTTTTTGTATGACATACCCCGTTGGTAAACCTGCTCACAATCGCTTAACCGAAGAGCGAATGAGGGAGGAGTGTGCCAGCAGGAACCACACCTTGTTAGAACTAAAGCACCCGCTCATAAAAGTTCGCTGTTACTGCGGCAACGAGTACGAGCAGAAAATACACTCGTACAGGGCAGCTAAGAACTCATGTAAAAAATGCGATAGTCAACGTAAGTCTAAACCTCGCCCTGAGCACTCTCGATTGATGAGAGAGAACAACCCGTTCAAGGGGAAAACGCACAAACCCGGAATATTTGCCGATCGTATAAACTCGTGGAAACCAACCCCCGAGCAAAGAAAATGGCCAGGAGAGTTGTACTTAGTCAGGTACCTCGACGAATCCGGAACGCACTTCAAACTTGGCATAACTTACCGAGGAGTTCAAGAGAGACTCGGCAATAAACTCATATACATAATCCACATCCACCACGCCACCCTCGGAGAATGCTTCGACCTTGAACAGTCCCTACTCAAGTGGGCTCGCTCCCATGGCTATCGCTATTCCTCTCCAACCACAACCGAACTACTCCACCCTGCTAGCATAGACCACATTCTCAGCAAATTGCGAAGCAATTTCGGGTAAGTTACTTAGAGGACGGCATTTATATGCAAGGCAACTTCTCAAACACAGCTCTTGAACACTACCAAGAAGTGGCGAAAGAAAAACTTGTAGATTCCCTTTACGGGTCAAGCTATGATTTCACTCGCTGTGTTCGCCCCAACGGCACGGCCTACGGCACAGCGGGAACTTGCCGAAAGGGTTTAGAAGCTGCTCTCGAAGCCGAGCCCGCACGCGAAGTTACCAAGAAGCCGAGATCCAAAGCACCAAGTAAAGCACTCTTGAAGAGTTTGCCTGCGGAGCTAAGGGCCAGGGCCGAGAAGTTGGTTGCTGCGTACGAAGAACTGGCCGAGCTAAAGGGACAGAATTTGCCTTCGGGTGAGAACTGGCGCATAGACGAAGCAAATAAGAAAGTTGGAAACGCACTCAAGGATGCCTTTGAGATGGCCGACACCATGAGACTAAGGCCCAAAATGGAAGCCATTGAGTGGTTGGGATTTGCCAGCTCACGCTCACAAACTGAGCTGAGGGAGACAATCAATAGGAACTCCTACGACATGAGAACACTTAGGGAGTATAGCCCTGAGAAGAAAGAAGAGCTGAAGGCACTCGAAAGAAAGACACTTACGCTTATTGAAAACATAAAAGACCCGGTAACCAAGGCTCAACTTCTCTTCGAGACGAGTAAAGCATCCGGAAAGCTAAAGGTCAGCAAAGCAGGGAGCCTAACGGACACAATCAGGAAAGGAAACACTTTCCTTAAGGAGTACGACGAAGGGTTACGATCAACTGTAAGCATCCTTCGCAAAGCAAACGCCCTTGAAGAGCAACTACGTGTGCTGAGTAAGAAACTTGAGGTCGACCGAGAGCCAGGCTGGATAAAGAAAAAGCTGAGGGTGTCCGGAGCCATCATGAAGGTCGCACGACACAGGGGAAACGCAGAAGCACGTTTACAGGCCAAAATGCAGGGTATCCGTGAGCAGCTCCTGAAGACTTCCTTGTCTGAGGATAAGATTCAACTGCTTGTCAGCAGAGTGGCCTTAGTGCCTCCCAAGGGCTCGATCACGCTCGACCAGGAAACTGTGGCGCAAACACGTAAGAACCTTGAGGAATTTACGCGTATGTTCAACGGCAGGGGGATGCTTGAGGTTCTCGAAAAGAAAGAGGAGAGGAAGCAGCTTTCACAACTTGTGATAGATCCCGCTCAGCGTGCTTTTGCCATGGTTAATACCGGCTTCGTAACATCGAACGGTGGAAAACAAACTCTGTTTCACGAGATCGGTCACATTGTAGAGGGACAAAGAGACTGGCTCCTTAACTACTCTAATCGGTGGAGAGACTCTCGGGCCTTCTCCGTACAAAAAGCGTACGACCACCCAGAGACTCAAAAACTGGTCGGTGACGGAAAGACTACGAAAGTTCCCTACACTCTAGAGACGCTAAGTACCACGAGGAAGACAGTGCCCGTTGTAAAACTCAACGAGATGCTTCCACTGAAGGGTATGGACTACAAACCAGAGGAAATCGCTGTTTTAGACACTTTCCTCTCCCCCTACTTAGGAAAGCGATACAAGGACAATTTTACGGAAATTGTGTCATCCACGCTAGAGCACTTTGCCGAGCCTCATTTAATGGCTCACTTATACAAGAAGCATCCTGACCTGTTCACCTTAGGAGTCGGTCTCGCTACGGACTAAGACGCTGCACCGTCAGGGATTGGGTTCATACCCTCTTGAAACTTTTCTCTTTTCCATTGTTGCCACCCATCTGAGTCTACAGTCAGGTTGTCTATGCCAACTAGCACCGATAGCGCAATTACCAAGTCCGTAAACAAGCAGTCTTTTAGGTCGAGGGTGTGGCCGTACTTGCCGTAGAGACCCTTGGAAACCAGGTAGCTCCACTCCGCTTTCTCTTCCGGAGTTGTCAATGCGGGTTCTACAACCCCTTTGTTCCATTTTATGGTGATACCACCGTTGACTAGCTGACTGGACACGGTAATTCTCGCCACGCAAAACTCTCTGAGTATTTCCTTAGTAATACTAGCTGCCCGAACGGACCGTAAACTCGGAAAATAAGGGTAAAAGTAGGCAGCGCCCAAGTCAGAGTAAATGTCGCAGGTTAAAGTCGTTGCCGAAAACGTCGAGCTCTCAGAGATCGACCCGAGACGACTCACCTCAGATTGCCACACTGTTACACGAGAAGACGGTGTTGTAGACGTAGTTAAGTCCACGAAAAGGGTAAGTATATTTGACATTTACCACGACCTTGGAATTCGCATTCGAAATATTGAACTGAGTGGGGGGGTCTTAAACCCTAAGTACCATAAGTTGGGAGACACCCTTTAAGCGAAAATGATAGAGAATTTCCCCTTAAATCCAACGCCGGGTCAGATTTTCCTTTGGCAAGGCAATAGTTATCGCTGGACAGGTAGGCAGTGGATTACTCTGAGCGACTCGTGTACGCAAATTACCTACGCGAATGCGTTCGTATCCTCTTCTCCACCACCGAGTCCGGTAAGTGGTGCTCTCTGGTACAACCCTACGGATTTCACATTGAAGATATGGGTGGTTACTCTTGAGGGGGGTCAATGGGATGAGGTGGCGAGTGAGCCACCCTGCTCTTCAAATAACTCTCCTGTAACGGTATCCGCTTCACCTCCACCAGACCCGAATGAAGGCGACTTGTGGTTTGACACCCTTTCGTCTTACTTGTCGATATGGTACGTTGACTTAGACGGTGGGCAGTGGATATCGAGTTTCAGGGGAGACGCAGGTCCTGCAGGGGCCTCTGGGCCGATTGGTGCTACTGGGGCAAGTGGTCCTGCAGGTTCTCCGGGTGGGGCCACTGGAGCAACCGGCGTTGGAGTATCAGGGGCTGTTGGGGCAACAGGGGCTGTTGGGGCAACTGGGGCTGGAATAACAGGGGCGACGGGGGCAACCGGCGTTGGAGTATCAGGGGCCACTGGAGCAACTGGGGCGGGAATAACAGGGGCGACGGGGGCAACCGGCGTTGGAGTATCAGGGGCTGTTGGGGCAACAGGGGCTGTTGGGGCAACTGGGGCTGGAATAACAGGGGCGACGGGGGCAACCGGCGTTGGAGTATCAGGGGCTGTTGGGGCAACAGGGGCTGTTGGGGCAACTGGGGCTGGAATAACTGGGGCGACGGGGGCAACCGGCGTTGGAGTAGCTGGGGCCACTGGGGCAACCGGGGCTGGAATAACTGGGGCGACGGGGGCAACCGGCGTTGGAGTAGCTGGGGCCACTGGGGCAACCGGGGCTGGAATAACAGGGGCGACGGGAGCAACCGGCGTTGGAGTAGCTGGGGCCACTGGGGCAACCGGGGCTGGAACAACAGGGGCGACGGGAGCAACCGGCGTTGGAGTGTCAGGGGCT